CCTCCAGGGCCAGCTCGATCCGCGCCAGCTCGACGGCCACAGCCTTCAGCTCCAGCGTGTAGTTGGGCCCCTGAATCGCCGAGATGTACGTGCTCGGGAGCAGGTTGAGCAGGGTCGTGAAGATGGCCTGCCCTCGTTGCTGTAGACGTAGGTTGAACTCCCGACCCGTCTGGGAGACGGTCGTGTTGAGCCGATTGGGGTCAGGAGTAAAACGCGGCATGGGTCACTTGTAGGGCTTGGCAGTCCAGTCGTGAATGGCGTCGATCTTCTTGCTGAGCTTCTTGAAGCCCAGCTCGTCCAGAATGTCTGCGTAGAACAGCCACTTGTGGGCGATGCAGTTGTGGACGTAGCTGATTGCAAGGCGGCGGATCATGATCGCGAACTCCTGTTTTGAAGAGCCTTGAAGTCGGCCTCTCGAATCCGTTTCCCCCCGACATAGTACCAGCGCGAGCCATCGGGGTCATAGTCACAACCCCCACATCGAACGGGGGAGACCATGTGCGATGCGATGAGCTTCCTCATTTCGGGGTCTTGGATCATCCTCCGGAGTTGTTCTGCCGGGTAGTCCCCACTCCCAACTCCTTTGGGGGGTTGAACCATGGCTGCGGCCAGAAGCTTCTTTGCTTCGGAAGGATCTTTTTGAATGCTCATGTGGTGGCTTCCCGGTAGGTGATGGTGAAGGCCCCCAGATCGATGTACTCGACCTGAGTCGTGAAGATGTCGTGTGCGTTCTTGTCGCCTCGGATGACGTAGCTCGCGGAGTAGGTGTGCTTCCCAGGGTCGTCCGTGGGAAGACTCGCCCCAAGGAGGGAGACAACAACATGATTTGCTGTCCTCCGTAGCCGTTCGGTCGTCCGGGCATCTACCGTGAGGAAGCCGGCTGCCGTCAGGGTGGCGTCGTCCGAGTAGCCCGTGATGTCAGCCCCCGTCGCGCCGATGATGAACGCCTGGTTGGAGGCACCACCAACCATGAGAAGGGACGATGAGAGCGACATGCTCTCATCGTCCTGGAAGACCCCTCGGTGTTCCGTGTCGAGCCCGCCGCCATCCGTCGTGGGGGATTGGAGGGGGTTGAGCAGCATGTAGACGATGTTGCCCACGATATCGAGAATAGGGAGAGGGACGAAGTCCGAGAGAATGGTCTCCCGGAGCTTCCGGGACCCATCTGCGTAGGCCATCTTGGCGAGCGGCACGATCTGGTAGTCGACCCCTTGCGTCGAGTCGACCGCGTTGATGATGTCGCTTTGGGCGGAGCCCTGCCCAATGAGCTTCTGGTTCAGCTCCAGGCTCACAGAGGTGTGAATGGCCGGATCCGTCGTGTCCTTGGTCGCCCCTCGCTTGAGCTGAACCGTGGTCTCGATGTCGATCTGGTTCAGAACCGCCTGCTTCACGAGAACATCTGCCGTCGTGTGCCGGCGGTTGTTCACCACATGCTGCAAGTCCTGAAGCAGGTCGTTGATCACATAGGTGACCGTGAAGTTCTCGTCGTGTGTGTAGTCGACGCTCACGGACTGCCCATTCTTGATCAGCGAAGAGGCCGTCCGAACGATCTTCGCGGGGGACGTGGGGGTTCCCACGATGATCTCGAAGTCAGGGAGAAGCGTCCCCGGACCATCGTATTCCACCGTCCGAGCCTGGTTGAAGACACGGATGGTCTTGGTGTTGACTCCGATGGTGTCCAGAGGCTCCTGGACGAAACCAATGAGGACGTGGGTCTCATTGTTGATCTGAATGGTGTTCCCCGAGGGCTTGCCATTCGCTTGGAGGATCGAGAGGTAGTCCTTCGCGATTGTGCTCTCGCCCGTCAAAAGAGGATCGTCGTTCTTGTAGAGGAGGTAGTTCACGGAGGGGTCGAGAGGCCCTGCAACCTCCCCGACCACCGACACGACTCGACGCACCGGCTGTAGGGTGAACCGGAACTGGTTGACGACTCGGAAACGGTAGTCCGCGACAATCGAGTCATCGAGATGAGTGACAGGTTGCGCAAGGGTGCTGTCGATCCTGAACGTCTGGTAGTCGAGAATCACGACCCCAGTGAGGTCGTAGTCCTGACCCGCCGAGACGTTGTGAACCCCCAACCCCTGAATGGAGTTGTTGAGGATCTCGACGATGGGGGTAGAGAGCGTCACTCGGGAGTCGAGCACCCGGAAGGTGAGCGTCGAGAGGTCGATGATCTGAACGAGGACATCCCTGGCAATCTCGAAGGTGAAGGCGAACTTCTCCGTCACTTCGCGCTCGCGAATGCCTTGCACCCAGATGTCGACCTTGCCTCCGATGTGCTTGTGTCGAACCGGATCGTAGTCGCGCATCATCAGGGCATCCCCCGACTTCACGATCTTGGACTTGACGATGCCGACCTCTTCCGCCGCCGTGGCTGCGTACCCACCCTCGGTCCCCGTGTCGACCGAGGAGGGCCCCAACATGGTGCGCTCTGCGAGCCCAGCGTTCGACTCCTGGTTGGTGCCGAAGGTTGTGGCCGCACGGTTCGTCACTCGAACCCCAGGGACCCCCTGGATGTTCTTGATGGCCGTCGCCGAACGGTTCCCATCCGTGCCGATCGTCTCCGCGATGATGTCGACCGTCAGCTCATATTGCTTGGTGTCGAAGTTGAAGTAGGCGTCCGCATTGGCCGCCGGGAGAACGAAGGTGCCACCCACACGGAAGCGCACGGAAGGCGTGTTGGTGTTGCTGTCCGTGTCCGTCGAGACGAAGGTGCCAGCGGGGACAGGGATGTTCTTGAGGGGCCTCGTCGGCGTGTAGATGACCGCCTGCCCAACAGCGGGCCGACCCGGGAGCCGAGTCTTCCCATGGTTCCTCGCCAGCTTGTCGAACTGGGTGTCGAGGAGATGCTGAACTGCGGCATCCGTCGTGAACCCGAGAGCGTCCTTCAATGCTGTCTTGTAGGCGGAGGAGGCGACGTCATCCGAGATCCCATCTCCGTTGGCGTCGTCGATCTGAAGAAGCGTCAGGAAGCTCTGGCTCCTGTGGACGAAGTCCAGAAGGAACCAGATGCGCTCCGCTTCCGAGGTGAACGGGTCGATCGAGACATCTCGCGTTGTCGAGCCCGGGATGAGAGCGATCTCCGAGTTGACCCGTTGGACGGCTCGAACGTAGTCGACAAGGATCTGTTGCTCGACACGACCAGGCAAGTCTTTGATCGCCGTGTCGATGATGAGAGGAGACCCCACAACCTCTTGGCTCGTCGGGGTTTCCACTTCCTCGCCGGTCAAGTTGTTGTAGTAGATCGCCGACACCACGTAGTAGAGCGGGTCATTGTTCGAGATGCCCGCGAACTGCTCCGAGTTGATGAGCCCAGTCCCGCCAGCTCGGTTGTGCCGGAACGACACGAACTGGTTCAAGCGATACTGCTCCAGAGAGCCTCGAAGCCGAACCCGATGAAAAACAGTGTTGACGTCTCGGCGATCATCTAGCCGAACATTCAACTCGTTGCCGAACTCGTCTTCTTCCGTGACTCGAATACGAACGAACTTCCGGGCTGAGTCCGGCCACGAAGCGATGATGTCATCCTGGATCAGGATGTCTTCTTCAACGGCAGTCACCACCGGCTGAATGATCTTCTCGTTGATCCGGAAGAGCCCCGAGACACCCGCGGGACTTGTCGAGGCGTAGACGTGGAACCCGAGGAACTTGACCGGGTAGACGATCGGAAGACCCGTATCCTCGGACTGCTCGATGATGTCGGCGTCAGGAGTCGCAGCGAGGATGGTCACGGCATTTCGCATCCGCCGAAGCCGGATGCCCGACGGAATCCGAGTCCACACAAGATCGATCGCCTGGACGCGCGAGATGGTGGCCGTTGAGGCACCGCTCACTCCGCCGACAATGTCAATCGCCCGAACCTGAATGACGTTGTCCCCGAACTCCAGAAGGAGCCCCGAGGGATAGGTCGTCAGGTTCGGGATGGTGAAGGTCCCGAGATCGATCTTGACGAGCGTCGGGTCTGAAACGAAGGGCCCCCCGTTGATCGATACCTGAACCGCAGACGTGTTGACGTCGATCGTCCCCGAGAGGACAACCGATCCTTGGTTTGTCGTGAAAACGAGGTTCTGAGTGAACCCGAGGCTGTCGCGACTTTCGAATAGGGGTGCTGTGGCCATCGATTACCCAGCGAAAACGGGGTTGAGGAGAGACTGTCGAATGTTGCCCTGTTGAAAGGACTTGATATCGAATGCTTGTGGCAAACGAAGGCCCCGCTCCAGCACAATGGGCTTTTGTGAACGATTCTGAACCGTGACCCGAAGGAAGACCACGGTCACATCCTGTTTGCTCGGGACGATGTTGACCCCCAACATACGGTAGGGGAACTCGGAGTCCGACACGTACTGCCCGACCTTCTCCTCCTGTCCTCGCTTGATGTCGTTCCACGCCTTGAAGGTCTGGTAGATGTCCGTCTCAAGGAGACTCTGCATAAGACCTCCCGAGACGATCTTCTTGCCGATGGCCTCGATGAGTGTCGAGCCGTAAAATGGGTGGAAGCTGTTGCTTCCCCGGATGGTGAGGAAATTCTTCTGTAGCTCCTGAATGAGAAGAGCCTCATCTCGAACCTGAGCAACCTCACCTGTCTGCCCGTATCGCCAGTCATTCTCGACGCCGATACCCCCACAACGCCGGCAGTCCTGCTTGACGGTCGTGTAGCTGATCTCGACGAAGTCTCCGAAGCTCCGAAGGGGCTCGTCGAAGATGATGAGCCGGGTAGGCCGATCCGCGAGAGACTTGAGATCCCGAACGAGGGTCCACCCAGGAATGCTTGTCTGCCCTCGGAACTCTCGGGGAGTCGGGACCCCAAGGAGCGTCGTCATCGTGCTGGTCGCATCGAAGAGGACGCTGGCTCCACGGCCTTCTGAAGCGGTCCTGAACTGGAGACGCTTTCCCACCCCTCTGAAGGTGACCCCCGTGAGCTGGCGGTTGAGCTGATAGGCAAGGCGATCCGGGGCAAGAGCGGAAGCCGGAGGCAGAACGACCGTCTGCAACGGCCCCTGATCGACTCGAACCGCGAGTTTGTCGTTCACCCCTGCGAGGAGGGTAAACGGCCCCTCTTTGCTTCCTGTGGCGGCACCCGGGAGCTGCAACCCAGATGAGGGGATCAGAGCCTCTCCGTTGAACCGCAGCAAGACAGAGTCCGCCGAAGCAATCGGACGCATCGGCCGAATAGCCCGGCGATCCGCTCCGATGTAGAGAGCTTCCTCTGCAACCAGATGGGGGCAGACCTGGTCAATTTGCCGGTCGTAGCTCATGACCCTTGCTTCTCCCCAGGCGTTGTAGCCCCGCGCTCGTCGCGGCCGTAGACGTTGTTGGCCTCCCGTGCCGTCCCGCTGGAGAAGGGCAAGAAGGGGGCGTAGACGAGCTTGCCGAACTTGTCCTTGCCCTGGTCATCCCAGATGGCACGGAACGACGGGTCCCCGAAGAGCTGCTCGACCCTGTCGGCCACATACTCGAAGGAGTCCTCGATGTCCTTGTCCGCCTTGATGAGGGACAGAAGGTCGATCTCTCCCTGAAGGGAATCGGAGTAGTCGATGGCCCGGCGAATCTTCCTCTCCAGATGATCCAGGCGATAATCGAGGACCGGACGAACCCACTCACGGGCTTGAGACATCAGCTCTGCGGATTCCCCATCGGCGAGTCCGGGAGCCCCCACGACCTCCCCATTGCTCATGAGCTGGGCCGGCGTCGTCTCGTCGGTCTTCATCAGGAAGACCGGCTGGTTCATCGACCGCACATGAAGGTCGAAGAGCACGTCCCCGCCAAATACTTCGTAGACCCCCACAAGCTTCCCGATGTAGGAGTCTGCGGGCTCGGCGACGAACCCCACAGGGACACCTCCAGCATCGTAGGAGAACAGAAGCGACCCCACACGCCCCTGCTCCGCCGAGAGATGGGTGATTCGGGCGTCAACAACCGTGAGCTGGCTTCGAGCAAACGCCACGAAGCGTTGGAACTGGCTCCTATTAAAAGTGCCTTTGAAATCGAAGCTCATTTATGAACCCCCAAATAGGCCACTGCCGACAAGAGAACTCAGGGGAATCCTTGAAGTTGCCGAGACCCCTGTTGCAATTTGAGCACAGCAGGGCTCGAACCTTGCCCGTGAGATGGTCGTGGTCGGCATGTACTGAAGTGCTGCCGCGGCCCTTCTTGGCCATTTCAATGTGGCATATTGCACACTTCCCAGCCTGTATCTGCCACATGGCCTCGAAGTGCCCGTCGTCCACCCGCTGCGTCGTCGCCTCTCATCCTCAAGATGAGCTTGTCGAAAAGCAGGGTCGTTTTGGTATCGGTCCTTCTGCTTCTCAGATAGACATCCTGGACACTCCGAGCTTTTCTTCTTGAAAGAAGACCTTGGGAAAGGATTCTGACAAGTCGTACAGATTCGCGTCTCAGGTAGAAGCTTTGTTCGCGGGCCAGAAGGCTGCAAAGGAGTGCCACGTCGGAGCAACGTGTTTCGGACCGCCCCCACAGAACACCCATTGAGGATTGCTAGACCCCCCAATGAGGAACCGCCGAGGTACGCCAACACAAGCGTCCCCTCCTGTTCGGGTGTGAGTACCTTGGCCAAAGTTCTTCTCCTACAAGGGGGAGAACTTTAGAAGATGAGCTGGAGAGCTAAGACGAGATCCGCAACATCCGGAGCGAGATAGGCCAGAGCGATCCCCGCCGCGTACCCTTGAGGTCCGCTCGTCGGCTGGTTCTGAGCCCCATCAAACGCCGCGATCCAATCCCCAACATCACCCGAGACCGACGGGATGAAGAGGACGGCGAAGTCAATCTGGAGGCTCTCGATAAAGTCAAGAATCGACAGGAGGAACTTGATGAATTTCTCCAGGGTGTCGATCTTGCGAATGAGCAGGTCGATGAAGGCCTTGATCTCGTCGACCACCCCTCGGAAGGCGTCCACAAGAGCCTGAATCTTGGCGATGATGTCGTAGAGGAACTGCCCCGCCCACGGGATGATGTCTCGTAGAAGAGAGACCTGGATCCAGTCGGGACGCGAACCCCCCAACGTGAAGGTCCTCAGATAGTTGACCACTGCCAGGACGTTGAGGCGCACCTGAGGGTTCGCAAAAGCCAGCTTCCAGGCTTTTGCCGTACCATCGCTCACATGCCCTTGGTCGACCCTCGTGAACGCCAGAACGAGCTTCTCCAGGGTGTCCGTGGGGGTCGGCCATGAAATGCTGATCGTCCCCTTGGGGAGCGGACCCTGCATGAGGCCTCGGAAGCCCTCGACGAAGGAACCCCCAGCATCGAGCATCGCCGACGTGATCGCGATCGTCAGCCGCGAAGACTGAAAACGAACCGCCTTCCGCTGCCAGGGCATCGACAGAGGATTCCCCGTCACAGGGTTCGAGCTGGTCGTCAGAGACGTTGCTTGGCTGAGCAGGTTCAGAATCGGGACAGAGGAGAATGCTGCAAGAGATCCCGCCTGACTCGTGAGGGACCCCATACCGATATGACTCGCCAACGTCGAGTCATCGAGGGGGAGCCCCTGCGAGTTGAATTTGTCTCCAGGGTTCGCCGGCAAATGGAAGTCGAGGGAGAAGGCCGTGAGATAGACGGCCTTCAAAATCCCAATGACATCGAAGTTGGGAGGGAGCTTTGGAATCCTACCCCGAAGGATAGATGACCCCCGTCCGACGATGGGGGGATTTGTAGTGCTCTTGCCCGGCCAACGTAGGAAGTACTTTCCCCCATCGTTCAAGTTCTGAGAGGGCTTCTCGAAGGTGATAGTCTTGCCGGTGATAGCCAGTTCACCTGAAAAGGCTCGAACCCTGTAGAAATAGGCCTTATCGGGCTCAACGTTCTTGTCGATATACCGGAAGGTGCCTAGTTGCCCGAGGAAGAAAGACAGGGAGTTGACCGAAGCGTCAACAACGATGTATTCCTGCATCTTGACGAAGGGGTCCCCGTATTCGTCCTTGAGCTTGATCTTCCGCTTGACCGGCAGATTGTTGTTTCGGGGGTCGATATAGTTGGACTCGATTTGCGTCGTGACGTAGCCCGCAAGGGAGTTGTCGCCGAGCTGGTCATCCGGGACTTCTTGAACCGGAGGGGTCGTGCTCTTTTCGATGAGCCACTTCGGAGGGTAGAACTCCGTGCTGATCTGGGATGTGACCCCCGAGAACCCCGGGTCATGACCCGGGGTTGTGGAAGGAAGAGACCACTCGATGGCAAGGGCCGTCGGGGGCGTCGTGAAGATTTTGGAGGTCGCCAGAATGGGGTCTCCCTTCGCGCCCACAGGGAGGACCCTCACGTTCGACGGAGCTGCGTAATGGGGGTTCAGGAACTCCTGTCCGAAGAGACGAAGAAGAACCTGGATCCGCGTCAACAACTGAACCGGCCCGTCCACGTCAACGAGGAGGACGACGTAGCCTCCCGTCAAGAAGCCCGAGATGGGCTGAGGGCGGTTGGGGTCCTTGCTGTCGACGAGGGAAGACTTGAAGCGCTGGGCGAACCCGCGGTAGCCTCCGACCTGCCTCTTGAAGCTCGGGTCCTTCGAGGGGTCCGGGATGTCCAGGTAGAGGTAGAAGCCCGACCGTTGCAGCGTCTTGAAGAGCTTCGTGACGAGGTCGATCAGGGCTTGAACAATGGCCTTGATGGGGTTCCCGAAGTCGATCAGGAAGACCTTGACTGTCTCCAGAATGGCCTTGAGGACGTCCAAGAGGGTGACGAGCGTCTCCAGCGCCGTACTGATTTTCTTCAGTAGGGGCTCGCCGGGCACCTGTAGCTTGTACGACTTCCAGTTGGCCTGAGCAGCCATATCAGCTCCCGTACGTCAGGCGTCGAACCTTACGTTGCAGAGCAGACAGCTCCTTCTCGGAAGCCTCGATGGTCAACTTGATGACCTCTCGCATGTGCTTCTGGATCCCAAGCTCCTGACGGTGCTCCCAGCCGGGAGCCGGGGCGGGAGTTTCTTCCGGTGCTTTTTCGTCAGACATCAGCCGCCTCCTTGCGTTGCCAGGATCTTGTAGAGCTGTTTCACAAGCTCTAGTTGCGTCTTTTGGCGATCGGACACGGCTCGGGCCTTCTTCGGGAGGTAGCCCTTCGTGAGGTTGAGACGAGCATCGAGCCAGGCGTACCTCTTGTCGTAGAGCTTCTCGATGCTCTTGAGGATGTTCTGGATCGTGTTGATGGGGCCCGAGGGGTCCGTCAGCCCCGTGAGTCGAGCGTCGACCACAGCTCCCCGAGCGAGCACGTCGGAAGGTAGGATGCTGTTGGCGTACATGTTGTGGTCGACGACAGGACCAGGGACAACGACAGAAACCGTTGCCTGCACGAGCGCGTTGAAAGTGTCGAACCCCGCTGCATAGGCCACCGAGTTCTTGAGGATGGTGAAGAGATCCGAGAAGCTCTTCTTGATCGTCACCCCAAAAGGCCTCGTGACGCGGAAAGTGACCGCGGCATTGACAGCAAACGCCACATCGACGTTGAGGGTGGTGGTCGTCGGAGGGGGATTCACGACCTTGTAGAACCCGTCGTTCCCATTGCCATCCGTCGGGATGTAGACGAGGTCTCCAGCTTGAACCCCGGCTGCAACGAAGTCCGTGGTCCCCGTCAACACCGTGCCCGCGGCCGTCCCAACCTGGGTTGCAGGGGAAAGGAGGTCGGTCAACACGTATTCGAAGAAGGCCTCGATCGCGACCTTCTCCGAATTGACGGGGGTGATTGCAGGGAGAGCCGGCGCCACATTGGTGAGAATGAGGGCCTTTGCTGCCGTCAAGGACGACGTGAGATGCGCGAGGTCACTGAAGGTGTTGAGGGCATCGTCGATACGATACTGGAGGATGATCCCATCCGTTGTGAAGGGGTGGTCCACAGTCAAGTCATTTGCTGTGAAGGTGACGATCTGCCTTCGATCCCCGACAGAAACTCCTGACGCGATCACGACAGTATACCCCGCTCGAACGCCACCTGTGGTGAAGTCTGCGGACGGATCCGTCATGACATTTCCCACGCTGCTCACCAGAATACCCCCTGTGGTGGTCCGATTGCTCACCGTGATGGTGAACGGGAAGCCGGCATCCTGGGTGGTGAACGCCGTGTCCACCGTCACCGTGTTGGCTGTGACGGCTGTGATTCGTCGGTAGCTGGTCGCGCCATTGAGCCCACCCGTGATACGCACGAGGTCATACACCTGGGGGACAGGGCTCGGGAAGTTGACGGCCGCCGTGATGATGGTCTTGGCGACGTTCAAGCTCCCCGTCCCCACATAGGGCGGCGTGGTGAGGGGGTTCTGAAGGATCCCACCCGCAGAGGGACTCCCCGTCCCCACATAGTCTTGCTCGAAGCCGATCAACCCCAGCTCGCTCTCGAACGAAGGACTCACGAGCGGGATCGACTCGTCGCCGTCATCGTCCAGAGCAATACCGTCCAGAGCCGGGAAGCGCAGAGGCTCCGTCAACGAGTTGCTCAGGGTGATCGCCGCCTGGATCCTCTCATTGGCGTTGGGGGGAGTCGAGGAGAACCCGAAAAGAGACATGTCGAAGGGATAGAGCAACGTCCCCTTCTCGAAGTTGACGAGGAACTCAATCCCAATCGTGTAAATCTTCCCCACAGGCGTATAGGGAGGATTCGGATAGCCAGGCTCCAGGAGGGGTGCCGTGATCGTTGCTCCCGCCGGGATGTCAACCGTGGTCGGGAAACCAACGGTGATCGAATCGGGGCTCGACCCAATGCTCGTGATCACGATGAGCGGAGGGATCAGGCCGTTCGGCGGAATGTTGACGTGCAGAGGAGTCCCATCTTCTGCAATGATATCAACAGCTTGGCCGACAACGAACGCGGGCCTCAACAACGTGTCGGTCGCGTTCGGGTCTGTCGTGTAGAACGTCGAGGAGCCAGCTTGAGCCGGCTTGAGGATCCGGGCTCTCGGGCTCCTTCGCCGAATCTGTTGGATCCCCGTCAGGTTTCTGGCCCCCAAATCCAGGATCTCATCTTGGACCTGAGCGTTCGTGTCCTTCCCCGAGATCGTGATCCCGAAGGTGTACTTCACGGTGGGGTAGAAGCGACTGAGGGGCCCGGGGTTGAAGACGGGCACCCACGTCCCGGTGAAGGTGAACGGGATGAGCCCCCCAGACAGGTCGAGGGGAAACGGCGTGAGAAGAACCTGGTCGTCAATCTGGTTCGTCGAGGCCGAGAGAGTCTTGGGAGGCTGAGGCAACGGGCCCGGGGGAACTTGAGCCAACGGCGGCAATGGCACCAAAGGGTTGTCAAGCTTGCCGTCGAAGATGAAGCGCCCGTCAGCGCAGCCAATGACCCGACCATCAAGATCCCGAAGGACGTCCTCCAGGTAGTTGGTCGCGTCGTTGTAGTGCTTGAGCATGACCTGAGCGACGAGGTCTTCGTTGGCGATGTGCCCCTCGGAGAAGAAGACAGACTCTCGCCCTTGGTCGTAGAGCTTCGACGCGGCCGTGTTCGAGAGGTTGGGACCTCCGGAAGGAGAGGCGGCCTTCGCATCATCTGAGATCGATTTCGCCACTTCGATTCGGAAGTTCGTCCTCGTCTCAACCCGGTAGTAGAATGAGTCCGCCGAGTAGATCGAGTAATCCATCTGGAGGCTCTGGTTCACGAGCCCATTCACCACGTCATCCGGAGCGATGACGGTCGTGTAGGATGCCTGGAGCCGGAGCCCAGCCGGCACGAGACGGTATCCCGTGTAGAGCAGGGTGATCTCTTCCCGAGGCTGCAACGGAGGGGAGAAGGTGATCTGCCCCGATTCGTTGAGGGTGTAGTCCACCAATTGCGTGAGAAGGTGCCCCACTTGCCCTTCAATGCGACGGTAGACCGAGTAGGGCTGCGTCAACACAGGGGACCGACCCGTCAGGGCCTTCTTTGCAGAAGCCTCCAGGATGGGCCTTGCAGAGACCTTGAGGGCATGAATCCCCGGCGTGTACTGGCGGAGGACGTTCGAGGAGAGCGTAATCTCCGTCTTCCCGAACTCGTTCAGAAGTGCCCCCGTCACCTGGTAGAAGTCGAGGAAGCTGTTCAGGCCATCCGTGAAGAACAGGACCGATCCCGTTCGATAGGATCCTGCACGATCCCCAGGGATGTAGACCTTGTTCATCCCCCGCGCGATCGGCTCGTAGGGAGTCAGCTCCGTAACGAAATACGAGCTGAAGAGGACCGCGGGTTGGACACGGATAGGGCCAGAGGAGACGTAGAGCTTGGGCCCCGTCAACGTCTCTTGGAAGTCCGAGCCCGTCGACAGGGTGACCGTCGTGAGGTTGGTCGGAGCATCGTAGGTGGAACTCTCAAGGAGGAAGACCCGCTCGGTCTCGACACGAAGGAGATAGCCCGCAGGGAAGACCGTCGTCTGATCGCCGATGACATCGAAGGAGGTGGCCCCATCTTCCAACGACACCTGAACCACGAACATCGGCGGCTGGAGGACCGTGACAGACTTCTCGCCTCCAATGGCCTCGTAGACGTAATAGTCGACGTAGACCCGCTCGTCGGGCTCCAACACAGAGCCATGCGGAAGAGCTTCGGTCACCTGGTCATCTGCCAAGAAGGTGACCGAAGAAGCCGCTTCATCGACAAGGACCTGTGTCCCGATCTTCTGAGGGCGACCACCTCGATAGACGCCAGGCACAGGATTCGAGGCAACAGAGCGCCCGAGAGGGTTGAAGAAGACGGTCGACACCGGGGTAGGGTGGTCCTGTGCGATCTCCTTCCGAACGAGGAACGTCGCCCTCTCCATGATCGAAGAAGGGGCAGGGCCATCTCCAGTGAGTGGCACGTACGTGATGAGGGCCTCTTCGAGAGCCAGGAAGCGATCCGTGAACTCGACGAGCCCGAAGCCCGATTGGATCTTGTAGTCTCGCCCTTGGGTCAAGAGATTGACCCAGTAGACATCTTGACCGGCGGTGATGTCCACATCGCTGAAGTTCAGGTTGCCTGTCTCCTGGGAGACTTCCACCTGTCCTTGAGGGATCAACGACGGGCTCGTGAAGTTGCTGTCCTTCGGCACCAAGACAACCGAGGTCGAGAACGTGTTGGCGCCGAATCGGAAACGAGCGTTCTGAACAGCCGCGAGCGGAATGTGCAGCCGTCGCCCAATACCGTAGGAAGCTGCCGTGACCGAGATGAAGTCCACCTCAACCGTGAGCTGGAACTGGGAAACAGCTCGAATGATGCGTCTGCTCCCCATGTCAGGACCAGAGCCCAAAGTGATGGTATCCCCGGGCTGGATCCCGAAGACAAGGAAGTCTTCGGTCAGATCCTCAAGAGTCCCGAGGTCATGGAAACTGGCCGGCGACACCCCAGGGAGGTTGAAGGAGAGGAGGTTCTGGATCGGCCCGAGAGACCGCACCCGCTCGACCTTGGTGTTGGGGTCGATGAGCACCGCCTCTTTGAAGAACCGATCGGCGAGAATCTCCTGGCTCCTGTGGATCTCGTAGCTCAGACCCGAACCAGTACCAGGAAGGTCCGTCGTGAAGGAGGTCCCCGAGATCAAAGCGGCGACCGTGTAGACGGTGTTGGCACCCGAGAGAATCGAGAGGGTGTCTCCCACATGGACAGCAGAGAAGTCTCCCGCAGAGTCCGTGAACGTGGTTCCCGTGAACGACGCTGTTGAGCCCGACGTGATGCTTGTCCCCTGTGTGGTGGTGAAGTTGACGACCCCGCTGGTTGCTTCGAGGATGGCATCAAGGCCGAGATTCAAAGGGGTATAGATGCCCGTCCCCACACCCGTCTCCAGGGAGACCTGGAAGTTCGTCGTCAAGACGAGGGGGTCAGGAAGAGCAATAGCCCCAGCAAGCTGAGGAATGGGGATGAGAACGTTGTTCTTCCGCTGCGCGTACTGGAAGATCCGCTTCGGGAGATCGAGGATGTACCCGTATGTCGGCCCCGGGCCTGTGGGGAGAGGGAGAACATCGAGGCGCGGAAGTACCCCCGGGGGAAAGAGACCCGTTCCCTGCTCCACATGCACAGTGATGGGGTAGGCAGGGTCATCAATGGGGATCGCCGGGAGGAATACCTGGGGGGATCCAATGATAGGATCGGCCAGTGTGGCATTCGCCGTCGTGTAGACGTTGGTGATGTCCTTGATCGTCGGGTCGGCACCGTTGAGATTCACAGGCGTCCGGAAGAAGCGCATCGAGACTCCGCGCTCGATGAGGAGGTCCCCGAAGATCACCTCGACGGACTGCCCTGCGTACAGAATCTTGTCGATGAAAGAGAACTCGACAAGACCCATGTTGCCGACGGGTTGAACCTGGACAACACCAAACTTCCCATTTGGGTTGAACTGAGAGACGCGCTCCTGTTGCGGAAACTGGACGACGCCAGGAACGCGGAAGATGATGTCACCCCCATCAACGGGGAGCCCAACGATGGGGGACGGGACCGTGACGGTCCCGATGGTCTGACGGGGCAACTGTAGCCCCGTCTTCATCAGCACCCCGTCGTAGTAAATCGAGTTGAGCGGTAGAGTCGAGTGGAACTTGAGGCGGCCCGTCGTCAGAGCCCACTCGACATGCCCCGCCGGAGGGTTGCTCGAAAAGGACCCCTCGTTCGGGACTTCGTCGGCAATGAGATGCAGGCTGAACCCTACTCGAATGAGGGGCACTTGTCCCGTTGCCGGGAGAGGGTTCAGCAACAGGACATCGGAGGACAGCCCGAGAAGCCCACTCGATTCAGCAAACCCGTAGAACCCCTGGCGCTGGAAGCGAACATGCTGCCCAACGTAGGTCACAAGATCGGCGGGATTCCAGTTGAGCTGCCCCGTCGTCTTGAGGATCTCGACGGTCCCCACAGAAGGAGACCCGAACGCCGACACCAACGAGGTTGCGAGCTGAGTCCCCGAACCCGTCCCCACCGATAGTCGGTAGGGTGCGGCAGCCGCGGGGGAAGCAACCACAATCGGCGGGGGGACTTTGAGCCGGGTAGCGAGGGTGTTGATCGTCGAATCAACAAGACCAACATCGATCAAAGCACCCCCCGGTAGGGGTTTGAAAGCCTGATCTCGACCATCGTAATCGAATCGACGGAGGACCTCGTTCTTGGTCCACCCGAAGGTGCCGTCTGCAAGAGGACCATCCCCAAGCACGAGAACCAGGTACTCCGCTCGGGGAGAAGGCTCCGACCCCAAAGGGTAGATCGTAGCGAACGCCACATCATCCGAAACGAAGTTGTTCGGAGACGACGTGAAAGACGAGTTCGCCTGTCCAACACGCGGGGGTTCGAGAACGTATCCTTTGAATGAAAAGCCCATTTGTACCTAGATGATCTTGCCAATCCCAGAACCAGACCCCGCCGTCGGAGCTGAGGGACCTACAATCGGGATTGCAACAGAGAAGACATTGAATGAAATCAGGATCGCGTCGGAGATGGCCTTTGCCTTCTTCACCGCCGTGTCCCCCTTCATACCTGAAGATTTGAAGGCTGAAACCAGAAAAGGGAACGCCGGAGGCGCAATGAGGCGAACCACACCCGTCCCGGACCCTACACCAGAATGGGTCGTCTTCAGAATCCCGAGCGAAAGAGCCCCCGACACACCCTTGGCCAGAGCCATGGCTTCAAGGGGGGCCATCGGTCCGAGCATCTGGTTCACGGCGAAGCTGGCCAACATCCCGGCCATCATCGGCCCCAAAGGAACGATGAAGGGCATGAACCCGGAACCTACCCCCGCCGACCCTGAATCCGTGGTGATGACCACCACGGTGGGCAACCAGTTGATGAGTCCCGTGCCGACCCCGTTGGCCAACAAGGGGATCGCCGGCCCAGCGATCCCCCCCGAGATGAGATTTGCCGTCACCAAGCCAACCACCACAGGCATCGGCAGAGGCATCAGATAGACCTGACCATGGCGCTACCCTGAAGAGGGATTCCTGTAATCCAGTCGAGGGACGGAACCCCAGGCGGCATCATCGGAAGCCCTCGGGAGACCCCCAAGACCGCGGGCGGACCCCCAAGGAGAATCTGAGGCGCGATCAGAGAGATGATGGTGGCAGTCAGGTTGATGGCCAGCCCGGCAGTGATAGCGATGGCTCCAGCTCCCGCGGTGAGGGCGATGGCCCCAGCTCCCGTCGACAAGGTGACCGCCCCGCTCGCCGTGGTGATGGCCACAGCACCCGTTCCCACGGTGATGCTGAAAGCTCCCGCGGGGTTGTTGAAGAGGGTAGCCCCAGCCAGGGTGTTGTAGGTGACGGCACCCGCAGCCACGTTCTGAATCATGGCTCCCGCCAAGATGGTCTTGACATACCCCCCAAGGACAACGGTCTCCAGCACCGCGAGGGCGTAGTTGTACTGCGTCTTCCCCGAGACGAGGACGTTGTAGCCCCCGCAGTTCAAGGTTGCCCCGTTGATGCCGTTGATGTTGACCTGGTCGGCCTGAATAGCCCAAGCCCCGTTCGAGGTCGCGTTGATCGACCCCTTCGTGCTCAGGATGTAGTCCCCCGAGCAGACGATCGAGGCGTTGCCTTGAATGTCTTGCTGGGTGGCGAGGTTGTCCTCGTTCTGAGACCCCAAGAACGTCTGGTTCACGCCACAGTGGTAGGTGACGTCGATCGCGTTCCCCGAGTCGCTGTTGTGCCCAAGGTCTGCCTTGATGCCCCCTTGAGCGGAGAGGTAGAACGAGACGTTGTCGGGAGCCGAGGAGCCCAAGAACATCTTGAGGGCCCCACCCATGTTGACCTCCGCCGAGATGTTCTTCTCTCGGGGGTAGCGGTCGACGCGGCTCCCTGGGATGTTGAGCAGCACCTTCCCCTGCTTCTGGATCGCAAGGGCAAAGGGGTCGTTCTCGGTATCCGAGATCGGCGGTTGGATCTTGAATAGGTAGGCTCCCGCGGTCGTCAGCGACTCGACATCCGGCTCCAAAGGAGAACGCGGGATAGCCTCCATGGCAAACGTCCCGGGCCCGGTCTGCCCGAAGTCATCGAAGAGCTTGGGACGAAGGATCCTCGCGTACTGACGCATCCCCATCCCGTCGGAGGGGTCGTTGCCCACCGTCGTCCCCAAGACCTGCTCGATGTAGATCCGACGAGGATTCATCGCGAACCCGTCGATCTCCCCGAGAACGTCTTGGGTGAGGTCCGACGTGTGAGCCATCTCGACGCGGTACTCCGTGAAGGCTTCGGGAGCACCTTCTTCAGGGTCCTCGACGCTCGTCGCAGGGACGGTGGCCGCGTAGTGGACCTGGCGGCCGTTCGTGTACATGACCGGAGGGAACTCGGCCGTGTTGTTGAAGACGTCGAGGACCTGCCCGCTGGCGTTGGAGTACTTCGTCGGGAAGCCAGCCGTCCCGGGCCCCGCAGCTTGCAGCTCATCCCGCCCAAAGTAGCGATCCGTCTCGCTCTTGAGGATGTTGCCCCCCGATTGGAAGATGTCCGGAGGCAAGAAGAAGGCGCCCCTTCGAATGGGACCCGAGAGCCTCTTGACCCCCGCTTCGCTCTCAACCCTGTGGATCGACTGAGCCACGATAGAACGCTCTGCATCCCGCAGCTCAAAGAGGTCCCCCGCCCGGTTGGACATCCGGATGTCCCGAGAGAGAACCAGCTCCGCGCCCTCAGAACTCATGCCTCCCACATCGCCGGGGCTCATCTTCAGCCGCTTGTGCCGGATGGTGTTCCCGATGACTTTCTTGTAGAGAGCCGCATACTCCGGAGCGATGTTGCTGGGGTCTTCGGGGGCGAACGGGTCGAACCTCATCCCGCTACGATTCCCCACCGGGATGTAGCCGAGGATCATCGCTTCGGTGAGCTGCTTGTGCTTCTGACGGTAGCCAATGACCACCAGGGAGTTCAGCTCGGGTATGCCTCCCCAGAAGCTCCGCGGGCCCGCCATGGCCTGGGTAAGGTCCACCTCGAAGCGGTCTCCTCCCCCCGTGAGGATCTTCACGTCGGCCTTCATGTTCAACTCGTCGACACGAGTGATGATGCCCACCTTGAGGCCGAGAGGGTTCGCCTTGTCCGCGAACCCCATACCAGGGGTCGAGCCGATAGGCCGCTTGGGGTTGTAGTCGCCGTTTCCCATGGATCACACCGAAGCGAGAGAAGCGATCTTGAGCTGAGCCTGCATGATTTCTTGCTGGAGCTTCCCGATCTGGTTCTGAACTTGTTGGATCAAGACCTGAGCACTCGGGGGCAGAGCCAAAAGCTCTGCCTTCAGATCGGCGATCTCGCCCTTGAGCTTCTGAATATCGCCCTGAAGCTGCGCCTTCTCAGCCCCCGCTCGAAGCTTGTCCCCGAAGTTCTGCCAGTTCGTGGCAAGGCTTGCCGAAGAGGAGTTGACCTGGTTGGCGATAGCTTCCGGGTCTCCCAGCTCCGCACGATTCGGACTGGAGAAGGGCGGGTTGAAGTCCGAGATGGTGTTGGGCCCGAAAGGTCCTGAGCCGGAGTCTTGCTGTTCGGTGAGAATGTCTCCCCGGATGGCCTTCTCGTACTCTTGATGAGGCGCATCGAGAGCCTGGTAGAGAGTGTACAGGAACGTGTCGACCTTCGTTGCCACTTCAGCAGGACTCGGGACGGCCAAGTTGTCAGACACAGGGTCTCCGAGATTCGTGAGACCCTGGTTCCCGAAGAGAGACACCCCATCCGTCCCCGGCTGGAGAAGGCTGTTGTTGTCAGGTGCCGTCCCATTCAGGATCTTGACCTGGTAGCCCACGTTGATGAATGCGAGATCGGAGCGCCCGAGAGTGCAAGCGCACTTTTCGTCCGGGAGCGTCACATCCTTTGAGAGCGTCAGCTCCGCCAAGGTGAGCGCTCGGGAGAGCTGTCCTGCCTCGACGCTGGCCGGCACACCAACCTGCTCGGGAGACCCCAAGGGAGCGGAGTCCACAAAGTTGGTCCCCGTGTTCGTGAACTCCGCCTGCTTGGTGTCCGGGTTCATGATGCCGGCGGTCTGAAGGTCCTCCGGCTGAAGTCTTGCGACCGCATCAGCCGGACTGGCGTAGACCGAAACGACCGAAGTGAGCCCCTGGGATTGGGCATTCAAGGACGCGAATAGGTCCCCCGAGAGGGCGAGCTGAAGATCCACGTTGGCCTTCTCGTTCACACCCCCAGACGCGACCAAGCTCCCATCTCGAAGAGACACCCCACGCCCATACCGGAAGTGCCCAATGACCTCGAAGCCGCGCTCATCCGACACAGGACGAATCATCGCCGTCGAGCCCGGGAAGGTCTTCGTCTTGGACTCGGGGGAGACCGTCAAGTTCTTCGTAGGAAGAAGGACAATCTCCCCGATCACCTTGCTCTTGTCGTGGGCGTAGACGTAGACACCGGCCGAGTTGAGCCCGTACTGGTATCGGTTCGTCAGGTGCTTCTCTCGAAGCCGGTCCTCGTCGCCATTCACCAAGGCCTTGTCGAGGTAGTCCGAGAGAGCTTTCGCCGTCTGCTCGATCTTCGGCTTGACGCTCTTGTCCGTGTAGGGGTTGTACCCAGCCTTCTTCTGCCCCTTGTTCTTCGTCAAGTCGTCAGGCGACGGAGAGAACGGGCGCGTGTAAGCCATGACCACGTTGGGGTAGCCGACGAATCGCCCCGTCTTCGGGTGACGTAGAATGAGAGGAGCGTAGGGATTGTCCTTCGTGACCCCCTGTGCTGAGGCGACATTGGGAGGAAGCTGAGCTGCTTCCCCGATCTTGAGGTTGAAGGCCCCTCCCTTCGAGAGCTGCTTCGAGGTGTAGGGCAGGGTCGTCTTCCCCACAGCAGGGGTACTCTGCCCCCCACTGGAGTCCTTCCAACCCGTCATCTCAATCGAGCCGATGCCCTTCGGAGCGAAGAACTTCTGCCGTTTCGCCGTCAACGTGAGCGTAGTTGTGGCCCGACCCCCAAATTGGATATTGTGGGAGATGCCCGTGATATACCACACCTGGTCTTTGGGGGCGAGATAGATAGGGAACCCCAAACGCAGCTCAGGGCGCATAGGGATAGTCACGGATGCTCGATGCCTCTTTGAATTAAGGCGGTCAAGGATATCGAGCCCATGGTAGAACATGAGCTGAGGATCCCCCAAAAACTCAGAGTTGTACGTGTGCGTACGCCAACCGTACTTCCGGAGAAGATGGTAGTCTGTGACAGAGGTGAAAGGAGTCACCTCTTGAGGCATCCCGTAATCGACAGAACCCCCAAAAGCACCCTGCATCTGAACCTGGGTGATCACCTCAGCTTCAGAGTCAGATAGGTCCCAATCGATGATGTCAATGTCCTGGATCCAGGATAGAGGCTTGTTGCTCAAGACATCAAGGTTGTAGAAGGGGGGTTTGAACACGATGGATCCATCCGAGTCCATGTAGAACTCGAAGCCAATCGCTTCTTTCGCCGCGGTCGCCAGCTCCAGCTTCGTCTGATACTCGGACTGCCAGAAGTTGACCTGACCCGCGTTCTGGAACTGCGTCCGAAAGGCCACGACGCTGGGGTCCGTCGGGTCGAAGACCATCTGCCCGCCGTCAGCCCCACCGTTGGCTGTCCGGACAGCCTGGGAAGCGAAGGGCTTGCCCACCGTCCCCTTCTTGCCAGCCCGGTATGCCTCATAGAGGGAGTCCCCTCGAACAGCGACTCCGTTGACTCCGTAGAGAACCAGCTTCGAGCGGATCCGGGAGAAGCGTTCTTCCCAGTAGAGCATGATGTCCGAGAGGGCTGAATCGAAGACTTGCTTCTGACCCCCCTGCTCCTTGTAGAGGCTGATCAGAGACCCTGTCCCAATGACGACGTCCCCAAAGGAGGACTGCGCCAACGTCCAGATGACGTCGTAGGGATTCATCCCGAAGAAGACGTTGCCGAAAAGAGACCGGCCCGACTGCCCGGCAGCGGCCGTGAACGCCGGGTTGATGTTCATCTTGCACAGCTCCCACCACTTGAGGATGTCGGAGCAGTGCAGACTCACGGTGTGCTCGCCACCGGCGTACGAATCGGAGACCTCCGTGATGATCCCCCAGAAGGTCGGGTAGTACTGAGGGACGCCCTCAACGAGATAGAACCCCTTCTTGTAAATCTCGACCTCCATCATTTCCGTGATGATGGGGTTGCCGTCAAAGTAGAAGTCGTCGACCGAGTGCCGAGGAATCGAGAGGGAGATCGTCGCCGACCCCGGAGCGCCGTCAACACTCAAGTCGGTCTGAATCGACGTGATGTACTTGTTCCAGTCGAAGCGCTTCCGACAACTCGGGCAGCCGACGATATCCGTCTCCCCGTTGATGTAGACGACCGCATCGGGCCCCATCACAACAGTGGGTCGAACTCCCCCCTGGTACGTACCCTGAAAAGGACCTCGCGGCATTTATTCTTCCTACACCGAAGGTGTCCCCAAGGGAAATGACTTCGGGGCACCGTACGTGAAGTGGGGATCGGTTTGATCGAGGAGATAGGTGGCCCGCACACTGAACGAGAAGCTGTACTCCAGCGTGAACGGGCTCAGGTCGGATTCGGTGACGTTGAAGGAGTCGAAGGACCCGATGTAGATGATGTTGTCGTAGAAGATGTAGATCGACCCCACAAGGGCGAGATTGGTAGTCTTCTGCGTCTGGGTGGACGTGGCATCCGGGAGCCACACGCCCCCGTTGTTGCGGTACAAGAGCCAGAGCGATAGGAAGTTCTGGTAGGAGAGGGAGAAGTTCCGAGCCATGCGAGTGAGCCCGGGGCTGTTGCCCACGCTCCCAAGGGATCCCCCGTTCGCATCGATCGCGTAGAACCCCGCGAGCTTCCCGGAGCCTTCGACCTTGTCTTGCTGCTCCCCCCAATGCTCGACGATGGGTCCGTTCCGACCCCAGTTCCCATCGGAGACGACCTTCTCCGAGGAGACCTTGAAGGACGCAGGGTTGACCAACATCCGTAGGGGAGGCGTGTTGGCCATCTGGTCGATGGCCAGCTTGACTGCTTTGGCAGCGGCTCTCTGCACGTCTTGGAACTTCTGCCCCAAGCCCGACGTATCGAGAGACGTGTTCGCAGTCTTCGAGTTCTCCTTGGACGCCACCTGTGCGGAGGCACTACCCGACCCCTGCCACCCCGCAGTGGAGTCCGCGTTGACGGGGTGGGTGTTTGCATCAATGTCCACCCCTGAGAGCATCTTGTCGAGGTCTACCAAGGCGTACAGATGGAGGCCGTCGCCCCCGACTAGGTCCTTGCCTCCCGCTCGATGCACCTCCCACGAGCCATCTTCCTGTCGAGTCCACACCCGATCGGATCTGGAGATGCCCCTGTACCCAGCAACATTCTGCCCGCCGCTGATATCCCGTTCTGTGAAGTACCCAGCTTCGGCAGACCCCGAGGTGATGGTCTCGATGATCGCCATGTGTTGCTGCCCACCCGTGATGTAGAAGATATCCCCGGGTTTGGGGGTCACTGAGAACTTGCCGAACTTGTCGAGGCGAGCCCCCTTTCGGGCGGCAATCGCCAGGACATCAGCGTTCGCCATGCTCCACTTGTAGGGGTTCGTCAGCTCCGGCTCATTGAGCCCCAGTTCGCGTAGCCAGCCTCGTACGGTGATCGCACACGAGGCCTGTTCCGAAAGAGCGACTGCCGTTGAAAGAGGATCGATCGCCGGGTCCGCGAGGAGATTCAGGTAGCGTTCATTTGTCGAGGCATTCGTGCTGAGACCCACATAACTCTGGGCAAGTGCCAGAGCCTTGTCCCGGGCATCCTGGTTGAAGCCAGCGTTGGAGCCCCCCGAGGTGCCAGAGCTTGTCCCCGCTGCGGGCGTCCCGAGAATCGACGAAAGAGAGGCCGACCGATCCAGGTTGCGCCCCGTCACGTTCGCCGAAGGAGGGAGAACCCCGATGATGAAGGGCTTCACATTCTTCGCAGAAAAAGGGATCTGCGAAAGAGGGATGTACTCCGCGGACAGGTAGTCAGACGTGGTGCTGAGCGAGGAGAAGAACGAGAGCAGGTTGTAGATGTTCGGCGGGTGATAGTCCGCCGTCTGCTCAATCTGCTTCGCGATACTGTTCTCGTTTGCCATGGTCAGAACCGTACTGCTTCGAGTACACGACACGCAACAGAAGGAAGAGTCAAAACCTCTCCCTCATAGACTTCGCCACTAAACATCTCAATTGAATCAGAGCGAACAGCAATTTCAGCGAATGCCTGCTTGTGTCTCCCACACAAGATGCTGAAGGCATCTATATCAACGATGATTTCATCACTAGACGCGTGCGCAGAGCACAAGGCACCCCCATTCCAATCCTGCCGAGACTCTGTTGCAAATCCGATCCCAGAAAACCATCGAGCTGTTCTTTCGACAGTGCTCCATTGAAGTACCTTGTTCGGCCGACTCAAGACAGAACCCACTTCAGGAAGTGGGTCTTGATGTGTCAACCTACGCCCATAAAACAAGGACACAGAGGAAGGATTGACGAATGTTTTCAACCATTTGCGGAACTTGACGTCCGCCTTCCAAGCCTTGTAAACCCAGTCCAAAGCAGTTGGACGGCTATTCCCCATACAACTGGCAAGACCCACACTGAAATTACGTAGAGAGTCTTTCTCTCGGTCCCCCAAAATGGCAAAGGGGTCCTCCGAGGACCAGAATCTCTTCGCGACGCGATCCGTGATTGCCATGGTCATTGCCCCCGAGCAGAGTTTTGACTCTGGAAGAAGGGTCCTCCCATTCGAGGTGCTTGGCCTGTAGGAATCTGGAGCAAGGTCTCTTCCACCTTGAAAGTCCAGTTCAAGGCGAAGGAGAATGGCGCTGCATCGGTCTCCTCGACGTCGAAGGATCGGAAGGTGCCAATATAGACGCCTCTATCGAAGAGGAGCATGATGTTGCCCTGGAGAACGATGTTGCCCGCCGGGTCATAGACCGACCCGTTGTTGTGGTAGAGGTCGTAGAGATCCCGGTAGCGATCCCAGGCAATGGTCTGTTGCCGGACGACGCTGGAGAGCCCCGTGTAGAGATTCATGAAGGCGCCCGTCGAGCCGTCACAGGAGATTTCCTCCAGCTCGTCTCCCCAGTGTTGCTCGATGTACCCCCCTCGCGTCTGGATCTTCTCGACCTTCTTGTTGTGGGTGAAGGCCATGTTCGCGGGGTTGACGTGGAGAACCAGCGCATGGGGGAGCAGCGCCAGGTGACGGTTGAACGGGCTCGTCACCTGGAAGGCCATGGGGATCGACCCCTTGCGCTTCTCCGCTGGATGGCTGTAGCCAACGTTCTCGCTCGGAGCGTCGAGAATCGGGAGGTCAGTGATGTTGGCGGACGGGATCCGAGGCATCTACCCCTAGCTGGTGTATAGGTGCCCCATGAGCGAACGCCTTACACTGTGCCCGGAATGTAAATCTCGTCGGGTGTCAACCGTGAAGGTTTTGAACCCCGAAACCAGCGACATGAATTGCAACGCGGATCTGAAGTGTGAAGAACCCGCGTGCGGACATCTCTGGGTTGGCCGAGTCACGAGCCCGCATTACAAGAAGCTCCGCGACTCCGGGCGAATCATCTGAGGACCCATGGATGACGACCTGTATTCCTACTGGTCTCTTTGGGTCTTCCCCCCGCGGCCCAAAGAGACCCCCCACGAGATAATCAGGCGTGCAATCGCAAACTTCGCGCTGCCCTTGCCTCTGATACGGAGCCGAGAGGCCCCGACCTATGGACGGCGTGGTCCCATAGGTCCTTATGCGGGGGCTCGAAGGACTTTCCTCGTCGAGGATCTGCCTGACTTCCCGATCATTGATCGAGATCCCTGATCAGCGGTTCTTCTTCGCGCCTTCGTTCTCGTAGAAGGTGTTCGAGGCCTCTGCTCGAACCAACCGTTTGAGATCGCCGCGCAGCTCCAGGACGATCTTCTGCGTCCCCGAACCCCCACCCGCGGGGACGATCTTCTCCCCAACCCCAATCGAAGCCAGGCCTTCCCCCGGAGCGGGGCGAAGTTGAGCCATGCCGTTGGCCACGGCTGAGACAACGCCTCCTGTGGCGTTCGCCGAGAGCTGGGTGATGGCGGTGTCCGCTGTGATGCCCTGTCCGAGCTTGTCGGCGAGTGCAGCCCCAAGGCCCCGTCCGGAGATGCCCCCCTGGACAGCCTTGCTCACGGATTCCTGCTTCAGATCCTTGTAGAGGTAGTACTCGTAGAGCCCCTGACGGAGCGCTTCGAGGAACGAGTCCTCCATCTGCTGTCCCATCTTGTTCTTCAAGAAGGCCTTGTCGATGACAATGCCCTGCTTGCGCAGCGTGTCCTGAGCCCCATCGAGACCCTTGATCACATGGTCTTGCTGGCCAGCCGTGGGGGCATCCTTCGGCAGCGGGGGAGCCCCAGGAGCAGCTCCTCCAGCCGCTCCCGGAGGAAGCGGAGGACCTGACACCCCAGGGGGCATAGCTTGAGGGGGTGCCTCTTGCGGGGCCGGACTGTCAGGGCTACTCGAAGGAGACGTAGAACCACCCGTCATGGCCTTGAGGTCGGGGAATATCTTGGCCAACTTGGTGGGGTCCATCTCCCAGCCGAGCTTGGCCATGATCTTGTCCATGTCATCCTTGCTGAATTTGGACGTATCGATCGACCCGTCGAACCCCACGATACCTGCCTTGCCCTTCTTCTGGTTCATGAACTCTTGACGAGTGCCGGGGTCCAACTTCAGACGGTCTGCCTCCTTGTTGGCTGCATCGAGCTTGTCCTGTCCTCCGTAGAGTCCGCCTTCCCCCAAAGCATCAATGACAGCCCGACGCATCTCTTGAGGGCTTGCGTTTTCCTGCATCTTCCGCTGGGCAGCCTGCCCGCTTTGACCTCCCTTGGTCATCGCGTCCACAATCTGCTTCATCCCCTGCGACTGCATCAGCTCGCCACGGAACTTGAACTCATCCCCACCAGAAGCTCCCAACGCCTTTTGGGTATCGGAATCCTTGCCCTCGCGGACGGTTTTCGAGAGGTCCCGCTGCTTCCTCTTCTCGTCGTTGCCGAAGATTTTGGAGTCGACCAAGGCGTCCCAAATTCCGGTCAACACCGTGTAGATTTGATTCATGATGAACTCGGCGACGTTGCCGATCTTGTCCATCAAGCTCGTCTGGAACTTGCCGGTCTCCTTGGCGTAATCGATCTGCTTCGCGCCATCCTTGAGGGCGTCCTGCTCCGACTGATCCAGGGTCGCCAAGATGTCGTCATAGCCCGCCGTGTCGATATCGGCCGCTGCCACTCCGGCCTTGTCGAGGCGCTTCATTGCAGCGGCTTGCTTGTCCCCGCCAGCCTTGAGGTCCGCCTTCAGCTCGTCCCGCTGCTCGTCGATGGCCTCCTCGAACTTGGCCATCTGGGCGAGCTGGTCCTCACTGATCCCGTTCGCATCCGCAAGCATCTCGGTCCCGAGATCCCCACGCCGGTCCCGGAGCTTCCCCGACCCTCCGATGTTGAGCGCAGACTTCATCGACTGAAGGGCTGCGCCAGGGCCGAGGTTGCGTCCCGCCACAGAGGATCCGAAGACCCCCTTCTTGTTGGCTTTGGCGTCCATCCGCATCTCGGAGATGGCCTCATGAAGCGTCCCCTGAGCTTCCTTGGAGACCCCCTGCATGAGTTCCTTGATGGGCTTCGACATGAGGTCTTCGCGAGAATACCCAGCCTTCCCGCCGGCTTCCGCGATCTTCCCACTGACGTCCTTGGACTTACGGTCAAGGTCCTTCTCGACCATGCCGCCCATCTTGCCGCCTCCGAGGAGGTTCGTCTTGAGACGCTCGACGCGACCCATCCCCTTGAGGGCCTGCGTCGCCGTCTGCATGAACTTCTGGGCGTTCCTTGGGCTCATCACCTTGCCCAAGAGGCCGAGGATCTTGACGGCGTCTTCCATCCGAGTGTTGTAGAGAGCCAGGTCCGCGGAGACTCCTCGGATGATCCCGAAGAACTTGTTGCTCGCGATCCCTCCGTCCTCCGCTGCCCTGCTCATCTGCGTGAAGTTCAGCTCGACGCTCTTGAGCCCCATCCCCATGTCCGTCATCATCTCCGCTTGGAGATTGCCGATGTCAGAGAGGCTCACGCCAAGATTCCGTGAGTAAGCCACTGCCATCTGGACAGTCGAGCCAAAGCTCTTCGCGTAGCCGGCTGCTTCTTTCGATGACTTCGACGTCGCCTCGAAGTCATCGTTGAGGCGGCGCAAAGAGACACCCTCGGCTGTGAGGGAGCTGAGGACAGCCTTGTGGGTATCCTTGTTGATACCCCACGACATGTTGTCGAGACTCGTCGCCTGGTCACGGATCTTCTTGAGGGTGTCCCCGAGTTCTCCTGCTCCGGCATTGACGTTGTTGAAGTTCGAGTAGAGGAAAGAAGCGGATCCCGACGTGGCTAGGATTTCCTTGTTGAAGTCTTTCGCCGCTGCCTCTGCGTCCACGAAGAGCTTGACGAGACCCACCATGACGGTGCTCACGACGCCGAGAAGGGGCCCGAGCTTCGAGACGATGTCGAGGATGGGTGCGAGCCCACCGGCCAGCTTCCCGACCCCCTGCATGGCCCCGCCGCCAGCCACCTGAGCCGCGCCCCCGAGCTTGCCCATGATGCCGCCACGGGCCATGGACATCTTGCCCTTGGACATCATGGATGCGCCAGCTCGCTCGCCAAACTTGCCGCCGACCTTGGCAAGCCAAGACCCGCCCTTGAAGACGCCCTCGACGCCCTTCCCCAAGAGCTTCCCGCCAGACTCGAAAGCTCCGGGAAGGTCCTTCGAGATAAGGCGATCGATGGGTTCGTACAGCTCTTGACCAGCTTCCTTCATCGCACCGACGAATTCATCCTTGTCAAAAACGATGCGCGTCTCCAGGTCCTCCTTGACCCGAGTCATGGTGTCGAGAGCCTTCTCCCGAGCATCCCGCAGCTTCTCCCAGTCCTTGATCTCCTTCTCGACGTTCTTGCGGCTATCCCCAGAAGCGGATGCCAATTTACCCCGGCTCCGTTCAAGCTCGTGGTTGATGTCCGCGATCGAACGCTCCAGCTTGTTGTAGGACTTCGTGACGTCCTTGAGCATCGGGATGGCAGTACGTCGAACGGTGACGTACTGGTGTGCGAACTTCTCGATGCCCTTGTTGAGCTTCTTCGCGCCCTTGTCGAGGTCGGTAGTTCGCGCCGAGATCGCCTTCTCCAGGCGGTCCATGTCGCGTTTTGCGTCTTTGGTATCGAGGTCTACTCGAAGCCCAAGAACTTCCAAGCTCGTTGCCATCAGCCACTCCTGAACGGCTTCCCGTCACGCATCTTCGGTAGAGGTAGGGCAGTTGAGGTGTCCTGATCGGACGTCTCCTCCCCAAGCATGCCCCACTTCTGAGCGTGAGCGGCATACTTCTCATCATGCAATTCCGGATGAAGGATCCTCGATGCAGCGCTCTGAGCTTCGATCTGGCGATTCCGTAGAATCCGCTGACGGACATCCTCCGGGGAGAGGCCTGCGAAGTCCGTGCTTCCCTGGACGCCACGACCGCTGAACTCGGCCTCATTCGTGGCCACCAGAGCCTCGATGTCGTCCTTCCGCTTCTTCGCCTCTGCGCGTGTACGTTCCTCGAAGGCGGCCACAACCTGATCGTGCCAGTCCTTCTCGCCCCCAAGGTCGTTCTTGAGCTGAGCTGCCAGCTCCTCGACACTGCGGGCCACATTCATCACACCCTTGGCCCCAGACCCCTTCTCGTCCAGGGGCTCCCCAAGGATGACGTGCTTGAGCAAGCGATCCTTCCGAGTCGCAGATGTCTCCCGCTCGGTCTTCCGTCTACGCTCATCCTGAGCGTAGACTTTCTGGATCCCCTTGCCGGCTGAACAGGAGCCGATGAACTTGGCGTTCTCCCAGTCACGCTCGATCTGCGTGTGCATGTCCTCGTAGTAGTTGAGGGCTCGCCACAAGAGCTGAGCCCAATTCAACCCAATACGTTCGGTCCCCGGCACTCCCGTTGAAGCGGGGAACGTAGGGTCGATAGAACGAAGCTGCGCCCATCGGAACCTGGAGTAGTTCTCCGAGGCATAGGCCTCTGTGAGGATCACCGCGTTTGCACTTCGCCGATTCAGCTCGGAGAGGTGTCGGATGATGTTGTTCTTGGTCTTGAGGGGCAAAGCTCCGAACAGCTTGGCGATGTCGGGGATCCAGCGCTCCCTCTCCGGCAAGACGTTCTGCCCGTCGACCATGAAGACGCCGTACGCCAAGAAGAGATCCCAGAATTTCTGAGGCGGGGACACCCCTTCACGGATATTGCCCATCATCCGCACGAGCCCGAACTCATGATGGTTCAGACTCTTGAAGACGATGTGGGTCTCGTTGATCTCCGCACTGACGGTCAAGAACCCGCGGAAGATCAACGGCTCGACGTCCCGATAGACCTCCGGATTGACTTCGGGGTCTTTGGGGATCGGGATGTCCTCGCGGGACCCCTCTTGTTGCTTCTGGAGGCGTTCCTGTTCTTGCCCGTAGTCACGGCCCGCCATGAGCTACCTCGGCTGAGGACGAAACTTCGGATTCAACCCCACGGTCGGGGGACGCTCCAGGATCTCGCCAGCCTTGCCCGGGTCGATCCCCTGTTGCCGGCCCTCCAGAATCGCGACCTCGGTAGGCATCTCGACGCCAAGAGGCCCCTGCCCCAGAGCCCCGATCTGGTCCGCGTCGGCCTCCATGGCAGCGTACTTCTCCGCCTTGGTGGGGACCCGAGAAGCGGGCACCGTCTCTGTCCGCTGGGCCACAGGCGGAGGAGGCACAACCACAGCCACCTGGTTGAGAGGCACTCGCCCAACCGGGACAACGGGCGGAGCAGGCTCCGGGCGAGCTGCAACCTCAGCGGCTTCGGCGAGCTTCTTCCGTCGCTCGATCTCGGCGAACGCGATCTCGCCTTCCCGCTCCATGGCGAGCTTGATCTCTTCGGCGGTCGACTTCCGCATGAGACCCGCATCGGCGAGAATCGAATCGACGAGAGCGTTGGGGACCTCGTCCTCAATCTCCTTCAGATCCCCAAGAACCCGCCGGAAGCGCTCTTCGGGAGTCTCTTCGGGGATGAGGAACTTGACAGAGGAATTGGTCTCGGTCTCCGCCCGCGAGATGGCATCCCCCACCTTGCGCCAGACGGTATAGACCGCTTCCTTCCCCCACGTCGAGATGAGGTTCTTCAGGAGGTAGCTGTGCAGCTCCAGCTTGACCGTCTGAACATTGCCCTTGGCATCCGTCTCTTCATCCTCGATGAATTGGACGCCCCGGAGGTCAACCCCGTTGACCTCGACGATGGCCCGGGACACCTGACCACGTTGCCAGGTATTGAGGTACTCGACCTCGTCCGTGATCCCCGCGAGGGACTTGTTGATGTCCTCGTACTCGCTGTGACGAAGGCTCCGGACCACGAGAAGGGAACCTCCAATGGTCACTTCCTCCTCGACGATGCTGATGTTCTTGGCCTTCTCTAGGGCCGACGTGAGCTTCTTGGCGGAAATGCTGCTTCCCATAATCCCATCCGGTGTATATTCGGGGCATGTCTGAACCCCTGATGCTTCAAGTGATCGACTACAACGAAACCCGGGAAATCCGGGAAATCCGGCCCACCTACGAAATGGATGGAAGGGTCAGTAACCTCGAACCCGTCAAGAACTCGGAACGGGCATTTCTCAGTCTGCAAATCCCGGACGGCCCTGTCGTGAAGGTGGAAGTCCGGCATGAGGACTTCGAAAAGCACCTCATGCCGGACCTTCAGAAGACCGCTACAGGGTGACCTGGGGAGCCTGGCTCCCACCCGCGAAGCGGAGCGAGTAGCCCTTGCCGGCCGCACCGTTCTCGGAGATGGGGGCCAGACCCGTATCGATGAACTCGCCGTACTGGCTGATCCCGTCGAGGATGTCCGTCACCGTCACCGAGGAGTTCTCAGCCACGAGGGCCGCGTCCGAGGTGAACGAAGCGCTGTAGCTGTTGAACCAGCATCCCTCGTAGTACGTGAAGAGCGCCTGAATGGCCCCCGGGACGATCCCCGATACAGCCGGACCCACGTTCACGTCCGCCGGCTGAGGCGTGTTCACGCCGTCGAGGTTCGCGATCTCGCTGAAGACGATCTCTTGCTTGATGTCGAACGGCCAGCGGTGGTGCCGTAGGCTCCGAACCATACCATCGATCCCGCCCTTGTACCCGACCGCCTGGAAGACGTTCTGAATGTACAGGAGCGTACGATTGATGGTGAGGGTCATCGGCTCCGTCACGGAAGGGACCAGCTCAGCGACCATGTCGCCAAAGCCGACTCCGCGCACAGGCTCGATGGTCCGCGACTCATCAAAGCCGAACTCCGAGACGGCTCCGATCTGGGTGAATCCCTGAGACGCTCCAACGGAGTATCCAAAAACTTTGTTTTTTTGGCTAGATACTGCTCTTGTATTCGGAGCCGTACCCGTGCGGTAAATATAATTTGTGGAAGGGTTGGGCATGACTCACCTTTGGGTGTTGAGCATGTAGAAAATCGTTCGGTCCCTTTTCCGGGAATTACACGACCTACATGAAGGAATGATGTTCTCTGCCGTGTGAGGACCCCCGCGAGAAATGGGGATCATGTGGTCCATCGTCAGAGAATCACACTCGACAAGGCAGTAACCGCACTTCTGATCGAATACATATAGAATCTCAAGCCACTCCTCATATTGAAAGGGAGAGCTTGCATAGATGCTTCTTCGCCGAAGACTTGAAGTCCGAAGGAGATCCTGATTTTCAACGTACCAACGCTGGTAATATGCGCGCACCTTTTCAGGGTGCGCCTTCATCCAAGACTTGATCCAGCCTTTGGCTTTGGCTTGGTTCTCGGGCTGCTCCAACCAACGTGCATGGTAAAAACGCATCTTTTCAGGATGTGCCTGTTTCCATTTCTTGCTGTAAGCGAGAATCTTCTCTGGTTCTCGCTTGTACTGGGCTAGCGCACGAACCCTAGCTTGGGGAAGCTCCCGTTCTCGTTGTAGAGCGAGCTTTTCAGGGTTACGACCACGCCAAGCTGTTGTACGCTGAACGATCACAGCCTTTTTGCAGGATTCGCAACGCAAACGCTTGGGAGACGATCCGCTTGGCAGATCACCCCCACAACCGATGCATGTACGAACTGCTTCGAGCACCATTTACATCTTCATCCGTGCTTCACTGATCGACGTACGAGCCTTCTGGAGATGATCCATCGCCTCACGGAGAAGGGACACGATCTCAGGACGCGACGACTTCATGTCCCCCATCAGCTCTTGGAGAGGTCGGTCAGGGTCCAACATCATCCCCCCCAAATCTTGTTCAAACGATCCAACTGCTCTTTCGGGTCAGTTGTACGTCGAGCCGCCGTCCGCCGATCGTAGGAGTTACTCATGACTCATTCCCTCAGATCTTGGCCGTTGCGAAGAGGTCGTGAATCTTCGACGCCTGCTTCGAGAGCGCGTACAGATCCTTCTTCACCCAGGTGTGGGCCAGATCCACCTCCTGAAGAAGAGAGCCGATCTTCGAGGTGACCGTGAGGAGATCGCCCTTGGCCTTGGCCGCATTGAACTTGCGTCCAGCCGCCACCAGACGATCGATGCGGTCCTCCGTCACCATGACCGTCTGAAGGATCTCTCCCGCCAGCTTGGAGTTCTCCACGAGGGTTTCGTGAGAGGCGACCTTGGGGTGCGTGATGTCCGTCGGAAGCTTCTGAGGAGCTTCCGGATTGACCGTGTCGACCTTGGGAGCCCCCATGGAGTTGAAGGCCGAGTTGCTCGACTGGTCGCCGAAGTTGGGAAGGCTGATGGCCGCAACCATCGCCCGAAGGCCTTTGAGAGCCTCCGAGGGGACCTTGCCGGCCGCAGCAAGATGGGTGATCGCAGCCACTTGGTGCTCGATCTGATCCAAGTGTTGCGGAAGGGTATTGGGGTTGAGAGTTTCGTCCGCCATGGGGCTGCTCGCGTCCTTTCCCGGCATGGGATGATGATCGTGTGCCGGAATAAGAGGACTAGCGGCCCACCTCGCTCGTCGAGGTACAAAGAGCGCCTCCATGGCGGCCAGGTCGATGGGGATCATCGCCTGCCCTTCTGCGTTGAACCGATCGAGCGCCTGCCTTGCGAGCCCACGGCCCGAGACAAGAGCTGCAACGAATTTCAAAACAGAAAGGGTCCCGAGGTTGTATCGGGACCCATCGGGGATTTGGACGTAGTTCGTGGGACCGTCAGTCCCAATCGTCACCGTCGTGAGCTGTCGTCGTACCGGCACATACTAGCCAGGGTACGAAAGGAATCTCATGACCCTACCTGCATTTGCACATGACCAGCCAAGCGGCTGGATTCGTGTTTTGCTGCTCGAAGGACAAAACTTGGTTCGGGTGCGCGCATGCTATCGACCCGGTATCCGACCACTTCACCTGACCCTGGTCCAGGCAAACGCCTCGCCGAACGTTCCAGTAGTGCTTCAACCCGAAGTAGAAAATGGACACCAAAAGCAACACCCAGATCAGGATGTTGTACTTCCTGTGGGTCCAGAACTCGCCGGAGGAGATTGAAGGCTTCGTCGGGGACGGTTCACGGTAGGGATCCATGTCCCTCCTCTACACCAAAAGGAGGGACCGACCCCAAGAAGACATGAAGGCCTTGATGTTTTCCCGCCCAATGCAGTTCTCAGAATGGATCTCGAACTCCGGCGGATTGACGCAGCCGAACTCGTAAAAGAGCCAGTTCAAGAACCGCATCGCGGTATCATCACCCCCAAGATCGTGGTCGAGATCCATGAACATGGGAGGCCCATGCGCTTCGACCAAGAGACGAGCCTCATCAGATGATGTCGCGCCAAGGAACCCCTCGGGAGTCCACCGAGCCCGAAGATCCGGGTCGGGATCCGCGAGCTGGTCGTCAAGCCAAAGTCTCCAGGTCATAGGGCTCAGAAGGGAAGCTGCGTTTCGGGGCGCATGTAACGCTCTCGCGGATGTACTGGGACCTTGGGGTACTCCAAGTCGACGAAGACAGGAGGTTCATCATACATGGGAGCCTCCCTCTGCCAAACCTTGAGGTTCTCACGGGCAATCTGACCGGGCGTTTTCATGACGCTCCTTCAGTCAGTAGGGGAATTCGCCAAGCTGGTCCAGGATGGACTTTCGGATCACCGCACCATCTTTCCTGGTGACAGGTTCGATCTCCAGCTCGACGATCTGAAGCTGACGATCACGGTCATCGTAGATCGTCTCCTCGATCGAAGGCTTGTCGTAGAATCGGTCCGAGGTGGCGTCCGGGTCCTTGTGTAAGGGTGCGTACATGCGGTCGCAGGTTTCGTCGGTCCCCAAAATATCGTAGATCGGCATGGTTGTCCTACAGGGTCCTGGCGAGCCCGATCAACTCAGACGCGCCGGAGAAGCTCGATCATGTGCGTGACGAGGATCAGCGTACCCTGTTCTGGCCCCCAGAGCCATAGCCCATCCGTGTGCCACTCCGGAAGCTCCCCCATGGCTCTTTCCATGTCGTTGAAGACGCTGGCGGCCGTGAAGAGGTTGAACTCCAGGTAGGCGCTCTTGCGAGACACCAAGACCTTGCGCCGGCTGTCGGTCTCCTCGCTGACGAGAAGCCCCCTCAAGTGCCCCATCCGGAACAGCTCGACCCAACCCCCAAGGAGCTGGTCATGGGTCTCCGCGAGCACGAACCCGTTGGACCCGACGTCGAGAACCTTCACCTTGGGCCACGACCCGACCACAGGGCCCCCGCCGTCAAGATGGTCCCGAATCCACCCCACGGCGGTGGTGAGCCGCTCCCCCAGCTCGCGCTTCGAGAGACCCTCTTCGGGGAAGAACGACCGGAGAAGCCGGAAGAAGCGCCCACGCTCGGGTTCGATGTGCCCCAACATCGAAAAGCCCCGCCGATGTATGAGGTCCACCGACGCCACCACCCCAGGCATCGCCGGGTGAATCGCCAGGGTCCGATCAAAGAAGAGAGCCATCGCGAAGATGGTGTCGAGGTCGCGGATTCGGTGCGTAGCGAACAAAAGCGGGAAAGGCCTCCCAAGGATGAGATCCTCGAAGAAGCTCGTCAGGGCGCCAGGGTCCGCTTGTCCGAACCCTGCCCCATGGTGCTCGTAGACGAAAAGGCCCGGGTCGCCCGCTTGCTCACGACTTGCCCCTGTCTCGAACGCGACAGCATCAGGAACGATGACGGGGAGCGTCGGATCTACGCGGGCGTTGAAAGTGATTGGTGTAGGCATCACCTAGATGCCTACACCAATCACTTCAGGACGAAGGTCTCTCGGATCCAGTAGGAGGGGGGATCTCCCATAAGAGCATCCAAAGCGATCATCTCGAACCGCTTTACGATCCAGTTCGCGGCCAGTTCACGCGACGCAAAAGGCCTCACACCGTGGACTTCTTGGTTACGCTCGACGCTCATGACCGTGTATACGATTCGCATAATCTCTACGTACTCCGCAGTGTCCGTAGTTGAACCCGTACAGGAACGTCGCCCCTGAAGGGGGCCGGAACTCGAAGTCTGCCTGCCCGCAACACGAGTGCGAAAGCTCGAAGGCAAGACGATCCGCCGGGTTGGACACATCGGCAAACCGGAAGGAATCCGAGCACTCGTACGCCTCGTGATCCTCCCAAATCGTGAGGATCTCAGCGTCCACGTAGGCAGCGATATCCTCGTCGTATAGGGTGGGGAGTACCTCCGCGAGTGCCGTGCGGCCACCCTTGTAGTAAGCGAAGGCCGCGGGGGAGAGGTCCAGGACGAGGAAACGGGGATCGATGCTCATGGGAGTCCTACAGCTAGGACCCCCATCCGATCAACCTCAGACGCGGCTTTCCCAGTACTCGTCCTTCGACTCGTACAGCTCCATGTAATCCTCGATGCGATCCTTCAGGTTGTCCCGCCAGTTCTGGGTCCGCTTCACGATAGGCGCCTTGTCGGGCACCATCGGCCGGTCCTTGCCGAAGTTGTAGAACTGGACGCGGATCGCATCCTCCCCTTGGCCGGCTCCCATCCCCGAGTTGGGATGGATCGAAGTCCAGATCCGGATCCCGATGGTCTTCGCCTCGTTCAGGAAGAGGTTGATGACGACCTCCCCCCGGCTGGCCCCATGCTGAGGCCTGAGCGCCCGGAAGGCTCGCTTGAGGTACGTCTCCATCTCGGGCAACGTGATCTGCGTGAATTGAGCGGCCATCACGCCCTCCGATCGTACGAGGTGTCAACCCCGCCGGCTGTCATGAAGTAAGAAGCCATGTCCTCGAAGGGCGGGGGCCCATGATCCCCGAAGTCCCCCTCATCCTCAGCCGTCTTCGGAGTACCCACTTCCGCGGGCAGAGGAACGTCCTTCTCGACGTTCTCCCCCGGCTTGAGGCCTGCCTCGAAGACGAACCGTGAAGGTGCTTTGGCACAAACCACGGTGAGGTTCTTCGCGGCCCGGGTGAGAGCGACGTAGGCGAGATTCCGCTCCGCTTCGAGCTTCCTCAGCTCCTCTTCCGGATCCGGCGGGGGCTCATCCTTCTTGGGCTTCTTCTCGACCGGGAAGATACCCGCCGGCATGCACACGAAGACGTTCGGCCACTCGGCCCCCTTCACGCTGTGGACCGTGGAAAGGACCATGCACCGCGGACGCTCTTCCCGCTGCTCCGGCGGGAGCTTCTTCTGATCCAGAGCCCACTTCTTGAGGTCGACTCGAAGTGTCTTCGAGGCATCCGAGTAGCGCTCCAGCTTCTTGATGAAGCCCAGAGCCGTCGTCGGGTCGTGACCCAAGTCGTGGTCCTGCGCGTTCGGCTGTGCGATCTGGTAGAGGAACTGCACAGCTCCAAGCCCCTTGGCAGGGTTCTCCGGAGCGGGAGGTGCCGAAGGATCCCCAGGCTCTCCCTCCGTCTTGGGGAGCATGAGGTTGCCTTCGTCATCGACGACAGGCTTGACCGAGTCCGGCTCTTCCTCTTCCTCGGCGTCTTCGCTCCCATCCGAGTAGAGGGACATGTCATTCGAGATATGCTCTCGAAGAGTGACGGTCTTTCGGGTGTCCTCCCCCGTCCGGTTGTTGCGGTAGCCCGTCGTCGCCTTGACGTCGTCGAGGATGATCTTGAAAACATCCTCGACGGGCATCGACGTGTCGTTGATGGTCTTCTTGAGCTTCGCGACCTGAGCCCCCATTTCGAGGAGGGTCTCCGTCATCTCGTCGACAGACTTCCGCCAGAGCCAATCCCCCGTGGCCATCAGCTTGTTCTTGTACGGCTGCTTGAGGGCTTCGGCGAGCTGGCGAGCGTAAACCCTCTTGGTGATCACCTCGAAGGGGTTGAGCGACTTCACGTCCATCCCGTCCCCACGAGCGATGTCCTGGAGAGCCTCCTTGACGATCTCGGCCACCTTGTCAGTCGAGAGGTAGAGACCACGATCCGGCTTCGTCAGGCTCGACGCCAACGAGAGCTGCATCTTCTCGAAGTTGGTCCCGCCCGCGAGGTCGAGGTAGCCAAGCACAGCCTTGGACTCAGGGGCTTCCAGGAAGCTCGACCCACCCACACGGGTGTACGGGATGCCCTCGATGATACAGGCCGTCTCGTAGTCGTTCAGCTCGTTGTTTGTACGAGCGAGAACAGCGTAGTCCTTCTCCTCGCTCGTCGGATTCGCACGAAGCTCCTTCGTGATCCGCTGAAGGGTATAGATGGCCCCAGAGGCGTTGTCCCCCGGCACCGTGACCTCGATCGAAGCTTCCTTGCGAGCCTTCTTCGGGTTCGCGCGAGCCTCCATCGGGATCTGGTTCGTGTTGTGGGCGACGAGCTTGTTGGCGCACTCGACGATCTCCGGAGCGCAACGGTAGTTCGTCTTGATCATCCGAGTCTTCCAGCCCTCCTTGCCGTTGAGGGCGGTGAAGAGATCCGGGCGAGCCCCGCGGAACTGGTAGATGGCCTGCTTGTCGTCACCGACCATCCAGAGGGACTTGCCGTCCTTGCCATCCGTGATGTGCTGAGACATCAGGTCGAAGACTTGGTGCTGAACCGTGTTGAGGTCCTGGCACTCGTCCACGAGGATGTGGTCGAACATGTTCTGAACCAAGGTGCGAGCCTTGGGGTCACGAACGAGGATGTCCCGGTAGACCTTGACCATGTCGTCGAGATCCCCGAGTCGCTCCTTGCCCGGACGGAATGTGTCCATCCACTTGTCGGCGGTCTTGCTCTGCGAGCACGGCGGACGCCAGCCCGGGATGTCCCCCTTGAGACCCGAGCCGATGTGATACCAGATCGCCGCCTTGATCTCCTCTTTCGAGGTGGCATTGGCGAGCGCTTGCTCCGGAGAGACGTCGTTGCCCTTCCAGACGTTGATGAGCAAGCCAGCCTTCTTGGCGCTGGGAATGTCTTCCAACGCCTTCGGTTGGACCTTGTAGTAGGACGCCAGAGCCACAGGCCCACATTCCGTCCAGACACCCTTGATGGCCAGCGTGTGGTTGATGGGCTTCGGGCCACGCTTGAACTTCTGCCCCGGCTCCGGGTTGGCGATGAGCCGCTCCTCAGAGAAGAGCTTCTGCTCCTCTGGAGTACCGAAGGCCGGGATGTTGGACCCTCGATCGCCCACGATGAATCGCATGAAGAGCGAGTGCATCGTCCCCACGGACATCTGCTTCATCTCGTTCTCGCCGCACTTCTTGGCGATCTTGTCCCGCAGCTCGTTCGCCGCCTTCCGGTTGAACGAGCACGCCAGGATGCGGCCGGGCTTGACCCCGCGATCCTTGATGAGGTACTGAATTCGAGCGACCAGAGTCGTCGACTTCCCAGCCCCAGCTCCCGCGGCAATGAGAACCTTGCCGTCCGTGAGAGCTGCTCCCCGTTGCTCCGGGTCGAGGGAACGGAGGGGCTCCGGGACATTCTTCAGGTCTTCGGGGTCTGCCATGGCCGCTGCTACAGTTGCAGCCGCGATGCCAACAACCTGAGATTTCGTGACGGGAGCATCAGGCTCGTTTTTGGCGTCCAGAGACTTCAAGGCCGTCGCCTGAGCTTCCTCCTGAACCCGCGAGATGATCTTGTCCTGGCGGTCTGTGGTGCCCTTCGTCTCCTCGGACGCAGGGTCGGCAGCTTCCGCCTTCATACGCTCGACGGCCAGCTCCTTGGACGCGTCGACCCGCCCGCCAGTTTGGCTAACCGCTGTCACAGGTGTCGGAGGAACCCCCGACCCTGCCAATTTGGCAGCCTCGTCGATCCAGTTCCGGATCCGGATGTTCTTGACGGGGATGACCGCGAACTTGTCGAGGGCGGCATCTGCATCGTCCACCATCGAGGCCGCGATAGCCGCTCGAACCTCTTGGAGGGCCTTGTTCGTGGAGAACACCGCCCGCATTGTCGAGGCACCACCCCGAGAGAGCAGGGTACGAATCTGGAGAGCCCGGCGAGCGGCCCCGTCCGGGGTCGGCCTCAGCCGAAGAGCCTTCTCCAGCATCTTCTTGTGGGTGTCCGACGGGAGGTTGGCTTTCATGAAGCCAGCGATGACCTCGCCGTGGAGCATGTCCGCCATTCGGAGCAGCTTCAGCCCGTTGGCCGTCATCTCGTCATGGGGGAGCCCAACCTCCTCCATGTACCGCATGTAGGTATCGAGGGCGAGAAGGAAGACCACGTATTCGGCGATCTGGAGTTCGCCGAACGTCTTGTCGACCTCGACAACCTCTTCATCAGCGGCCTGACGACGGTCGTAGATCATCTGGGTGTCGTGCATACATCCTGCTCAGGGGATAGAAACTACATCAAGGATCAGCTTGATGTACCAACCATGCGCCCTGGGTGGGAGCGCGATCTGTGAAGTTGGCGAGCCTCAAGAACTCACCCACGTTCTTTTCCAGGAGAAGCTTCTGTCCGAGCATCTGGTCGTAGATAGGCATCGACTCCTTCGAGATAATGCAATACCTCCGCGTGGGCTCCCCATTCTCAATGAGGTCCACGTTGTGGGCGTACCCCTTCCGAACCCGATAGATTCTACGGTCTTCCCCACGAACGTGGAATGCTCCCGTCGTCATCAACTCCTCTTGCTGGTCATCTGTGAGGAACTGCTCCAGGAGAACCCGAGATTTGGCGAGAGCTTCGGTCTCCTGTTGTCTCTCCAGCTCCAGAGCTTCGCGGTTGGCGATCCTCGCCGCGAACATGGCTCGAATCACAGGGTGCAAGCCCTCAAAGTTCTCCCCCCGAGGTTCCCTGCACACTTGGAGGATCAGGTCCTCAGCCCTCGCGCCATCAAGGGCATAGGCGTTTCGGCAGCTATTCCCAGGCAAAAAACCCAAACCGCAACAAGTCCACAACCCGAGAGGGGGCAAGTCGCAGATAGTTCGGATTGAGAAAATAAGGCTCCCATCCACCCCCAAAGCATCAAGGGTGAGAAGCCAGTCAGGCAGAAGTCCGGCGAGATATCGCACGGTGAGGTCTACGCCGAGGGGAATGATGACGCGAGCTGTGTGGGCTCTTCGAGGCTCCCACCAAGATGTGGGAGGATCCGCTTCGTTGAAGTTGAGGGTGTGGTATCGCCCTCCAATCTCTGTGTCGTAGATCGGAATCTCACCATCCCCCAAGTGATGTATCAAGAGGGAGGTGATCATCTCACCCCCCGGTCGCGTGAGGGCACACGCCCCCATTCAAATGGGACCCCAGGTTACAAGAATGACAAGCCACCCGGAAAATGGCAGGCCATCCTTGGCTCTTGGCCCAGTGGTGAACGTGGCCCCCAATCTCCCGACGATGTTCGTTACCCTTCCCATGAAGGTGATCCAGACCCAAGAGCATTGTCACGTTCTCCCCACAGCAATAGCAAGCCGGATTTTCGCCTCCGTAGACGTGGAGAGCCTCCAGAAAAACCTCACGACGTCTACGGTTCGTGTTCTCTCGTTTTTGTTGGAGATGTGCCTCTCTATTTCGAGCCTGCCAATCAGAACCATCCGAGGGGCTGAAGGGTCCGATCGTCCCTTCACGCCTACCTTTCATGTAATTCTGGGCATAGTCCGAGTTTGCTTCTCGCCAATCCTTGCCAGCTTTGAGAAGCTGGTCTTTGTGTGCCTGGTAGTATGCCTGATTGTCAGCTCGTTTCGCCATACCCAGGCAGGCGTATCGATTCCTTATTAACCCCCCGTCATCGGCGGAACAAGGAGAACCTGGGGAGCCGTGGCATCGAACTCCTTGATCTGCTCGCCCTCGGTCGCCGGAACCTCTTCGGCGTTCTTGGGCTTGACGAACCGCATCCGACCCGCGTCCGCGTCGAAGTTCTCCAGCTCTTCCCCCTTGCGGACCATCTTCTTCTCGTCCTTCGTGAAGCTCACGAGACGGAAGGCGAGGTAGCCCTTGCTTGTCAGGTCGACGAAGAGCGCCCGAGCGGTCTCGACCTCTTCCGGGTTGGTCGGGTCCCACGAATGCTTGGTGTCGCCCGCCTTGCCCATGATGGCAAATTGGTGCGTCGAGGTTGCGAGATCAGTCATGGTCTTCCCTTACACCAAGATCACTCGTAGCCCTCGATGACCCACTTCTGGTATTCCTTTTCCAACCAGGAATCCAGAGGCCCCGAGTGTCGGAAGAGATACTCCCTGTAGGTCGTCCCCGTCCGATAGTCCCGAGTCCCCGGCGGAGCCACTCGACCCGTTGCATCGTACTCGACGCCGACGTTGAAGAAGTCCGCCAGCTCTTCCTCGATGCGACCTTGAGCCCAGCGGGCAAAGGGACCGATCGGCCCATGGCGGAAAGCCACCCGGCTCGGCTGGAGTGCCACCACGAACCCCACAGCCTCATCCTGGCAGAAGAAGGGAAGCTTGCGAGTCTCTTCCGTGGAGACCGCTGTGCCCGGGAGGAAGACCATCCAGACGGGACCCCCATCCTCGAAGGACGTGAGGACGATTTTCCAGTCTGTATTCAACGTCCGAGCAACCGCAGCCGTGAGGGTTGCCTCGAAGGCCTCTTCAGTCAGCTCGCCAGGGAGGTCGATGTAGCCGTAGTTCGCCATTGAGGGATCTTACACCGACCCCAAAATCCCGCACCCCAAATAGGCGAAGACCCCCAAGATAGCCTTCCGGGGGGTCCTCTAGTGCCGCTTTTTACACGACGTCACAGCGTTGGATCAGATTCAAGCTTAGACACCACGTCCTACCGCTAGACCACCTCCCTGCGAGAAGCTCGACCCATGTACGAGCGCCTTGCAGGGAGGGCGGGATTTGAACCCGCGTTTTGGCGTATTGACCTGACCCTTAGATTGATGTCGTATCGGTTCTGCTGAGTCTGGAGTGAGAAGAAGAATCGTTTCCCCTCGCCTTTGCCTCTGCCGTCTGGGCTATCCCCCTACTCAACCACCCAATGCGCTTTGCTAAACCCCAGTGAAGGAGCCCACACACTGACTGGCTGAATAGGGGGAGCAGGAATCGAACCTGCCCTTTTGGGGAGAGAGGGTTACTGAAGCTGACTCTTACTCTGAGACTGCACTCAAATCTTTAGTACACCATATCTCGACGCTAGGCGAAGAGATTGTGGAGAATCGTCGCCCCGATGTGGCGGTTCTCGACCTCGATGGTGTTGGCCTCCTCACGCGCGAACTTCACGGCGATCCGGAGCTTCGAGACGCGGTCCTTCAGCACGTTGACCCGAGTCGCCGTGAGGGCCCCCGAGCGCTTGACGACCGTGTACTGTCCGACCGCCTTGTCCTCGTGGAAAATCTCGGTCTGCGCCGGATGGTACTGGGTGGGCTCCGCCTTCGTGATGACGGTGGGCGTCTTCCGCGTCCGCTGCGTGATGGCCGGAGCCGTGGCGAAGCAGGCCTGGTTCTCGTCGTAGGTCCACGACTCGGCCGGGTCGAGCGTCGGGAGCGAGCCGATGAACGTGGTGAGGTCGTCGAGCTGGTGCTCCAGGAAGAGCAGCACGCCGACGGGGACATCCGCGAGGATGACCTTCCCATCCACGACGATGTTCGCTCGCGCGATGGTGTTCCCCCACTCCTTCGTGGCCGTGATGTCGAAGGCCTCCGTGAGGACCTTCACCGTGTGCTCGATGGCATCCGCGGCCTTGAGCTGGACGTGCTTCAGCTCCGGCGGGAGCCGCTCTTCCTGCGTGTCTGAGAAGGGCGCGTAGGTCCGCGAGAACCCTTCGAGCTGCGCCGGCTTCTTCAGCTCCTTGTGGTAGGTCTTCAGCTCGTCGTACGCCTTCGACTTGAGACCCTTTTCGACCGCGATGATCTGGCAAAGCTTGCCCATGATGAAAACCTCTTCTGATTCGATTTGCTGATGCTGATGACCCGAGCCCTCTACACCACGTCCCCGACGTAGCATCGATTTTATGGAGAGGTTGATCGGGGCCCCCTCTTGGGTGTAGGCTTTTCACGAGGCACACCCCATGATCAAACCCAACGCCAAAGAAGTCGCTCGCGCCGATGGAGGCTTCGCTTGCGTCAGCCGTCCTGCGGCTGGCGGGGGCTTCAACGTCGCGGTTGTCCACCTGGACGGCACCCCCGTCTTCAAGATCCAGCACGTCGAGACCAAGGACCAGATCGGCAAGGCCATCGCCTGCGACCTGCGCATGATCGACAAGTGCGGCTTCAACTGCCCCATGGCCGATGCTTCGAGGCATCGCCGATGAGCATTCCTGTCTCTCCTCGAAAGGGGATCGGTGGACGTCGACACAGACGCCGCCGATCCCCTCGTCCTGTTCCTGGATTCCGGGCCCTTTGCGCCCGGGAGCACGCCATGATCAACAACGGGCTCAGGTTCGACCACCACCGACGCCTGAGACTGTCCGAACAAATAGCAGCCTCGATGGGGTTGAAGCCGCTCCCTCCGCTCACCCCCGAGGGCCTGGAGTTCTTGAAGCAATTCCTGAAGAAGAAGCTCTGACCATGTCGATGATCCTCCACTGCTTCGTCAAGGTCGGCTCCCTCACTGTGTGGGAAGTCGGCCTTGTGCATACCCCCAGCACCGTCACGTATGAGCTTCTCGGCTACCCTGGACGCCCGTGGCAGGACATCGCCAAGGACTACCTCGCGTGGGTGGCCGACCAGGCGGCTCAGATGAAGAGACGCGACCCCAGTTGGGATGCGAAGGAGTGGGTGAAGGGCGAGCGTCGGAGATTGGGACAGGCTTGGAGGATGGCTCAAGAACGAGACGGTCGTCTCGAATTCTACGCCATGTGAGATCGCTCAGTGCAGATGGGTCGCGACCTCACCCCACTGCTTGAGGTCATCCGTCATCCGACCGACGTCTTCCTCAGTGTTGACGACCTTCTCCCCATTCATCGTCATGAAACGCTTCCCCGAGATCATCTCTTCGAGGTGATGAAGCTTGGCCTTCGTCCACCTCTTGAGGATCGACAGGTCTGCTTGGGGGTATTTCTTGACGAAGTCGAGAGCTTCGTTCGCCCCCGAGTATTCGGTGAGAGCGTCCGAGTGGACGTGTTGCTTCTCGTCCAGGAACAGGGCTTCGGCAATCGCCGAGTACGTTGAAGCCTTTGGGGCATTCCAGCGCTGCGTCTTGGGGTTCATCGTCTGGCTCACGAATCGAAACCCCTTGCCCGGCTTCATCTCGATCCAGTATCGGATTTTGGTCCGAAGCTTGAACCCGTACGGGTAGTCGTCCACCACGTAGGCGGTCGCTTCGCTGTCGTGCCCGTAGAGAGGGGTGTGGCTCGCGACGAGCACTCGACCAGCCACGCGGTTTGCGAGGGCTGCGAGTCGAGCTGCCATGACTTCGCGAGAAGGGCCCGCGGAGTGTGCATAGTCGAGGAGACCTTGCACTGCGGCGATGAACTGTCGGGGGGAAGCGATCTTATACATTCTTGCCTCAGATACGGGCAGGAATAGAAACTACACCGAGGGGGAGGGAGTACCTCGGCTTACATACCCTTCTTCTTGACCAGCTTCAATGCCATGACCGCGAAATGGTCGTGTTTGAAATTGGCCAGAGGATGCGTTTGCCATGCGCAGTATGCGTGAGGCACATCGTGATCCTCAACGTTGATCGACTCCACTGTCATGTGGTGACCCCCAGACTCCAATTCCACCACGTCTCCAGCAGCAATTTGATCTTGCATCACACTGCTCCTTTCACCGTGTACGAATCCTGGGGGATCCAACCACATTGACGACCCGGGGCGGGATGAAGTGTTCGCCAGGCTCAGGAGTAGGAGGTAGAGTATCCCCCTTTTCAACCTCCACAACCCTTCCCGTATTCTCCCCCTTGGGCCCAACGATCTTATAGACCCCTGAATAGGGGGCTTCATTCCCAGACTTCAACATGATTGACTCCTTTGTGAGCACGCGCCCACAGAGTCTCTACTACCATACGCAGGATCCCAACGGAGGGAAAATCGACGGAGGTATCCTACAAAGATACCTCACAAATAGATTACTGAGTTTTCAGAAGATCAGATTTCTGAAAACTCAGCACTTCTGAAGAGATACGATTTCTCAAAAAAGATTCGTCGGCGTACGGTTCGTCCTCTCGGACAGAGAAGAGCTGCATCCCCGACGCTTTCGCCAGCTCAACCTTAGCCTTGTCTCGCGCCTGAAGGGCGTCGAACTCCTCTCGTTCCGTGACGTAAGTGCTCGGGAACAGCCAGTGCTGAACACCATGGAACTCGACGAGGAGCTGATGGCTGGGGAAGTAGCCGTCGAAGCGGAACCGACGCCCCGTCTTCGGGTTGGTAAAGCGAGGGTCGGACCACTCGACTTCGTAGGACGCCCCACCCAGGATCCGTGAGACCATCTCCAGGCAGATTGCCTGCTGTATGGCCGTGTGAGAGATGGGCATCCCGTGCTTCTCGCACTCCCTCCGAATCGTCACGAAGGCGTGCCCAAGAGCCGCGATGGCCTTCCCCACCGAGACCTTCCCGTTCTTGAGCCGGAAAGGAAGGAGCTGCTCCCTGGTCAAGGAGACCTCAGTTCCGTTCGTCCAGTGTTGCACCTTTCGAGTTTCAGAAAGAGCGGCACCTCGTTGACGAACCACATCTGAGGTCTCTTTGGTGAGCCCCTTAAAATGGGAAACGAAGTCATCAGGCCGAGCGCCCATACGCGCTACTCGGGGATCGGTCTCCTTCGTCAGACCTGCATTCCACCGGCCGGCATTGGCGGACATCTTCGCTCGGGTATCCTGCGAGAGAGCTTGCCCCTTGAGGTAGGACTTGTCTCGGGTGCCGCACCGTTGAGACATGACCTCCCCCTCGTACGCCATGTCTGGATGCGCGTTCTGAAGATGGCTCACCAGGCTCTCAGCCCGATACCCACAAATCTGGCAGATGACGTAGTCAAGCCCCTCCTCTTTCAAAGCCCAGAACTCTTCCACGTCCCGACCTCGGCACTCAGGACATCGCGTGTCATGCACCGAAGCGGCGAAGGTGTACCCCACCTCCCGCGGAGCATCGCAGGAAGAGCAAAGGATGGTCTTCTTCAGACCCGCCCGCGGCTTGGTCGCATGAGATTGAGCCGCCGCAGCCTGACGCTTCTCGGTCAGGGCTTCAGCTCGAATGAGGGCTTGGGGGTGTTTGGCTCGGTAGGCATCCGCCGTCAGCCCATGCTTCTTCAGATGGGTGGCCAGCGTCGATGCCTGAAACCCGCACTCACGGCACTGAACGAAATCACGATTCTCAACAAGCATGAGTCCGATTGTGTCCCAACCGAACCCATGCTGTCAAGTCTATCAGGCGATTCTTACTATTAACCGCCTAACCCACTGCACCTAGCTACCTAAGTGCCCGTAATCATTCACTAAATGCGTGCGCGAAGGTTAAATGAGAGGACCAAGAAGAGCAGCGGGAAGACCGGCTGGTAGAACGCCTGGAACCGAAGGATGGTCGGGTCGTTCGGATCGATGGCCGATGCGATGCCCGAGAAGGCGCCCACGATCTCCGCCTGGACGAGCTGCTTGAAGAGGCCCGTCATCGAGACGTTGACCTCGTTGGTCCGGCTCGCGAGGAACTTGGAACCGACGAAGGAATCGAGGACGATGCGGCTCTGCTGTTGCACATAGTCGGCGATCTGAGTGACCGTCGGGAGGCGCGTCAGCGGAGACGACATGTTGGTGGTGAGCCCCTGCCGGATGCGAACAAGCGGCTGGAGGTCCTCCAAGAGCGTGATCCCCGCGGCGGCCGTCTGGTTGGCCTCGACGGGATCCATGATGCGCGGGATGCGCGTGAAGTTGACGATGCGACGCCGAGTCCAGGGCGTCGCCACATCGACCGAGGGAGACACGACAGCTCCAGCGACGGCCGCTGCAAAGAACGTCCCATCCACGAGGGAGTCGAACGTCTGCCCCAGAGCATCCGAGAGCGTGATGACAGCCGAGTCCGGGTAGAACATGGCCATCCGGTTCGAGTTCAGGCTCCGAGCGATGGTCTGCGCGTTGGTCGGGCTCGTCCCCGAAGCAAAGCCGCAGAAGCCCATCCGCTCCGCCTGGTTGCGGATGTGAGACTGTGTCTCGACGTGCTGGGTGAGCCGCGAGTAGACCGCCGTCGAGGTCGCCAGAGGCACGAGGATGTCGGGCTTGACGTTGCCGGGCAGAGGCGTCTTCAGCTCATCGATCGCGTCGAGGAAGGAGACGTCCGTTGCCTGAGCGGTGTTCGCCGCCTTCATGACCTGCTTGATCCCGACGAGGAGAGCCCCGTTGGTGATCGCAAGATAAGCCGCGAGGCTCACCCGGTTCTCCGCACTGACCAACCCGAAGTTCTGCTCGATCGTCTTGATCGTGCGGAAGATGCGGGTCGAGAAGTCCTGCTTGAGGAAATTGTAGGTGATGTAGTAGAAGTCACCCACCTTCGGCTCGACCCCACCCGGGTTGAACGTCTGGACGGTGGCCGTGTCGTTCACCGCGACGCCGACCGTGTTGGCGACCCCCAGCTCCAACCCAGCGATTGCCAGGAAGGGGCGTGAGGGGTCGACCGCGAACGTCGGGGTGACGAGGAGCGTGAAAGTCCCCGCCGCATCGTACCCACCCGTCGTTGCGGGAAGGACCGTGAAGCGAAGCCCCGTCTGCGCGTCCGTGTACGTCTGGCCGGGGATGCCCGTACCAGCCGAACCAGAGGCGTTGTTCGAGGAGACCACGAAGTTGTCCTGCGCGTCTTCGCCGTTGTCCCCGTCCACCCCAGCCGTGAGCCCGATGCCCGTCGTCGCGTTGAACGCGGAGTTGGCCACCGTGTTGAAGACGATGCTGCTCGAAGCCGCTCCGACCGTCAGGGACTCGAAGGTGATGTAGTTCGAGCCGTTGATGGTATCGACGTACGCAACCCCATCGGTGAGGAAGCCCGCGGTGGCGAGGAGCGCGTCCACAACCTCCTGAGCCGACACGAGGGTCTGTGAGCCCTGCGCGTTCTGTGCGAACCCGAGAACCACATTGGCCGTCCCATCGAGGATGAGAACCGACGACTGCGGGTCGTTCGTCGAGGAGGTGAGGCGGAGCTTGTCGAGGTTGATCCCCGTACCCGCCGAAGCACGTCCCGTGGCCACAGCGTTGATGGCCGAGACCACCGCAGAGGTCGCAACCGTGGCACCCGCGGGGAGCGTCACCAAGTACTGCGCCCCGTTGACGCGGAACTTGAAGGTGTCGTTCACGCCAGCGGTGATGTTGAACGGACCGACCAGAGACCCGAGGAGCGTTGCGGGCTTGTTGATGGCCCCCGTCGTCCCATGCGAAGACTGGAAGGTCGTGAAGCCGAGGAGCGTCTCTGCCGTCCCCTGGGAAACCATGACCGTCGAGATGTCATCGAACCCGCCAGGAAGAGCCCCGGGGGTCGTGTCGCTCTTGACCACGAAGAAGACGTCACCCGTCGAGCCACCGATCTGGTGGAAGCTCGCGAGCGTGTTGGGAGCCGTTCCCGAGAACGGAGCGGTCGCATCGATGACAGCGTTGATGTCCGCGACGAGCTGCGTCGGAGTCCGGTAACCGACCGTGAGGGGGACGTTGATGAGGCCGTTGCCGCCCGTCATCCCCACCACAACGAAGCCAGCGTTGGCCACCGTCTCGGTGATGGCAGCATTGCCCACCGTTCCAGTTGCCCCGTTGACGAGAGCGACCTTGGTCGAACCTCCGATGGAGGCCGTGATGGCAAGCCCAGCTCCGACACCGTTGATCGCAGAGATCATCGCGTCGCGAACCGTGCCCACCGAATCGAGCGAGGTGAAGGCGACCGCAACATTCCCAGAGGCAACGCCACCCCCAGAATCGAACTCGAAGATCGACGGAGGGTTCACCCCATCGTCAAGAGTGAACGTCTCCCCATCGACGAGGAGGGAGCCCGCCACCGTCGTGATGAGTCCGCTCGCCGCCAGAACCCCCGCGTTGATCGAGAGGTTGAGGACGTTGGCCGGGGAAGCCGGGATGAGGATCTTGCCCGAGTTGCCGCCCGACTGAACCGGCACGACATGGCCCGAGACCAGGAAGGCCGGAGCTGCCGACGCAAGGTTCGTCGCCTGGGTGTTCCCGTTGATCCCCATCGACCAGGTGGCCGAGGAAGGAGCGTAGAACGAGTAGGGCTCCGCGAGGTTGTTCGTGAAGGCCGCGTTCGTTGCCGCAGCGGATCCGAAGGTCACGGTGACCGTCTCGACAACGGGAGTACCCGTTCCCGAGTGGAAGGCATCCGGAACCGTCTCGACCCCACGGGGCCACTGAACCGTCTCGCTGAGAGACGACTTCGAGCCGAAGCGGACCTGAAAGAGGTTCGTGTTCTGCTGAACCGAGAAGACCTCGTACTGCCCCATCCCAACGGCTCCAGGAACCGTGCAAGTGAGGATGTAGGTGTCGTCCACGATCCGGTTGTAGTTGAACGTCGCGTAGGCGTTCCAGTCCGGGGGGACAGCATCCCGAAGACGAAGCAGACGCGAGGCACCGTCCACCGTGAGAACCTTCACGGCTGCTCGACCCAAGGCATCCCGGAGAGTCCGGCCCACGAAGACCTGGATCAGATCCGGGCGGTTCGTGATGAGGTCCTGGCGGTTGTTGGTGATCGAGGCGTAGAGCGAGTTGCCGAGAGGCGTCGACCGACCGTTCCCCGTGGTGGGGATCTCAGGGAGACGGAAGTCCGTCGTCGAGACCTTCGCCGGGAGAACGGACGTGTCAGTCACCCTCGCGCAAGTCGCGAGGTAGAGCTTCTCATCGACGAGCGACCCGACGATCTGAGACTCGTTGAACGGCGTGGACCCGGGGGACGTCTTCGTGGAAGCGACCACGAAGCTCGTTCCCCAGTGTATGATCGAGACATCCGCCGAAGGATTCGAGACAACGAAGTCCTGCCCCTGAATGAAGTCCGAACGACCGTTCGAGATACCGCAGCGGGCAACCGTGGTGACGAACGTGTTGGGGAGGTAGTCGAACGTGTCCTGCCAGGTGTTGGCCCAGTATTGAACCGTGACCACAGCTCCGCGAGCGGGAGGCGTGGCAAGGGTCACAACACCGTTGGTCCCATCGACAGACGTCGGGATGACCTGAGCACCGTTGACCTTGACGACCACCTTGGAGGGGTCCGTCGTGGTGATTCCACCGCTCGTCCCATCGACGATGGGACGCTGGAAGACACGGAAGCTCAGGTTCCTCGACGTCTTCGTGTTCGCCAGGAAGCCGAGGGGACCGTTGGCCGAACCAGACCCGATCTCCAGCGAGACAGGAGAGGTGAGCGCGACGTGCTTGAGCCCCTGGTTGTCCGTCGACACCGCTGTCTGAAGGTTGGGGATGATCGCTGCATCGATCTGGCTCTTGACGTTGGACGCCGTGAGGGAGCCCGCGGTGAGCGTAACCGTGTACGACGTGCCGCCGACCTTGACGACGAAGCTGTCATTGGAGCCGGTCGTGACGAGGAAGGGCTCGAACCCAGGGGACGTCAGAATGGCGTCCAGGTTCGTCACCTGATCCGAGACGTCGTCCGTGAATGCCGTGTCTCCCCGGTGGAAGAAGTAGGTCACTCGAACGACGTCCGTCGGCTGAGGCGGAATCTGAAGCGTGATGAGGCCCTTGGCACCCTGGACTGCCCCGAGAGCAACAGGCAGCCCGTTGACCGTGATCGAGGAGATGTCCTTGGTGGCGTTCGAGACCCGACCAAGGCCGCTGCCATCGACGATGGGGAAGTTGCGGACGCGGAACTGAGTCCGGGTCCCATCCTGCGCCCCGAGGATGAGGTTCTGGGGGTTCGTCGCATCGGCGACCCATGCCAGGCTCGGGTCCTCATTGACGATCTGCTGATCGATGGAAGCGCTGCTCCCTCGGACCAGTTCCAGGTCGTCTTGCACCAGTTCTTCTTGACCCACCCCGATGATCGCGGGGATCCGCAACCCACCCAGGATGTTGGTCACGTTCGCGTCTGCGAACGTCTGGGTGTAGACACCGGGGTTCATTTCCGGCGTGGGGGTGAACGTTTGGAACGGTCCGTTTCCAGTGGCCATTAGAGTCTCCTCAAAGGGACGTAGAATCCGATTTACATCTTCGGGGATGGGTGGAACGAACCACCAAATTCTGATCTGATTCGGATTTTAATCTGCCCGAGGAGGGCTCCGACGAAAGGCGACACCCTGGCGAGCGTCACCTTTCGCGCCGAGATAAGAGGACTAGCGCGAACGCTTCGATTCAGCGGCAGCCCGAAACGTATCGATGGCCTTCTTCGCCAAGTTCCGTCGAGCCACTCGACCCCCATCGCTCATGGGCTCGTAGTCGATGTGCCCACTCGCCGTGTGTCGAATCAGAGCAGGGGAGCCGCCCTGCTTCCGAGCCCCTTCCTTCACCTTCTCCCGAGCTTGGACCACCCCCCAACGGGACTCGGCGTCTTTCCCCACAGCATGATCCGCCGTGGGGTAGTCCTCCTTGTGGACCCCCGTGTTGGCCGTTGCTCCCACAGAAGGCCCCGTGAAGCCGAACGAGAATCCCTCCGCCCGAAGATATCGGGGCGCGGGTTCCTTGCAATTCGGACACGGGTGTGAGGTGGGGTTGGACATGGGGAGGTTCCTCTCGAAACGCACCTCACATTGCTGCTTCTCGCACAGGAAAATGTAGGTAGGCACTGATTTATCCGATCTTTTCGTAGTTGCTGTTGCGGCCCGGTAGAACAGGAGCCGTCGCAAAGAACAGGGAGTTGTTGAGGCCTCCCACGATATCCGATTCCTTGGTCGTGGGGTTCTCAGCCGTGGCCTTGCTGATGGTCAACGGCAGAGGAAGATGGATCTCCCAATCAGCTCGAAGCTGGATCGAGATGGAGGCGTTGAAGTAGGGCTCCTCCGTCGTTTCATCGTATATCTCCTCGGTCTCTCCGCCCATCGAGATGTCGATGATCTCGATGCCCTCGAACTCCAGAGCAGGCTTCTTGTGCCCCCAGAGGTACATGATGACGAGGTCCGCCATCTCCTCCATCTGGTTCGGGTCCCGAGAGATGACGTCCAGCTCGAAGGTCACCTCGAACTTGCCTCCGTAGGCGTTCGCCGTGTCCACGCGATCCTTGTAGATGACGATCGCAACCTTGTCTCCCACCTTTGCTCGTTTACCGAACGCGAGCACGACCCCAGGGATGGACTTCGAATCCGAGACATTCCAGAAGAACTGGGTGGGCTCTGAGGAAGGAGCTGCAACCCTGTAGTCCGCCACAAGGGTGGACCCGGGGCCCGAGCGAGACAAGATGTTGAGGGCTCCCGTCGCCCAGTTGATCGTGTAGTCCGTGCCCTCCTCGAAGAGGACTCGGCCGTTCTCCCACAGCCTCAGCGTCCCTCGAACGGGGACCCCCTGGAGCTGTGCCTCATGCTCGATGCCAGAGCGGAACATGAGCACGGGCTCATCCGACACCGTCACCAAGGGGTCGATGATGAACAGGCCTGGTGTGGTCGCGTTGGTGGGGACCTCCAGGATCTCCATGTAGTAGATGCCTGGCTGCGTGGGGAAATGATCGCCACTCGCCCGCACCGCGTTCTGGTCCTCTCGGATCCATTCAAGAGGATACGCCGGCTTGTTCCCGGCGTACGCCAACATCGCGTGGCCCTCGATGACCCCCATGTAGTTGTCGCCAGAGAGCTGTACCTTGTTGGCACTCGACCCCTTGACGACGATCCCGTATTGGGGTCTCTCCGTGAAGCCGTACTTGTTCTGAATGGACGGCACGATCTTGTCGTAGATCGGATGGTCCTTGAAGGAGTCCTTCAACTCCTCGATGACCCGACGCTTGAGCGAAGAGACCAGGTAGTAGTACATCAGATCCCGAATTCGCGGGACACCAACTGGGCCATGACCCGGTCAATGTCCCCATCTTCGGCCTTGAAGGTGTGCGTCACCTTCTTTGACTTGTCCAATCCCCCGACGATGGTGCAGATGACCGTGTCGTAGGCGTACTCCCAATAGAGATGCAGGACATCTTCCTGATTGGTTTCGATCGTCGTGATGCACTTCATACGAGACGGGTCCTCGATGACCATCGAAGGCGCCCTCGCATCAAGAGCATCCGCAATGTCCGCCGTGGCATCACGCGCGTAGTGCTTCAGAGCCTTCTGGAAGTACTCGAAAAGGGTCGTGACACTCGCAGCCTTGTTCCACGACGGGTGATTGGGGGGGACAGTCATCGGACGCTCCTACTGGTCGTTGTGCTCTTCCATCGCCAGAACCAGGAGACCCTCTGCGACGGCCGTCATCGGGTCGACGGCGGACCGGATCTCGCTGATCTGGATCGGGAAGCCCTTCTTCTTGACGTTCTCGAACTCCTCGCGGAAGATGTCGAGGAAGCCCCCTGCCCGGCTCGTGCCTCCCGAGACCACGAAGGGAATCGGCTCTTGAAGGCTGAGCGTGTTCTGGACACGGCGGAACTGCACTGCGATGTTCTCCAGGCAGTAGCGAATGAGGGTCCGGATGTAGAGGGCGAGAGCCTCTTCCTCACGGCCCTTCGGCTTCGAGATGTCGATCCCACGCTCCTTGATCGAGCACATGCGAGACGCCGTCGAGCCCGTGGCCTTTGCCGCATGACTGTCGATCCAGTCCCCACCCCGAGCGAGCGCGAAGTCCATCCCCATCACCGTCTGGTAGGCGAGGGCAATGTTGCACATACCCGAGCCGAACGAGACAGAGAGCCCCGAGAAGCCCTCCGCAGCGCACTGGCTGTAGATGATGGCCATGGCCTCGTTCATGGGGTGCGGCGTATAGCCGTGCTCCGCGACGATCTTCCGGAAGATCTCCGTGTGGTAGACGACGTCCTGCTCCTGGTCATCGATCGGAGACGCCGGCACCGAGTAGAAGCAGTGCTCGTCAGGAATCGTGGGGTCTTCCAAGACATGGTAGATGAGCAGGCTGAGGATCTGCTGTGCGTCCAGCTCCCCCGAGGAGATCACCCCGCGGCTGAGAGGTCGGCGAACTTCCCTCTTGAAGAGGTTCGCCATGACCATGGCCGAGTCCCCGAGAACGAGCAGGTTGCCGTCCTTCTCGACGTAGTTGACCTTCGAGAGCCGGAGCTGCTTCTTGGCCTCCAAGTCGAGGTCAATGAAGGCGTCACGCATCCGCTTGGTCTTGATGTCGTTGCCAGCCATCCGGGCGCTGACGATGTTCATCGTGCCGATGTCGAGGCCGACCCCCGGCTTGTATCCCGTGCGATCCTGTCCCATCTGATCCTTCTTTCTCATTTGACTGCCATATCCCGACGGTCGTACGACGCTGTTCGGGTCCGTTGTTTCAGAACGTAGATGTGCTCCTCGTGCTTGTCTGCAATCTCTTGGAGGAGATTGTCGGTCCCGTGGGAGAGCTGGCCACGTTCATCGAGGATGGCGTAGACCATCTTCTCAAAAGCGAGAAACCGATGCACCATCCTCAAGCTGAGGAGAGCATAGTCGCTCGGGGAAGGGTCAAGAGGGGCCCCCTCGTACATGACTCGAACCAGGACCGCCGCATGGTAGGAGTGCATCAGAGGGTGAGCAAGGATGTGATGCCCTGCCCCAACGGCACGCTCGGCCACACGATCGATGAGCTTCTGGACGTCGTCGTAGAGCCGGTCGTAGAGGAGATGATCCCCATAGAACGTCGTCCCTCGGGTCTGCCAGTGGTGAGACTGGTGAACCATGGCCTCTGCTCGAAGGAACGCGAGAATCGCCGCCAGCTCGGAAAGAGGCGCACCCCCGTAATCGGCTGCGATGCTCTGGAGGATCTGGGACAGAATGATGAGTGGAGCATCCGCTTCCTTCTGTCCCGCAGTCACAGGCATTCGAGACTTCGACTCAGGGAGATAGGGAGGCCCATGCTGGGAGGGATCGTACATCGTGGGGTCGTGCCACATTGCAAAGATCCCCTCGGCATGTTCGCTCTCTTCTCGCTCAGGTAGCTCCGGGTCTCCCTGGCGCATGATCTACTCCTTGTGGGACTCTTCGAAGAGGTGCTCCAAGACCGTGAAGTCGTCGAAGGTGTCCTTCCACGTCTTCATTTCCTTCCGGCCCATGTCCTCACACTTCCGAGCGAACTCCTTCACCTTCGGAGGAGCGTTCTTGTAGTCCTGCACGTCCTCCATCAGGTTCGTGTACTCCTGAATGTCCTGCGAGATCTCGACCGTGAGCTTCTCGTGCTTGGCCTGGAGGGATTCCCACTTGTCCGTGTGGATCCCCTCGCTCCAGTTCTCTTCCGGGCTCCCATCCGAGACCCAGTCCTCAGCCGTCTTGGCAGCCCAAGGGTCCTTCTTCGCAACCATGATATGGTTGTTGTTCATCTTGGACCAGTCCGGCTCCTTGCCCTCTTCCTTCTTCATGTGCGTTGCGATGATGGGGAAGTAGCTGGACATGAGGCCCTTCCAGCGATTGATGTCCTTGTCGGCCGCTGAAGCCGCTTCCTTGGCCGTGGCGACAGCACGAGAAGGCATGCCAGGGAGCCGCTGGATCTGCTCCATGATGTGCTGGTAGGTGTCGATGTCCCGCGAGATGGCCAGAGCGAGCTTCGTCCCGTCCTCGCTCAACCGATCGAACTTCGACTCACTGCGCGAGTCGAGAGCCGTGAAGGTCATCTTCGAAGCGGCGGTGCCACTCTTGACGATTCGCTCCAAGTTCTTGAACTGATCTCGAATAGAGACGTTCCAGGTCCAACGGGCCCTTCGAATCTTCGATACGAAGTCGTTGAGGTCTTGAAGAGCTTCCTTGGGGGTCACGTCGTTGTCTTGAACCTTTTCCAAGGTCATACCGAGGACAGAAAGACTGACGTCGACCCCCGTCAAGTCGCTGTAAATCTTCTGAAGATCCCGATCGAACTGCCTCATGTTCGAGTCGAACCCAGACGTCACAGCCCAGTCAGCGGCGGTCTTCGGCCCCTTGGGGGTCTTGGGGGCCTTCTTGGCTTCCTGCCCCTCCTCGCGCATCTCCTGTCCGACCTGAGCCGGCGTGAATCGCTTCGGCTTGGCCACGAAGGTCTTGCCGTTGTAGGGCGACTTGATCGAGGTGAGGCGTTCCTCCAGGTAGAAGACACGCCCCTCCGGATCCGTGTACTTCCAGAGGAGAGCGGGACCCCCGGGCTTGGGATCAGCTTTGGCCGCGAGCTTGTCGCTCAACTCGGTGGCCTCGATCAAAATACTGGCTTGTCGGGGGTGCATGCTAACTCCTCACTGTGATGCTTCGAAAGAAGGTTATCAGTTCCCCTGACGCTTCTTCTTGAGAGCGGCCGAGGCGCCCGAGACCGAAGACCCTTCCGAAGTCTCCGACTGAACCTCGACATGGGCATCCATGTCCTTCGAGGCGATCGTCGAGGGGATGAATGCCGGGGCGTCACCACCCACAACATCCGTCACAGCCTTCAGGATCCCGAGCCCACCCGTGTTCTGCATGATCACGACAGGCCGCTCCTTGAGAAGCTTGAGGATCTCATCGAGCTTCTCGCGTCCTCCGATCTGTGCCTCATAGAGGTCGAGCTGGCCCTGGAGACGAGCGATGTCGTTCGTGAGCTGGACGTTGGCAGCCGTCACGGTCGACAGCTCCGCTTCCACCGTGGCCTTTGCTTCTCGAAGGATCACACCGTCTTCGAGAGCGTACTTCTTCCCCAGCTCGGACTCGTCCAGCTCACGCGCGAGCTGGACGTTGGCGGATTCAAACGGCAAGAGCCGCTCGACTTCATCCTGAAGCTGCTTGTACCCATGAGCCAGAGACGTGACTCGCTCCTGGTCATCCGAAGGCGGAGGGCTCACGAGGAGAGGCGCGGGGGAAGCCGTGAACACCTTGTGGGGGTTGAGGTCACTCGTCAGACGGAAGATCTTCCGCTGCGAGAGCGCCCGCCACAGGTCCTTCGACTTGAGGGCCAGATCCTCCGGGATCGTGACGGAAGTCGAATGGGGGACATCCATCTGAATGTCCTCCAGCATGACCGTGTCCGGAGAGATCCCAAAAACAACGACGTTACCTGACATTATTTCCTCGACCATGTTGCTTGAATTTGTTTGGTGAGATCCCGAAGAAGCCTTGTACGAACAGCTTCTCGGGCCTCTTTCTTCGCCTTCTCGATGAAGTTGGTGGGGCCCCTTCCGGGATGAACCCAGGCCCCGTTCTTCATCGTTTTGGCGTTGGCCGACCGGAAAATGACTTCCCCAGTTTCCGTGACAATCGGGATAGGGCCCTTGGCCTTCTGTAGCCAAGTCATCGGCCCCTTCTTCTGCCCCTTGACGAGAGGTCCCCAAGCCGGGTGATTTGCGATCACCGTGAGGCTGCTATCCCCCACCTTGAGAGACAGTGCTTTTGAAAGAGACTTCCGAGCCCGAAGGGAGAAAGCCGTCTGCATCAGCTTCTCTCGAATCTGCTTCAGGAGCGTCCTCTGTAGCAGATTCAAAGCTCGATGGGGGTCAATTCCCTTGAAAGGATCCCCCAGCATAGGCTTGAGATTGACCCGCGAGACACGGAAGAAGTCGGTACTCATCAGTATTCCGTGTTCTCCCACGCCAAAGAACGACCTCGAAGCTGTACCTCCGCCGGGACATCAGGATGGTCGGTGGGGATAGCTTCCGCTTCGTCCTCGGGTCCCGAAGGAATGAAGCCAGCGGCGGGGTATCTCCGGGGGCCGTCCATGGGCACCTTGTACCGGATGTCCTTCTCGTCGAAGTGCCCGATGTTGAAGTGTTGCTGGAGGATCATGCCTCGGTTCGTCGGCATTCGAACGGCCCCGATGCTGTACCGTTCTCCGTTGACCTTGACCAAGAAGTCACGGTGAGCGAGCAAGGGTGAAGGCCCCGTCCAGGCTTCGTAGGTGTGCTCAATCGTACGACCAATGTCCTTCTGGGATATCTTCCGTTCCGCATCGTCGGGGGCGATGATGATGTCGTAGGGCCCCTCATAGCCATCGACGATCCCCGTCCCGAAGCAGATGATGCAGTCGTTGATGGGCTGGTTGTGGAAGTCATCCTCGATGCAGGGGCAAGGGAGCCCCACGTTCTTTCGGAGGAAGACCTTCACCCGCTCCCCACCCTGCTCCAGAATCCAACGGTTCCGGTGGACAGCTTCACGCCAGATGTAGTCGAGCTTCTCGATCTCGAAGCTCGACGTCGAGATCGCGTTCTCCAGGGGTGTCTCGACGACTTTCCCTGTCGAATCGCTCGCCAAGATACCCACCGTCGTGACTCGGTAGAACACCCGCTGAGAGAGGTCGGTACGAAGCAGGGACCTCACCCGCCGATAGGAACAGAGGACCTGGCTGTCCTCCTTCGGGTACACAGGAAGGACAGCCTTCTGGGTCGCCACGTCGGCCTGTACGGAGCCGTCGATCTCGACTTCACCCACGAAGCCTCGGACGGCTTTCACGACCGCCTGAACCCCATCCACGTAGACGTAGACATCCTCGGGGCTGTCCGCGTTCGTCCCCTGCGAGCCGGACTTCACGATGGGGTAGTGGAGCGTCTTGAAGACGTACCGGCGGAGGTCGTGGCTCACGCTGGCCTGACCCTTCAAGACGAAATTCGCCGAGACGTCTTCCTCGACAATCAGCTCGATATCTGTGCGATCACGCCAATAGGTCGACCCCACAGGGAGATTCGTCAGCCGTTGAAAGGGCCCGAATTCACTGTCGAAGCTACGGTAGACGTTCACCCCCAAAAGGATGAAGTCTCCGTTACGGCTGAGCTGGGAAGGGTCGTCCCATACCAGGTCGAAGATCCACGCTTCGTACCCACTGGTGAGGAAGAGATTCAACGGCGGAGCCGGCCACGGAGCCCTGGAAATCTCCAGGTTGGTGATCGGTCGGTCTCGTTGAGTTGCGTACGGCATGTGCCTTACAGAGGCCCAGAGACAAAAAGATTACCCTTTCGGGATCGGCTTCAAGGGGAATAGCTTCCCCGTCTCGTCAATATCCACAGGGAAGTCCGGCGGTAGCCCACGATCCATGAGGATCTTCTGGAAGACCTTGTCCCGCTCATCTCGAAGAGGCCGCGCTGCCACAAGAAGGCGGATCTTCTCTTCCTCCAAGTCGAGGAGCTGGGCCGCGAGCATCTTCCGGGTCTCGTCCACTTCCGCGAGGTGCTTCATGGTGGTCGCATCGACCGGGTCGTTCACGGTGAGCTTCTTCTCGGATTCGTTACTCATTTTCATCTCGTTGTTGATCGTCGGGGCTCGAAGCTTGTACGACGTGTATGTCTATGAACCAAAGTACCGAAGTCCCCCTGTCCATGCCGATGGACGTGGAGATGGCCATCAACCTCGCAACGGATGGGGCCCTTCACGCCCTTTTCCACATCTGCAAGCAGACCGGGTGGACGCCGCACGTCGTGAACGTCCCCGAAGCCTCCGGCCTCCGCATGATCTTCATGGCCACGGACGCGAAGGACAAGACCTGCTACTTCGACAGCGCGGTGCTCAAGCCGCCGGCCGCTCCCCTGTCGCTGAACTGATCCCCGTCCACGTACTTCTTCGCCAGGAGACGAAGAAACACCTCGAACTGTGCCGGGTTGATCCCGTTGCGGAGAAGCGCATCCTTGCGTGCTTTCTCGGACAACGACTGGGAGCATGTCGAGAGGTGGCAATCAACCCGGTGATTGCACTCGGTGCATCTGTGATTGTCGCTCTGAAGAAGCGCTGCCTTCCGACGCTGGATCGACAACCCTCGCGGGTCCGGCCGGTCCTTCCACAAGCGACATCGGGCTCGATGTCGCTTCATCGGATTCAGGCCCCGCCCTAGAAAACCGCAAATACAAGGGTGAACGAAGGCGGGCATGCTCCGTCCCTACACCGCCGCCGACCCCTGCTCCTCGGGGTACATCAGCGTGAAGAACTTCATCTCCGAGACCTGATTGGGGATCACGTCCCCCGTCGCGAAGACGGCCACCTGTCCGCGAGGAACCTCCCGCGAGACGTGGATCTGAGCGCCGTGGAAGACCCCCATGATCCCCTTGCGGAGGATGACGGCTTGGCTCTCGATGTCCAGGACATCGCGTCCGTACTTGCGGAGGTCCGCATACTCGTATGCGTTCATGTAGATGTGCTCGACCTTCTTGTCCTCAGACCCATGGGGGGCGAAGACCCTCTCCGCGTAGGCCTTCAGCACAGCCGCTTTTCGGGCCACAGCATCCGGATGGGGGCCCACCGAAACAACCCCCCCATGGTCGCAGAGGTTCACGAGCTTCGTCCGGATCAGCTCCGGAGTGATCACAAGGGTGGGGAAGTCTACGTCGTCTGCAAACCCACAGGCAAAGCCCGGAGGAACTTCCTTGGAGAGGAAGACCTGAGCGTTCCACAAGCTCCCCATGATGCCAGCCCGAAGAAGTTCTCCGTTGTGTTGCGCGTCAAAAGACGCGGAGCATTCGCTCCGCAGAGTCATGTATTCTTCCATGTTGAGGTAGATCCGAACAACACGGACATCATTCCGCTCGATATGTGCATAGACCTTGCTGGCCAGAGCCTCCAGAAGCGTCTCCCCCTTGGTCAGAAGGCCCTTGAGAGCGACGGCCGCGTTTGCGGTCATCACCGCATCCCGGATGTGCCGAATTGCCACCGATTGGTCCTCCCCCGCGGGAGTACACGCGAGAACGACCGAGGCGAACGTCTTCGCGGCATCCCGGATCATCTCGTACTTCGGGAGCTGGTCTTCGGTGGGGCGGTGGTACGTGAAGATGTGATTTAGATCGAATGCCATGTGATTTCTCCTGGGATCAGAATCCCGTGAACTTTCTGGGGGTCAGGACTCCAGCTCCGGTATAGGGGCCGAAGGCCGACCGGATACCAACCCCGAACTTGGGTTGCTGGAGACCGCGAACGTAGTTGACCGTGGCCTTGGCCTTTTCGAGCTGCTTGTCGAACTGCTCGGTTGAGGACTGGAGAGCCCCCTCATACTTGCTGGCCTTGTCGAGGTTCAGGGATACACCGCCAATCGAGTAATCGAACTCGTCGGCAATCCAGTTGATGCGGACCGCCTGGAGGGCGTGGATCATCCCTCCCGTGAGGAGCAGCGTCCGCCACTCGGGGCGAGCCCGGCACATCTGGTCGATGTTCGCGAACGGTGTCCTCGGAGGTGAGGCGATGACCATGTCCATCGATCGCTCGATGAACTCTTGCAGCTCTTCGTCCTCCCAGATGTACCCGAAGACCCTGTTGTACTGCTTCACGGTGGTCTCCCGTGAAGGCGGCCTGAAGTGGTAGTTCCGGTCCGGGTTGTTGTCCCGAAGGAGCATGCGCAGCCGGCGCATGAGGTCCCTCTCGATGAGGGTGTACGTCGCCGGGCCCCACTCCCCCACGGTCGTCTTGTCCACCACCTCGAACTCCTGGACGACCTGCTGAATGGGAGCCCCGACCAGCTCCCGAATCGTCCAACGGATCCGGTAGTTGCCGACGTTGGCATCGAGGGGGATCACGATGCTGGCGTAGTACTCCCCAACCGAGGGGTTCGCAGGGTTCCTTCGAGGAGGCCCCACAACGACCTCCCCTCCCGTCGTGAAGTCGAGGAGAGCGTACGTGATCTCGGCAGCGTTGGTGGGCGTGCCCGAGGCGTTGACCAAGAAGATGTTGAGGTCGCTACGCCCGAGCTGTTGCCCTCGGAAGAATGCTGTGCCCATGTCAGTCCTCCAAGGTGGACTCTGACGCCCTTGGCTGAGACCACCCCGACTTGCCTTCGATGCGATCCTTGAGGGCCTCTGCGAACGCCTGGGGGTCCGTCACATGCCCTTGGACCTTCGCGACGCACCTTGCAACAGACCCTCCAATGCTCTCCCAGAACTTCTTCCGGGAGTCATCAGTCCACCCTTCAGGAAGGTCTTTCCACTCCGCAGCTTGATGAGCTGTGGCCGCGAGCTTGAGCATGTCCTGCCCATAGATGACCGACGCGCGAATTCGGCGGATCCCCAGAGAAGCCATACGCTGCCCACAAGGCGGGCAGACCTCGGCGACATCCTCGGGGTTCAACCAGAAATCCTGGTTGAGGGCGACCTTCTTTGACCCCGAGTAGCGATGAGCCACCCGAGAGGTCAAGTCAGAACCAGCCGCGTCGTGTTTTTCGGGGAGTGCCATCGTTTGGATCTTTCGCAAGAACAGCATCGAGGATGCTGAACCTGTAGTCCTCAACAAGAGGTTGAGTAGAAGGACTTAGTTGATACCGCCATCGGATCAACCAGTCCCCAGGCTGGCCCACATCATCAGACCGGAAGGTTGCGTAGTACTCTCCGACCGTTGCCATGACAGGGTAGCGTTCGGGGGAACCCACAAGCTGTTGAGAGCCTCCGGGATGCACCTGGAACAAGCTGTATGTCACTCGGTACAGCGAGCTGGGGGCTCCGTCGAGGCGCAGCAAGAAGCTCAAGTCGCCACGGCCGAAGACATGGCCAAGTCGGAACTCCCTGTACTTCTGGTGGCAACGAACGGGCCTCGGGACATGGACGAGATCCAGGTAGCCCGACAAGAGCCCCATGCCTGCCAGGGCTTCCAGCTCGGAAAGCTGGAGCCCGCCATACCCAAAAACATCCCCTATGAGCGAACGAATGAGAGCGACATTGCCTTGAAGATCGCCACCCCCAAAAGCATGGGCCGTCGGGTTCATCACGATGCTGAGAGAACCCTGAAGCGTCCCCACTCCGAACACAACCCCAATAAAGCCAACGTCAATCAACGCACCAGAGAAGTCGCTCACCCCATCGGAGGTCCCGGACACGGAATGCACGTTGACGATAACGCCATGGAAGACCCCATCCCCGAAGGGATGCCCAGAGACACCCAAGAATCTCTGCATAGATTCCTGGGGTGCCCCGACGCCTCCCACGGACTCGGAGAAGGACAGGGTCCGAATGAGGGTGTCCTGAATCAGGCCTGAGCCCCCACTTGCGCCAGCGAGTGAGCCGAGAATGAGAAGGGTTCCTTGCAAGCTACTGGAGCCCGCGACCAGCCCTGCAAAGTCGGCCGCTCGTAGAGCCCCTTGAGGCGACCCCTGACCAGAGGCGAGACCCTGCAACAAATGGGTCAACAGGAGGGCCTCTTGCACATCCCCGGCACCAAGAGGGGAACCTCCCAAAGAGAGACCTCGGATAAGAGGCGCTTGAAGAAGCCCTGCCCCCAGGATGCTACCCGAGAGGGGCATCGTATCTCGGACACCCCCAGAGAAAGAGGCACCCCCCGAGATTGTTCTCGCGAGCGAGATGGTGTGCAGCATTGTCCCTTGAAGGATAGCGGCACCCAACGTAGTTGAGGCGAGACGATGAATCAAGCCGACTACAGTCTGTGCAGACCCGGCCCCCACAATGGACCCTGAGACCAGCTTTGTCTGGATCACAGTCCCTTGTAGGCTCCCTGCCCCCGTCCCTGTTTGAGAGAGAGAGACCGTCCGAATGGGGGAGATTTTGGAAGGTACGAAGGGGTAGACGATGGGCGGGTGGGGCTGGACAACCGCAGAAGTGATCGTCGGAGCTGCATTGTAGTAGTCAACGTTGTCCCGCATCATCGGGATGTAACTGACTGCTTTTGTAGGGGCGAAGAAGGGGGACGTGTTCTTCGACAGATACGAAATCACCGCCTGTGTATAGGTGCCGCTCCAATGGGCATACTCGGCGAGCTGCCCATCGAAAGCTCGCGACCCCGTCGGTTGATTACCGAGCACATAAATGCCCGTGGACGTGATTGCAGGGAGAGTCGTCCCAAAAGCTACGTTTGTCGTTACTTGTGCAACGCCATCAACATACAGGGTCGGGACATTCGACAACGAGGACTCGTTGTACACGAGGAGAAGATGGATCCATGTATTGGCGGCCGTACCCCCCGTGAAGTACCACTGCCCTGTCCCAGCCGTGAAGACACGGAGGAACTCCCACCGAGCATTGATACCATTCCACCGGAACTGAGTGATGAACGCCCCACCGTTCTGTTTTTGATACACACGTCCGAGGCTCCCACCCCCAGGACCCGTCCGGTATACCCAAATACTGTATGTGGAGTTGGTAGTGTGCGTCGTGTAAGCAGTGTTGCTTACATCAAGCTGCCCTGTCCCAGACAACCCAAAACCAAGAGACATGGTTTAGGTCTCCCGGCCTTCAGCTCCTCGGAACTGGAGGTTACCCGCCATGGTGTCGGTCCCGGCCACATCGCGATCAATCTTGATCCACCCCAAGTCGCCTCCGACCATACCGTTGATTTGAGAGTTGGTGAACGTGATAGTCGCAACAACGATCAAACCGACGGTGCCAGGCACAGCCGTAGCCACTGAAGACACAAGCGAAGCAAACACAGGCGGACTTGATTGGGTCCCTGAATTGAGTCGCGAAAACCCAGCACGGACAACCACATTACCCGATGTGGCCGTCTGAGCGTTGTATTCCAGCTTGAGGGTGATCCCCCCTCCTCCGTAATGCTCTTCAAAACGGATCGGGTACATCGCGGCGGTATTTTGCGCATAGTTGATAACGAACCCGAAGTTCGTATCAGGAAGCGCAGAAGTGACCGAGGGGGCGATCTGAAACCCCTGGGGAAATACCTGGAAGACTGTTTGGCCGGAGGCCATGGATCAGGACTCGGTGACGATGAGCTGGCCGGAGGGGAACTTCACCTGGTCGTTCGTGAGAACGGACCGGGAAGCCGTGAGGTTCGCGAAGTAGAGAAGGTTGCCCGCTGTCGAGGCATCGAGGAGAGCGAAGGCCACCACCGTCCCCCAGTCCGCTGTGGCGATGGGGAACACCACGTCGACAGAGCTGGCTGAGGCACCACCGGAAGGGGCAGCGAACGTGGCCGCCTGACGCACATAGGAGCCGCCAGTCACCTCCGTCCCACCGCCACCAATGCCCGGGGCCACCGTGTAGAGAGCGACGTAGGACGTCGCCGGGACGGTGAACGCCGTGTTCCGTAGAACCGAGTTCAGAACTTGATTGATGAGGTATGTGCTCTTAGGCATGTCGCGGGCTCCTCCCCTCGTTACGGTACAAATGAAACCTTGAGCCCCTGGCTCTCGGGGGAAAACGCCACGACGTCGTAGTCCAGAGCTGTGACTTGGGGAACCGCGGCATAGGTGATGAGCACCCGCCAGAACCCAACCCCATTCGGCCGCCAGCGGACGCTGTAGTACCCCGTCCCAGCTCCAACCTCATGCCAGTAGACATGCCCCGCGAGGAGCTGGGCATCCGTGAGCCCAGCCCCATTGAGGGTCGTCCAGGGCTGAGGGACGTTGTTGCAGAAGACTGCAATGGCGACATTCGACGCAGAGAGGCCCGTGATCCGGGTGTACCCGTCCACCTGGAAGATATCAGCCAGATCGAGAGCCGGCTGATTCGTGGGGATGAGCCTCCAGCGAAGATTCACGATGAGGGTTCCTCATGAGCCTTCGGAGGGCTCTCGACGGGTTGCTTGGGGCGACCCACCCCAAGGGCGCTCGAAGTGCGAAGCGACGCAGAGAGGGACATCGCCACCCCCACGCCAGCCCTCACTTCGGACACCCCCAGAACGACGGCATTCAGCTCGATGACGGCCATGGTGCTCCGAGCCCTACTGCATGTGGCAGATCGATTTCAAGCTCTTGATGTTGAAGGCGTAGGTGTTGGCAGGCACCTTCCCCGAGTTGTTGACCCAGCCGGAGGTCAACTCGTCGATGTTCGCGATGCTCGTGTCGAACACGAATTGCACCTTGCCGCTTGTAGAGCGTTCCGCACGCCTCATCTCGACCCCCGCGGTCTTCAGGTAGGCCGCGAAGTAGAGATCTGACGTACGGAATTCGGGAGCGTTTCCAACAGGCATTACCATCCTCATTTCATCTTGATGTAGCGTGGAGAGATCAGGCGAGAACCGCGATCCCCGATGCGAAGCTGTCATACTTGACCTGCACGCTCGTGGTGGCCGCAGCCGCCCCGGGGATGAGGGAAGCCGGGATCACAATCGAGGTCGCAGAGACGGAGCCCTGGGTTCCACCCGTATTGGTCGTCTCCAGGACCTTCTGGACGATCGACTTCTGAACCAGGCCCGTGAACTTGACGGTCACGAGTTCCTGCTCGGCGTTGCCGAGGTTGGTCCCCGTGATGGTAACGTCACCCGTATTCGGGGTGTTGATGGCCGCGCTGGAGATGACCGGAAGCCCCGTCGAGAAGACCGTGCTCCCATCATCGTGGACGACCGTGATGGCTGCCCCAGAGGAGATGGCCGGAAGCCGGTACACATCAGGGTTGAAGCTCGCCGACAGGAACCCCGCCAGGTTGCCCTTCTTGAGGCTCTGAATGGCGACGTTGCTCTCGACGAACTGCGGAGCAATGGCGTCTGCGATGGCCTTGACCTGAACCAGGGAAAGACCGTACCCGACCGTCGAGAGGATCGTTGCCTGCGAAACATCGAGGGGCCCACCCACCGGGAGGAAAGCCGCGACCATGGATGCCACGGTGGGAACCGTGACTGCACGGGCAGCGGTGCCGAGTCCGAGAGAGGCGTTGGCGTTCGAACCATTGCCAGTCGAGTCGATTCCGATGGTTGCTGCGGGCCCGAAGGAAGCCGTCGTGCTGAGAGCAATCCGAAGGGTCGAGCTGAGCCCGATCGACGTCGAGGCATGAGCCGAGATGGTAGCCGTCACCAGAGCCGCATTGATCGCCGCGAGCAGCGTCGTGATGTTGGCGTAGGTCGCACTGGCAATCGTGACCGTGGTGTACAGACCCGTGCTGAGGATCCGGAGCTTCAGGACGTTGTTCGACCCGTTCACCGTCAACGGGAACGTGATGTCTCCCGTGCTGGCGATCGTCGCCGGGACCAAGGCCAGAGCTGATGCCCCAACCGTGGAATCCGGGCGCGAGATGTACCGTGTCGAGCCCGCGGGCTCGATCGGGAAGTCGGTCTGGGACGTGGGCTCCAGATCGGCCAAGAAGATGGGCCCCGAAAGGTCCCCGCGAATGACACCAATACGCATTGTCTCAGACTCCCAATCTACGGAGGTTCGAGGACCCCCTACGTTGTGCTATCGGCGAGTCGTCCACTCGCCTGGTCGATTTTGAGAAGGCGTAGAATGACGCCGTAACTTTCGTAGAACCCAGAGATCGACCGGAGAAAGATGAGCTGGTCCGACTTCCAAGTGAAGTTTGCCGCTCGTGTGAATAGCCGCATTCTCCGAATGGCACGGATGTAGAGGTCCGACCGATCCAACGTCCGAAGCTCTTCCTCCGCAGACGACATCCGATCGTACCGTGAGCGAATGTCGTTGAGGAGAGCACGGACCTGCTGTTGGTAGAACAGGTCCGTGGGCCGCCAACGACGTTCAATCCGCTGAAAGGAAGACCCCTCCAGATCCAGGATTTCGCGTAGAAGGCGGTACTGCACGTCACGATCAGACCAGCACGAAGACGTTCGAGAGGTGGTCGTCCGACTTGACCTGTGCCGAGGACAAGGTGGCCGCCGCCCCGCCACCACCAGACATCCCCGAGACGATGAAGCCGGCGTTGATGACCGTCTCCGTGATCGCCACGTTGCCGACCGTGCCGACCGCGTCGTTCACGAGGTTGACAACCCCAGCACCACCGCTCGAAGCCGTGATGGCGAGACCCGCTCCAACCCCGTTGATCGCGGCCAGAACAGCCGCCTTCACAGTGGCAAGAGAATCACCCGAGGTGAAGGCGACCGCGACATGGGCACCCGTCACACCACCACCGGAGTCGAACTCGAAGACCGTGGCCGCGTTGACGCCGTCGTTGAGGGTGAACGTCTGGCCGTCCACCAAGCTGGCCCCAGCCACCACCGTGATCGAGCCCGTGGCAGCCACAGCGGCCGGGATGAGAGCGGAGGGGATGACGATCGAAGTGTTTGAGATGGTCCCGCCACCCGTGAGGATCTGAGCCTGCGTGAGGGTGACCGCACCGCTTCCCGTGAGGATGACCGACGAGAAGTTGGGCGCCGTCGAGAGGAAGCCCGTCCCCGTGAGGGTCACATCGCCAGCCGACGGGGTGTTCGCCTGAGCATTGGTGATGACGGGCGTCGCGAGACTCGATGCAACCAGCGAGACCGACGTAATCAGCCCCGCCGTGACGAGCTTGGAGATCTTCCCCTTGCCAGCCGAGAGGACGACACGAGCCGTTTCCTGCAAGTCGATGTAGCCCGGGAGGGTCGCATCGCCCGGCTTGGTGCGAGGGACGTAGCAAGGCTGCTTCGGCTCATTCGCGTACCCGTCGCGCTTGTAGGCCTTGGGGTCTGCCGTGCTCCCGAGCCGGTGGACTTGCTTGTTGGGTAGCCCATCGTCGAGGTCATCGACGAGGATGGCACCAGAGACAGTCTGTGCGTGGATGAGTCGAATCATGGTGCTCCTACCCCTTCAAAATGGGATCGTCGATCTGAAGTCATAAAAGGAAGCTCGAACGCTAACGCGGGAAAGCCGCGGTACAGACGATGGAGAAAGGCACAGACCCCCCGCCACCTCGAACCCACAAGCTCCCCTGTGTTGAATTCAAGCCGAATTGCGAAACAGCGTTGGGCAGCACCTTCGATTCTGCTCCGTCCTGTTCCATAGACACGAACAGAGAGTTGGCCGCATCCTGGTTGTGGACCCTGAAGTCCTGCATCAGCCGAGGGAAGTCGATCTGTAGGGACCCCGTGCTGTCCGACGCATTGGGGGCTGTACCCTGAATCGTAACCGCCCCAATCCCATGTTGAGCCGTATCCGCCAGGATGAGTCCAGCGGCCGAGACCTGGACTTCGCTACCCCCAAAAGGGACCCGCCAGAGCTGGAGCCAGAAGGACTTCCCGTCGGGGATGCTGTAGGTCGTCGGATTGAAGACGATCCTGACTTGCCGTCCCGAGGTCGGCTGAGCACCCACAACGGCGATGTTGATCGCCGGGTCAAGGAAGCCGACGTTCGTCGAGTCCAAGAACGTGGTGAAGGACCCATCGAAGTTCGCCGCCCACTTGAGACGGTAGGTCTGGGTCCCATCGACCAAGGGAGTGACCAGATCGACGATAGGGGCTCGCCGCCTGATGACTGAAAACGTTCTGTTCATCCTGCCTTCTCCTTCTGGACAAGAGGATCATACGTTGCAGCGAGATGGTTGCCGTTTTCAGACCGGGCAACCTCCTGTGCTTCCTTCCAAGTTCCGGTGTCCATCCCCTTGTAGTTCGGGATGAGCCGCGACTTGAAGACGTGATCCCGTTCCTTCTTGGCGAGGATCTCTCGACGCCGGGCCCTCAGCTTGTTCTCGATGAGAGCCTTCCCCGGCCAACCCCCACTCTCCCCATCCTTCAGAACGAAGCTGATCTCCCCCGGGCTGAAGACGATCTCCACTTTCCCTTGGCAAGAGGAGCACTCCAGGAGCTTCACTCCGAGCTTCACCACTTCGTAATCCGAGAAGGAAAGACGGAGACTGTTGGTGACCTGGCACCCAAGACAGCGAGACGTGTAGGTAGGCATTCTGATTCCTTTTTCATTTTGGAGGCGGAACCTCCCATTTGCGAACGAAGTCGAGCACGGCTGCAACGTGTTTGCACACGCGGTTTTCGCGCTCCGGATCTGTGACGTTTGGAGCTGAGGCTGTACCTCTGGGCTTCCCATCAATGTATCCTTCTTGCTTCGCGTGGTATTCGGGTCCCTGCCACTGCCAGGAAGGACACGAGCAAGCGAAGTGAAGGTCCATCTTGGTCAACTTGACGACCTTCCCAAGACGGGTAGCCTTGAGCCGGACGACCTTGGGACCCTTGCCGGAGTCGACTGCGAAGATCCAGCGCAGATTGCCGGCGTCCACCCTTTTGAGGGTCACCCGGCACTTCTTGGCTCGATCTCGAATCTGACGGGACAACCCCTGCTCAATGTGCTCGACCCGAGCGGCCGTCATCACCCGAACGGGAGCCCGCTCCATGAAGAACATGTGGGCAACGAAAGAGGCGGTCAGACCTTCAGGATGGCCTTCTCGGTAGGGGTACTTCGGTTTCGCAGAGTCATCCTGCTTCCCACCCCCGCTCCAGCCAATCCCATCATGCTTGTCCGCGTTGTCCTCGTTGACGTCGGGATGCGATTGGTCCTTGAGGAGATCGTCGGCGTTGTCCACATCATAGATGGACGTGTCCGTACCCCGGTCCGAATCCCTGGAGTCACTCTCGGGCTTGTTGTAGGTGCTCTGCCCCGGGATGTCCTTGTCAAGAGACAAACCGCGAGGCGAAGGACCCCCACCAGGGAGCTTGGACTCTCCAGTGGGACCCACCCAAGAGGACACAGAGTATCGACTCACCATGCCGGCGGAGGCTTGAACTTCCGTAGCTTGTCCGCCAGAACTTCAGCGGAGCGAAATGCTTGACCGATTTGATGGTCAAGCTCGTAGAGAACATCGCGGGTATCCTGAACCTGACGGTCGCCCGGACCAGGGTATCCGCTGACACCCTGAAAGTCCTCCTTCAGAGCTTGAACGTGATCGTTCACATCACGAAGAGGGCGACGCAATTCGATGCGTTTCTTCACGAGAGCTTCAAGCTCTCCGGCAAGCTTGTCCGGAGACACAGCATCGGATGCTTGAAGAAATCGCGCACTGACACGATCTTCAATAGACATCTCAGTGCTTGTCCTTGACGACGTTCTTGTTCTTCTCCCACTGGTCGGCGGCCTTCTCGGCATCCTCATCCGACATGCTGGGGTTGGCCTTCTGGAAGCCCTTCATGACGTCCTCGCGGGAGTTGGCCTGCTGAAAGATGGCGGACTGCATGGTCGCCGCATCCATCTGCATCGAGTCGGCGAGCACCTTCCGAAGGACGGACGCGAGCTGCGTCCGGCTCGGGTTCTTCTGCGTCGACAGGGTCGTTGCCGCCTGTTGGAAGAAGCGTGAAGCCTTCTTCGAGATGTCCCCAGCCTGACGCTGGTTCCCCTCCAGGTGGGCGATGAGAGAGACGAGACGAGCCATCGGGACCTTGCCCGTGGCATCGGCAATCTCTGCCATCTTGAGGAGTTCCGCAGCCGCTTCTTTCGTGTTCTTCATGATCGTGTGCCTTTCTTGGGGGTGGTAACTTGCTTGTCTCGGTCCTGCACAGGCCTCACCAACAGCCCGTGCGAGATCCACCACCTGATCTCCCACGTAACTCAAGATGTTTTCGACAACCGCCTGTTTACCCAGATTGCCTTCAATCTGGTCAAGCGCGTTCTCAATGTCGCGGATGGCTTTGGGGAGCTTATCTCGACGAGGATTGGGGCTTTCAAGTCCCTGGTTGAAAGCGTTACCCATCTCCCGGAATGTTGCCGAGCCTGCCTGTTTTGTAGCCATTGTCGTGCTCTCATCTCTTGCGAAAAGCCCCAAAAACTTCGGGGGATTGATAGGCTTCAAGGGTTCAGGCCCATTGAACGGAGGCGGATCCTTGTTCAAGGCAGCCGTCATGCCCATCATCGACGCCAGGTTGTAACAGGCGTTGGCGAGCTTGTTGAGAAGAGGCTTGGGCTCTGCCTTCGGAGCGTTCTTCTTGGCGAATGCTTCGACTTCATTCAACACCGAGGTGCCTTCAGAGATCACCCCTCGGATGTCGACGTTGTCGGAGCCAAACCGACCCCCCGAATGGACCCCGCCCTCGTAAGAGGCGATCAGCTCCCGGAGAATCTTCTCCCCAACTTGAGCTTCCTTGTCTGTGGACCGGCGCTTCAAATAGGGCAGACGGATGTCCTGAAGAACACCTTCAAGTTCCTCCGCCTTTTCAGGCTTGAGATTCTGCTTGATTTCTTCGTAGTCGAGGCGAGCGGCAGCCATGGCCGATGCGTCCAAAGCCTTGTCGAGCTTGAACAGCATGTCGGGAATCCCGTGGATCAAATGCCCCGCCACCTCGAAGAGCTGATCCCGATTTTCGGCCTTGTCGATGAGGTCGACGGCTTCTTGAACGTACTTCTTGAGTTGTGCTGTACGGAGACGGGCGTCTCCCAGCTCTTCAATGAGGTACACGACGACGCCGGAAGCGTTCTTTTCGTGTCCTGATCGACTCAGACAACCGCCGCTAGATTCTGTCATGAGCCATCTCCATCACCGGGAGACGGCTCACAAGAGAACTATGGTTTCAGCCCTCGAAAGCCTGGGGGAACTCCGAGAGAAGCATCTGCTTCATGTCGTCGCCCTCGGCTGCGAAGACGGCCTTGAGGACATCGTGACGATCCTCGTAGTCGGCCTGGAGGCGAGCGAGCTTCTTCCGGGGGGACACCGTGAAGTCGTAGTTGTCGGGGAAGTCCGCGCAGAACTGCTTGGCAACCATCCGACGAACAGCCGCGGGGGCTTCCTTGACCGACACAGCCGGCGAAGGGTTGAGCGAAGCGACCACCCGAGTGGGGGCTCCCGAAGCTTCGGCCGAGAAATGGACATCCTTCCGGGGACCGTTGGTGGTCCTGAAAGTCATCCCATCCTGGGTGAGAACCGAGGAGCGAGCCGGGGCCTGATCATATCCCGACATGTCAGCCGTCTCGGTCCCGCCGCCCGTGAAGAGGCTGGCGGTGATCCCCTCACGAGTCTCCGACCCACGGTTCTGAACGCGGCCCACGACACGCGAACCGCCGTTGTCCAGCATCGTCGGCTGGGAAGGACGGGGTTCCGAGACGTACTGCGAACGACGCATCTCGATCTGCGCGAGATACTCATCCCTCTGTCGAGGACTCATGCGAGCCAAGTACTCCTCTTCGGAGATACCCTCTCCCGGAGCGATCTGTCCCACGTTGTTCGCGTGATGCAGAAGACCACCGATGTTGTTGCCCGTGAGGTGAGCCCTGTTGAGGGCGTGCCGGTTTGCTTCATCTCCAGAGGGAGTCTGGAAACCAGAGCGAACCTCGACGCCGTCTTGCGGCTCGATGATGACCTGCCCCGTCACCCGCTGGCCGGGGACATACCCATTGTTGCGATCCCGAATCGAGTTCGCGTGGGCCGTGACGTTCCCCACCTCACGCTCATCGACATCTTCGCTCGTGGCCCGTGCGAAGTTCGACTGGTTCGGCCGTAGGGGGTTGCCACCATCCGCCGCGTGCTTGACCTGTATGTTCGCCGAACGAGGACGCTCCGACGTCGTGTCGAACTCGTCGTAGCTCGCCGCACGGATGAGCCAGCCCGCCTTGAATGCCCCTCGGAGCTGCGGCATCGGGTAGCGGCCCCCATTCACTTCCGCCGTGGTCCCATCGAACAGGACGTCCGTTCCCTTCGAGAGGGTCAAGGGCTGCCCGTTGCCGATGTTGCCGAGCGTGAAGCCCCGGGTCGTGATGAAGTGCTGGAGTTCGCCGTGCCGAAATGCAATCTGTTCCGATGCCATGTGTCCGCTCTCCTGAAGAAGATGTAGGTCCCCATCAAGAGCAAACGGATAAGTGTACTACCGCGTCCGAGAGGTTGATCTTGGAGCTGGTCGAGGTGTAGGTAGAGGCGTGACTACCCCCAAAAAGTTCGTTGGCTATTGCGACCCCACCTCCTTCCAGGTGTGCAAAGGGCAATGGGTGACCATCCCCAAGGGCACCCTGCTGGGCTCTACTGGTCCAGGGAAACACGGACCAGCCGGTCGGACCTACAAGGTCCGGATCCACTCCATTACCAACGGCTGGAGCCGAGAGCAAAGGCACCCCGGGGATCCCGAGGCTATGGTGGTGAACCCCACCGTGCAGTGGGCCGGCGCTGGGGGCTACTGGACGTGGGCCGACATGAACGACATCCCGGAAGCGGTCGGTTGATCCTCAACCCCTTCGCTCTGTAGAGGTGAGATGGACGCTCTCGATACAGTTCAAGAAGTTGCTCAAGCTCAGCTCGATTGCCTTGGTCAAGGAGATCAAGCCCCTGCGATCGACGGCGTGGCCACCACCCTCGAACTCTTGCTCATCTGTCTGAAGTACATCAAGACCTCGACGGGACCGATCGACACCATCAGTCTGGAGAAAGACTTCCAGGCAGTGCTTCAAGCGTAGGAAGACCATGGACAGCCTCCTCACCATCATGCAGAAGAAGCGAGCCGAGGGGATCGAGGATCTGCGCGAGCTGGGACGAGCAGTTGCCAAGGTGGTCCCAGGCAACTGGAAGATCACGCTCTACGCGTGCATGCGATCTGGGATTGCGAAGGAAGACTGCATCACGGTGATCCGCTCCTTCATCGAAGAGCAGCGTCAGAAACCCGTGAAGTTCAAGAAGGGCAAGGGCTCGAAGAAGGACGCCGTCATCGACGACGGACCGGAGCAGCTCGAACTCTTGGAGTAGCTCAGGCCAAGGTCTGCAAGTGTGCCTTCAGCCGGCGAAGCTCATCAAGAAGCGACTGGAGCTTGGAGAAGACTTCGTCGGCTGACCGTTCCTCTTCGGGGACGGTCGCTAGAATCCTCTCCCCAAGAGCGATGTCCATGTCCGTCCCTTCGAGGGACATGCTGAGATCCAGCATCCTGGTATTCATCTCTCGGAACTCCAACCTCTGTCGAGTGGGGTAGAGGAAGGCGTTGCTGAGCTTGCTCCTTCCTTCCGGAGTGCGGGTGTACACCTGGAAGATTTGCTCTTTGAGAGCTGAGAGGTCTTGTTCGGGCATGGCCCGAATATACACCAAAGAAAAAGGCTCCACCCGGTTTCCCGAGCAGGGCCTTTTCTTTTCAGGCCCTTTCAGGCCAGCTCAGCGACTAGAAGCGCTGAACCACGACGCGGGTGAGAGCCTTCGGGTTGAAGGCGCCGATGCCCACGTTCTCGAAGCACGAGAAGCCGATCGTGCGTGCCTTGGGATCGTCGGCCGAGAGGACCGTCAGCTCCGTGCGGACCGGGAAGCGACCGAAGTTCTCGGGTTCCGCGCAGATGTAGACGAACCCGACGGGGACGAGCCTCGACGTGATGATCTGCGCGCCCCAGAGGACGGCCTGGAGGCCGGTCTTGAGGAGGGTGGCCTGGCTCTCGATGTCCAGGATGTCACGGCCGAACTTGCGGATGTCCGCGTAGTCGACCGCGTTCATGTAGATCCGGGCAACCCGGAGGTCGTGACGCTCGATCTCGGCGAACGCGTCCGCGAGGACGGCCGGAGAGATGGGAGCCACCACCGCGACGTCAGGGTTCGACTGCCCGGGGAGGGTGTCGAAGCCGGAGACGGCGATCGAGTCGAGAACCGTGAAGACGCGCTCGTCTTCCGCGGCCTGGATCTGGGCCTTCGCGAGGTCCTGCGAACGCTCGATGAGGTCGAAGCGACGCTCCTTGATCTGCGTGAGCGGGATCTCGGGGTTCGAGGCGATCTCGAACAGCGGGAAGATGACCCGACGCGGCTTCTGGATCGCGAGGATGTTCTGACCCTCTTCGCCGACCACGAAGGCCGTGACGTCGGGATCCTTGTCGTAGATGGGCAGCGCTCCATCCGGTAGCTGCTCGACGAGGAAGGTCTTGCGACCGACCGCGGTGTAGTCACGACGCAGCCGAAGGGGCTGGATCATCGATGCAGCGAGCTTTGCACGGCCGGCGGCCGTCTTGATGTACTCGCTGATGATTTGCTGCTTCAGCTCGTTGGAAACCTGGTTGTTCATGTCGTCCTCTTTTGCTCCTCAGAAGTCCGGTGTTTGATCAGACCCGCAGGTCGATCACGAGGAGCGACGAGTTGGCGTCCGGAGCCACCTTCACGATGCCGATCAGGGTCACGAAAGGCAGGCTGTTCTGCCCCGAGACGTTGTACTCGTAGGCGTCCGCGAGGACGTTGGTGACGAGTCCGTTGACCGAAGCGTAGACCGCATCCCCAGCCGCGTAGACGACCGCGGTCCCGGGAGAGCTGATCTGGGTCTTCGTCTCGTAGATCGAGAGACCCGCCGTGGTGCCCGAGCCACAGGCGTAGGGCCCACGGTTCGAGGCGACACCAGGGGTGTTCTCGAAGGCGTTCCCGAGGCTGTCGTTCAGGTAGATGCCCAGCGGCTTGATCTTGGCGTCGTAGGCAGCCGAGACCTTGACAGGCCCACCGTGGAACCCATTGCCGTAGTCGTAGCGAGTGAAGGCGATGGATCCGCCAAGCACTCCGAGCTTGCTGATGTTCGAGAGGGTGGCGGACTTCTGCGTGGTGACGACGGGGGGATTGGCCTGTGTGAACGAATCCGGCGTCAGAACACCCACGGCATTGCGCGTGACGATGTTGAGAAGCTGGACCCGTGACGCGGTCTCCTTGAAGTCACCCGAAGACTGTCCGCCGATGGCGAAGGAACTCATTTTGTATCTACTCCCTTAGCGTGGCGTGATTTCGGGTGTTAATTCGATTCGATCCCGCCCGTGAGGGCGTACCAGAGGTCCTTTCGGACGGCTGGTTCACTTCATGTTGAAGGCGTCGCGAACATCGGGAGCCGAGGGCCAGAGGGCCGAGAGCTTGTCGATGTCGTTGCCAGAGCGATTGCCCGAGCCAGCCACCCCGCCGCCGACCCGCGAGACACCGCCCGTGGGACGAGTCCCGACCGTGCGAGTCGAAGCCGTGCGGCCCATGCCAGCCTGCTTCTGCTGTTGCGCGCCCTGCTGAGCCTGCTGAGCCTGCTCCGCGTCCTGCGACTCCTGAGTTGCGAAGAGGGTCTTGAGGACGTCGTCCTCCGGACCGAGCTGCATCTCCCCGCCATCGCCGAGGTCCATCGGAGGAGCGTCCAGCTCAATGTCCGATTCAGACATGTCGCCGCCGCCCATCCCGCCGCCCATGAGGTCGTCGAGGAGAGCGTCATCCGACTGCTGTTGCATCGGCATCTGCTGTTGCGAGACCTGCTGCTGTTGCGGCATCTGCTGCGACTGCTGCATCTGGGGCATCTGCTGCTGAGCCTGTTGCTGCTGCGGCATCTGCTGATCGTTCGCGCGAAGGACACCCGCCTGCTTGAGAGCAGCGGTGACAGCCGCCTGGACAACCTGCATGATGTCCGGAGACATCGCGGGAGCCTGGGTGGTCTGCGTGGCCGCGGGCGCAGCGACACTGGTCGATGAGGCCCTCGCCATGTCGACAGGAGCCGGCATGGCGAGGGCCTCATCGAGAGCCAGCTTGGCTCCAGCGAGGTCGCCAGCCTGGAAGGCCTTCTGAGCGCGGAGCTGAAGGGCAGCCTGCTTCTGCTGAGCCTTCTCCTTGTCCTGATCGTCCTGCGACTGACCCTGCTGAGCGAGACGCTCAGAGAGGCTGGCGTAGGTCGCGATGAGGGCCGCGTCCGGCACATGCATCAGATTGACCGCCTGATCCTCGATGGCCAACTCGGGAGCCGTGTTGCCGAGCATCATTCGAGCGAGCTTGACGGTGAAATCTGCCTTCTTCATGTAGAACTTTTCAGACGCAGCCGTCTTCTCAGGGTGGTTGTAGGTTTCGGGGCGCTTCTCCGGCATGCCGATCTCGTCACGCTTGGTCTGCCCACCCGAGTACTCCTTCTCCCACTCATTGGGGGAGTGAATGTCCTCCGCCCACGAAGACGGATCTCCGTTGGTGTACTTGTCCGCCGAAGGCTGTTGGCTGAGGTGGTCCTGATTCATGGACCGGGGGTCCTCTGCCGTCCGCGACGACCCCTGCTTGATCTGATCTCGGTTCCAGGTGGTGCGTGTACGCATGTCTTGACTCCCTATCGGGACAGCCTCCGAAGACGATGAGAAGAAGTTCTCGACCGTGTTTTACGTAGGCTGACGAAATATAAACAGAATCACGCACCCAACGAGAAGAGTTGACCCTTGACCAAGAGTGCCTTCTTCTCGTCCTCGGAGGGCTCACGTCCGAGGGCATGACAGCAAGCCGTCATGTATTGCGTGACATCACGGTAGCGGGACGTCCCCCCAACCGCGACCACGGCCCGATAGATCCGGCCTTCCCCTGCCATCATGGTTCGCTTGCTTGCGAGGTCCACAATGCGGGAAACAGCCAGGATTTCACGTCCGCTGAGCCTTTTTGAAGCTTGCACAGCACCCCAACCACCCGTCTTGAGGAGGATGAGACCCAAAAGGGTTTGCCGTGCAGACCTACCACCCCCAACAGTCGCCACCAAGGAACGAGCCACCTCTTTCCAGACGGGATTCCGGAGAGCGGACTTGATGAGGGTATCGTTGTCGTTCGCGTCCCCAATCGGGGAATCGCTCTTGGCCATATCCCCACGCACCTTCTCCAGAGCCTTCTCCTGGAGAGTTGCGGCAAGGTCATCGACGGCCTTGTCGAAGGGAGCCTTCTCCGGGGCCTTGGGGGCGGGAGTGGGAGGCTTGGTGACATCCTCCTTTTCCTGAGAATCGTCACCCCCAAATTGAGCTTTCCGAATGAGGCTGTAGGCAGCCTTCTGGAAGAGATCCGGATTTGCCACCCGAGTACCCCCAGCGAATGCCGCCTGAATCTGACCCCCATAAGTGGCAATCTCTTCGGGGGATAGGATGCTGCGAAGGACGGCGCCCGTGAAAGCTGGGTTTGCAACCCAGCTCGCCTCGATGAATTTGACACTCCCGGGCTCGTCTGCGATGTGCCCGCACAGCTCTGCGATCCGACGTTTGTTGCCGAAGTCGTCAACCCACTCGTTGCCCTTGGCGTAGCGAATGTCGGGACAGAGCTGCGTCTCGTCGTAGGCGACGTTGCCGCACTTCGTGCAGACGGTGAACTCGACCTGGCACCCCATCGAGAGGGTCTGAAGCTGGCCGCTCGTGATGGCCGAGATGAGGGGGCGGTGCTTCCGATCCGTGGCCACGAGGATGTCCACATAGATGGAGTCCCCGATATCCCGAGCCGCAGCGTCGATGATCTTCCCGCGAGACATCTCTGGGATCTGAATGTGCTCGACGTAGTTCTCCCCGCCAATGAACGTACGGAAGCACGACAGAAGGAGCTTCCGCTCCCAGGCATCGTGGTTGTTGTTGATGTACTTCGACGTCTTGGGGGCGATCAGCCAGTCCTTGTACTTGCGGGTGATCGGGAAGCCCGCGACAACCTGTTCCCCAAGCTCTGCCGGGCTCTCTTCCGTGTCGACCGAGGCGATGATCGTACAGTGGGAGAGCATGAAGCTCGAAGGGTCATACTTCTGGAAGACGACCTTGGCAGCGGCACGATCAGCGAAGGGGTTCCCCTTCATCTGACTCTTGCTCTTGACTTCATCCCAGCCCGCGAACTTGATGTCCGGCTTGACGATGGCTGCGTTTGCGTAGCGTAGGAAGGCCATTCAGGGGCTCTTTTCTGAGTAGGAGCTGTGTAGCTTGGTCAACTCCCTTGACAGAGTTGAGACGACATTCGTGTCTCCACCAAGAGACACGAATGTCGAACCCAGAGGCAAGAGAATCCGATTTAGCTCTTGGAAGACGTTGTCGATATCCCCATGGTGAGCTGCTTTTGCAGCATGCTCAAAACAAGAGGCAACTGCCTCCAGGCTATCCTTCAGGTCCCGCTCAAGGTGCTTGCCATCCTTCGATTCGGCTTGGAAACGAGCAAAGACCCGAGTCGCCATGACCCCCGTCATATACTCGTACTTCATGAAGTCGGCCTTGGAGAGAGCCAGTTTCTTGGCTTCCAAGAGGGTGGGCTCTACCCCCAGCTTGTCTCCAGCCTGTTGGACATGGAACAGACCGTCCTTCGCGTAGAAGTCGATCACGATCCCATGGTCAAACGGGTAGCGGATACCATTACGACCGGCGAGGTTGTAAGAGTTCCCCTCTCCATCCCCCAAGTCCTTCAGGTCCTTGTGGAACCACCCTGCATCGACAGCACTCACTTGGAGCCCTCCCCCTCAAAGGGAGCCTCACGGTCCAAGGCCATGACATGCTCAGCACGTTCGAGCTTCTGACGGTAGTCTCGGATCTTGGATCGAAGGCCATCGGCCCTACCGAGTTGTCCCGAGGCCTCAGCTTTTGAAGCCTGTCTTTGGGCCTTCTCAATAGCGCTCAACAGATCCTTGATCTGTTGAGCGAGGTCAGCAGATTCGGAGGCTGCCTTCTCTTGGTAGAAGCGCTGGAGAACACGAGCACCTGTCACCATTCGATGGGTTCTCCCCCAGGTCCGAGAAGGTCTGTCTGCTTGACGAGGAAGAGATCCTTGGGACAGGCGAAGAGACGCATCCGTGCGCCCTTGTCCATCTTGTAGGTGGTCTTCCTCATCAAGCTACCGCACCGAGGGCAGAGAGGCTTCTGGCTGTTGTGCTCCTCGCTCGTCACCCGATACTGCCGGTTCTGCGAGACCCAGTACGCCGCGGTTTTGGTGGCGTGTTGCTGAATCCGAAGCTCCACAAGAGTTGAGGCGACGGTGTAGAACTTCTGCACCTCACTCTGTAGAACGGCGTCCGAGACCGAGGAGCCGTACTTCTTCCACAGCTCGTCGTAAGCCAAAACGTCGCTCGCCTTGCGAGCCCAGAGCTGCGCGAGGTTCCGATGGAAATCGGGAGGGACCTCCAGCGTGCGCCAGGTCCCAGCGGAGGCTTGCTTTTGGGTGTCGTACGAGGAGTACGACTGGTCGAGCGTCGGAGGAAGATACACGGACAGACGAGGGTCGACCCGAACGATGTCGTCTGGAAACATCCTGTCCACACCATACGGCCACTGGACATCAAGCACCCCAAGACCAGGATGAACATGCGTCACTCGTCCCATAAACGGAGACAAGGAGAGCCCACCTAGCCCAGGAACAAATCGTTGTACCGTGTCGCCGACACGGTAGTCTTTTGTGAGACTCCAATAGTCGATGCTCACGTCAACATCCCCCGCCACTTCATCAGATAAGCGGCTGCTTGTTCCAACAGATGAGGGTCGTCCGAGCTGGCCCCCAAAACCCTATTGCACTTGCTGTGTATCAACCCTCGAACACAAGTGCCGCACGACTTAGGGCCGGCACAACAATTGTGGTCATGGTCGACGGCCACTGACATGGGGTGCTTCCCATTTGGAAGCATTGGGGTACTGCAAACAGCACAGAGACCACGTTGCTGAGCCCACATGGAGTTGAAGTCAATGGCGTACCTACCACGGTTCAGTAGAGATTGTGTGCTCTTGTGTGTCTTGACACATAGTTTGCACCAACTGTACCGGCCGTTTTGGTTGCGCGGCTCTTTGTAGAAATCGGACAGATCCTTGGGGTCTCCGCACTTCGTGCAGATTTTATCTTGCCCAATCTTCTGTCCGGTTTCCACGAGGATCAGTGACCCTGTGCGAGAGGCCGACCGTTCTCCGCCTTGCCGTGGATCACAGCCGACGACTGGTCATCCCCGTAGGCCTTCATGTACGGCTCGTCGGACTCCGTCTGAATGGGGTACATGGGGTTCTTGAACGTCCCCATGTACCCCTCATCGGGCTCCTTCTGGATCACCTCCGCCTGGCGGGCGGTGAACGACTCCTTGCCGAAGGAGTCGATCTCGACACGATCGGCCACCGTGTCGAGATCGTTGACCATCCCCTTGGCATCCTCGAAGGAGAACCCGAAGTCGGCGTACTTCTCCTGTATGGTCTTGGCGAGGACGTCGAGACGCCCGAGGATACGGCTGGCGTCCTTGGACGCGAACTTCATGTTGCTCATTGAGAATTCTCCGGGGGTGGAAGGGGGTCGCTCAGAGGATCTGAGCGACTCAGGCCCTCAGCCGAGGTTCTTGATGGTCTGGAGAATCGGCCGGATGTGGGGACGCATCGCCGGGTTCTTCGTGGCGAAGTCGATGATCGACGCCTTCAGAGCACGGTAGGAGGCAGCCTGCTTCTGCTGTTCCTGACCCTGGTCCTTGTCGTCCTTCTTCTCGTCCTTCTTGTCGTCCCCCTTGCCCTTCATGTGCTCAAGGAACTGGGGAGGCACCTGTCCACCCTGCTTCTGCTGTTCCTGGGACTGCTGAGCCTTCTCCTGTTGCTCTTCCTGAGCAACCTTGTCCGCGAGGACGATGAAGTCGTACGCGGCGGAGGGGTTGGTGTATGCCATTTCGGCGGCCTGCTTGCGGATTACGGCGGATGCGCTCATGGGTTCTTCTCCTGTAGCAACATAAACGGATCCGTGAGCAGCGGCTTCATGGACCGTCAACAGCGTTTCGTCTTCGGACTTCCCAGCCAACCGAGCGAGAAGGGAATTGTACGTCTTGTGGTCGAAACCCGCAGAGTACCTCCCGTCTTCGAGCGTTTGAATGGCGAGGTCAAGAGCGGCCCGTAGCTGGGTGTCCCGCTCAATTCCCTCCACAGACTTCGACAACACAGGGGCCTTGAGCCACTCCCTTGCCGATTTGAGGACCTTCGTGTAGTCCTTCTCCCCAAGGTCACGATCGTGGACTTGATTCCACTTCGTATAGGGGGCGAAGCCCTCATGCCCCTTCGGGTAGGGGGCAACCCCCCAATAGACAGCCTGGCGGTTCTGAGGACCCATCGACTTGCACCCTGAATAAGAAGAAAACGAGGCTGTCACCTGGCGATTTTGCTCGTCCCAGAGCCGTTCCCGCTCCTCTTCCTGGTCCTCACCCCCCAAACCATACCGGACCGGCTTCGCCGGGGGCTCAGGGAGTTCAGGTTCCGGAGGCAGCTCAGGAGCTTCAGGCAAGTCCAGATCCGGCGGAGGCTTCGGAGCCACGGGGGGCTTCGGCGGTTCCATGCCCTCTGTGGGGGACTCGCGATAGTCCCCCACAGAGGGCATGGCTTCTTGCACGAGCTTCTGGTACTTGACCTTCTCCTTGACGTACTTTCGGTACTCCTTGTCGAACGCCTTTGCCTGCTCCTTGTACTCGTCGATGGTCCCCTCATGCTTCGAGCGGAGCTTCTCGATGATCTTGTCGTGCTTGTCGATGACCTTCTGAACAACCTTCTCGTACCGATCCATGGTCCGCGTCACGAGCTTCTCATGACGGGCAGTCTCAGAATCGAAGAGCTGGCGCTCGTACTTGTCGACATGGTTCCGAACGAAGGGGTACTTCTCCGGGTTGAGAGTCTGAACATGCTTCAGAATTCGGGTCCGAAATGCCCCCGCCGGATCCTGAGTAATAGCCGTTGGCGGGTATAGCCGAGAGCGATCCATGAGGAACCGGCTGCCGTCGACCACCCCACGAGCAATGTCCGTAGGCCCCTGATGCTCCGAGATGTGCTCAGGAGAGGAGGGGTCTAGAAAACGAGCACGAGCCGTCTGGTAGTCGCGAGCCTGGAAGTAGGAGACCGCAAGACGCTCGGCTGCCGGGTTGCTCTTCGTGAACTCCAGGACGTTCTTGATCGTCCCGGGGGCGATCTTCTCATCCTTGCCTTCCGTCAGAACCTTCTGGAATACCTTCGCGGCCAGCTCCTTCGACTGGGCGTTGTCCTTCTCAGGGTCGACCTGCTCGCCTTCCTTCGGCGGCTTCTGCTGTAGAAGGAAGGCAGAGAGGAAGTCGGCCAACGCCGGGGGAGCCCCCAACGTGCGGGTGAGCGACCGGGTCACCTGGTCATGCGCAGCAAGGCTCAAAGCCACCGTTCGATTTCGGTGTTGAGCCCCAGCTTCAGCCTGCTCTTCAGGTGAAAGCTCGGTGAACGGGATCTCATTTCCAGCCTGGTCCTTCCCTGTCTTCGGAAGAGGGACCTTCGTGGGATCCGGCTGAAACCAATGTTGGGCCTTCCCAACCAGCTTCTCCGCCGCCTTTGCCCCCATGTCACCCGAGCGGGCAGCGTGGTAGGTCGCAAGGATATCCGCCACATCATCCGGATGGAGGTTCGCATCGAGCAAGCCCTCCCGCATGGCACCGCGGGGAAGGTTTTCGAGAATGGCTGACTTCGCAGCCATTTGCTCCCACTCTTCCGCTTGACGCCTCTTCGGCTCAGGGGTCTTGCCCTTTTCCTTCGGAGCCTCTTCAGGGGCCTTCTCAGGCTCTTTCTCGTCTTCCTTGGGCTCCTCGTTGCCCTCATCAGGTTCCGGAGGCGTACCAGGGTCTTCCCCCTTCGGAGCCTCGTCAGGGACCTTCTCAGCTTCCGGGGCCTTGGGACTCTCGGGGTCTTTGGGCGCTTCTTGAGTCTTGGGGGGGTTCTTCTTCCCCTGGTTCAGGACCTTGACGAGCTGCCCAAGCGTCTTGACGCCTTCAGGAAGAGGGCGCCCCCGCATCATGATCTCGGCGGGCAGATTGGGAGTGCTCTTCGCCACGTACCCGCCACCTTGCGAGGTCGGGTTGAGCAGGTCCTTGAAGACAGACGCCAGCTCGGGATCCGCCTTCGAGGCGTCCCATAGCTTCTTGCCCTGTGCGTAGGATTCGTGATCCTCGGGCGCCCATGCCGGTCCCGAGTCCCCCTCTTCGGGCAAGGAGTACTCGTCGGAGCGTTGCTTCAACGTCTCCGGCTTGATGTAGGTGGTCTCCCCTGTCTCCTTGCGGACAACCTTGACTTTCCCGTTGTCCTTCGCGGCTTCGAGGAAGCGATCGAGGATACGGCCCCCCAAAGAACCCTTGTAGTTGAGTGACAAGTCCTTGTCGGACTCCTTCAAGTCAGGGTCGGCTTCAGGACGCATGTCTTCCCGACGACGATCCCGCCGAGGAGGCTTGATCTTCGGGGCGGGACGGACAAGGCGCTCAGCCTCTTCCTCTTCCCGCTCATGCGTATCCTTCGTCGCCCAATGCAACATCACCAGACATGCCTGATAGAAGGATACACGTCAACCAAATCGATCCTCACCCTCAGCTTCAGGCGCAGCCGTCATCTTGAGCTTGAGGTAGGTGGCGATCTTCTCCGCGACGTCCGTCGAGTCCGCCAGCTTTTGACCCACCGCACCGTAGATGCCGCGCATGACCTCGTTGAAGGTCGCGTCGTTGGTGGTGAACATGTCCTTCTCGATCTTGAGCTTGGTGTCGTTCGGGTCGATGTTGAACATTTCCAGGATGACGTCGATCGAAATCGAGCCCTTTTGATAGAGGTTGAAGAGTGCGTCGTACGTGTCTTGGCTGTCCCGAAGCGGAAGGCGGGTGAACGACAGACGAGGGTAGAGCACGACCTCTTCGCCCCATTCGTCCTTCTCGACGAAGCCCATGCGACGGGCAACAGGCTTGAATAGGTACTCCTCGACGTACTCCTGAAGGATCTCCCGAAGGAACAAGTAGCGGGTGTTGATGACCTCCAGCTTGAGGCGGTCCCCCGAGTAGAGAGACTCCCCCGAGAGGAGCGATTCCGTGACGCCAAGCCCCGCATGGAGCTGGCGATCCGTGATCTCGTACTCTCCCGAGAGGTCCAAGAGACGGTCCTTCGACCCCATCTCTTCCCAGTGGATCTCGTAGTTGGCCACGATCGAGTAGTCGGGGTCGACCAACGAAAGGTCGACCTGCTCGCGGAGCTGCTCGCAATCGTCATCCGAGATGTCTTCGGCCCACACGATACGCTTCGGGGTCATCGCCCGGCTGGCGATCTGCGTCTGAGCCTGGCGGAGCTTCTCTCGGTAGTAGAGGGTCCGGAGGCAGCGATCCAGGATGCTCGCCCCCAGCTCTTCCCCTGCTTGTTTGCGCCCCGTCAGGATGAACGCAAAGCTCCCCTCATCAGGGTCCGTTCCAAGAGGGATGAGGCGCCCATCCTCGATGTGCTCCCGAACCTCATCCGGAATGTCCGACGCCATTTCCTCAGCGTCAGGGTCACCCATGCGAGCTTGCTCGACGATGGCCCGATCACGATCCGACGGGATCAGCTCCACACGAAAGCGATCAGAGAACGACCACGCCGTGACTCGGATCTGATCGACGGGGACGACGATCAGCCGGTCCCACCCCTTGTAGTTCTTCTGGTAGTGCGCGAGTTCCTGCTCTTCACGATCAGGCCGCTCGACCCAGATGTCTTCCTTCGTTTCGATCGGGTTGCCTTCGTCATCAATCGAGCTTCGAAGCTCGACTTGACGGTCATACCCAATTTCAGACGGCACCTGGACATCGGAGTCCTCAGCGAAGATGCAGCATGTCCCGTCGAGCCAGTAGTGGTGGACAGCCGTGATGAGCCGCTGGAAGAGCTTCACCTTCTTGCACATCTTCTCGAAGCGCGAGAGGATGTACTTGCCGTAGTCCTCGGGGCTCTTGAAACCCTTCGGGGTCGTGGTGGGCTTCGGAGTCGCCAGACGAACCTTCGAGAGGGGAAGCTCCGTGTGCAGGTCGATTGCCTGCCCCACGATCGGATCCGAGTTGTAGAAGTGCTTGTATATCTCCCGCTTCTCTTGGATCGACTGAGGAAGCTCCAGGAAGTCCGTGGACATCTGGACGGAGAAAGTCTGCTGTGCCCCAGCTTGGACCGTGTTGGAGCCCCCGATGTTGTCCACCGAGAACGCGCCATTCATCGCCGCGGTGCGGTTGTTTTGACGAAGGGCACGTTGCTGCCGCCGGGCTTCACGCTCGTTGGGGGTGAGGGGGGTTCGACCCCCACCTTCACCCTGCGCAATATGCGGAGTCGTATGCCGTCGATTTTGCGACGGCATCGAAGTGAAGCGAGTGGTGGCGTTGGAAATTCTACCGCGGGCGGGCATCGTTCACGACCTCCCCACCATAGAGGGACACAAGGTCTTCCATCGGATCATCGTCCTCGAACTCCGGGGCCAAGACTGGAAGAACAGCGGGTCGTTCCCTCTTGGGGGTCTCTTCGAGGTCGGGGGTGGTGTGCCGAGTGAAGACCCGATCGGTGCGTGCCATTCGCTGCACGCCATTCCGAAGAGAGCTGGACATCCTCGCCCACGAGTTCGCGAACACGATGTAGGGAACCGTATCCTTCGGCTCCTCTTGCCCGGGTAGGGCAAGCTTCCGACGGCGAGCCCTGCTGTAGAGGGACAGGGACAACTCCGAGATCCGCATGGTGTGCTGCTCGATTCCACTCTGAAGGGTTCGGATCTCGCGAACAATCTCCTCGGGAGCCATACGAGCGGGATTTTGGTGCGGCATCGAAACTCACATGCTCGTCTGAATGCCGAGCTGGAATTGGTTGTTGACCTTCGGAACTTGAACCACGAATCCCGTGAAGAAGCAGGGGGCCAGAGGGTCGGAAGACAGCGTCAGCTCATCCTCGTTCGTCCAGTACCCTCGAAGGGACAAGTACAAGATGTCGTGCGGCATGTAGACGATGGGAACGAGTGGGCCCATCAATCGACTTGCATACGTGTACTTTTCATAAGCAAGAGTCGAGATGAGCCCACGGCCCACCATCATCACAGCCGTCGAGTAGACGAGCTGTTGCTGGGTCATGGCTGTGTAGCGATCCGCCTGCTCATCGGACCCCCAAATGAGAATCCCTCCGTACAGACCCTTGGAATACGTGACGACGCGCTCATCCGTATCCGAGTCCACCCACTGTACACCTTGACCCCCAACCCACCCGTTCGCGAGCATGGCAGGGTCCACGGTCACAGCGTAGGTATCCCCCTTGATGAAGATCGTGCAGTCACGACCCCGGATGATATTGATCCCTCGGAAGTTGATGTCCATGGTCAGATCGAGGTTTGAACCGTCAAGTAGTTCTTGGTGATGAGGCTCGGAGCTTGAGCAACATACCCGATGAAGTAGTCGTTGGGAGCACGAGGGTCCCCAGAGAGCGTCCACTCGTCCTCGGGTGTGAAGTACCCTCGAAGCGAGAAGGTCAACCGCCCCCCTTCAACGTACAGGTTCTCGACAAGAGGGCCAGCCATTCGACTCGCGTATGTATACTTCTCGAAGGTGGAAGTCGAGATGATCCAGGTCCCCGAGCACAGGGTCGCGTATCTGTAGATCGACTGTTGACCCGTCATCGCCGTGAGCTGGTCGGCCGCCTCGTTCGACCCCCACAGCAAGAAGCCTCCGTAGGTCCCGTCCGAAAACGTGACCATGAAGGTGTCGTCAGGGCTGTCTTTCCACGTTACGGCTTGTCCCCCAGGCCAGCCTTGAGAGGCCATCTGGGCGTCAACGACCACGGGATTGGCTGTGCCTGAAACGAGAACGATGACGTCACGAGTTCGTTCGATTTCCATAGCCCCTCAGACGGACACCTGGAGTGTCATGTACTCGTTTCGAGCCGGAGTAGGGCGTTGGATCAGGAAGCCGATGTAGTAGTTGTTGGCTCCCCGCGGGTCCCCTGAGAGAGTCCACTCATCCTCGTTCGTCCAGTACCCCCGAAGCGAGAACACCATCCGGTCGCTGGCGTGGTAATCAATGGGCACGTAAGGAGGGCCTGCCATGCGAGAGGCATAGGTGTACTTCTCGTAGGTTGTCGTCATGATGACCCAACCCCCAGCTCCAACGACCACGAACTTGTACGCCGGCTGGTTCTGCGTCATGGCCGTGAACTTGTCCGAAGACTCGTCCGACCCCCAAAGCATGAACCCTGCGTAGAGCCCGTCCGAGTAGTCGACCGTCACCTCATCCTTGGCAGAGGAGATGTACTGAACCCCCTGTCCGCCCTTCCAGCCACCCACAGCCATACGGTCCGTGATCGTGACGGTGAATGTATCCCCCTTCGAGAGGATGTAGGAGTCTCGGGTACGAGGTAGCTCAGGCATCAGATTTCCCTGTCCGATTCCTTCTCACGGTCGGGCATCTGCCCCCATTCGACGACAATGTCCTTGAGGATCCCCAGGTCCTTCGTCGACCCTTCCCCAATCTCACTCCACGACCCCCCTTTGGCTCGGAAGGCCGTCCGCATGGTGAGGTAGTCCTCGGGCTCTGCGATCATGTCCTCCGCCAGCATGTGATCAATCATCTGCCGGATGACACGATTCGCAAAGACACGAGGGGGATCGGGGCGGTCGTTCACCTACCGGCCTCCTCGCGACCGAGTCCCCATGCCGCTGCCCCTCGGCACGACCCTCTGAGAGAACCCTCCATGGTTGCGGGCTCGGGCCATCTGGTAGCGAGCGAGAGACATCCCCATCCCCGTCTGACCTCGGCTGTCCGAAGGCCCAAGAGCAAGCCGGGTATTCGTCATGCGCTGAGCAGACAGCCACACAGCTCGAACGAAGGCGTCCGCCATGTCGTCGTGCTGGCCAACCGTCTCGGAAGCCGAGACGATGACCAGGTTCCGAGAGACCTGTTCAGCCTGGAGGCCCAGCAACTCTTGAATGAAAGGAGAGTGCCGGTTCCCGACCTTCGCCTTGGGCCAGTCATAGAGACGGAGCTTCCGATCGAACATCATGAGCTTCGTGTTCTGGTAAATCTGGCTCGACAAGTCGCGCTTGAAGTGCTCCGACTTGAACTGCTTGAGGCCCTTCTTGTTGAGGGCTTGCTCCAGCGGGATACCGTTCCAACGGTCGAAGATACCAGCGGTGATGAAGAACCTCTTGGTCAGGTTCTCGATCCAGTTCCCGATCTCCTCGAAGTCCAGACGCTCGACGTCCTTCAGGCCGCGGGCATAGGCCATCGAAGGGGACCCCCCAAGATGGTCATTCGTCTCACGCCAGTCCACGCCAGCATACCACGACTCGTGATAGTCCAGAACGATCTCGTTGTTCTCGACGTGAGTGATGAAAATCGACGTCCCGTCCCCCATGAGCCCGATGTCGATCCCCATCTGGTGAGGTTCGCGAGGACGGCCCGACTCCTTGGGCCGTAGGTTGGCGTCGATGCAGTCCAGGAGATCCACCTCCCGCTCGATCCAACCACGGACGCGGTCAGAGAACTGCGCCCCGTGCTCGGTCATGAAGACCAGAGGATCGGCGTGGTACTTCTGCCGGTAGTAGTCGGCGGGGATCGTGGGATTGATCTCCCAGGTGGGAGCCTGAATCGCCAAGATGTTCTCGGAGCTGGGACCCCCGCTCATTGCTTGGTGGTACAGCTCGTAGAACTTCCCCTGCTTGTTGAGGGGCGACGAAATGGCGATGATCCGAGACTCGACGGGGCCAATCGGCTTCGTCGTATCGTTGGGGTCCTTTGGAGAGAAGGCGGCGGTCGAGGGAGTGACGGCGTCGTAGATGTCCTTCGCGCTCGACTGCCCCGTGTCCTTGAAGTGGGCCATCTCGTCCATGATGACGACGGCGTTACCCGCTCCACGAAGACCCTTCGCGATACAGGACTTGAAGGTGACCCTCATGGTCGCCTTGCCGTTGAACGAGGTGAACTTGCCGTTCTCGTGCCGGCTCGTCTGCCCGTACTTCTCGATGTCGTGTGGGGTCCTGAACTGAATGTGGCTCAGGGTGTTGTTGGCGATGTAGGGCTTGAAGTACTCGCAACGGCTCAAGTGGGAGGTCACCTCGTTGAAGAGGAGACCTGCCTGGTCCTTGTCCGTCGCGATGCTGACGATCTGAATCCGGTTACCGCCGGGGAGCCCGTAGTATCCCTGGGGGTGATGAAGGTTCAGAAGCCGGTAGACTTCGTAGCTCGCGAAGATGCCCGACAGCGTCGTCTTGCCCCCACGACGGCCGATGGCCAGAAGCAGCTCGCGACGCATGTGATCCTGAACGCCGATGTTACAGCGGCCGTCTTCGTACAGGAACTTGAGGTACTCCACTTCCGTGAGAAAGTGCGTTTGCACCGTGTTGAACATGTCCGTGACCTTGATGGTCTTGACCTTGCTCTCCAACGGAAGATGGTAGTAGAGCTTGACGATGAACTTCTGGACGGGATAGAGAGTGATCCCCAACCCCCAGGGCTGTTCGATGTAGTCGAGGATGCTGAAGATACGAGCCAGGGCGGGCCGTACTTGAGCCGGGGGCTCTCCCTCGACGACCTCGATTTGGGAGAGGGCCTCCTTTTCGAGGTTCTCGACAACCGTTGTCTTTGCGTGCTGTCCGGCTGTCCGGACGAGCGCTGCAAGGCTCGTCCCGGCGTTCTCAGCTTTGGTTTTGGGGGAGGCCATGGGTCACCGTGCCACGCTTGAAGCGCGGTCCTCCCAACCATCCATCTTCGTTGCGAAGCGGTTGAAGAAGAGATCGATCTGCTCCGGCGAGAGGATCTCCTCAGCGATCTCCTGTAGAGTCGAAACCCACAGTTGGAAGACCTTCTGGAACCGCTCCCCGCGGAAGTCGACGACGTCCCCGCCGAGCTTCTTCATCTCCAGCTCGATGTTGGCGATCTTCGTGAGAGCTTCGATCCGGCGGCTGGAGACTTGTGCCGTGTCCTTGCCGTACTTCTCGGTCTCACTCCGCTGGAAGGCCAGTGCAGCCTGCTCCTTCGCGATCTCGGAGCGAATGACACGGAGCATGACCATCGCCTCGCCATGCCCACTGGCGGCAATGACGACGGGGTCCGTGGCGATGTACTTCCGCTTCTCCTCGCTCATCTCGGCGTGGTATTCGAGGTCCGAGATGTCCGGCTTCCGATTAACGGTGCGCGGACGACCTCGGCTCCTCTTGACCTTGATGATGCCGTCCTTGTCGGCGAGCGAGTGCAGAGGGAGCTTCCGCACGTTGTCCGGTAGGACCTCGGCTTCTTCTTCCTCCGCATCATCCGGCTCGACCGGATCCGCCCCCGGATCCGTCTCGTCATAGGCCTCATCAACGGCGTCTTCGAGCGTCGCGTCCTTGATGGTTTCGTCGGTTGCAGTTGCCATTTTACTTCAGGTTCTTCCCGGCTGGAGGGGTGTCCCCGCCGCCTTCGGTCCGAATGAGGTACTGAGAGAGGTTCTTGACGGTGTCCCAACCCTTGTCCTTGTGGACCTGAGTACGAAGCACCTTGTCCTGGTCTTCGCCGGTCTCAGCGAAGTTGAGGACGCTCATGCTGCGAGGCGAAGGAGAAAAGACATCCGAAGGCCGGATGTCCCGTCGATCCGGCTCCACAGCATCATCGTGGCTGTCATCCGTCCTCGCGTTGTCCTTTTGAATCTTCTCGTCAATCCCCCGTGTACGGTTGATGGGGGTCGCAAGCTCGCGATCCCGCTTCCGTTGCCCGGCGGGTTGATCCGCCTGAGCAAGGAAGCGAGCCACGACCCGCCTGACAAGAGCAGGGCCAATCACAACCTGAACCCCTGGTTGGCCGTCCCCAGCTCGACATCGACGTCAGCCGCCGTCGTGACAGGGTTGAGGTCGATGTCCATCGCGCTGTGCTGCATCTCGTACTCGACCATCATCGACTGACCGTTGTTCATGATCTGGCTGAACGGGATCTCGGTCGCCGCTCCCGAAGCCATAATCTCCCGCTGTTGAGCGAGCTTGTCGTAGTAGGGCGGCTCCTCAACCAGAGGCTTGTTGAGCTTCGAGCAGAAGCCCGAACGAGTCTGAAGAACACACGACCCACAGCGTGAGCCGGTCTTCACATACTCGACCAGGCGAGCCCGATGCAGCCGGGAGGCCTCATCGCACCCCTTGCCGTAATCGTCGTAGATGCTCGGGTCGACGAAGTAGATCCCCTGGAGACCCTGCTCCGCAATGACCGGCCTCAAGTCCTCCGCTGATGCCGCCAAGTCCCGCGAATCGAACCGCCCCTTGAGGGCCATGAGAAGGTCCTTCCCGTAGAGGCCCTCATTCATGAAGCGGGAGGCCACCTTCACGATGTCGCGACGGACCAGCGCGCTGGTCCGTACCGCCTGAGACCGGCTGTGGAAGGCCTTGACAATCTCCATTCGAGTAGGTGTCGAGGTGGCCCCGCTCTTCAGAGAAGCCGACCGATGCATCTTCTGGAGAGCCTCCCGAGGAGAAGCACCCCATTCCGAAGCCGGGGGCCCCCACGGCTGAATACGCCCCGATGCCTTGTGCTCCTGGAGCTGGCGCTCTGCCGTATCCCAGGTGAGGACCGCTTCCGCGGACGCCACCAAGGGCTTCCCGTACAGGAGGCACCGACCGATCTTGTTGTAGATACAGCCACCACACTTGGAGCCGGCGACCATCACCTTGATGCCAGGGTTGTGCTTCGCGAGGAAGTCATGCCCAGTTCGGCAATCGTCGAAGCTCTCCTGTGTGGCGTAGAGCACCCCAAAGACACCCGCCTCACGGAAGATGGGACCCCAGTGGTCCTTGGTTGCCTGGAGGTCCGTCGATTGGAAGGACTGCTTCAAGATGCTCGCCACATCTTCCGCAGTTCGACCCTTGAGCATCTCCCTCCGAAGCAGCTCCACAACCGGCCGGGCTCGATCCGTGGACAGCATCATCTTGGTGGCCGCCTCCCTCTTCTTCGTGAGGTTGGCGACGGAGATGAGCTGTGCTTCCGCTTCGGTCCTGTCGATGAGCTGAGGTTTCGCCTGCTCTCCCATCCCCTGGTAGACACGAGGAGCCAGCTCGACATCTGCGAGATCGGCCATGCGCTCCGCCATCTTGAGGAGGAAGCTCTCATCTTGAGAGTGAGCGATTGCGAAGAAGGTGTCTTGGGCTTGCGCGACCGTGAGCCCGCCCTTGGTAAAGGCCTTTGCCGCCGTCTCCCGAGCCGTTGCCCGGATGTAGGTGAGGTCCACCGGAAGCTGGAGCTGAGGCGTCTCTTCGATCGGACGAAGAAGACGGCCCGTTGCCTCTACAGGCTTCTGCTGAGGAGCCGGGCCTTCGAGACGGACGTTCGGAGCCAGCATGGCAAGACGCACACGTTCACGAGGAACGGAAGCCAAGTGCTGAATATCCTTCCCCTTTGCTCGCTGCATCTGCTCGACTTCCGCCGCGAGAGCATCCGAGTACGGGACCTCGATCTGGATCTCCTTGTGGAAGACAGAGCAGGTCTGCGAAGCTCCCACAGGGCTCTTCTGGGAATGAATGCAGCCCGAGCACGCAGGCTTCGCAAGGACGAACTGAGCATCCCCTGCGAATTTGCGGACGAACTCGATGGGCTTCTTGGAGCCGCGATGGCAACCAGGGAAGTCCTCGGCAGAGATGTAGAGCTTGCCCAGAAGACCCCGCTCGGCGAGGACTCCAGCAATGACCGCACGATTCGCTCGAAGCGTGTTCTGGTCAAAGCGTCCCACAAGGGCCGCACGGAACTTCTGGGTGTCGCTCGACTGCATCAGCGCGAGCCGAGCAACCTTCACGACATCCTCCGGCCCCGCCCGCAAGTTCCCTTGCGCGCTGAGATCGCCAACCGTTCGAGGAGCATCCCCACGATTGGGGACGAAGCTCGTCGGATTCGACCCGTCATGCCCCCAGAGAGCCTCCAGGTCAGGAGACACGTCGAGGTTCTGCTTGGGGAGGTTGTCGAGATCCCGGTAGTCCGACTCATTGACGTTGAGCCAGTCGAGATTTGCGAGAGAACCATCCTTCAGAAATGAACCGAGATCGCCAAGATCACCCACGGGGAACCCTCCTCATCATCGAATCGTCGAGCCTCTGATAAGGGTCGCGAATGTACGTTTCGTGTACCGGAGAATCCCAGTTGGGATGGGGGTTGCTGGGGTCTTGCCCACGAAGACTGGTGTTGGGGAGGTCGATGTCCTCCGTCGGAGGACCGCCATCCGCAGACGGAAGCTCGGACTCCGACACGGGCCCTGTAGCAACCCCATTGCCCTTCGGTCCCCGGTAGTAATCGGACCGATCGACTGCATCCTCCCCATCATTCGGGAGTTCCGAACCCCCTGACAGGTGCGGCAAAGTCGAAGCCGACCCGCCGGGTTGCCCCCTTTGGGCAATACCGTCACCGTGTGCTCCGAACCCCAAACCGTAGTCATTCGCATCGGTCGGAGTGAGGTCCATACCCGAGTCAGGCATCCCCGATTCGGCCACAGGGCCGCCCGTGTAGTCGTAGGAGTAGCGTGAAGACGCCTGCTTTTTGCTCGGAGGCTTGGGGCCTCCTCTATGCAAAGTCTCCTGGTCACCGCCGGCAGGAACCGCAGAGGCAGGTTCCTGCTTGTCGAAACGATCATCCCCTCCGGGCTTCCAGGAGACATCCTTGCCTTCTCCGGGAGGCTTGCCCCCACCTTCCCCGTGCTCGACAGCCGCCATGTCCTCTTCAGCTTCCTCTTCGGGATTCTGGAGATTGTCTTCGGCGTCGGTGAGCAGGCGCTTCAGGTCGTCCGCCTCATCCTTCTCCAGCTCGGCAAGCCGGGGCTTCCAGTGGGGAGCGTTGATCTCGTCGTGAATCGTGTCGCAGATGGCCGACAGAGCTTCGGACGCCTCGTAGAGACGCTGCCGAATGTCCTTGACCCCCATGACATAGCCTCGGCCCCCCAACATCCCATCCGGGGACACCGTTGCAGACTTCACCCGGGCGAACTGACGGTGTGCCGTCAAGGTGTGGCCAAGGGAGATCGACAAGGCCCAGAGGGTCTGCGCAAGAGGCTTGAGCGAATGGGGGTCGAACTTGAAGTTCGCCGGGATGGTCCGCTTCGCATTGTCCGCGAAAGGAGAGGGCGCCATCCCGCCAGGCGGGGCTCCCGGAGGGGCCCCGGATGTGTCAGGAGGCAATACAGGACCCGCCGCGAGCCTCATACGCTCGGTCTTTGCGAGAGCCGCCAACGTCTTCTTGTACGCCACCATGGATCCTCTCACCCCTTCACAGGCTCGACATCATCGAACAAGCGCTCGATGTAGAAAGAACCGTTCGATTCCTTGCGGATCGCCCAGAGGTCGTTGTCGCTCTTTCGGACCAGAGTGTCCTCCGAAACCCTTTGAAACCCCTTGAGGTCCTGAAGGGAAGCCACCCGGCGCCGGGTGGTCTTGAGGGGCTTCACGATCTGCGGTTCTCGATCGAACAGAGAGTCGAAGCCAGATGCCCCGGAGATCTGAATTTGGCTGAGATCAAAATTGGCCATAGATCCTCACGAAATGACAAGAGTCACAACGACGTCTTGAGTGTAGTTCTGGCTGTACCCACTCACACGTAGGGTCTCTGTATAGGTCCCCGAACACAAGGTATCCGGAGGCTGAACCATGACCGTTGTTGTTTGAGAGGCCCCAGCGGCAAGAGTGTTGTAAGGAGGGTTGAAGGATACCAACCAATCGGTACAACCACAGAGCTTCTGGATCTGGTAATCGAGAAGAGACCCCGTAGGACCTGTGTTGGTGATCTGGAAGGTTTGGGTAGGAACCCCAGGGAACGGTCCGCTGATCGGCTTCGTCACAGCGAAGTTGAGAACAGTGGGGTTGAGGCTGATGATGGCCAACGGTCGAACCACAATCGCGATCGAGACTGTCTGCGGATTGTTCACCGCCGAGGGGTCTTGAATCAGGATCGTGGCTGCATACGGGCTGTTCGCAGACACGAGGGTCGTCGAGTCCACCGCAACACTCGACACGCCGGCAGAACCCGAGGCCAAACCCCCCACTCGTTGAGGGTCCATTGTGACCCAAGGAGCGGAGGTTGTGAGCACCGTGCCGAGGAGGGACCCGAAGACCCCGTTGTTGGTGATCTGAAGGTCTTGGGGGAGACTGAAGCCTCGACCCTCATCAACCACAAAAGTCAGACTCGACAACCCCAACAGAATCGACGGAGCGAACTGTTGCTGGAGCAGCGTAATCGAGTTGCCCATCTCCTGAACGACAGCGCCAGGAAGCGGGATGGAGTCTCGAAGCAGCCCATAGGGGGTGGTGATGTCACGGATCTGGTAGGCAGGGGTTGCCTGCGAAAGATCGACGCGAGTTGTCCACCGCCACAGACCGGAGGGGGTCTGGACTTTGAACTGGTATTCTTGGGTCTGAAGATTGGACGCAGAGATAGGCAAGGCTCGGCCTCATCTCTGCGTAAACGATAAAAGAAAACACTGATGTTTGCTGGAAAACAGCCGTGTTTCGAGATTTGCTGCCTCAGTGAGGCAAGGTGCCGCGACAAGAGCACCCTTCAGACGAAGCGAAATACGAAAATGCCAGGCTACCCCGAGACCTCGGGACCTGGCATAGGGTCTGCTTTGAGAAGGGCATGGATCGTGGAGGCGATGTTCCGATGCGTACCTTCCGCCCTCTCGGGGGGCTACCTACCCGTCGAGAGCATCGCCTCCACGATCCGCCCACTGAGGGAGCTTCACTTCACGGAGGATGTTGAACTTCTTGTTCGAGATGGCAGCGAAGACCTTGTGGTAGCGAAGGAAGCGACCATCCTTCCCCGAAGCCTCTCCAAGAAGCTTCACCGCCTTGAAGAACCGATGCCGGACTCGACCTTGGGTCAAGCCAAGTCGCATCGCCACTTCGCTCTGACAGGTCGTCGACCACATCCCCACCAGAATGTCCACATCGATAGCCTTGAACGCAGGCTTGAGATGGCCATCTTGAATGAGGGGAAGGTCCCGCCGAAGCTCGGTCTCAGTGACTTGGGGGATTGACAGGAGGAACTTGATCCTCTGAAGACCTCGATCAAGACGATAGGAGATGGCAGCTTGGGTGACGTCGAAGATCTCGGCGATATCCGCCTGACGCTTCTTTTGAATGTAGTAGAGGTAGATGAGATCGGCTTCCCTTTTGGGGATGCGATCTAGGAGCGGAGCCAGACGATCTTCGTAGTCCCCCGAGTAGAGGAACTCTGCGATGGGGTCGTCATCGTCCTCTTCTTGAATGAGGCCCGCGGCCGTATCCTCAAGAACCTGGAGACGATCGAGAAGGAGATCCTCCTCCTCGTTCCCTCGACCAGAAGGAAAGCGGTTGGCCAAAGTAGCCGGGTCTACCGAAATCACGTATCCAGTCGACATCATTTTCCTTCCGCCTACGTTGTATTCGTAGAGGACTCCGCCAGACGGAAGAACGCCGTCAGCATCGGCTCGACCTTCACATCAACATCTTGGAGGTGCTTCGAGGCTGCCTCCGGGTTCGTCATCGGGTGGACGAAAGTGAGATCCAGGTTCGAGACGAGGGCCATGAGTCCCACGTTCTTCCTGACCTGTGCCTCCGAGGCACGAATCTTCTCCTGCTGAGATTTTGTCAACTCTGGCAGAGAAGATGAAAAAACGCCATCAATGGATCCGTATGTACGAATCAAATGCACGATGGTCTTCTCCTGGAGCCTGAAAACACCAGGAATCTTGTCCGAGCTGTCTCCCGACATGGCCCGGAAGTAGACCATCTTGCCCGGAGGAACCCCGTATTCCTCCTTCACGGCATCGACATCGAAGAGCTTCTCGGGGCGAAGACCACTCGAAGGAGCGAGGACAGTCGTCGTTGCGGTCACGAGCTGGAGAAGATCCCGGTCGTTCGAGAGGATGACGTTCACATCCTCCTTGAGGCGCCCCGTGACGAGAGTCGCGATGGCATCGTCGGCCTCTTCCACCTCGTTGTAGGCCTGGACGACCCCAAAAGACGGTAGGGCCGCCTTCAGCCATTCGATCTGATCGCGACCCTCGAAGGGGATCCTCCCTGCCTTGTACCCGGGGAAGACGCTCATCCGACGCTGCGAGGAGTAGTCCCAGCACACGTAGATGGTGGCCTTGGGGAACCTCTTGCGAAGAGATATCAGGCTCCGAAGGAACCCCGTCACCACCCCAGAAGGACGCCCCTGCTTGTCCTTGAGCTGGTCGAGTCCCGGTGCCCGGCCACAGCGGACCGCGAGGTTGTTGCCGTCGATGATGAGATTTTGGGTCATTGCAGGGTCTTCCACATCGTCTTCGATGTCCGTCAACTTGTCGCTCAAGGCCTTCAACCGGAGCTGAATGTCTTGGAGCCACTCCAATTCGAGATACCGAGATTCGATGGGGGTGAGAGAGGGGGTGGTGTTGAAGGCTCGGACGACCGTCACCAACTGGTTGACGTCCGCAGTCCACCGAGAGAGACGTTGGACCTCCTCACCAAGCTGGAGCAGATGCTCCGTGGAAGAAGTCGAGGACATCGCCCGAAGGAAGTTCACCTGCTTCTGCCCCACCGAGATCCACGTTGAAAGCTTGGCGTGCTCCCCCCACAACAGCTCCAACCGGATGGGTTCGAGGTCGAGCGCGTAACCAGCAACCAGGTCTTGATCGAGAAGGGCTCGCTCCTTGGTGGTCCACACATCAAGCATTGTGTAGGACGCCAATACATCAAGGAGCCCGTCAAAACCCTCCGAAGACCACTGCATGACAGGGAAAGCCGCCTCTCCCCATTGCTGAAGGGTCATCCATCGGGTCTGGTAGGTCAGAGAACTCTTCTCCCCCTTCGCAACAAGCCGGAGTCCAGCTCGGGGGAAGGTGATGAGAGACTCCTTTGAGCGGAGCTGAATGTAGACCTGGACTTCATCCTTCTCCGGGATGTCCTCGATGACCTTCGCCTTGACCAGCCGGTAGGGCCCCGAGAGAATGAGCACGAGGTCCCCCACCTCGATCCCCTGGTTCTCTTCTGCTTCAATCTGACGACGAAGCTTGAGCACATCCCGATCTGGAACGTAGGCGATTCTGCGTGTCGACCGAAAACGACTCCGGTCGACGTGGCTGATGACCCCCTGTACGTATTTGCTTCCTTCGAGCCGGTAGTACTTCTCTTCGGCATGAGCCCGCCGAATGAAGGCGTACCCTTCGAGGAGGTACTTGATGACCCTGTCCCCACCCACCTGAGTGACGGACGCGGGGATGAACACGTCCGCATCTCGAAGATGGTGCCGGATGGACTGCTTGATGAGATCCGGATCTTCCCCATCCGCCTTGGGCCCAAGCTCAAGAGCAACCCACTCCGACGGCTTTGCGGGGTCAATGACAGGTTTGATTTGGCGTGATGCCATGGACTATCCTCGGCTGGGCCAAGTTCGCTCGAACTCTCGCCGCCATTCATCCGGAGTCAACATACGAAGGTCGTCTGCCGGATCCCCACGTCGGGGAAAAGAAACCGGGACATGGACGTGATCGCGACCCCGAGCTTTGTTCACAGGGACGCCCTTGTGATCCAGCTCAGTCAGGGCACAGACATCGCCAGAACCAATGGGACCCACCCCATCGAATCGAGTACCGTCGGGCTTCTTCTCCGGCTTCTTCACTTCCGGCAAGACCTGGACTGCCGGCGGAATATACCCAGCCGGGGCCACCACACTGGGAGTGATCGAAGGGTCAACCGTCAAGCTGATCACAGGAGCTTGAACAGGAGCCGGAGCCTGAACGGGAGCTGCCGTGACCACCTGAATGGGAGCCGCCATGGGGACCCCCGCGACCGACGGAGCAGGAATGCCCCCTGCCAGATTGAGGATGTCGCAGAAGAGATTCACCCTTGTGGTGTTCCTCCGCTGAAGGAAGTACTCCGAGAGCTTGAGGGTGTTCACGCCGAACGCTTCGTAGACCTTCTGACCGAGTGCGCGGTCGACGTAGACGAAGTCAGCGAACATGTTGTTCGCCATTCGGTATGAATTCATGGCCGCTTCGGCGAGGCCATCAGCCACATCTTGAGGAGAGACCTGCTCACAAGCCTGTCCTACCAACTCGATCGCACGCTGAGGAGTCCCGAGTGAGAGCATGATCTCGTAGTACGTCGAGACGAGCGGGAGGCGGAGGTACTCCCGCACATTGGCGAGATTGACATCCCCCATTTGCCCGATCATCTCCAGCCGGTTGAGGACATCCCGAACGTGCCCCCCGGAGTAGTCGATGACAGTGAGCACAGCGTCATCCTCGAAGGAGACCCCTTCCGCCGTGAGGATGGACTTCATCCTTCCGAGGATGTCCTCTCGGGTCACCTTTCGAATGGCGTAGTCTTCGCACCGGGACCGAATCGTCGCCCGGATCTTCTCCACTTCCGTCGTGCAGAAGATCCCGACGAGCTTGTTCTCCTCCAAAGGCTTGAGGAGAACATCCTGTGCATCCCGGGTCATGCGATGCGCCTCATCGAAGAGGTGGATCCGCTTCGAGGCCCCATAGACCGCGAAGGGCAGCTCCTCGACGAGGGCTCGCATGTGGTCGACAGTCCCGCAGCTCGCCGCATCTCGCTCGACGAATGCGAGCGAGGTTTCGGAGAGAATATACAGGCAGTTGTCGCACTCGTTACAAGGCTCAGGGTTGGCCAAGTCGATCGCCTGGCAGAGCATGGCCCTTGCCATGATCCGAGCAAGCGTCGTCTTCCCCTGACCGTGACCCCCAGCGAAGATGTAGTTCTTGCTGAGGGCCGTTCCGTCACGAAGGCGTGTCTGGAGGATCTGGACAGTGCCTCGCTGGCCGAGGACGTCCGAGAACTTACGGGGCCTGTACTTGGTGTCCCACACAGGTTTTCAGTGCGCCGTAGCGGACTCCCCCTCAGAGGACGACATCACGATATCGTCCACCATGTCTTCGATCTCGATGGCCTTGGCGACGCTCGCGAACGCAGATAGGGTCTCGTTCCAGGCACCGTGCCGACGGAGAATCGAGGTGAACTCCTCGACATCCGGCGTACGGAGAACCCAGACCATGTCCCCGGTCTTGTCGTCTTCCTCTCCCGTGCAGTGCTCCAGGAGGTGATCGACGAGCGCCGTTCGCTTGTTCTCCGTCAGCTCATTCCAGGTGTCCTCGGCGACCTCGATGATGAAGTCGCAGTCGATGAAGAACTGCGAGATGCCCGATAGCTTTCGGGCCTTGCCGAGGACGGGACGGCCAGACTTCGTCGAGCCCTTGTCCACGAAGGCGTACTTCAACCGTGCGGTGGCCAGCTCCGGGTGATACCCGGGGATCAGGTTCTTCGCAATGGTTGCGATCGTCTCACTCTCACTGTAAATCTTACCCATAGGGAAACTCCATCAGGCTACCCGACCTCACATGAGATCGGAGGTACTCTCCAAGTCGGGCATCTCCCCAGGCCTCCCAGAGGTCTCCAGGATCCTTGACCAGCTTGCCGCCAACCAAAGTGACCCGGGGGTAAACTACCCGACGAACATCGAATTCCCGGCCGTACTGTTGGCGAAACCTATCGTACGCCCTATTTCCGGCGGAATCCATATCATATCCGATCCACACGCGACGTACAAGACGTCGTAGGATCCGAACAAATCCCTCCGTGACCCGAGCAGTCAGCGTCGAAGCAATACCAGGAAGGAACCTCTGGAGGGGTAGAAGATCGAAGCCACCCTCGACCAGAAGGATCTCCCCCGTCTCCCACACTGTGGGCATTGCCTGAGCGAGCCCGAACCCCACAGCCTCATCCTGCGCGAGGATGAAGTCCATGTAGCCCCCACGCTCCCTATCGACGTGCCGAAACTGGAGGCCTCGAATCTCGCCGATGGTGTTCGTAATCGGAAGGACGTAGCAATCGTCGAGCTTCCCCCCATCCCCCGACCAAGACACGAAGTCTTGGGGGTAGTTGATTGCCGGTAGAACCCGGTCAACGTACCCAATTTGAAATTGACTGATCTGTTCGTCAGTGACCCCGCGTCCCCACAAGGACTCACGAACACGCTCGGGTAGCTCAGCTCCAGATTCAGATTCAGCGACGAACTCGTCAAGCCAGGTCACGGCCGACCACCATGATCGTCTGGTTGGCTCGCTGGATCATGACCCCCACGTAATCGCGGACTCGCGTGTAGAACCCCAACTTCTCCGGTGAAGGAAGCACGAGAGCTGCCCCATCAGGAAGAGCAGCCACGAAGACACGGAGGTCGCCCTCCAAGGTCGTCACGAACCCCCCCTTCACAGATGCCGCCTTCTCCCCGCAGACTTCCTTGAGGGTGGACGACGAGAGGATGAGGGACTTCGGTTCGAGTCCTGATCTTCGGAGACGCTCAACTGCCACGGGGACCGAGCTACACCGATTTCCCCACTGGCTTCGAGTCGAAAGATCCAGAACATCCCGGTAGAGAGCAAGGACGAGCACATCCGGGTCCCCTTCCTCGGAGAGAGGGGAGAAGCCGTACCTGGCGTCCCCCTCCTTGGAAGGCCGTGTGCCGACGAAGCCACCCCGGGCATTGGTGACCACCAAGGGAACCGAGCTGGGGTTCACCTTCGCAGCACACAGGTAGGGGGTAGAGAACCCCTGCTTACCCGAAGCCCTCTGCCGATGCCGGTCGACAACCAGCACTTGCTCCAGGATTGAGAAGCTCATTGCAGGGAGTTGGGGTCCGGGAGGTACTTCACGAGGTCCGTGGGGATTCGGATGGGCTCGGGTCGAATCTGAGTCAGGCGAAACCACAGACGGGCCCACCAAGGAATCCGAGGCATTCCTTCTCCCAGGGCCCACGCGAGGCCATGAACCTCGGGCATGTTCTCTCGAAGCCAATCGGGGCTATCGATCTGCTCCGCGTACTCCGTCCACAACTGGTGCTTGTTGAGGGTGGGCTCGAACAAGGGACACTGCTGTGCATCGGAGGGATCTTCACAGATCCGGATCGCGGCTGAGGTGATGTCCTCGACCCCATACATGCAGAGACCGATCGTCTGAAGGACAGGAAGGTGGCGACCCCCAGGACCCGAGCCCATCGTGATTCGGTTGTAGTTCGGGTTGGGCTCGTCATCGATGGTCCGACGAACATCGAGGGGCTGCCTGTAGTTGTACGTGCAGCGGTGAGGCAACCTCTCCCTGGCAGCCTTCACGCGATCCTCCAGCTCCTTCACGAGCAGAAAACGAATGCGGCCCATGATTTCAGATTGCGTTCTCACCGATGACTCCGAAGGCGGCGAATGTCTAGCCACGTCGTCTCATCCGCACCCAGCTCTTCAGACCCTTGGTACGCGATGTCCGCGTGTTCGAGGAAGGCTTGCTTGTGGGTGACAAACAAAATGTCGATGTTGGTCGATTCCGCGAGACGCTGAAGGAAACGTCCGGCTGCATCCACGTACTCATCCGAGACTGCCGCAAGCGTCTCGTCGAGTAGGAGCACAGGGAACCGCTTCAAGCGGAGAAGAAGAAGGAGACGGAGGATCAGGGAGACGATGCTCGCGGGTCCACCCCCAAAAGAATCAAGGGGGTGTCCTCGAACGCCCGTCTCCTCGTCTCCCTGTCGAATGAAGAAGTCGATGGAGACCCTGTTCCGCGCCTGTCCGATCGCTGCCTCGAAAGATAGCTTCTGATCGAAGAAGATGGTCTTCAACCCCTCGGAGACAAGAGCCTCCAAAGTTTTGACGCGATCCGTGACGAGCTTGTCCAGAAGAACGCGAAGAAGCTCCCCAACCTTGAAGAGCTTCTCGATCTGGGCCGAGAGGGTCAACACTTCCGCGCTTTTCGACTCCAAGTCCGCCCGCTTTTGATCGCGGAGGGCCTGGAGTCGAGCTGCTTTCAACGCGAGAGCTTCGGTCCTCGCAACCCAGTCCTTCATGCTTCTGTCCTACACCCGTCCGCCCCGAATCAGTCCTTCGAGGGCATGTACCGGGTCACGCGGCACTCGTGCGACCCTTCCGGCCGGTTCTCCGCCGTGATGTCCCCGACCACCTTGCCGTTGTCGTCCATGAGGAACTCGTCGATGGTGCGGAACATGGCCCGTTCCTTGGGGGACTTGTCGTCGGCCTTGATGACCGCGATCCGAAGCTGGACGTCCATGCCCTTCACGCCGTCGATGAGGTCGATGAGCCGATCGATGTTGACGTTGAAGGTGATCTCTTGCTCCTCGGAGCCGTCGATGACGACAGCCGGGAGCGGGAAGCTCCGAGCCTTGCCCTTCGTCTCCGCGACCCGGAAGAGCATCGTGGCCTGGCGTTGCACCTTCTCGCCCACCTCGACGTCACGGAACTCGTTGACGACCAGAGTGATCTTGTCTTCCTTGGAATCCAGCTCCGAGCGCATGAAGCGGAGGGCGTCCACCGTCAGCGACTTGGGGAGCCCAAGGATGAGCTTGTCCATCGTCTTCGAGTAGTACGAGAACTTCCCGTGAACGGCCTCGTGCTTCGCCCACCCAAGGGCGTTCCCCTTGGAGTCGACGGCGAAGATCATGTTGTCGCCCGTCACGAGCTTCACTTCCCCGTCCGACTTCGCGAGGAAGCTCGTGAAGAAAGACATGTGCTGGACGTGGATCGAGAAACCCTTGTCCACGAAGGCAGCGCTGTAGAACCAGAACGCCTGGAAGGTGTTCGCAGCGAAGAGGTGCCCTGAGCCCTTCTCCCACTCGTGCTTGGACTTGTCGAAGAGCTGGAGCGTCTTGAAGTGCTCCGGGATCCGCGTGTCGTCGGCCTTCCCGAGGAAGGGCTTGGCCAGCGTCATCGCCTCCTTGAATAGGCCCACGGGGAAGGACCGCTCATCCTTGGCTCCGGCGAGATCCCGATCACACGAGGCCATGAGCTTCGGGTCGAAGCTCGCGCGATCGGCCCCAGCTCCCGAGTTCGTGCTCCAGGAGACCGTGAAGTTGTCCGCTTCCACCTTGGACTCGATCGTGATCTCGTCATCCCGAAGGAAGCGAAAGCCGCTCGTGAACTCCGAGGGGAAGATGAAGGATCCCTCGGTGTCCGTCTCGTCACAGGAGATCGTGGCGCGAGCGACGTGGAGAGCATCGCGGGAGTAGATCGAGCAGAGGCCTCCCGTTCGGATGACGAAGAGGTAGCCGGCCCCGCCCGCGGGGGTCAGGGGACGCGGAGGGACGATCGAAACGATTGCGAGGGCCTTGATCAGGTCGGCGAGCTTGAGCGTGATTTTCATTCCATCCTCATTTGGAGAGTCGTTACTTCTTGTCGTAGCCGGCCAAGGAAGTCTCCACGGCCAGCAACTTGGTCTCGTACTCGGCAATCTCCTGAAGGAGACTTGCCTCCGCCTTGTCCCTCTCCGCCGAGAGGTTCTTGGGGTCGTAGCCCGCAGCCTTCACTTCGGTGACCAGATCCGCGAGGTCTTCCTTGACCTTCTGGAGCTGCCCCTCGTACTGCGACTTCTTCTTCTGGGCGACTTCGGTTCGCCTCGATAGGTCGTCGATCTTCTTCTTGATCTCGTCCGGAGTCATACGTGTCCTTTCAATCCCCGATGCCCACGTCTTCTACACCCTCTCCAGCGTAGACGGGGATCTGATGTTTCGCTGTGAAGCTCTGACCTTCAGGGCAAAGCGCGAGGTAGGAGCAGAGCTTGCACTTGCCCTGTCCAGGTTGAGCCTGGAACACATCCTCCATCACCTTTTTCTGAACTTCCCTGCTCCCCGAGATGAAGGTGTTGATACCCTCATCAATCTTCCGCACCGTGTTGAGGACATGGGCTAGGAGCCCATCGAGGTCCGCCGCGGTGAAGTTGATCCAGTCCAGGCTCTCCTCCGGCTCATACCGCCAGAAGACGAACCCCAAACGATCGGGGGGATATCCATGACGAATTCGATGAAGCATCGCGTACCACACGAGCTGGCGATCATCGACGTATTTCTCTCGATGACGGGACCCCTTCCCATCGAGTAGAACGAGGTCTCGATGAGGGGCGACTCGACGTAGAACGAAGTCAGCACGACCCCCAATCGTGTGCCCCTCGATCATTGTGTCGTACTTGACCTCTGCCGCTGCATCAGCACCGATCAGCCGGTGGTGCCTGATGATGGCAATTCCTCGGGGAATCGCCGCTCGGATGTCCGCAACAAGGAGGTCACGGGATGCGTAGTTCGACCTCTTGTCCGTGTAGTCGATGACCCCATTCCGCCGCTCTTTTTGAATGGTGTCGTCCAGCTCGGGCTCGACCATCCCCAAAAGAGTCTCGATGGTGTTCGACTGTTTCCAAATCTGGTTGACGTAGAACAGCTCGAACAGACGGCCCACTGTGCTGCCGTAGAGGGAGTTGACCTTGTTCTCCGGCTCGGAGAGAGGGGTCTTGCCCACGTAGCGATACCAGTACGACTTGGGACAGGAATCGTACGACTTGAACCCAGAATACGACAGATACATCAGCCCACCTCCGCCCGCGCTCGCTCCAAATACCCTTGTGCGAGATCACGCACATCACGGGCATAGTCAAGACTATTCAGCGATTCCTCAATCCCCAAAGAGGGGTCGAACATCGCGTCGGCCTTGATACGAGCTGCAAAGGCATCGATTGCCGTATCCTCGGCTTCTTCTCGTTCCTTGCGTTCGATGTCGAAGACATCCTCCGCCGGGGCAACGATCAGGGGGACAGGCCAGACCCGAAGCACACCGTTTTCAATCACGATGTGGGACACCTGGGGGGTCCTCAAGGTGTTCTCTCGAACGAGAGCACCTCGGCTCACAGCCCCTTGGTTGACGAACTGCTTGCCCCCCACGGTCACGATGCCCTGGTCCTTGTGCCAGTGCCCGAAGCACCAAGCATCCGGACCATTCTCAGTCACGAGGTCGCCGTACCGGAAGACTGGCTCCCCGAAGAAACCCTCGACATTGGGAGGGGGCTCTTGAGCTGCGAGGGCGTGGACAACCGCTATGATGAAGTCGTCCCCCGGCTTCTTCTGGATCCTCTTCAGCTCCGCCACGGTTCGATGCGGGCTGTAGGGAACCCCCACCACCCGAACTCGAACCCCACCATCTTCGAAGACCTGCTCTCGAAGATGGTGGAAGACCCCCGTTGCGAGGAGCACGCCGAGAGGCTGCTTCGCCAGGGTGTCCAGGTTGTTGTAGGCGATGTCGTGGTTGCCTTCGACAGACCACACAGGACAGGGGTAGGCCTGATGGATCCGAGCGGCCCTCTCAACGAGAGCGTGAGGATTCCGGCTTGCTGCCTTGACGTGGAAGAAGTCTCCCCCGTCAAGAACAGCCGTCACCTCGAACTGCTTCGCGAACTGCCCGATCTGTTCGAGATTCGACCAAATCTCCGACGGGTAGTCCGCTTTCCACGACGCCGGGCTCCGATCCGCTACGTGGGTGTCGGTCCTAAAAAGGAAAGATAGTCGAGACATCCACACTCACTCTACACCTGTTCGGGGTGAGAATCGGAATGAAAAGGACGAGAACATGTCGAACAGACCCCCAGCTCAGCCCACTCCCGATTGAGGGCCTCTTCCTCCAGATAGATGAGGCTGCATCCTCGTTCAAAGGTGGCGAGATTACGAAGAGTCACCTCGTAATCTCGCGCGAACTCGACCAGGTCTTCGTGTTTCTCGTAGGCCGCACGGACTGAGGCAAGGGCTGGCACCTCAAGGGTCCTCACATCCTTGAGACGGCCCATGCTCTCCTTGAACCCCCGAAGGCGAGCGATCCACCCTTCGAGGAGCTGGAAGGTCACCTCCGCGAAGGTCCGAAGATCCGTCACACTCGGGATCTCGATCTTGTCCACCCCGTCGAGAGAAGCCAGGGCCGCCCTCCGGGTGTTGTTCTGAAGACAGAGCCTCTGGAGAAGAGCGAAGGTCTTCTGGCCTTCCTGTAGGTCAGAAGGATTTGGGGGTGTTTGAGCAACGACACCCTCAAGACCCATGACCCGAGCTTCGAGAGCAGCTCGACCGTCGATGAAGTAGTCGAGCTGTGTGACCTTGGCTTGAGTCGCCTGGACAACCCCCAACTTCGTCTTGACGGTCTTGACGTCGCGAAGGGCTGTGTCGAGCCCTTCGTACGCAGCGAGCTGTGTCGTTGCCTCAATGACGTCCTTCTCCCGAACCTTCCGTGTAGCTGTTGCCTCCCTCCGGTCCTTCTCGACCATCCTCATGGCGAGATTGACCTGATCGAGCTTGGCCATGTCCGAGAGGACATCCGCGACAACCCCAGGGGATTGGTCGAGCAGGAAGATGGGGTTGAATTGATCGGAGACTTGTAGGAGGACGTTCCTATCCCCCACCTTGACCTCGTTGAAAGCCGCGGTCAGAAAGTCCGGCATCCCACGCTCGGCAGCGGGGTACTCCGCTCCATTGAAGACGTAGCGATTGATCGAATCGCCCTTCTCCCAAAGGAGATCGAAGTCCGCAGACTGGAGATGCACGGAGACGTGGCACTTGCACGTCTTCTGCTTCTTCAGCTTGCGGGCACAAGAAGGCCCGTGACGTACGAATGACGCCACGGGCGCTCCAGTGAGAGCACAACGAATCGCCCGAATGAGCGCGCTCTTTCCGATGTTCGACCGGCCCACAAGAGCCGTGAAGCCGTCAATCTGGAAAGAAACCCGCTCGATCGATTGAAAGTTGCAGACCTCGACCGAGATCATTCGCCGTCGGACTCGTCCTCAGCCGAATCTTCCACGATCGGATCGTCAGTGTCGATCGTGATTTCCTGCGTCCCCCCAGACGCATCGTCATCATCGTCCCCCAGCTCGCCACTGAGGTCCGCCTGCATCGCGTCCTCATCCGAGATCTCCTCGTCAGGGATCGCCGTCGGGATGGCCGAAGAGATGGCCTCGACAACCTTCCCCTTGATCTCCGCTGCCAGCTTGGGGTTGGCGATCAAGTGCGCGCGCAGCTTGTCCTTCCCCATGAAGGCCTCGCCTGCACAGGTGTACTTCGAGCCCTCGCGCTTGATGATCCCGTTGGCCTCGGCTGCCATGATGATGCTGTAGAGGTCGTCGATTCCAAAGCCGTACCGAATGAAGATCGTCGCTTCGTGTCCCTGCTTGGCGTCGGCCTTTGCCTTGATGACCTTCACGGAGGTGAGGTTGCCGAAGGGGTACTTCTTGATCTTCCCCGTGGCGGGGTCCTTCCGCTCGACACGCTCCGAGAGAATCCGAGCGAGTCGCAGCCGAACGTAGGCGAAGTACTTGAGAGCCTTTCCACCGGCCGTGTTGGCTTCCGGAGCACCGTGACCCCCACCCGTGCTGATGGTGGCTCGCTCCTGGTTGAGCAGGATGAGTGCCGTCCCGAGACGCTCGGGGTCGGAAATCTTGCTCTCCCCTGCTCCCTTCGTCGGGTACTTGGCGAGCCACAAGACGAGCTTGGGTAGGGTCTCGCTCATCTTCTTCGCCACAGCACCGATCTTGGCGGTGTCCTCGATCTTCTTCTCCAGCTCCAGAGCAGGAACCATCGAGGCGACCGAGTCGACGACGATGATATCCACGCCGGCCATGATGCCGACGAGAATCATCTTGAAACCATCTTCCATCGTGTCGGGAGCGTAGAGAAGGAGGTCTTCGAACTGAACCCCAATCTGCTTCGCGTAGCCGTGGTGAAGAGCGTGCTCGAAGTCGAGGAACATCGCCGTCCCCCCGTTCTTCTGGACGTTCGCGATGGCCGTGAGAGCCACCGTCGTCTTGCCACTCGACTCAGGACCGTAGATTTCCGTGATGCGACGCCGGGGGTAGCCAGGGCAAACGAAGCCCTTCCCATCTGCCGTTCGCGAACCACCGATGCTCGTGTCGAGAATGACCGAGCCCGAAGGAACGTGAGGTAGGGTCGTTTGCTGGGCCGTCATCGGCCGCTGCTTGGTGGTCTTGAGGATCATGGCCCTGGCAAGGGTCGCCACTGCCGATGCATTGGTGACATGTGCCTTGGCCTTCTTGTCTTTCGTGGTCGTCGCAGTCGTCATTTAGACTCCAGTTGGGAGAAGCTTGGCCATGCGTGTCTGCGTCGATGACAGGTTGCGCACAGCAAAACACATTTCAGAACCTCAGCTCGAACTTGCTCTTGGTTCTTTTTCAGAAGCATGGGACCTATCTCCATATCCTTGGCTTCTACCCCAAGATGATGGAAATCGAACACGTCAATAGGCCACTCACTACCAGGGGCAATCCCACAGTCTCTACACCGCCCTCCGAGGAGAGTTATGTATTCGTGTTTCCGTGCATCCCGAGTGTTTTTCATCCGAACTAGAATATTTGTTCGGCGCCTCTGGTAACTATCGCGTCCTTTTTGAGGGTCGTATGTTCCACGGCCTTTATCACTGATGCACTGCTTACAGGTGACGCCAACCCCCAATTTCGTACGAGGGTGAGCGTAGAAAGCCTCCAGAGGCTTCCCCTCTCCACAAGACTTGCAAGTCTTCACTTGGGGGTGTCAAGTTGAGAGAATCGGAAGAAACGACGATTCTCTTTGAAAGCCGCCCCCTGCATCACCGTTTGACCCGCCCGATCCCCTTTTGTGAAGGTGTGTATCTTGGCGAATGCTTGGTATTCTGCTGGAGATAGGCTGTCTTCGAGGATGGCCCCTTTGAGAAAGAGCCAGAAACGAGCGGCAAACCGAGCCACATGATAGGCATCTGCTTCATCATGTGTGATACGCCCTTTGAGACCAGTGTCCGCTTTGGCAGCGTCCACCATATCTGCTTTGAACATCTTCCCCAATCTGATCTTGGGGTCGACCTTCGTGAGCATTTTCAAAGTGCCGGGATCGAAGTACACCACATCCTTGCGTCGAGTGTAGATCGCCTCGTTCACCATGATGAAAAGGGCATAAGCCCCTGGAGACCACTGCTCTCCGAATGCAGGGGATTCCACGCCCACGGCTTCAATAGCGGAGTATCTGTCGAGCAGATCACCCACGCCCTCACGAAGCGTCATGTAGCGTTGAACGAAGATGTCCTTCGCGACGGTCGAGATCAAACCTCGACCGACAATGCGTGCGGGACCTTCAGCCTCGGAGTCGTGGACACACCACCCGAGATTCGTCAGGGATGGGTCGAGCCCGAGGGTAATCATAAAGAGGACGGGGGAGGAACCGAAGCCCCTCCCCGTCTCCTACCAGGGTATCAGACCTGATCCAGAAGGTCGGTGAAGTCCCCGCCGCTGGCGTTGGCCGCACCGAGAGCCCCTGCCCCGATGTCCGACACCGACGACCCGCCCATCCCGAGCTTCGCACGGACCGCGTCCGTGGTCATGTCCCGGAACGGCATCAGCTTGTCGTACATGCTGACAGCCTTGTCCAGGACCGCAGCCTGGAACTTGGGAACCTTCCGCCAGATGGCCTGACCGACGAACGAGACGTCGATGTTCTGGTACTGCGCGTCCTTGCACTCCAGCTTGAGATCCTGGGTGTGAAGGCCCATGCCGTTCTCGCGCAGACCCGCGTTCAGCTTCCAGATCATCTCGTAGGTCTTCTGGCCGAAGCGCCAGGGGATGATCTGCCAGTCGGTCGCGAGTGCGGGCTTGTTGATCTCACCCTTCCGATCGGTCGGGTAGAGAATCAGGAGGGTGGTGTACGCCGTCTTCGGCGCCTCCAGCCGCTTCCACACCGTATCCGCCTCCGACCCATCGAGGCCGAGACGGCTCAGCACGTAGCCCATGCCCTGCTGATAGTGGAACGACATGCGCTTGAACTTGCACTCGTCGAGGAAGAGCTTGTCGACCTGCGTGAGCTGATCGACGCTCTTGCCCAGACTCTCGGCACGCTCCGCCAGGATCTTCTGGCCGATCGCCCGCATCTGGTCGGGGGTGTTCTTCTCCCCCTTGTCCTTGGCGGCCTTGTTGGCCCGCTGGACCCCGACGATGTCGGCAGCGTGGAAGTACACGAAGGAGCCCCGTAGGACCTGACCCTTCGTCATCTTCAGCCACTCTTCGCGCTGCTTGAAGTTGTTCTTGTCCTCCTCGCCCAGACCCACGTCATCGTCGAAGGACTCGTAAGAAACCGGATCGTTGCTCATCGCTCTGCACTCTTTCGGTGTGAAATCGCCTTCACTGCTACATGTGTCGGTTACGACGGGTAGCGAAGGACGACGTTGGAACCCTTGATGTCGCCGACTCCGACTGAGAAGACTCAGTTTTTGCCGGTCGCCGATTGTACGCTACTGACGTATCAAAGTCCTGAAAATACGTCCTCGTAATCGTCTTCAGTGACGATTGCCGGGGAGGCTCCGAGGAAGTTCTGAATGGCTTGCTCGTCGGAGGTCTCTGTGGCCGTGACCGAGGGGAGAACAGGAGACCGATTCGTCGTAGGAACCACGACCACGGGCTCGGGCTCATCTGCTTCGGGCTCCACAGCCTTTGCAGTATCCCCCTCCAAGAGAAGAAGCAGCTCCTCTTCGTTGACGTCATCTCCCCCGAGAGGGGATGACGATCCACCACCGCTCCCAGGCAGCTTGTTGATCCGCTCGTCCCCGTAGAAGGACTTCGTATCAAGCTCATCCCTGATAAGCGATCGTTGCACTTTGACGGCAGCCATGGTGTCCGACAGCTCCTTGTGGCGATGTCGGACGACCTTCTCCATCGACTCCAGGTCCTTCTGCTCAGCTTCGAGCCGAGCGATGGCCTGGCGATCTTCACGAAGCATCACGTTGGCCGTCGCCTTGCGATCCTCGATGTTCGGGAGCCGGCTGACATGCTGGTTGTTTGCCAGAAGATCATCGAAGGAGACCTGGTAGGCAGACAGCCGTGTCTGAAGCTCTCGGGTGACGAGATGCTTCTGTTGCAGCAACTGAATGAGGATCCCCGAGACCTCATTCTTGTAGTTGTTGCAGGTAGCCGTGACGTCCTGTAGGTACTTCGGCCCCAGCGACGAAGGGTCCGAGTGGAGATCGATCGTCAACCTGGAGACGGTGCTGTAGATGACCTTGATTTGCTCGGGTGTCATGCCTTGGGCTCGTTGGGGGTGAGGATCTTGACGAGGGCCTCATCGTAGGAGTTGAGGATGGCCTCCGCTGCCTGCTTGCGACCAAGGATCCCTCGCTTGATCGCGTCGTCGTAGGTGACCGCCACGACGTGCTTGGCGAGAATGCACCGGACCACCCGAACCTCTTCGAGGTTGAAGCCCACCGAAGGGGAGTCGTCATGGAGCTGGGTCAACTCAGCTCCGTGTCCCCAGCTGGCCGTCGCGGAGTAGAAGGTGCTCTTCTTCCCGTTTTGAGTGCGTTCCTCGATCGAGAAGGAAGTCGTGAGCTTGTTGAGAGAGACTTCGGACTGAAGCTTCGTCAGTTTTGCCCTCAGCTCAGGAGTGAGGCTGTCCAGGGGGCTTCTCTGCTTCTGCGAGTCCGGTTCCGTCTTCGTTTCGTTCATGGCCCACAGCTACACCAACGAAAGCTCAAACAGCTTCAGCCACGGCGTTGCCGAAAACCGTGTTGCGGAAGACCACGCGATCGTTCGCCACAGCCCGCTCAACGGCATTGGCTTCCCCGATGAGCCACACCTTCCGCTTCGCTCGCGTGATGGCCGTGTAGAACAGCTCGCGTTGCAGCATCCTCCCCTGGCTCTTCACCACAGGAAGAATCACCGTGTCGTACTCCGAGCCCTGGCTCTTGTGGACCGTGGTCGCGTAGGCAAGCCGGAGCATCTCAGGAGCCTTCTCCTTCGGGATGTCGACGTACATATACACGCTGCCAGCTCCCACCCCATGGATCCGAACAACCAGCTCGTCTTTACGGACGTCATGGAGCTTGCCCATGTCGCCGTTGTAGACACTCAAGTCGTAGTTGTTCCGAATGACCATGAGACGATCCCCAACACGAAAATGGGTATCGAAGAGCTTGTACTCCTTCTTGTTGTCATCCGCCGGGTTGAGGGCTTCCCTCAAGCAAGAGTTCAAGTTGTCGACTCCCACAGGGCCGGCATACTTGGGGGACAACACCTGGAAATTGGCGTCTCGTTCCTTGAGCTTGACTGCCATCCTCACGATGAGGTCCGCGATCGTGCTCTCATCGGAGCAGTTCACGAACTGAAACTCAGACGGCGTGCTGTTGAGGGTCGGGGTCTCTCCCCGGTTGACCTTGTGGGCCGCCTGCACAATCTCACTCGTCAAAGCCTGACGATGGATCTGCGTGAGCCGCACATGAGGGATCGCCGGACACGAGAGAAGCTCTCGTAGAACGTTGCCCGCCCCCACCGAAGGAAGCTGTGCGTCGTCACCCACAAGAACGAGCATGGCACTCGGGTCAAGGGCATCCAGGAGCCGATAGAACAGCTCTTGATCCACCATGCTCATCTCGTCGACAACCACGGCTCCGACGAGGAGCTTGTTGTAGCTGTTGTACCCCCAGCCCTCCCCATCGTACCGGAGCGATCGATGAATGGTCATTGCATCGGTCCCCGTGACGGCTGCCAGACGCTTCGCAGCAATCCCCGTGGGGGCCATGAGCATGTGGGAAAGCCCGGCCGCCTTGAAGAGGTGGACGAACGAGCGGACCAGCGTCGTCTTGCCCGTACCAGGGAGTCCCGTGAGAACCAGGACACGATTCTGAATGAGCTGGAAAACGCCCGCCTTTTGCGCCTCCGACAACCCAATCCGCTGATTCTTCTCGTACGTTTCGAGGAATCCCCCAAGATCAATCTGGAGGTCGACGGGCGTCTTGAATCGAGCGAGCTTGTTCGCCGCCTCCCGTTCGTAGAGGAACGACTGAGGAAGGTAGACCCCAACGCCCGGGTCAACGCGAACCGTCTTGCGGGCCTCCAGGCGAAGGAGACCCTCTGCCACGGTCGTGGGTAGGTCCTGCCCCTCAAAAGGCTCAGCATGCTCTTCCTGGAGCATCTCGTGAATGCTCTGGGGGATGTCTCCCCGGCGAAGAAAGAGGTGCCCCTGGTTCAGGGCCTTGCGAAGAACCCACAGGATGGCCCCCTCAACCCGGCGAGGATCCCCCATCGAGATCCCCAACCGAAGAGCGAAACGATCCGCTTTTGCGAAGTCGAAGCCCGCGATTTCGAGGAGGCGGTAGGGATCCTGTAGAATCGTCTCCAGCGCCCCAACCCCAAAGGCTCGCGAAATCTGCTCCACGAGCTGGGAAGGGAGGTCGTAGTCCTTGAGGAAGGCCGCGAGCCCGCTCAACGAGCGGGACTGTGCCCACAAGAGTAGGGCGCGATCGAGCTTCTCTCGTAGGGGGTCGTCTTCCCCCGCGAGTAGGCGAACCCTGTCCGGTTCGTTCGAGAGGACCTGGTAGGTATCCATCCCGAAGCGATCCGAGACGAGCTTCGCAAGGCCCGGCTCAGCAAAGCCCTCGATGCAATCGGAGAGAAACCTCTCCACATCTTGGACTTGCCTCGTGTAGGGGAGCCACCCCGAAGGGACGAACTGACGGCCGTGCTTTTGATGAGACTTCCACTCACCTTGAAACCCGACCGTCGTTCCCGGACGCACCTGGACAAGACCGAACAGACGACCAGCAACCGTTGCCGTGGTCTCGGGGATACTGGGCTCCGCGTCGTTCACCACCATCTTGAAGACCCAGAACCCGTTCTCTCCCCTGCATCGCATGGAGAGAACCACGCCACTGATCGTTGCCATTCAGCTCATCCTTGTCGGTAACTGCCCTCGGGTTTATCGAAGGCTTTCTTCTCGTCCCTTGCCTTCAATTCAGCAAGAGCTTCATCCGCTTTCTCAGCGGCATCTTTGAGGGAGTGGGAATGCCTTGCGTAATACCCCGAAATGATAGCGGCGTAAAACTGGCACCAGAGATCGCGGTCGCTCATCGGCCAGCCATCTTGAGGAAGGCCTCTTCCGAGATGCACGAGACCCCCGCCTTCCGAGCTGCAACGGCCTTGGTGCTCGTCGAGTCCGGGTCGGCGATGACGAGGTAAGTGACCCCCTTGCCAGCCGAAGACTTTACCACACCGCCGTTGTCGGTGACGAGGGTTTCCAGCTCTTTTCGAGGAAGAGTGCTCTTGCCCGTGAAGCAGAAAGACTGCCCCGTGAGAGTCCCCTTGACCCGACCCCGAATCTCGATTCCGAGGGTCAGAATCTCCTGGAGCATTGCTTCGTTCGTGGGGTTGGTGAACCACTTGGCGAGGTCGCCTGCCTTCACCGGACCGATGCCCGCGATGGAGTGGAAGGGGCCCGTACGGTTCCCCGCGATGGCCTTCGACGTCTCCAAGCTCCCCGCCTGAATCGCAGCCATCGTGTCGTAGCCCGCGTCCATCAACAGGAGGAAGGTCGAAGACCCGCAGCCCGAGATCGACATGGCCCCCAAGAACTCCTCCAGGGGGATCGGGTTCTTGGCCCAGAGGAGCTTGTGGACCTTGGCCGCGCTCTTGTCCCCCATGCGATCGATGCTGGAGAGCTGCTCGACCGTGAGCTTGTAGAGGTCCATGACCGTCTTGACGTGACCCCCATCCACGAGCTTCTCGATGAGGCCGTCACCCCATTCCTTGATGTCGAGGACCTGGACGTAGCGCTTGATCCGGCCCGCCGACTGAGCGGAGCATTCGAGGGTGTTCGGACAGATGAGGTACTCCCCCTCCATCTCCGTGCTCGTCCCGCACACAGGACACTTGAGCGGACCCTCCTCGACCTTCTCGGGCTTCTGGTGAACCGCAGCGACCCGCGGGATGACGTCGTTGGCCCTGACGATCATGACCTCGGCCCCGACGCCGATCCCCAGGTCTCGGATGTACTTGAGGTTGTAGACGCTCGCGTTGGTGATCGTCGCGCCCATGACGTGGACGGGAAGGAAGATGGCCACGGGCGTCACTCGACCCGTCCCCCCAACCTGCCACTCGATCTTGGTGATCGTCGTGAGCTTCCCCTCCGCCTCGAACTTGAAGGCGACAGCACCCTTGGGACGGCCGTCCTTCTCCCCCAGCTCGTGTTGCTTGGCGAGGTTGTTGATGCGGATCACGAGCCCGTCGATCTCGTAATCGAGACGAGCCCGCTCCGTCTCCTGGTAGACCTTCCAGTACTCGACCGGGCCCCGCGCGTCAGACCCGGGGGCGTAGGTGTTGTAGGGAGGCGTCACGAACCCCATCATCCGGAGCATCTTGAACTGCTCGTCTTCGGTCACGGGCTGGACGTTGCCTTCGACGATCTCGTAGGCCATGACCGAGAGGTGCTCGGAGCCGGTCCCATCGAACCGTTTCGAGATCCCCGAGGCTGCGTTCCTGGGGTTGGCGTAGGAGGGGAAGTGCTTCTTGAGGTCGCTCTTCAGGAGGACGATCTCCGCCCGAATCGCTCCCGTGAAGGGATGCTCGCTCCCCAGGGTGATGGAGCGATACACGGCCGACTTCGAGACGCCCTTCATACGCTGGACGTTGGATGTAATGTCCTCGCCCTCGATTCCATCCCCACGGGTGATCGCCTGGATCAGCTTCCCGTCCTCGTACTTGAGGTCGATGCTGATCCCGTCCAGCTTCTCCGTGATGAACAGGACCTCGCTCTTGCCCGCCGTGGTGGCTGCCCAGAGCCTCATCTCGACCGGCGTGTTCACCTTGTCGAGGCTGCCCATCACGTACCCGTGGGAAGCCTTCTTCCACTCCGAGACGACCGGCACGGGGGCTCCGATGGCCGTGATCGCTGTGCTATCGGGCTTGATCTCCCGAAGCTCGGCGATCCAGCCATCGAAGACGGCGTCGAGGACCGTGGGGGTTCCGTTGAAGTAGTCGAGCCGGGCCTGGTTGATCTTCTTCTCCAGAGCGCCGGCCGCGAGGTCCTTCGCCTGGTCCATCATCTCGTCGAAATCCATCCTCGACGAGTACACCAAGGACGCCTAATCCTCGAAGGAATCGTCGAGGTGTTCCCATGCAACTCTGTACGAAACCTGTACTTGAGGGTCATGTTTTGGGGCCTCGATAGGAGGCGAAACCATGGGTGCCATCAACTGCTCTGCAAGCCGTGTTCTCCCTTCTACTGTACGAAGAAAGTCGTGCAGTAGATCCCCTGCTGTCAGGGATATATTAGGGATGGATATGGTGGCCTGATAGGTTATTTCCCCAGGCTCCCCATTCACAGCAAGGGGCCCACGCCGCGTACCCCAAAAGGGGCGGGTCATCAGCGGGGATGACCTGCGCTCCAGGGTGAAGGACGACAAATGCTCGAACATCTACGAGCATTTGTCTGACGTCCGTATGTGTTGCAGGCATACGGACGTCTACACCACCTAGATCAGGCAGGCACCGCCAGCACAGGCGAGTTCACTGCTGAGGGTGGTGTCGTCCGTGTTCTCGACGATCATCGTGTAGTCGACGGGCTTGTAGCCAGCCAAGATGGCATTCCACCTCGCCTCATCAACAGGCGTCGTGACAGCCTCGTTGGGGGCAAACGCGTAGTCCTTGTCTCCCGTGGCCGCGAGCATCGAGACCCCAGTGAAGTACTCCCGGTGCTCCCACACGTACTCCGCGACCTTGTCCCACTCCTCGGGGAGGACCGTCACCGTGTTGGAGACGTTGTGGGTCAGACCAGGTGAAGACTCGGGACGCGCCGTTCCAGGGATGACCCAGTTCTGTTGCGTCGACCGGATCATGTCGAGGAAGGGTAGGGCCGTGATGTCGTCCTTCACCGTTGCCAGAGCAGGCGCCTCGACAGGGAACTCGATCACCCACTTCCCATCGGGCTTCCTCACACACATGTGGGGATTGATCGCCCGGAAGGCCTGGAAGACGTACTCCATCTCGTCCGCAGTCACCCGGCGGATGTAGCGGCGGGCGTGATGAGCGTGATGCCCAGAGGCAACGCAACCCAGCTCCAGGGAGGTCGTGCCCGAAGGCTTGACACACGTCGTTCGGGCCGCGGGCTCGATCCCCAGACGAGCCGCATACTCGGCGTTCCACTGGACGACCTTCAGCGCCACTTCCCGCTGGTATTCCGGGTTGCAGGCGATGTGGGGAGCATCGAGCATCCCCGTCATCCCAATGCCAAGAAGAGCATCCCTCTTGGCAATCAGCTCGGAAATGGGCCCAAGGTAGGGCATGTTCGTGTAGGTGGCCTGAAGCGTCCCGATGAGGGTTGCTGCCTTTGCCGCTGCCAGGAAGTCTTCGAGACTCGTGAACTTGGCGGCATTGAGTTCACAGAGGTTGCAGAAGGCCCACCCCGTGACGGTGTCCCCCACTTCCTTGAAGGTGAACACACGGGCAAGGAGTTCTTGGATCGCGGGCGTGATCACGAGAAGGGGGTTGAGGCCGATCTCACAGCAGGGATTGGTCCCGTAGTCGTAGTCGCTCGTGAAGTAGAAGCCGGGCTCGCCCCATTGCTTCGTCATTTGGAAGATGCGCTTGAAGCTCTTCTTCCGGACATCATCCCTCTTGAGGACGACCGAGTTGTTGGAGTTCGCGAGCCAGGGCTCACGGACATACCAGTCACCCGTCTTGACGTTGATCATCTCCGAGTCGTCCAGGGAGAAGAGACAGATCATCGCCGATCGACGGATGCCCCCCGAGAGGACAGCATCCGCGGCGTGACACATGATCATGTGACACTCGACAGGACGCAGCTTCCGCCCCTGCACGGAGTTCAGAACCCCACGGATGTACTCCAGGGAGGCCTTGAGCTTCACATGGCCGGGAGCACGTCCCCCAGAGGTCCGGAGAGGCGTCCCCGCCGGCCGGATCTTGTAGTAGCTGAGTTCGAGGTAGACCCCATCGATGTAGCTCCGAAGCAGAGCCTTGAGAGCGTCGGCCCAGCCCTCGATGGTATCCTCGACGACGTGATGCCGGATCTTGGTGGGATCGATGTACGGGATCGTCGGGAGCTTCTCGACGTGATCGAACTGAACCGAGTAGCCCACACCACACCCCGAAAGGAGTAGGAAGAGAGCTTCGGAGAAGACGTCGAGCCGATCCACGAGGGAGAAGCTGCAATTGTAGATGCGGTTGTGGTTGGCCAGAATGGCGTCACCCCCAAACTGCATCGAGCGCATCGACGGGAGCACACGCTTCTCCCGAACGAGGTCGAAGGCCTCCTTGATCTCCTCGGCGAAAGCAGGGTGCTGTTGGCTGTGCATGCCTTCCACCCGGGCCACCGTCTCAGCGTAGACTTCTCGCCGCCGTTGCTCCGGGAGATACCGAGCGTACTTGCTGGCGTGAATGTACCCTGAGATGGCCAGAGGATCCGGGCCCGTATGCTGGCGAGCCAGACGAGCCTCTGCCCGCTGATGCCGGTAGAGAATGAACGACTTTGCCACGGCGAACTGACTGTGGCGCATGAGGGCGGTCTCCACAGCATCCTGAACCGTTTCGACGTCGACCGTCTCCTCGGTCAGAGCATCGGTCACGGTGTTCAAGACCTTGTTGAGGGCCTTCTCGTCCGTGGAGCCCGTGCTCTCTTTCCATGCTCGGCTGATGGCATTTTTCAGCTTCGAGACATCGAAGGGCTGAAGGGTCTTGCCATCCCGCTTCCGAGTTGTCTGCGTACGAATCATCTAGGGGAACTCCTCAAGCAGAAATCGACAGGACCGCGAGTTCGACATGTGTACGTTTGGAGCGCGCCGAACTCTTGACGTCAGCGTCCAATTTGCAGAGACGGCTCATGTGCCCGATGAGCTTCACCATCTCGTGCCGTCGCACGAGGGGGAGAAAGTGATTCTTGAATCGCCAGGGGTGCATCCCAAGAGCACCCGCGATGTCTTCTTCAGAAGCTCGTTGATCCAGCATCCGGCGAGCAACAACGAGCTTCTCGACCTGCTTCATGAGGGCATAGGTCAAGGGCACGTTGACCTCCTCACCCTGGTTCCGGTACAGAACCGAGAGGAGGTTCATCGCCTTCTTGGTGTTCTTCTCGATCGCAGCTTCAGCCACTTGCCAGGGCTCCGCAGCCGGCGAAGGAGAGACCACGATGTTGAGGTGTGCCCCTGTGACGGTCTCCCCTTTTTTGGTGATGACCCGGAGCTTCTCCAGCTCATTCGCCAAGCGGTGAAGGTCAGGCCCCACAAGCTGGAAGAGACCCGGAGCGATCCCCTTATCCAGGGTCAACCCCAACCTCTTCGCTTCACCCTCGACCCACTTGACGACCTCGTTGTTGGTGTCGAAGGTCTTGAGCTTCTTGTGCTCGATGAGGCGACCCTTCTTTGCCGCTGTGGCCCACAGCTCAGGAAGCTTTTCCCCTCGAATGATCGCCACAAGGACCACAGAGGTGTCCCCCGGGACCTTGTCCGCGATGTACCTCTTGAGGTACTTGTCCCCCTTGATCTTCCCTGCATCGTCAACGACGACAACTCGATCTAGACCGTCGAAGGATCGTGACTCACAAAAAGACACGAGGTCATGATCAAGAAGGCCATCTCCGTCAAGAAGAGCAACGGACTTCCCTTCCCAATGCCGTGCTCGTTCGAGGTCCTTGTCCAGGAAGTAGGGCTCTCCCCCATAGGAGACAATGAATGACGCGACGTTCTTTGCGGCGGCCATGTCAGACTCCGAAGACGTCGAGGAACAGAGACTTGACGTGAAAAGAGAGGTTGATAGACGTCGTCCAATGAAGAGTCTGAATCTCCCTCAACCCTTGCCGGAGCTTCTGCCAGACAGCATCACTCGACGCAGCGCGGATCTTCCCCAAGGTCTCCAGGATATCGGAGTTGATAGTGCTTTGGGGGTCCAAACGAAGCATGAGGATATCGTGCAGCAATTGCCCTAGAAAACGGAGCGCCAAAACGAAGTCTTTGTCAATGGCGTCCACCATCGAGAACAAGCGAGGGTAGTCTTTTTCAAGACCCGTTTGAAGGAGCACAACGACTTTGTCGCGAAGCGCAAGTCGGCCAGCCCCGCAGAAGCGGACCGAACGACCCAACGATCCTTCACCCATCCGGGCATATACAAGAGCTTTAGTGGGGTCCTCCTCGAACTTCTGAACCACAGACAGCACGTAGGCCTCGGACAATCGCTTGTAGCGGATAAGGCCGCAGCGCGAACGGATCGTGGGGATGACGTGATGAGCCTCTTCCGCGAGGAGAAAGAAACGCGCTCGACTCGGGGGCTCCTCCAGAGTCTTGAGGAGCGCGTTCGCGGCAGCATCCGTCAGACGGTCGGCCCCATCGATCATGAATACCCGATAGGGTGCCATGGTCGGGTAGGAGCCGGCGTTCACGATCATCTCCCGAATGGCGTCGATCCCGATGTCTCGATCATCAATGGGAGCGAGAACCATGAAATCAGGGTGATTGCCCTGATCGATCTGCGTGCAGTCGAGACAGGTACAACCCGTGCGTTGGGTCCCCGTACAAAATATCTCCTTGACTGCCTGGAGGACAGAGAAGCGACGTCCCACCCCTTCTTCCCCCACAAGAAGGAGCGGGGACGTCAACTTCCTTTCAACTGAGCGCCGGAGGTATAGAACCCCCTCGGTCTGCTCCCGTACCTCCTCCAACATCCTCATGCTCCATCAGGGCAGCTCGCCGTAGAGGCTCGACAGGTTCGAGCCTCATGGCAGCGAGGAAGTTCTGCCCGCAGTCCTCGCAGATGAATCGATAGGGTTCTTGGCCACTCGGGCTCAACGTCCCACGGCATCGACTACACCGCATAAAACCGACGGGCACTGAATCTTCAGGCATGGGCTCAGCCGAGGTTGAAGTTGCCACCCGTGGCAATACCCCACGTCGTCTTGCAAGCGACGCAGGCATACATGTGAGCCCCGACAGGATACCCAGGCGGAGTCACCTCCGTCACCTGGATCGAAGGGCAGTTCGGGGCCTTGCACTTCATGTGGACGACCTTCGGCTTCTCGTGCTCGACGGGGGGAAGTCCAGGAGTCGTTCCAGTGTAATCGATGGGCATGCTCGTCCTACAAATTTGAGAGAGGGAAAGCCGTGGTGAAGATCCCCTGAAGCGTCCTCAAGACCAGAGCGTAGAAAACGGGATCTTGAAAGTCCGCCACCGAAGCGTCTGAAACCATGGCCGAAGAAACAGCCGTGGGTTTGAACGTACCGTCTTGAAGGAAGGGGACGATGAGCTTCCAGTCCTCATTCAAAACGGTAACATCCACACCCAAGCCGACCAGGCGCACAAATCCTACACCATGGCGAAAGTATTGTGCCGCTTTCGCTTTGCCCCGGACCTGAGCCACGATGGCCAAAGCCACCCCAGGCAGATCCGATGTTCGAAGCCTTGCCGGCAGTCGCCCATGTACGAAGAAGAGCCGCTCGTCCACGCCTGAGCTGGAGCACAAATGAAAAAGGCCGGACCCCCTTTCGGGAGCCCGGCCTTTGCTGGGGTCGATCAAAGAAACGAAAGGTCTACGGGAAGACCTGCGTCAGCGACGTCATCGAGAAGATGGCGTAGTAGTTCCCGTCCAGCTCGCTGGACTCGTGGGTGCCGCCGCCGGTATACGTGCTCCATTGAGCGTCCGCTTCCGGGCGGGTGAGAGGGTCAGTGGAAAGGACAGTCCACCCGTCGTAGATGTCCCAGTAGTAGATGGCAAAGGTTTCCATGCTCTACGTGAGCTATAAAACCTTCCGTGATCTCGACTGAGAAATCAAGAATTTGCCACCCAGCACTTAGGTCCATCGAGGGTCGTTCAGCTCAACCTTGTCTTCCGGCTCATGTTGGCAAGTCGAGAGCCCCGTGAACGTGGTCAGGCTCTCCTGTTGCGCATTCATGTGCGCTCCGAACTGCACTTGAATTTTGCGAAGAGCACCACCCTTGTAGATGGCCGCCAGCTTGTTCACATACGCGCCGTACTCACGAAGAAAAGCCTCGTCGTGGTAGAAATCGTCATGGTCCACAACATTACGGACCACGATGTGTTGCACAGCGGTTTCGCTGTGCTTGCCCTTCTTGCCGTAGGTAGGGACGCGAAAACTGAATCGTAGGGAGATGTTCATGTCTCTCCTACAAAGCGAAGAAGTCCCTGATCAACCCCTTCTTTTCGTCCCTCTCCGCTTCATCCGGGCGGCAGCCGAAACAGCATCGGCCGCTGCGTACAGCTCGTGAAGGTCCTCAAACGCCAAGTATGTATCGGCAGCCCGCTCGGCACTCTCGGCGAACGCGTCCAGGTCCTCTTGCTCGAAAGAGGCGGCGAGATCAGGGGTTCTATGCCGGTAGGATGAGCGTGCTTCGCCCACCTCCGGCTGGAGATGGTTCATGCCTCTCCTACATGAGCACCATGAACGGGATCAACCGAGGGGAAGCGAGGCCACCCGAAGACAGGCCGTCGTGAGCTTCCGCACCCCTTCGAGAAGAGTCTCGGGGGTGAACGGCATGGGTCCGAGGTGAAGGAGCCCCAAGGGGTCGATCTCAACCCCAAATTCTCGAAGGACCACCATGGTGCCGGAAGGAAATGCCCAGGTCAAGCCATTGATGTTCCGGCGGTTGACCGCTGCTTGATTCGTCTCGGGCTCGACGAGGTGCAACAGGCCGTCCTCAACCCTTGCTTCGAGGTCGAGCCAGGCGCCTTGGGGGTACTTGCTGTGGGTGCGGATCGTCACCGGCCCGCCAGGTACGGCAGCCTCAAGCAGGCGGATTTGGGGGTGTTGGCAGATGACTGCTCTCTCTTTGCTGGAGAGAAAGCCTACCGGACCGACGCGAAGATCGTTGGTCCGGTGCGTGGGGAGGAAGAAGGAACGGAGAGCGTGTCCAAATCCCATACCCCCAAATACACCGATTTGGAGATATGGGACGGAAGACGGTCAGAAAGCGACGTCGGCCGACTTGTCGACCTCGGGCTTTCGTGTTGCACATTCCGTGGTGAGCATGATGCCGGCGATCGAGACGGCATTCGCGAGGGAAGCCCGGACCACCTTGGTGGGGTCGATGATGCCGGCGTCGATCATGTCCTTGCAGGTCATGTCCCGGGCATCCACACCCCAGGACTCCTCGGGCAGCTCTTCCTTGACCTTGTTGAGGAAGACGTCCGCCGATCCACCAGCGTTGCGGATGATCTGCCGGAAGGGCTCGTCGCAGGCCTGGAGCACCAGCTTGAAGCCAGCCCACTCCTCATCGCCCACAGGGAGAAGAGCCCCGGGGATCAAGAGGAGCTGGTCATCTTCCTCTTGCGGGACCGCCTCGATCACATGCGTCGGTTCCCGATCCCCATCGATCTGAGCCCCGAGTGCTTGGGTCTCTTCCACGAGGACCTGGACGCGAAGAGCAGCTCGGATGAGCGTCACCCCGCCACCGGGGACCACACCTTCCGCGATGCTGGCCTTGGTGGCGTAGAGGGCGTCCTCCATCCGGGCCTTCAGCTCCTTCATCGCGGTCTCGGAGGAAGCTCCGACCTTGATGACGCAGACGCCACCGAGAAGCTTCGAGAGCCGCTCCCGGTACTTGTCCGCGTCGTACTCGGACGTCGAGCGTTCGATCTCCGCCTTGATCTGGTTGACCCGGCCATCGACGAGCTTCTGATCTCCCCCGCCGTCCGTGATGATGGTGTCCTTCAGCGTCACCCGGATGCGACCAGCGGTCCCGAGGTGCTCCATGGTGATGCCATCGAAGGTCATCCCCTGGTCCTTCGAGATCATCGTGGCTCCCGTGAGCACGGCGATGTCTTCGAGGATCCGCTTCTGGTTGTCCCCGAAGGCCGGCGCCTTGACGAGACACGACATGAAGATGTTGTTCCGGAGGTTCTGGACGAACGTGGGGAGGGCTTCACCCCCGAAGTCCGGAGCGATGATGAAGAGCGGGCGCTTCTCCGTCATGATCTGCTCCATGAGCGGGACCAGCGGGCGAATCGCCGAGAACTCCCTGTCCGTCACGAGCACGTAGGCGTTGTGCAGGATGCTCTCTTGCTTCAGCTCGTCCGTGCAGAAGTTCGGACTGGCCCAGCCACGGTCGAGCTTCATCCCGTCGGTCACTTCGACCACGGTCTTGTCGTTGCGGCCTTCCTCGATGTTGACGACGCCGTCCTTGCCAACCCGAGCCACAGCATCGGAGATGATCTTGCCGATCTCCGCGTCGCCGTTGGCCGAGATGGTCGCGACCGACTCGATGTCCTTCTGCTCCTTGACCGGAAGCGTGAGACCGAGGATCTGCTCCTCCAGGAGGTTGAACGCCTTGTCCATCCCGCGCTTGAGCGGGACCGGAGCGAACCCCGCCTCGACGAGCTTCACACCGTTGGCGTAGAGGTAGCGGCCCAGAACCGTCGAGGTGGTCGTGCCGTCTCCGGCATCATCACTGGTCTTCGAGGAGGCTTCGCGCATGAGCCGAACGCCCATGTTCTCCCAGGGGTCCGATAGCTCGACTTCCTTCGCGACGCTCACCCCATCCTTGGTGACGAGGGGATTGCCAAACGCCTTCTGGATACAGACGTTTCGCCCCTTCGGGCCCAACGTCACCGCAACGACGTCCGCAAGCTGGTTGACCCCAGCAAGCATGCTCTTCCGAATCTCGGTCCCGTACTTTGTTGCCATTCAATTTCTCCGGTTGGTCTGCCCCGACCTATACACCACGGCGATCTCATCAGGGTCAAGATCCGCCGGGTCAGGCACAGGGATACCAGGATGAGACATCGGACCGGGTTTCGGAGGGGGCGTCTCGAAGTGTCGAGGCCTCCAGAAGGGACGCGAGGCCTCATTCTTCCGCGCCCAGAGCCACCCATACGCATCGAGCAACACGATACGAAGGTCGGGGTTCTCGCGAGCCCAGACAACCTTCTCATCCGCGTCCGTGTAGGAGGCCCAGTAGAAGCTCTCAACCAGCTCGAAGCTGAACCGCCAACCAGGAGGGAGGGCGGTATGTACCGCAGCCTCGATCTCCCCCGGAGTCCAGGCGGTCATCTCCTGGAGTGAGAACATCTACTTCCAACGTCCGCGTTTTTCGCGAGGCACAGGCCAGAGTCCTTGTGCCTCCAAAACAGAACGAAGCTCCAAGATCCGGATCTTGGAGCTTCGTCTCCAACGTCGAAGTGACCAGCGTAGCTTCAGAGCTAGACGATGCGCTCGTGACTTCCCAATCGACAGAGCCCACTCGGCTTCGTGCTCTTTTGAGACTGCCCGAGATTTACGACTGGGGGTCATTTTGGAGCTGACGAGGGGAGTCGAACCCCTAACCAACAGTTTACAAAACTGCTGCACTTCCATTGTGCTACGCCAGCATAGACCTCGCCCCACCTCGACCTAACATCTCTTTGATATGGTTTGTCGCCCCTTTGGGGAATGTGTGAAGAAAGGTTGGCGGAAGAAGGAGGATTCGAACCCCGAGGTTTTTAGGCCCCAACTGTTTAGCAAACAGCCCCCAGCCCTGCTGGTCATCTTCCAAGTCCCATCCCGCAGACCGTACCAAGGGCCCGCTTGCTTTTTGGTGGAAAGCCAGGCCGATGGGGAGCCTGAGCGGAAGAAGGAGGTCTTGATCCCCACCCCCATTTCTGGGAGCACACTGTTTTCGAGGCAGGTCCGACCCCCGGTCGGTTCTTCTTCCAAAGTGACCTCCCTCTGTTACACCGAAGTGTGAGGGACGGTCAAGGGTTTTCTACTTCCCGGCGTCGAGAAGCATCTTGCCCGTGGAGCTGGACGAAGACGAGCTGGAGGCCGTCGAGCTACCCGAGCTGGACGAGACCGAGCTGGAAGCCGAGCCGCCCGTTCCCGTGCTGGTCGTCGCGGTCGGTTGAACCGACGAGCAGGCGGACAGGATGATGGCACAAGCCAGAAGAGCGAGGGACTGCGTGAAACCCTTGAAAAGCATCGGGAAAGTCTCCAATTCCGTTCCAATAGAAGCGAATGGCGGAAGGCGGAGGAGTCGAACCCCAACGTGTCTAGCGCTCCCTGGCGTTCAAAACCAGTTTGCCTCCAATGGCGGCGCCTTCCAAGCGGACGTACTACCTACGTCCTTTCTACAAATCGATCAAGGGTTTGTAGACGGAATCTCGATGTAGCCCCGGAAGGTAAGAGAGATCCTCTCACCACACTGCACGGGGCTCTTGGGGATCCTGTGCATGTGCGTGTTCTGCATCCCGGGGGCCATGAGGGCGAGGGACCCGTGCTGGAGCTTCAGCCGCTCGGGATCGAGCTGAACCGGAAGCTCAGGGCGAGCTTCCATGATCTGCTTGAACCAAATCTCGCGCTCGAATACAAGCGACACGATCCCGATGGGACGGGCGTCGTCCATCTCGGGCGAGTCATCGGCGTGCCACCCAAGCTGGTCCTTCTGATCCAGGTAGCGGTTGAGGAAGCAGACCTCGAAGGTCGCCCCCGTGAGCGCTTCGAGGTCCTTCCTGATCTCCCGGATGACGGGATGGTACGGACGAGGCTCGTACAGCCGGCGTCCCTTGCCCCGTCCGTAGACGTAGGGGGTCGGGGTGTCGTTGCAGTAGTACTCGCACCTGGGAGCGTCACCACGGCGCTCCCAGTCCAGATCATTCCGAAGAGCCGCGAACGCCTTGTCAGGGTCCGAGACGAACTTGTAGGTGACGGGGGCCTTTTCCATGGGGTCTAGATACACCGAAGCGCTCCCCTTTGGGAGGGAGCTTGGACTCGGCGTTTGGGGGTCGTGGCGAGGTGAAGCGCGAGATCCCCATCCTATGGTCGGGCGGAGAATCCTGTTCGAGGCCTTCCGCGCGACACCGACCGGGGTTCCTGGTTGAGGACTCCCGGCTGTCCAAGCTCCCTTCCAGAAGGGAGCGCTGTGATCATCCTACAGGTTGATGCCGCTGGGGATCAACCCGTTCGTTCGTATTCTGAGAAGAGTCCCCGAACAACCCCTTGGGACCAGCCTCAAGGCTGTTCGGGACACCGGGATCTCACCCCCAATGCTCTCTTGCCACGTTTTTCCGTCAGAACACCTGGTCGCGTCCTTGCGGCACTCTTCGGAAGTCAGCTCGGTTTACGCCGAGCTGCTCCTCTCCGTGGGGACTGCCTTGTATGGCTCCCATCCCCATTCGAGAGCATTTCATGCTGACCGTGGGGTTTCCACAGTCGAGAGGACTCTTCTCAGAATACGAACGAAACAACCAAGGGCGGATTCGAACCGCCTACCAATGGCGACCCTTTTGGAGAGTGCCCACCGCACCATGCGATGTCCTTGGTTAAAAAACTGGGCGTCCTATCACTTAGACGACTCTCGTGAGAGAGGAAGGTGTCGAACCTTCATACCCAACGGGGTGCCCGATACCAACGGACAGATGGGACTCGAACCCACCTCGACCCCTACTCTAAGAAGTCCGAACACGTTGGAAATTCACAGGTCTGCTTTCCACCGCAGAGCAAGCTTTAATCGTGTTCAGTCTTCGGTCGCAAGCCAGGGAGTCGAACCCCGCTTCACATCGATCACCTTGGAAGGCTGGCCGCCCGGCCACTTTTCGTCGATGCCCTGCGATGAGGGTCCTACAACGGGAGGACCTGCCCGATCAACCTCAAAGACTTCTGAATAGTCGATCTGTGTGGCCGCTCAGGTGCAATCACGGTAGTCATGTACCGGAGGATTGCCGATCCCGCCGCCTGGGTCTTCGGTCCGGGGGTGCCAGTTCGCCCTCTACGCTGGCACCCTTGTCCTTCCACACAGAATCAGAAACCTCAAGTCAGACCTACGTGGTCTTGACGTTGGCCGTTCCGGTGAGTCATGTCACCGAGGCTGCTCCCGCGTTGGCGTTGGGGTCTTGGGTCAGTGTTGGCGTCGAGTATCTTACCCACCTTGGAGGCATGGGTACCTTCTGAGCGCGCTTCTGACTTGTCCCTGCCACGCAGGCCTGACTTGAGGCGTCGTACTATTCAGTTGTCAATGACCGAGTCGGCTTTCGTTCTCCGTCTCGTAGTAGTTCTACAGTCTGAGTCGTTCCCTGATCAACCTCGGGGTGTTTTTTCTTGAGGTTCGGGTTGAGCAGAGCACAACCTTCGTGCTGACTCGAACAGCCACACCCAACCTTGGGATACCGGACTCGAACCGGAATACAGAGGCTTATGCTGCCCCTGTGAGATACCCTTCTCTCCAGTTGTGCTCTGCTCAACCCGAACCTAGCGGAAGATAGAGGCGTCGAACCCCGGCAGATAAATCCGCCACACCGTTTTCCAAACGGGCCTCGCTCCGAGCGAGAATATCTTCCAAAACGTGGGGGAGTGTCCAGGAATCGAACCTGGCTAGCTTTTCAGCAGGTCATTGAGAGAAGGAGCATGTGGCCACATGCTCAAACCTCATAAAAACCCTCGTCTTCCAAGACGAACACTCCCTTTTTGCCGAGGGGAGTTGAACCCCCAACCTTCCCCTTGTGGGGGATGTTCTACCATTGGAACTACGGCTACATCTTGAGGGGGAAGCGACTCTGGCCTTACCCGCGGCCCCCAAGGGGGCGGGCCAGAGTCTTTTCACCAAGGCCGGCGACCCTGGACTTCACGGCCCCGCTGCCTTTGGCAGATTCGGGGTAGTCTTACTCGCCTTCATCAGGGGAGCCCGTTTGAGTTTTCCTGTGGAGGGGTAACTCAGAAACCCAGGGATGTTTTGGACGGCCTTATCCCACCGAGCCGCCAAGCCTCGCATTGTAGCCCGGTATCACCCGGGGGCTTGGTCTACGCGGTCTTTGTCCCGCATGGTCATCTGCATGTTTTCACTGTATCTCCTTCCGTCTCCTTTTCGTTTCAGCGTCTCGATGTAACCTCTACAGGCCGACCCCCAAGACGATCAACCGAATCGGATCTTTTCTACTGCGTCTCGGAAATGACGCGGAGCGTATGGTAGAACTGCGGTGCGTCATTCTCGTTCGGGATCCCGGCGGAGTTGCCGTCGTTGACCTCGATCACCCACCACTTCCCCTCGACATCCTGTGCAATGTCCAGGGCAGCGAAGGGGGTGCCCAGACGAGCCCCCACAGCTTGGAGCCAGGAAGCCGGGGATGCGCGTCGATGCTCTCGATGTAGGTAGCCCCCTCCGTCCAGTACCGATAGGTCGCGAAGGGCTGCCCCCTCAAGAAGAAGGTGCGGAACTCCTGAACCAGGGGCATCCGGCTCTTCGTGTGAATGCCCACTTGCTTGAGGTTCAAGAACTCGCGGAAGACCAAGCCTCCGTAGAAGTCGTCACCCTGCAACCGGATGAAGTTCGAAGCGACTCGGGTCACCTCCGTGGCGTCGCTCGCATCACGGATGAAGCAGGCGTCGAACCACTCGTGCTTCCGGCTCTTGAGGAAGTCCTTCACCATCACCGGCTTCGGGCCGAAGTTCATCTCCACAAGTGCGGCGACCTGCTCCATGGTCGGAGGCTTCTTCCACGAGATGATCGAAGACCTCGGCGTCAGCTCCTTCAGATCGGCGTACCACCGAGGGAGGTCGTGCGACCACATGTAGTTCTCGGGGGTCGTGAGAAGACCCGGGACCAGCTCGACGAGCTGCTCGAACTCTTGGGGCTTGAGAATACACCCCCGGTAGAGAGCCGGACCCTTGATGCCGCTCCAGTGCTGTCGGTTGAGTGCCTCGTTTTCGGGAGTCACTCGGAAGGGCTCCCCGAAGACCCCGCCGCTCAAGAACGCGATCTGAAATCCAACCGAACGCGCAACTTCGATCTCGCCCACCCAGGACGGGTCAGGAGTTCGGATCGTTCCGGGTTGTGCGGGGAATACCAGAGTGCAGTCCATGGGAGCCTCAGCGGGGGTTCAGATTCTCGCAGAGCATGTTCATGAACATCTCGCCCTGCTCGATCGCATCGTCAATAGCGACGTGCGTGTGCCTCTTCTTCGAGAACCAGCGCTTCGGCATGGTCCTCTTGGTCGTCCCGCGGTAGGGCAGGCGTAGGACAGCGCTCGCGTAGGACTTCACGTCCATGGCCGAGAAGCTGAACGGGCTCATCCCACCGAAGTACATGAGGTACCAGTACACGAACAGGAAGTCGAAGCCCGCCGGATACCCAACGAACACGAGGTTCGTCGAGGTCCCAGACGGAACCAAGAGGTTGACTCCCGGTAGCTTCTGGAGCCAGGTGCAATACCTGCCCATGGCCTCAAGAGGTTCCTCCTGATCCTTCTGGCAGGCATCCCACGCCGCGGGTTGCGTCTTCCACCAGGCCATCGTATCAGGATGGCCCGCAGCACCCAGTAGGGGTTTCAGGTTCGCGGAGAAGCCTCCGAGGAAAACCTTCTCGTAACGTCCGTTGGTCTCTCGAAGCACAAAGGCAGCGGAGCCGATGCTCAGCATCGAGTGAGGCCCGGGAATGGGGCCATCGGCCTCGATGTCGGTGCTGACGTAAATCTCAGTAGTCATTGACCTGTCAGTACACCAAAACACCCGCCGCCTGAGCAAGCGCGATCAGAGCTTCATCGACCGTCCCAGCATGCTCGTGCGTCAGAACGATGGTCTCCGACTTGGGGGTGTTGAAGTCAGAGCCGTAGAGCCGCTCCTTCCGGACCACGGACGCGGACACAGTGTCACAGCCGTCGAAGTTCAGGGGGTGGGGTTCGCACTCAACACGAACGACATAATCTTCCGACCGCTCGCGCTTCAGGTAGAATGCGTTGACGATCTTTCGGCACAAAGCCATGTATTCCATGGCTAGCCATACACCAGCGGAAGAAGGAGGAGTCGAACCCCGGGCAGGTTTCCCCACCCACTTCGCTTTCCAAGCGAGCCCCGCTCCGAGCAGGAACATCTTCCAAGTCTGCAACTACTGAATCCGTAACTGAAATTCCCTACTGAGGCTCTTTCTATCCCCACTTTCAAGTGGGGGGTATGACCATGAAACGCAGCAAGTCTCAAGACCGTCTACGCCTTCGAGCGACTCTCCCCCGAGAGCGCCAGGAGACCCTTCTTCCTTGCCCCGCGTGCGCTGGCAACAAGCTCCTCTTGAAAGAGACTCCCGACGGTCTCTACAAGATGAAGCCGTGCCGTTGGTGCGACGGTACAGGAGCGGTTGATCGCATCATTCAGCGCATGTGGGCCCGCTGGACCAAGATGCTCGCGTACAACCGCAACAAGGGTCACTGCGGCTAGTCGTCGTCAGCCAGGAGGTGCTCTTGCCAGGGACGACCCTCTACACGAGGAACATGCGGCCAGAGAAGAGCGAAGACACTCGGGCTGCACGTTGCCTTGCCGATGTCCCCGGTTGTGGCTGCCAACAAGTTCTTCTTCACCACGGCATCCCCATCCGAGTACACCTCTTCGATGTAGTACGCATGGTACAGCATGACCTTGGGCAAGTTGACTCCAGGTCGCCTCCAGATTTGAAGACGACACAGATCGGGGTGTACACCCCAGTACACCCCCGAAAACATCTTGTTGAGCTTCTCGACTGCCTCAACTCGAAGGGGGGAGTCATAGGGAGTCTGCTCTTCTGGTCTTGAAAGAATGCTCAGAAGCACCCCCGCGCGCTTCGCTTTCTCTGCGTACTGGACAGGATCTTCGGACATGAAAAAGGGGTACACCGACCCGAGAGTCAGCGTACCCCTTTCAGTCAGCCCGAGGCCTGGTTCTGCTGGAACCCCACGAGGAAGGGTTCCCAGAGGTCCGACTTGACGTCATGCCGGATCTGGGGAGCCCCCAACGGCAGAGTCTTCGGAGCGTGCGGATGCGCGATGCCCTTCCACGTTGCCGGGGGCTTGAGCCTCATGCCCGCTTCTGCCGGCGTGCGACCAGCCTTGCGGCCGTTGCACGGGTAGCAGCTCGTCACGATGTTCTCCCACACCGTCTTCCCACCCTGGCGCCTCGGAACCACATGGTCGTAGTTCAGGTCCTTCCGCGACTTGGTGGTGCCGCAGTAGCAGCACATGAAGTTGTCGCGAGCGAAGACGTTCTCCCGTGAGAACTTGACGCCCCGCTTGCGATACGGGACGACCTTCTTGAGCATGGCGACCGCGGGCATCTTGACGACCTGCCCATCACGCTCGCAGAGGACCTCGTCGTACTCTTCCAGGATTTGGATTTTGCCGTTGCAGAAGTCGACCATTGCGACCTGCCACGGCACGACTCTGTGTGGGGCCATCCACGAGTTCAAGATCAGCGTATGCGAGTTCATGGGACACCTTCGTGATGCGCCCCAACTTGGAGCGGCTACCGTTTCAATTGCATGGTGCCCGCCGGGGGATTCGAACCCCCAACCTTCCGTTTTTGAGGCGGACGCCGCTGCCAGTTGGGCTAGACGGGCATAATACAGGAAGGCCCTGGTTGCGATCAACCAAGGCCTTCCAATTCGAGAATTTGGAGCTGCCGGGAATCGAACCCGGGTCCGCAAAGCTTCCGTTCCGCTTTCGTTTACGTGCGTAGCCGCCATATCCCTGGCGGCTGGGTTCGCGGATTTGGCCGCGAACTATCTCGTCTGCTTGTCTCGAAGGGGTAGCCGCCGAGCACGCTTCCCCTTCCAGCCCTGTGGGTTGACACCGGAAATCCAGCTACTAGGACGATCTTGCTGGCCGATGGTCACTACGCAGCCATCTGCATGGGGACGAGAGCGTTGTCGTTCGCAGGTATACGTCTCGATTGATTACGGCGGGTCGAGAGCCGCCTACACGCAAGCTGGAACTTCCAATCCACGTCGAAACCAAGTCAGCCCCGAGTTGTGCTACCGATGAATTGAATCACCTTCGCCCACTACTTGGGTGGGTCAAGCGATGGTAGCTCGCTTTCGTGCCGTCGACAGGAGTCGAACCTGCCCTCCCTTTCGGGAACATGCACCTCAAGCATGCGCGTCTGCCAAGATCCGCCACGACGGCCTATCGTACCCAAACCGAGAGTGTGTCACCCCGGGATCGAACCGGGCTACCAACGAAGGTCCTGCTTATCAGGCAGGTGTGGTCAACCAGCTCCCTCGTGACACATGTGAGGAAAGAGAGAAGGAAAAAGGATGAAACAGAAGCAGGGCGTTTCCGGGCTTCACACCAATTCCGAGGTTCCTCGGGGTTAAGCGCTTAGAAGGAGGCAGCCACGCTGGGGTTTTACCGTTTGGGGGGTTAGTTCTCTTTCCTCAGCCCGGCTTTCACCGGGCCCGGGACCCGCTACTCGAAGAGCGCGGGGTCCAAGTTTTCGATTTCGATCGAAGTGGAGTTCGCCATTCCGATCACGGCCTGGAGGCCGCTGTGCTTCCTTCCAGCCTGGAGGGCCCGTCCCATCGCCGCCTTGGGCTCGATGGTGGCCACCATGTACTCCGTCCCATCCCCGATGGTGCGGGAATCGGGCATGTAGGAAGTGTCCTTCTCCTTGATGGCGGACTTCCACATCTTCTGGAGACGACCCATCCCACCAACCCGCTTGATGGCCTCAGCGAGGCTCATGGGCTTCCCGTCGACCGTGACGGGGACCGCCAGGTTGTACCGCATCTGGGCGGTCTGGAGGACCGCCAGAGCGTCCTCTGCGGTCGAGTACTCCTCGGCGAGGTTGGCGGGCGAGACCGGATCCTTCTCGGAGGGGTAGGCCTTCAGGGAACCCGAGAACTGCTTCTCGGGCAGCTCCCGGCGAAGCTCCCACATCTTGATCGCATCCCGAAGCTCGAATACAGTGACCTTCATTACCATCCTCATCTTCTCGAAGATTTCGTCGAGAAGATGAGGCCAGCTCTCCAGTCTCCCACTCGGTCCCACAGTGATTGCAGGTAGGAATGGGAAGATCGTCAGGAACCGGGTAGACCCCTCGACGATACCCGGCTGTGCGACCGGGCCCTGTTGTAGGGGTGACGACCCCAACGCCGCATTCGGCACACTTGAAACTCAACATGGTGCGGGGTAGGGGAATCGGACCCCTCTGATCTAGCTTGTCGAGCTAGTGCTCTCCCAGAGAACGAACCCCGCATGGTGAGGCGATTGGGAGTTGAACCCAAGACAGGTTCCTTATCAGAGAACCCAGGTGACCGTACCGTCCCGCCTCATGTTTCTCTTACACCAACTTGGGGGTGAACCTCAAGTTTTCTTCGTAGTCCGAGGAGGAATTGAACCCCTACACAGCCACCTATAATGAGGCCGACGCCGACCGTACGTCTTAGGGCTCGGCCCAGAAATGCGTCTCCGGACCCTTGTCGGTGCCGAAGTCGACTTCCCCTGTGGTCGCCTCCAGGTGTTACCTGGCTTCCGCTCAAGGGCTGCAAAGGATCTCACCGGAGTGACCCGGGCTCAATCCAGTGCATTGGTACCACGAACGGGAGTCGAACCCGTACCTCTTGCATCTCAGGCAAGTGCCTCTGCCGTTGGGCTACCGTGGCATTGTATCCGGACCCCATGCAACTGGGGCAACTCACAGGAGGTTGCACTCCAATGAGTCGAGAGTCCCGGATGGCCTCTCGTTTTTCTGGTGCTGACGAAGGGAGTCGAACCCTCACATTGTCTTCCTTCTGAGGGAAGCGCCTCGCCATTTGGGCTACGTCAGCGTATTCTCGATCTCTTTCAACTTCATCAAGACCTTGTGCTTCAAGTTCTGGAGTTCGACCCTCAGAGCGTAGGCCTGAAGCATTTGAGGTCCCTGGAGCTTGTTGATACGCTTCCAGAACTTTTTGGACTTCGGTCCGCTGTATCGTCTTTTCATCTTGAGTGACCACGAAGGGAGTCGAACCCTCAACATTTCGCTTCTAAGGCGAACGCCTCTGCCAGTTGGGCTACGTGGCCATGGTACGGGACTAGGGGATCGGACCCTACATTTTCTGCCTTGTGAGAGCAGCGCGTTCACCAGCTCGCTCGTCCCGCGTTACTTGAATCTCGAACCCAGAAGAAGACCTCCGCTGCACAATAAATCCCACCCGCCTTGCTTGACGACCAGGTAGCCCCGAGAGAAGGGCATCTCTCGGCATTGCGTCCCTCAAGGGAGGCCTTCTTCTACGTTCGAGGTGACCTCGGAGGGACTCGAACCCTCACACAACCCGCTTTAAGGGGGTCCCTTTGCCTTTTTGGTACGAGGCCGAAACACTGAATAGAACCCCGGGTGGGACTTGAACCCACAACAGCCAGCTTCAAAGGATGGCGTCCCTGCCAGTAGGACCCCCGGGGCAAAGTACCTCTGCTCAGCGTGCTCATTCTCCATGAGCATCTCCGAACGAAAGGTGGTCGCAGTGAAGGGAGTCGAACCCGACTGATACTGCTTGGGAAGCAGTCGCCTCACCACGTCGGCCTCATCCGCATAGAGGCGGATTCACTGCGCGATACCCCCGGCCGAGGATACAGTTCAGTTTTGTGTGAAAGGAATGCACCCAACCTTGCACACTAGCCCCTTGTCAGAGGCGGAGCGGATAGGGGGAATCGAACCCCCTGCTCATGCTTGGCAAGCACGAACCCAACCATTGGGTACCCGCATTGAGCGGTATATCAGGACACCTGTACCGCGTCGGTGCTATTGTTCCGGCACCCAGAGCAATTATGGGCTTGGTGCTTCACCGGACCTGGAGCGGGTAGCGGGAATCGAACCCGAATAGACAGCTTGGAAGGCTGTTGTCAGACCTCCTGACGACTACCCGCAGACTTCATGCGCCGATGTGTTCGTTCGGCATGACAGTTCGAACAGACCAACTCACACTTAGCGAGTTCAGCTAAAACTCGCTCAACCGAATAACCAGCCCGGTCGATCCGAGCTATGGAAACCATCTTCAGCGTTCCTGGAAGATGGTCGTGTTGCAAGACATAGTAAGGCCAAGGTTTTTGGCAATCTGCACACGTCTGGCCCGTCTTCAACTCTTGAATCATCTGGCGGAGCCGTTTTTGATGGTTCCGCGCCTGCGTGACGTACTTTCCCTTGTTCTTCTGGTAGTGTTCCTGATGGTACGTCTTTGCGCAGTCTTTGCAGCGATCCCTATACCCGTCACCATGACCGACCCTCTTGTGAAAGTCAACAACCGGCTTTGTTTGTTCACAGACACCGCACCGCTTCATATAAAAGCGGACGTATAAGGATTCCAACACAAACGCGGCTTGGAAGATTTCGAGGGCGGGCAGGTTGCAAACTGCTTCACCCTCTGAGCACCCACTTACGCCTGTCATTTGCGTTCGCCGTAAGACAGGAGACAGGAGACGTGTCGGAGCTTGCCATGGCACTCCGCACAGAGCTTTCACCCTGTGGGGATCTTGCGACCCCAGAGCTGGTTACGGGAGTTGAACCCGTCTCATTCCTCCATACCAGGGAGGCGTCTTCCCACGAGGACTAAACCAGCAAATTCGAGACGACAGACGAAGCCTTCACCTTTCAGTGACTACTCCAGGGTATAGACCACCTATCCCCATTTCCACGTATGGTCAAACGTGTAGCCTGCAACCTCTATTTTTGAAACTCGTCTCAGGACTCGACCCCTGAATCGGGCACGTCGGTTACGGGGTTCCCCCATCCCTTTCGGGATCCTAAGCACTGCTCTACCCTTGAGCTAGACGAATCTCGGTGGACCAGAAGGGAATCGAACCCTCATATACCGCTTGCAAGGCGGGCGCTCTTCCGTTGAGCTACAAGCCCATTTTTCGTAGTGGAGCCGAAGGGAATCGAACCCTCGTTTCAAGAATGCCATTCTTGCGTCCTCCCGCTGGACGACAGCCCCGTTTTCGTACCTTGTCAGAGACCGAGCCAGATTTCTCCGGCTCCCCTACCTTACACCAAGTCTCGGTCCTCGATCAACCGAATCGCTCTTTGTTGGAGAGAAAAGAGCAGAGCTGCTCGTTGCTGCTCCAAGGGGATGGGCCCCTTCTTCCTCGCCGAGAGGACCCCGAGGAGGCTGGAACGCTGCCATTCCAGCGTGTTCCTCAGAGCCTCCTCATCCCGCTGAAGCTCGATGCTGAGACCGTCGACCGCCGAGAGGACCTCCGCAAGGAAGCCATCCTTCTCGAAGGATACCGGGTCGATCCACTTGCGAGGACCGAACGGTATACAGCCCCGAGCTTGAAGGTACTGGTCGGAATCCCTGTCCCCTGTATTCGGAGGGCATACACATCGTACTCGACCCGGTCTTCCAGAGTGAGGGAAGACCTCTGAGGATCGAGCCAGCGAGGACCCCATGACTTCCACCCCCTTGCCAGGAGGTAGGCTCGCTCCCCCTCAGACAGGGGGCGAGGTTTCACCCGAGGAGAACTTGAGCTGTGAGCCATGTTTCATCGTACACCAAAAGAGCGGACCCGGGGGGACTCGAACCCCCAACTAACCGATTAAGAGTCGGCTACTGCTACCAGTTGAGTTACAGGTCCAAAAATCACGACTGTCTGCCCAGACAGAACGAATGCCTCGCCGATTCGAACGGCTTGTTCCACCATTCTGGGAGGGATTTGAACCCCAGATCGGGAGCTACCCGAAGACCTACTCAGACATCCTCAGTCGTGGTGTATGATTCGGGAATCGAACCCGGTGTTTTTCGCGCCTGTACGGCTGCGTCGCGTTGTCCCTACGCGCAACATCACCCATGGGTGGACCCGAGGGGAATCGAACCCCTACAGCCGCAGTGCGAGTGCAGCGTGCTCCCATTATCACTACGGGCCCAATTGTCAGTACGAGCACGGCTCTGACAGCCGGTTGACTTCTCGACGCTCGCTGTGAGTCAACAGACCTTCTGTTGTTAGTGGCCAACACTCCAAAGAGTCCCCGTCTGTCGGCCGGGGGTACGCCGTTGCTGGTAAAGACGAGTCTTGCGACTCCGGAAGGAAGCTACCAGCTACCCTTCTCCCTGGCGTTTCAGGCGAGGTCCTACCTCGCAGACCAAGCTACCCTCGCTTGTTGAGGTAGCTGCGACGCCAACAAGGCTGGCACATGTAGAACCGGCCCATGAGCGTTGCAGCGATGGTGCAGAATCGGCACCCCATAGAGCCCTCCTTTCTAAGAAAGAGGGCTCTATGGCGGCTTCACCTCATGCATCGTCGTTGTCTCCTGTCGAGTTAGCGGGCTCGGAGGGAATCGGACCCCCGCGGCCAGGTTTGGACCCCAGCGCCGCCCATTCCGTGGCTCGCCCAAAATCTTCGTCCCATTTGCAGGCCGGGAGGGAATCGAACCCGTCTAGTCTTGATTGACAATCAAGTGTCGCCACCAGACGACTCACGAAGCATTGGGCCATTTCTCGCAATGGCAGGCGACCCAAGATGACTTGGGTATGTAGCACCCCCGAGGGGAATCGAACCCCCCACACCGACGTGACAAGCCGGCCGCCTCACCAGATGCGTACGAGGGTATGCGCTACCAGGCCCAGACGGGCCCGATATTGGTAGTGAACATCGGACCCTTGTAAAGGGTGGCCGGGACCCACAACCCGTGAACGTTTGCGGCGACCCCGAAGTCCTTGTCCTTGAGGAAGGTCAAGTAGATGTTGCCCCCAGGAGCGAAGCCCGTCTCCCGCCCGCAGCGGGGTTCATTCGAGCACAGCACCATCGTGAAGAAGTCCACGCTCGGACCAATGTCGAAGATGAAGTGCTCGGAAGGCGTCACCGTGAACATGAGAGCGTTCACGTCGAGCAACCCCATGTTGGCCACGCTCTTGAAGGTCGTCAAGTTCGCTGAGTTCTCATAGGCAATGCCGATGGTCTCGTTGAACTTGACCCCAAGAAGAACGCTTCCCGTGAATGCGAAGCCTCCCGTCGAGTACTTGTCCCCCGCGATGAGCATCCCGAACCCCGGGTTGAGGCTCAGACGGCCCTGAGTCTCCGCGTGAAGGAGTCCAGGACTGCACAGAAGCGCGAAGGCCGCAGCCGCCAGGAGGTTCTTCACGAGCTACTCCTGGTCCGGCGAGTCACCCGAGCCAGGGCCGGGACCGGGATCGACCGGCGGAGGGAGCATATCCCCACTGGTGCCTCCCTTGTCGGAGTCGTTCTGGCTCACCGGGCACTTGGGGGTCGGGGGTTCGAGCTTGAACTTCTCCTCGCAGATGACGGACTGAACGTCCTTGATCAGAGGGTTCTGGCTCTTCAGCATCTCGATGAACTTCTTCTTGGCGATCTGGAGCGCCAAGCCCCGGGCAGCCTCGAAGTTGGTCGGCGAGAAGAACCCGCTGTAGACGTCCTTCATGACGAGGTCGATGAACCCGCTCTTGACGGGAATGGACCCATCGGGGTTCTTGAGCGACATCACGTCACCTTCGCACTTGAAGGTGTAAGCGTGAGCCTCTCCATCGGTGTTCTTGACCCAGTCCTGATAGTTCTTCGAGACGACGTCGGCGTCTCCAACGCTGCATCCCTCTCCAACGACGCAGCCCTCCAGGGAGAAGGACGACGAGAGGAGGGCGATGAGGGCGATGATTTTACGGAGCATACGTGCTTTTCTATTCCATTCTGGGAGCGCGATAAACGCTCCGGCATCCCCGGTAGGAGTCGAACCTACCTATCAGGTTTCGTAGACCTGTGCCTCATCCGCTAGGCTATGGGGACATGTGCCCTCCGAGAAGGAGGGGTTTTCGACCCTACTTGGGGTCGAGGACGCTGTTCACGATGCGGAGCCGACCACTGGCCGATCCAACATTGTGAAGAAGCTCGGAGTTCTCAGGAGTTGTTGCCGGTCCCAAACGAATGGGCTGCAACGACTTCTTGATGTTCGTGAGCCGGATCTTCCAGCGCACATCGAAGTCTCGACCCTCGGCGAAGTAGCCGATGCTGAGCTTCACCGGGTCGTCATCCCCAAGAACAGGTTTCCCCGTCTCACGGACGTGAGACGGGGAAACCTGAACCATCTGCAAGAAATCCTCATACTCATGGAGTGCCATTCTCTAGGCACCCCACAAGAAGATTAAGACCTAGCTGGTAGGGAGGAAAGCCTCGACTCCTACCCTCTTCCTTCGCGCGTTGTAGAGGCACCGCGCGAAGCACCCAGCTCTGTCAGTGTGCCTGACGGGGATCGAACCCGCCTTAGTTGATTCACAGTCAACCATCATCACCAGATGACAACAGGCACCACGATACTCGGACCAAAAGAGAAGTTCGTACCCTCCTACCCCCAGTCTTGTCGAGGGAACAAGGATAGGAGAGTACGAACAGGACCACTGCCAGATGGTATCCTTAGAGGGGTATCTTGGAGTCGAACCAAGTACTTGTAAGAACCACTGTTTTGCCCCGTTTTTGACGGGGCGAGGTGTGGTACTGGGAGCTTTCGCTCCTGCGTGGAAGGCAGGTGAGGAACCGATCCTCTGTAATACCCCGAGATTTAAGGCGTCCGAGGTGCGGCCCTGGGACTGTGCAAGAGCGAGTTTCGAATTCGCCCCATCGGTGCTAAACCGATTGCCCACCAAGGACAATCTTGCGTGTAAGAGCCGCGAATTGAACGCCTAGTGCCAAACCGTGGAGTCGAACCACGCTTGCTTGTATGAGCCTCAGTTTTCCTCCACATGGGAGGAGAGAAGAGACACAGGGGATTTTGGTTTCCTTATGTGGGAAGTGGCCGCCCCGCGGCCTTGTTTGGCGTTTGCCGGCCCATGCCGGTCTTGAAAGATTTCCCCGTTCCCGAGAGAAGAGACCTGGATTTCTGATCGTTTTTCGGACGATTGCCTTACCGATAGGCTACAGACCCAGTTGTTGGCGGGTTTGGCAAGAGTTGAACTTGCTTGCGTGTAAGGTCTCGTTCGAGAGGGAACGAGTAGTGGGCCACCCTGGAGTCGAACCAGTGACTTGTAAGAACAACTATTTGTCCAGTTCACACGGGACGAGGTGTTGTACTGAGGAGCTTGCGCTCCCGCTCCGATTGCGGGTGGGGGACCGACCCCCTGTGATGGCACAGATGACCGTTTGAGACGGTCTCGTTTCGCTTCTATCTAGTACACCATCTCTCCGAGTTACGAGATGGTTTTTTCAGATTTCTCTCTAGAGGTGCAATGTAGTGCCGTACGGCGCGACGTTGTACCCGATCTTGCGCCCCTTGAGGAAGAACTCCTGGACGGCACGAGCGAGATAGGCTGAGGTGAGGGCGATAAACGGCAAGTGCTCGCCGTTTTCGCAGGTTGCTGCCCCAGCTCCGGGCTCATCGTCGATGGTGAAGTCGTGATCCCACCGAACGAGTCCGAAGGTGCCGTCTGCCGCCAGTCCCCCGTGGATGCAGGGAGTGTTGGTCCGACGAGCGAAAGCTTGCACAAGCCGGCGTGCTGCCCCGTTGTCGAGGCAGTCGACGATGAGGTCGGCTCCCGAGAGGAGCTGCTTCTCATTGTCGGACGTGAGCTTGTGCGGGATGGTCTCGATCTTCGTCCCGAAGAAGAAGTTCATCGCCTGCTTCAGCGACTCGACCTTGGCCTTGCCCACGGAAGGCTTCCCGTGGAACTGGCTGAGTACGTTCTTCTGCTCGACGCGGTCGAAGTCGATCACCTTGAGGTTCACCCCGGTGCTCCGGAGGAACTGTGCAACGTGGGAGCCGAGCGCGCCGACCCCCACAATGGTCACGGTCTTCATAGTGTTGCTCCGAAGCCGATCCAGTCCCCAAACAACCCCTGCTCGCGGACTGTGCGGACGGTTTCTGCGAACTTGAGCCACGCCTCCCAGGGCATGTCCCTCCGCATATAGTTACACCTGATGCAGGCCGGAACGACGTTCGCCTTCGTGTGACCAAGAGCGTTATCCACGCGATCCAGGGTCATCTTGAGCTTGGTCTCGCCGCAGTACTGGCACCCCAAAGCGAGGAGGTCTTGGACGAAAGAGAGATCGAGATCCGAGATGAACCCGTGCCTCTTGTCCCTCTTCTTGGAGTCCTCCAAGACCCAACGGGAGCGTGTTGTGGGGTCTCTCCGAAGAGCTTTCCGGCGATCTTCCCGGACGCGCCAGTTATCAGGCATGATCCGTGGAGGTTACCACAGATCCGCCCCTGCTGACAATCACTTCGTCAGCGGTCGCTGAGACCAGATAACAACAACGGCAACCGTCTTCTGGAAGGGCTTGCCATCAGCATCGAGATCAGATTCCTGCCCCACATGCACGAGCTTTCCACTGTGCGTGGTCAGATAGTGGTTGACGTGATCCTGCCACTGATTTGGCCCGGTGAAGCGATAGTGGTTGACGTGATCCTGCCACTGATTTGGCCCGGTGAAGCTGAAGTCCCACCCACATGTACAGCTTCCGCCGAGCACGTCGCTGTCGATACGAACGACTTCCTGAATCTTACCCATGGCTGCCTCAGTCGACGTCTCCGAAGGGGGTCTTCGGCCGGACGCTGATCCGGTTGTGGAGGTCCCCCGTGGCCGGGAAGCGGTCGATGACGAAGTCGGTGAAGTCGGCGTTCCCCATCGCGGGGATCCCGGGGACGCCGCCGTTGCGGATGGCCTCGGTCACCCAGGCGCGAATCTGGGTGTCGGTCGAGTCGTACAGGACCGTATCCGGGAGGTCCCCCTGGTTGCCGGAGTAGGTGATGTTGACTCGGGCCTCTTGTGCTGCGATGACCATGGCTGGTCTCCTTTCATTCGATGTTGGGGGTCTAGTACACCGGACCCTCAAGACGGGGTTGGAAACCCGGAGCGAATCCTCAGCTCACGGACCCAAGGGATCAGAGGAACCTCTGAGAGCAGGTCCACACAGGCCAAGCTCACAGTGTATCTGGGGGCTTGGTGCTCCTTTTCCCGGAGACACAAGACCAGCGAATCCCCCGAAGAGATCCACCATTCGAGATGCCGACCCAATCCACGTTCAATCGCGTCGAACGTGGTGATATCCTCACGGCTCGGACCCAGCTTCCCGTATCCGGGGTGGGTGTGAGCTATGCCCCGGAGCCGAGCGCGGTTCTCCCAGATCACATCCCAGAGGGGACGGCTATCCGGGATAGCTCCGCCAGAACGGTCGTTCGGCATGTGCCAGTAGAAGGGTTGACCGTCGAGGTCAAGGAGAACGGCTGCTTCCTTCATGGTCAACCCTTGCAGGACTTCTTGTGCTTGTACCAGACGAAGGCCGCGTCGCCGATCCCGGCTTGCGCTGCCCACTGCTTGAGCGACAGGCCTTGAGGGAGACCTTCAGCTCGCCAGCGACGCTTCAGATCGTTGCGCCACTTGCGACACACACCGTTCTCGTATCCCTCTTGGCTAGTCGTCGTCATCATCGTCGTCCCTATCGTCCCCAACGTGTCGGAAGACCACGAGCTTCCGCTCACGGTCCGCTTGTCCGATTACACCAGGCAGCGATTCGAGGGTGAAGTATGCATCGCCTTTCTCCCCCGTTGCATGGTCGTTGAGGCAAATCCCGGAATCGATGATCCGAAGCGTACGGGCATCGCACGTACACTCGAACTGCCGGTGCATGAACCGGAAGGTGACGACCATTTCTCCGCGAGACGTGGATGTTCTGTGGTCGAGGTAGGTCGCACCACCTACCGCCAGGGAGGCCCGAGCAGCCTCGCCGAAGTCCACCACAGCCATTGCCCGCCGACCGGCTGCATCTCCGAGCTGAGTACGAATCTGCTCTCGGCGTTCCTCAAGCTGACGTCGTTCTTCTTCCTCGCGGAGCTGCTTGGCGATCTCTTCGCGGCGCTTTTGGGCTTCGAGTGTCCGCCACATTTCCATGCGGAAGGCAGCATCGAGAGCCGGAGCCACACCCTTCACCGCATCGAGTGAAGGGGTGCGGTTGTAGTAAGCCTGGAGAACGTCTCCCTCGGGACCGAGGGGCATCTCTTGTCCCCCGTAGATGAGGGGCCCATCTTCGTAGAAGGCTCCGACCTGGACACGGGCGAACCGATCCAGGCCGGGCTCCACAAGATGTACGGGCTTTGCGTAGTCGCAGATCCTCGCCGGGTCCGGGTCGACACGGACATTGTCCGGAACGATCCAGTCTCCGACGAGATACCCGCGAACCTGTTGTCGAAGGAGCCCAGCGGTGGCTTCCGCCGGGCCTTTGAGCTTGGCCTTCCGTCCAGTCAAACCGAACGTGTACCACCCATGCTCCCTCGGAAGAGGGCCATCGAGAGTCCACGATCGTTCAGCTTGACGAAGGACCCTACCCCCGATCCAAGGAAGGACGATCGTCTCGTCCTTCCCCTGGAGAAGATCCTTCCAGCCCATTCAGCTCACGCAGCCCATGCCGGCTTCACCAAGAGCGGGGTCTTGATGATGGTGTCGACGAGGGTCACACGAGGAGCAGCGTTCACGACACCCGCCGTCTTGCCGACCGGAGTCGACGCCACGAGGGCCGCGAGCATCCGAGGAATCGCGTAGGGATCCGCGAATACCTTCGGGTCGATATCGAAGCAGGGGATACCCAGCCGAACGGCCGTATCCCTGACGATGCTGCCGTTGTCCTTCACCTTGACGAGGCCGAATGCCGACGGGTTGCCGATGTAGCGAACCATCGGTTCGAAGGTGCCATGCTCCCCCTCGTCTCCGACGAAGATGAAGAGAGCATCCTCACCCGGCTTGGGCTTGTGAGCCGAGAGGCTCATGATGCCCGCCGAGTGAGAGGTTCCACCTCCCGCCATGATGCCGCGGAAGGCGTTCGTCACTCCAGCCGCCGAAGCGTGCTGGATCTTGATCTCGCGACCCGCGGTGTTGAAGACCGCGACGTGCAGGCGATCCAGGGGGAATGCCTGGAGGAACTTCGCGAGGAGGTCCTTGGCAGCCTCGATCGCGCCCTCCATCGAGCCCGAGATGTCCACGAAGACGTAGATGCGCTGGTCCTTGAGGGACACTTCCACCGCCTTCTGCAAGGCGACGTCAGCGACCTGAACCAGGGCTTCCTTGACCTCCCGGGACTTCACCCGGGTGGCGATGTTGGCGGCCCGCATGTCGAGAGCACCCTTGCCGGCCCGCTCCCACCGCTCGCGGATGTCCTGTACATTGAGAAGACCGAGGTCTTCCAGCGTCGGAGTCGCGATGATGAGGTCCTTGTCGGACATGGCGCCCGCTTCGATGGCCGAAGCGACGATGGCCCTCGTGAGGCCGACCGAGCTGGGGACCATCCCGACGATGCGCTTCCAGTTCTGCTTCTCCTTCGAGATGCGCTGGCAGATGGTCGCCTCGTCGAGGCCCTCCCACGAATCCGCCGCCTTGACCTCCAGGCCGATGGCCACCGTGCGACGGCCATCCTTTGCCTGAGCCTGCTTCCAGCGGAGGAGCTGGAAGAACTGGGGCGTCACCGGCTTGTAGCCGGTGAACTTGACGAGCTTCGCGACGGTCGTCTTGAAGCCGTTGGAGATGAGGCCCGCGAAGACCTTCGGGTTCTCCTCACGGTAGCGGAGCCACTTGGTGACCACCGACGTCCACCGACCGAGGAACGGCCGGCGAGCCGACTTGCCGAAGCCCAGCTCGCGGTTGATGTCCGCGATGCCCGGGACCGTCAGGAGCGTGTGTATACGGACGAGCTGCTTCGCATCGAGGTCAGGCTTGTCCTTCACACCCTTCACCGGCTTGGTCGAGATGAGCATCATCGCCTCGCCGATGTCCCTGAAGTCGTCGTCGAAGAAGGCGACCTTCCCCGCGTCGAGGACCGGGTCTCCCTTGCGGGACTGGACGAGCATGAAGGCCGCCATGACGACCTTGAAGTCACGGTGACCCTGCGTGAACGCGTAGGATGCCCAGTGGGCCGCGAACTCGTTGTCGAGCTTCCAGACCTCGGCGACCTGTCGGTACAGGTAGACCGCGACCTCGGGGAAGATCCCCGGTGCCCGATACTCGCCGACGATCCGGCCCGCTGCGTCCTTGACCTGGTTGGTATCGGTCATGACCCCGAGCAGGGTCCGCACGTTCTTGGTGCCGTTCTTGGAGAGCGCGTAGACGTTCTTGACCGTCTGATCGCTGTCCTTGACCTTCTCGACCTTGTGGGTGACGAAGACCCACTTGACGCCGAGCGGCGAGGAGGGGTCCTTCGAGACCATGCCAGGGCGACCGTGAAAGACGTGATCGACGAATGCGAGGCTGGCCGCGATGATTCGCTCTGCCGGGCCGAGGTTGCTTTGTTCCACAGCGATTCCATCCCAGCTCTCGCAGAAGAGCTGCATTGTGCGTGTGCAGTGCCGAAGGAACACGAGGAGTCCCCGAGCTTCTGCGAGCTGGAGACTCCGTGTGCTGGAAGGGCGTGCCTTCCTTGTCCTTCTTGGTCGGGATGACAGGATTTGAACCTGTGACCGCGATCCTCCAAAGATCGTGCCTTACCTGACTAGACTACATCCCGTGAAACTTGTGAATGGTCGGGGTGACTGGAGTTGAACCAGCGGTCTCATGCTCCCGAAGCACGCGCTTTACCAGGCTAAGCTACACCCCGATGAATCGTACCCAAATTGGCGGATGATAGACCTGTCCTTTGGTCGAGAGTCTCCTTGCGAGAGACTGCTGAGAGTCGAACTCAGCACTACATCCTCGTGGGCCCTGTCGGGATCGAACCGACTTAGCCGGCTTTTCAGACCAGTGCAATCACCAGACTTGCTCAAGACCCGTGGAACACAACTATGGGCAAGCTCCCAAACGGAGAGGGGAGCTTGTATTCCATCTCCGTTGTTGTGTAGTGCCGAAGGTCGGAATCGAACCGACTACGCTTGGTTTTTCAGGCCAACGCTCTACCATTGAGCTACTCCGGCATGTTCGCCAAGTCCACTCATCTGTGTCGGGACACAGGGGGTGCTCGGCTGCAATCGAACCAAACTACGCAATCACATGGGAGCAACCCCAAGTGCCCGATGCGCAGCCCAATTCAACTGTTGTGCTCCCAGGGGGAATTGAACCCGTATCCCCAGATTGAAAGTCTAGAAATCCTGAACCATTAGACGAACGGGACGAAATTCGCCCTCCATATCCTTGCGTAGGGGCATGGGAGACTTCCTCCTACTACACGAGAGTAGTCAACTCTCCACTTGTATGAGGCACATCGCAGTCGAAAAGGAAACTACCCTAACCTCTGCGATAATAGTCGGGATGGAGGGATTTGAACCCCCGATCTTCTGTCCCCCAGACAGACGCTCTACCAAGCTGAGCCACACCCCGAGAACAATCGAGCGAGTATCTTTCGCTACAAGCTCGACGTCGCCCTCCGCTTTTACACGGAGCACTTCAGGTCCCTTCAAACTCCTTTCGAAGCCTTACAGGGGCCCACATTTAGGACGCGAACGCATACTTTTTCAACAGATTTCTGCGTACGTATCCCAGGAGCGGGAGCAGGATTTGAACCTGCGACCTAGAGGTTATGAGCCTCCCGGGCTACCTGACTGCCCTATCCCGCAGAGCCCACAGCCGGAATCGAACCGACTTCTCCTCATTACGAAAGAGGCGCCTCACCATTTAGGCTTTGCGGGCAATAACCACACGAAAGTTTCTCATGTAGTAGTGGGGAGCTAGGGACTCGAACCCTAGTCGATCGCGTTTACAGCGCGGCGTGCCACCTTGGCTACTCCCCATTGGACCAGATTTGCAGGATTCGAACCTGCTTGCATCGTACCCTGGACCAGAGGCGATGCAATCCCAAATCGGAATCCGGTCACAACCGGCTGTTACACCGGATGTTGGCGATGTGTGAGGGAATCGAACCCTCCATGTCCCGCTTAACAGGCGGTCGCATTCACCAGATTTGCTTACACACCATTTGTGAGATTGGGCCGGAATCGAACCGGCACCTCTTCCCTCTTGCGAGGCGTAATAACGGGGACTCCCCGTATGTGCTCCCTCTGGGCTGTTAGACCCTTACACCACCAACCTCGGGTTCTTGTACAGAAAGAGACCCGAAACGATCAACCAAAATCGTAGCTCCGGAGGCAGGAGTCGAACCTGCGATAGTCGAGTTAACAGCTCGGTGCCTTGCCTCTTGGCTACTCCGGAATGCGTGAGAAAAAACGGGGTGGGGCAAGAACCCTTGTGAGGCGCAAGCCCCACCCCTACACGGACGTTAGGAGAGGAGGGCGACCGATGCCAGGCGCGTGCGAGAGACCCTTCCAGAGCATCATCACGCGGACATTCACCCCCACATCGCAGGGAGCACGGTGCCGTTCCAAGTCCTACTAGGTTGTCAGAGATCAATCCCCCGAAGAGGATTAGCTGAGGCGGAAGGACTCGAACCTTCGTGAACGGTGTCAGAGACCGTCTGCCCGCCTTGGGGCGCCTCAATGGGTGGGTCTAGAGAGAATCGAACTCTCGCTGTCGTAGGGTAAGAACCTACCGCTCTACCACTGAGCTACAAACCCATTCGTGAACCTGGAGGGAGTCGGACCCTCTACGCGCGGATTAAAAGGCCGCCGTTCTACCGTTGAACTACAGGTCAACGTCTGCTCCTTGTTTTGGACTCTGTTTCATCTGCTTCCTCTTTCTCAGTAGTGCCGCCGTGTGGAGTCGAACCACCTAGCCTAAGCCCGACGTTTACAGCGTCAGTCTCCTCCCGGGAAGAACCCCGTCGGCATGATTTTCGTACCCAAACGTTTGAAGGCCGCTCCCGGTTTCCCGAGGCGGCCTTCTTGTACCCGAGTGGGTGGTGTAGAAGGATCCGCCTCTAGGGCTTGAACTCCGGGTTCGCGAAGCGAACGATGGGGGCCAAACCGCAGGAATGATCGAGATACTGCTGTCCGAGCACAGACCAGATCGCCAGCGTTGCCGCCGTGCGTTCCGTTTCGGTCTGTTGATTCGTGGGTTTCATTGCTCGGTTCTTCGTGGTCGAGAGCACCGCTGCTCTCTGTCCCACATCTAGTACACCACCTTCGACGGTCAAGCCAAGAAAAAAGCTCACGGGGTCATCTTTTTCTTGCGTGGGCTTCAGCCCTCGATGGCGTCGAGGATCTCGGCGAGAATCCGGGCCGCTCGGTCGTCACCACCAAAGGCAGCCCAGTTCGAGTGTACCGAGGTCCCAGCCTCCCTTCCCCTCTCCCAGCCGCCACGGACGAATCCGTTGGGAGTTGCGAGAATACAGGTGGCCTTCGTGAGGGAGGGCCGGATCCGTGTAGGTGATCTCCAGGAGGTATTTGTCCCCGTCGATCTCGAACTTGGTTTCCATGCCGTCTCTACATAGAGTCGAGCGAGACGATCAACCAGAAAGTTCCTTTCGGAAAGCCTAGCAAGATGAATGAGATCCCGGAAAAGGTGAGAAGCTTCCTCAAGGGGGCCTCCGATGCGACGCAGCCTCAGCAGAGCCGGTTCCGCTGCCGCATCTTCGGGAGCGAGTGGAACGCGTTCGTCGAGGAATGGGCCACCAAGAGCTTCATCTTCGTGGGGCACGCGCTCGGGCCCTACGGGAGGCAGCCCTTGCCTGAGATCCTCCCCCTGCCTGACGGGATGCACTCCGCCGGGGCCACGGCGAGCTTCGACATGAACAGCGGCCAGATGTGCCTCTCCTCCTCAGTAGAGGGGAAGGTGGGGCAGACGTTGGAGAAGCTGACGCACGAGCTGACGCACGCCTCCCTGGCTCAGTTCCCCGAAGGCGACCCCTTCTACGAGGAGAGCGTTGTGGATTACTCCGTGTGGGTCATGGCCCATGCCCCACTCTGGGGAGAGCATCGGGATCCCATGATCGATGCAGCCAGCTTCAACATTCGAATGAGGCGGGACCGAGCCCTGCACACGCACACGGATTACGATGCGAAACGTTGGATGGGAGGCCTCTTCGCGTCGTTGACGTACGGCCCCTACATTATCTCCCGATTGAGGATGAAGAAGCAGTCGGGGGACTATTCCTGGTAGCTTATAGCAAGCCCTTCTTCTTCAGGTTCTCGTACCGCCTTCGGGTGTTCTCAACGAATTCCGCTTGTGTCTGAGCCCTCTTCTCCCTGTTACAAGACGTGCAACATGAGACACAGTTGTCTGACACGTACCCCTTCAGGTTGTCCACCCGATCGATCCCATTGCGTTTCAACCCCAGCATTCCGATCCCTTGCGGAGTCTGATGGGGCGAACGTCCACAATAGAAGCATTCGGAGGTCACCAACTGAATGTACTCATCCAGGTTCAACCTCCAAATAAGGGAGGGGTGCTCAGAATGGGGCTTCCCTGGTGCTGCCTGAAATTGGTTGGAGCCCAGTTTCCCTGTGACCTTTCGATTTGTGCGGTATCCCAGTTTACGTACGTAAAAAGACATATCCGCAAGCCAAGGTTCCCGTTCGGTTTTGAGGGCCCTGTTAGAAGCTGCAAGCTTCTCCTTGTGCAGACATCCACACGAGGTCGTGTTTTCAGTGCGTAAGTTTGTGCCCGAGTAGAACCTAACCGTCCCACATGTACACAAGCACTCCCACATACACGGCTTCGTTGCCTTGCGAAGCACCTGCAAACGACCGAAAGTCTGGCCCGTGATGTCAATCAACTTCATAACTTGTACGACATATAAGGCGAATAATACCGTACAAGCGATGCTATCCAGGGGACCCTTCCTGATCCCGGGCCTCCGGCAGAAGAAGATCGAGCAGAACTTCACCTGGTGACCCTCGCATGCTGAAACTCTTCCACGAGACACCCTCTTCCAACGTTTCTCAGATGAGAGCCGACGGATTCTTCAAATCCAACATCTATTCCGCCAGATGGTACACATTTACCGAAAGCTTCGAGGGGGCCCTTCGCTACACAGGGGGGGACCACGATCGGGTAGTCCTGGAATTCCAGTTGCCTCCCGCTGCGGTGAAAGAGTTTCTGTGGAAGTACCCCGGCACCACAGACTTCTACGGTCGCGCCTGGGCTCTACGGAAGCCCCTGCCCATCGAATACCTCAAGAAGGTGCATCCGGTCCCGAAGGACTTCGAGATGCCCGACCATGGGGAGCCACTACTTTCCTACGATCGACGTTGATCCGAACCTCGCACAGCCTGTAGAAAGACTCCCATGGCATACTCCTACGATTGCAGGGCTACCCAAATCTCACCGGAACTCCCCGACCCGGAGCTGTTTAGGCGTATGGCCATCACCGCTATCAAGCGAGTTGGTGCTGGTCTTCGCCCGTTGGGGTTCGACCGGATTACAAAGTACAACTCCCAAACGCGAATCGATAAGGATTCCCACGGCATACACGGGACTTTCTTCCTCCAATTTGCAGACGCCAAAATTAATTCGGCATACCACCCAGGAATCAACTTCTACTGGGACTTGTCGAAGGAACTGGGAACAGTCAGCACCTCCAATTTGGTCTGGCCGAGCAAGCGTTATGAGCATCTCCCGCTGGCCAAGATGGCGGACGCGATGCTCGACGCCGCAGACGATATTGTCAAAGACCTCAAACGACAGCTCAACAAATCGGAATCCGAAGAAGCCTGGTCCGTCGTTACTTTGGGCAATAGCCACGGATACGCGACCGAAGTTCAGACTTTCGCCTCCAAGGCGAAGGCTGAACTTGAGGCTCAAAACCTTGGCAACTGCTACCTTGTGAAGGGGACTCAGATGTGGAACGAACCCCTGGGGCAGGTCGAGGAGCATGACCGACCTGCCCCCTCCAAGTTCTTCCCCTAGATATACAGAGAGGCCACTACTTTCCTACGATCGACGTTGATCCGGACCGCCCCCGAGTTGTAGGACACTCCATGCGTATCAAGTGGAAGTTGTCCCGCAAGCCGACGAACCCGGCGATGCTCAAGCTGGGTCGCGTAGCGATGCTCTACGTGGACGGCGTGTTGAAGGGCCGGGTCTTCCAAACCAAGGATGGCCGTTGGGGCTCCGCCCTCTACTCGGAGGGCATGAAGACGACGGAATCCCGTCATCGAGTCGATGCCAAGATGAACCTCGAACTCAAAGTAGCATGACGAACATCGAAACCCCCTCCTTCTCAGTCGAAGACTACGAGCACATCGCAGGGTCGAGCATGCCTCCGGAGCGGCTCGCCGAAATCTACGGCGTCACCCACCAGACGGTGAACAAGATCCAGATGGGCAAGATGACCTACTTCGAGGTGCTCAACAGCCTCAAGAAGCCGGCCACCTGACCATGGCTCGCAGCGTCCTACCCTGGTTCGTCTACCTCATTCACAGCGAGTCGACAGGTCACCTCTACGTTGGGGTGACCACCGATCCCACTCGCCGCCTGGCAGAGCACAACGGGAAGGGGAAGCGAGGGGCAAGGTACACCCGCAAGGGCCGCCCCTGGATTCGCCTCTACCTGGAATCTGCGATCGACCGCGTAGCCGCCATGAAGCGAGAATACGCGATCAAGAGGTTCCACCGGCCCAAGAAGTTCGCCCTGGTCGACAGCCCGACGAACATCAACGAGGCCTTCCTCAAAAGTCGTCTCCCAGCTTCCCCCACGCCGGAGAACGAACCACCGGAGCCTTCGCCTCCTCGTGATCATCCTCCAGCCGGTGAAGCAGCTCCAGGAACAGCGTCGTCGACTTCTGCTCCGCCGTGACTTCCGTGCGTCGTGAAGGAAACGGAGGACCCTCTTCCGATCGCTCCGCTCCAAGCTCTGAAACCATTCAGTCGTTTGCATGGGATGTCTTACACCATCCCACATGTAGGTGCTAACGATTTCGGCTAGAATTCCTGATCCAGCTCTGCCAGGAGGTTGAAGGTCTCCCTATCCCTCCGCTGGGCCAGCTCTTCCGCAGCAACGAACCGTACGCGCTCCGAAGAGATCCGGGTGTACTCAGCCTCCCGCTCGATGCCAACGAAGCTCATCCCCTCCTGAAGAGCCGCCACGAGCGTGGAGCCGGAGCCGGAGAATGGATCCAGGACGATGCCTCCCTTCGGGGTGACGAGCCGGATCAGGTAGCGCATGAGCTTGAGGCTCTTGACAGTTGGATGCGTGTTTTTGCTCAGGGATCCGGCCGTCTCTTCCCACTCGGGGTTGGCGCACACGCAGTGAGGCTGCCCGAACTTCACCCGATGGCAGAGGGTACAACGCCGGTTGCTCTGGGTGCTGATCTTCGAGTCCTCGATGGAGTGCATCGCACGAGCTTCCGACGTGAGCCCCGCCTCCCTCTCGCTCCGAGCTGCTTTCGCCACGTAGAAGAACGGGGGGTCGTGCTCGAACGTCTTGAAGAACCTGGAGACGCCGCCCGAATCCCCGTGCTGGTTCGAGGGACCAGATCGTCCCCGAAGGAATACAGTGGCCGAGTCTCCGTCGTAGGCCTCGACTTCCACCTTCATTGCCCCTGAAGTGGTCGTCCCGTTCTGCTCGTCGAGCATCCTCACGGGGCACTCGGGCGAGCACTCCCAGTTCGCCACCGTCTCGTTGCCGTTTGCGTCAGCGAGTCGAGCTTGCGTCGGAACAGCCTCGTCGAGCTTGTCGTCTCGGTAATGAGACCAGAGGCGTCCGGCCCCTTCCTTGTTCGCGGGCACATCTCGGGTTCCAGCTCGGACGCATCCAGGCGCGTGGCTGAGGACGAGGTTCGAGGGCCAGCGTCCCGAGGGATGACATGGGACGCCATTGCCAACCGGAAGCCACGTCTTGACTTCCGCATCTTGGGCGGCATGTCCGCTCCTCTTCCAGGACTCGGGCCGATCGGGCTCATTCCAATCGGTATAGACCCGGCACCCGTCGATGTTCATCGCTCCGGTCCCGGTCTTCTTGACCTGGTTCGCGACGGTCGACTCTTCGAGAGGCTTCCGGCAGATCCACCAGACTTCCACGGCCGGCTTCAGAGCTGTCCCCCATCCTTCCCAGAGCTTGGCCTCCTCGGTTGAAGGCGCCGTGACTTGATTCGCTTCCTGCCAGTTATTTCCTTCGACAGCAAGCTGAGAGCTTCGAGACCGTGCCATACTAGGCCCCAAAACCGTATTGGACGTCCCCACCACCTCACGAACGGCTCCAGCCATCTTGTCGAGAGCCTTCCCGACGGAGAGAGACTTCGGGAACCCGCTGCCGAAGAGGTGAAGGAGGAACTCATCTGTGGGCGAGCATCGCTGGAGAAGCTCGTTCTGCTCCGGAGATAGGCTCGCAAGGAACGCCTCGATCTCCAGGCTTCGGGGCTTCACATGGTAGATGCAGTCGCGGATCTCGAAGCCCGCGTTCTCCAGGGCCATCGCCGTCCAGTGTGACGTTCGAGGAAGAGCCCAGACGACCGCGTGTCCTCCTGGCTTGAGAACTCGGAAGCTCTCCCGTAGGACCTTCTCCATGAAGGAGATGAATCCCGTTCGCTGTTGCAGCCGGCGACTCGTCTCTTTGGTGTCAGTGTCCCCTCCAAGGATGGTCGCGTTGTCCCAGTCCTTCCCCATGAAGTCGATCCCAGCAGGTTATGGGGGGTCCGTGACCACAGAGTCGACGGACCCCGCGGGGAGAATACGTAGAACCTCCCGGCTATCCCCCTGGTACAACTGGCCCCATTCCTCATCGATGATGTGTTCGTGTCCCATGATTACCTTATGAATCCCTCTAGGCATGCAGAAAGCTTGCCCTGTTTGCTCCTCGATCTACGAAGCTGACCCGAAGAGACTGCTTCACGGGAGACAGACGACATGTAGCAGGTCATGCTCATACAAGTATCGACAACCCTCACAGGCCATCGAAAAAACTTGTACGTCATGTGGGCGCATCTACACCAGAAGTCCGAGTCACGTGAAGGCAAAACACGGAGCCGAATACTGTTCACGTCCTTGTCATTTCAAGGGAAGAACCATGGGGTTGACACCCAGAGAAGTAACTCACCCATACGAGTACACACCAGAGTCAAAAGCGAAACAGATTGCTTCAGCGCGAACTCCTCAGGGTAAGCGAGTCTTCCACCCTCTAACGTGCCTCAACTGCAAGTCCCTATTCGAGGATCCCAATTGGGGCAGGCACCGCAAGAGCGGTATGATCTTCTGTTCTCTCCTATGCTGCAACAACTATCGCAAGGGTGAGAAGAACCCTGCTTGGCGAGGAGGGCACCCAAGTTATTACGGCCCCGATTGGAGTAGAATGAGACGCGAGACTCTGCAACGCGATAACCACACATGCCAGCGTTGCAAAGCTACCCCAAAAGGGAGACGACATGACGTCCATCATATCAAGCCTGTGGTTACATTTGAGAACCCAAACGATGCACACACGATAGAGAATCTTATCACCCTGTGCCGTCCGTGTCACATGCGGGTAGAATGGCACGGAGTAGATTGGGATCTACCCCAGCTCTAACCAGGGCATTATGCAGGACAAGTTTTTGTCTATCAGTAACGAAAAGAGCACCCTCAGACCCGTACGCTTCGTCCCCTGCTTCTTTTTGACCCAAAACAAAATTGTCAACGCCCCGTATGAGGACGTAAATGGAAGCGATGCTGGCCAGAGTCATCTGTATTCCAACATGCATTGTCGAAGCATAAAGGACGCCCGAGAGCCCCACAATTAGTTCGATAATTGCGTACCATGTTCTACGGAAAGTACGAAGTGCGTACAAGAGGATACTCCCCATCACGAGGATCAAAGTAACTACTGCTCTTACTGCAAAAGGCTGCGTTGAAGGGCCCAAGACCCAACGCGCACAAATACAAGCAACCCCCAGCATGAGTCCGAGCGTGAGTCCGACCCAAACAAGAAGAGCGAGACGGGTTTGGCGTACTATTACTACAAGACTTTCGCGCACTTCACGCAAAGCAGTCGGTAGCCCAAGAACAAATCTCTCTGTTTCGACTGTGTGGTTCCACAGGGACAAGAATTTGTGGGCGGGCACGTAAGATTTAAAAAACAGGCTCAGTTTTTTCATAGGGTCACCCGAGAGACATCGCGAACTCGAAGAGGTCCGCTTCCGTGACAATGGGAGGAGGAAGGTGCTTCACCACCGGGATGAAAGCTTTTTTGGCCTTGGGGATCATGGGGAGATCGCGCCCCGACACGATCATCTCGTAAATCTGACGACCGACCGAGAAGGCTGAGAAGCCGTCATCGTTTCCGATACCCGCCGCCAGAAGAGCAGCTTCCGCGTCGAGCCCATCCGTCGACATCGAGACAGCCACCTTGTGCATGAGGAGCGAGTGCGTGTGTTGCTGCGTCGTCCCACCATAGACAGGGAAGCGAACCCGCGTGGGCTTGTCCTGCCCAACGCGATCGATACGGCCGTCCGCCTGACGCTTCGTCACCGGGTTACACGCCGGGTTCTGCATCCAAATGGACGTAGAGAAGTAGATCAGGTTGTTGAGCCCTGTCTGCACACAGACAGGGTTGACGACCAGGACCCGAGCCTTCTTGGCCACGACCTCACGGTTGATCCAGCTCTGCCGCTTGCCCGTCGAGACCTTGTCCGGGTTCAAGATCGGAACGACACCCCCAATACGCTCCTGAATGATCCGAGCGAGCCGGGGAAGAAGAACCGTGTGCCAGCCGAAGACCATCACGTTCCGGCCTTCCTTCAGCTCTTCCTCGATGGTGTCGAGCATCCATGCCTCTTTCGGCAAGATGGTTGACGCAGGGAACGATGCGACGCTCGCAACCAGGCCCCCACCACACGATTCAGGGTAACGGATTGCGTAGGAACCATCTTCCTGGTTCCCAGTGTCCGCCGTCGCCAGGTCAAGGTAGCTCGGAAGCTCCGAGAGGGCGCCCATAAGCTTCCCCGCCTTGCCTTCCTTGCTGTAGCGGTCCGCCTTGATCTGAGCGATCAGAACATCTTGCAGATGCTTGTACCGCTTCATCAACTCCGAATCCGCCTCGACGGATTCAACCATCTCGGAGCACGTCGGGATGTTGATCCCAAGGTCAGACTTGTGGAGCGTGACGGCAATCGGGAGAAGATGCTTCAGGACAAGGAGCGGGAGGACCCCAGGCGCGTTGCCGATGATCCGCTCTTTCCGATCGACACGATCGGTGACACTTCCGAACTCGACGACCTTTTTATCCTCGCCTCGATCCTCGACGATCCGCTTCCGGTAGCCGTAGCGCCCCACAAACTTCGTGAGTTCGTCGCGAGAGAACTCTGCCCGGAAAGCCGGAGAGAGCGCCCACAGGTTCGTGAAGAGACTCGCGGCGTACCCATTCATCACGGTGCCCGTCAGGAGCATCGTAGGGATACCCAGGCCCGTCAGCCGATGAGCGGCCCGTTCCTGTGCGGATCCATCCGTCGCGTACTCATGCCCTTCATCGAGGGCGAGAACATCGAACAGCCAAGGGAACTTCTTCGAGATGTAGAGCGCCAGGGGATAGCGCATGGGAGTAGGCCGTGCCTCGAAGAGCTGCTCCCCACACTCATCAGGCTCTTCGCCCTTCATTCGCTTCTTGAAGGGCTTGTCTTCCATCAAGGCAGCGACCGCAGAGACCACCGCTTCCGGGATCGTCGGGATCTTCCGCCACAGGAGGGAACCCTCCGTCGTCATGGTGATATCGGGCCATGAATCGTAGAAGGTAGCAGTCTCCTCCTTGTACAGAGAACTGTACTTGGCTTCCACCCGCGTCCCGTAATCTCGCGGACCCGAGTAGTACGACACGTGGGCAGAGTCTTTCCCAGGGTACAACCCCCAAAGAACCGCCGTCAACTTCTTGCGATCCTCCTCGTCATCGATCAAGAGGGCAAGGCTCACGAGCCGTTCACGAACATTGGCCCACACCCCCCAAGTCTCCTTGTCCTCAGCGAGGGTGGCCACGTACATACGCTCAGCCACCGTTGCGATGAGCTGCGGGTCAGGGTTCGCGATCAGGAGGTACTCAATTGCCGCCACGACATTGAGGCTGGGGAGGAACGGAATGAGCCGGTTGATGATACCGGGGAGAGCAGGGGCCGCCTTCTCCCAAGCGTCAGCCGGCTTCTCACGACGCCGAAGCATTGTCGTCCACTTCCGAAGGGGACGGCTCCAGAGCAATTGCCGAAGCCGAGCGGCATCGGGGAAAGCAGGGACCATTGCAATCGCGAGGTCCTGGAGAATCTTCCCGAGATCACTCACGATGATCGGGACGACCTTGCATCGAGCCCGTTGCTTGGCGAGGTCCTCACCAACAGGAACTTCCCCACCACATTTGGGGCAGAAGTTCTCGACCGACCCCCAAGTGTGCCCGAGCTTCGCCGTCTCACGCGAGAGAATCGAGATCACCACGTCATCGCTCTTGTCCCGAGCGAGGGCCTGGACATCCGACACACTCGTCAGAACAACGATCCGGGCATGAGGTGCGACCGCTTGGATCTGCTCTTTCCACCCATCGAGGAGGTGAGGCGGGCACATCACGAGCATCCGCTTGGCCCCGATAGACAGCGCCACGTAGATCGCCAGCGTCGTCTTCCCGGATCCGATCTCCCCGAGAACGAAGACAGTCTTCCCCCGACGGTGCTCCTTCTTGGCATGGACACCCCCAAGAAGCTTCACGGCAGCTTGCGCAGCTTGATGCTGCGCATAGAACATCTCCCGGTTGAGCTGCGGCAAGGCGATCTGATCCTCGGCAAGACCAGGGTTGTGCAACACCGGGCATTGCTTGAGCATGACCTCCATGAGGCCCCGCCCGTAGTATTCGAGGAGGTCCGCCATGGTCATCTCAGCGACCTTGCGGGTATTCGTCTTGTCCGCCGACGCCTTGATCGTGACGTACTGGTACGTCGAGAGATCAAGAACGGTCGTGACGAGCTTGGGTTGCTGGACTTGAATCTCAGCGACCTTCTCTCCATCCGAGTTGTGCTTCTCGTCAACCGTCCGGTACTCCCGGTCAAAGACCCCCTTCACGAGAAGGGAAGGGAGACCCATTTTGGGGTCGTCAGGGTGAACAACAAAGCCGTTGAAGATCCCAGCGGCAAGACCACTGGCGATATGTGCCGACCGCGGGGGCATCGCGAGAGGGTATCGCCGGATCAGCAAGTCTTCTGCGGGGACATCCGGGAGAACGCCGGGCGTGGGGAGAAGCCGGCCAGCTCGATTGGTCGTGTGCCACGGGCGAGCCTTCATGAGAATCCCGTAGTAGTCCACGGGTGTCATCAGCCAAGACGAGAACCCCACAGCGTGAGACTTCTCGTTGGAGAGAGCAATCACATGGCGAGCCTCGGGATCAGCCACGAGCGCTTCAACAGGATTGGCCATCCCCAGGTGAGACCCCGGAAGAATCGGAAGAGCCTCCGGATGCGCAGCCCACGCCTCGATGCGAGCCTGGAGATCCAAGTCCGGCTCCAGGAGCGATGTAGACTTTTTCGCAAGGATGACGATCTGCTTGTAGGCCTCATAGTCCGGCGAGGGGAACCGGAAGCAGTGCAGATTCGTGTACTCTTGAGCGAGAGTCACCGCCGACTTCTGAAGAGCCGTCACGGGGATGATGTAGACCAGGACTCCCCCGGGCATCAACGTCGAGCTGAAGCGTTGGAGGAAGGCTTCCTCCTGACGCCCGACATCCCGGTTGATATCGTAGGGAGGATTCAACCAGAGGAGGCTCGCACCCTTGTGATAGTAGGCGTTGTAGTTGTTGTCCCAAACAACTCGAAAAGCGTCCCCCTGGACAATGCCCTTGGACCAGGAGCCATAGTCCATCTCCTTCTGGCAACGGGCCTTCAGCTCCTCGAATCGAGTAGCCTCCATCTCCGATGCGTAGAGGTCGAAGTTGACGCTCCTATCCCTGAGATCCCCCAAGAGCCACCGAGCACATGCGATGACCGCTTCCCCGTCGCCAGCGCAGGGGTCAACGAACGCATACCCCGAGTCATGCACGTACGGAACATCGATGAGCCCTGCGATATAGGGGATCAGATGTTTGGGGGTCTTATAATACCCCGCGATTGCAACAGACTCAAGCCTTGCCATTCGTGACCTCGAAGTAAATACGAACCTGCTCGGCGAGGAAAGCCTCCAGAGCTTCGTGGGAGCACATGCACGAGACCCCAACGAAAAGTCTCACGTCGTCAATCCCCACTTCGTTCATGTGATAATAGGAATGGCACCCCCACCGATTCAGGGTGTTCTCCCGCGTCCAGGCTGCGATCCCTTGAGCCAGGGCTGCGCAGAACATCTGGAGATAGAACCGCACATCCGAGATGAGCGGGCAGCGACTCCGACGATCCAGAAACGACGCGAACAGGACTGCCACCGGGACCAGCTCAGCAAGAGCTTCATCGGTGAGAGGAACCCCCACCTTTCCGTAGGTGGCACGTACATGGGCCACTGCGGGCCCGGGATCGATTGTTGACGAAGCCACCCATTCGCAGGTAGGCAGCAAGCAGAATCGAACCCCGGCAAGGTCGACCATGCCAAGGTCCATTCGGAAGAGATCGGGCAGGTACGCCGTGACGATCGACGTCACATCTGGCTTCCCATCGGGGCGCTTCTCGACAACCCGTTGCCAGTCGAAGCGGTACTTCGACGACTTCATCAGCTCGATGACCGTGTCTTTGCGCCCCTTACCGAGGATGGCCTTGCGCCCCAGCATCAGGTTCGCGACGAACGGCCGCATCTCAGCTTCCGTGCCCCCAACCTGCAACCATACCGGCCGGATGGAGTCCTTGGATGTCTGGCCCCCAGGCCAGAGGCTATCCGCCTCCAGGTGAGCAAGATGCACCGCAGAGAAAGATCGGCCCTTCCCCTCTTTCTGGGGGGCGATGATAAGCTCGCGCATCCGTCTAGATTACACCATAGGGTGTCCTAGACGTCAGAAATCGTCGTCCCAGATCACCTCAAACGAGGTCCGGCGGAGGACAGGTACGCGAGAGAATTTGAGAGCTTCTGCCCACACCTCTCTCAACCTCTGTGCTGCCTTGGGGTACAGCTCTTCAGCATGATGATCAATGCCCAACCAACTCGAAGATGGGGCTACTCGCCGTAGCAGATCCAAGTTGGTGCCAATTCGGCACATATACACATTTCCCCATGGCTTCTTCGCAGCCTTGCTTTCAATACGGCGAAGATACATCCCTGTCGTGCCACCGAGTATCTTTGCATATTGTGCAGAATGCCCGAAAAGCTGCACGGATACACCCTGTGTCACCATAGACACGGCTTCCACAAGCATGCGCGTCGTACGCCCTGAACCAGGTCGCGTTTGAACCTCGGGCCAAGGGCGGATCCCCAGAGCAATGCGGACTTCTTCAGGAGTCACGACCCGTCGAACTCCGCCATCAACTGCTCCATGTAGTCGAAGTCGTCCTCGAAGTTGGACCTCTCGGAAGCATCTTCGAGAGGCCCACGGAGCCGGGCCTCGATGAGGGCCTTGTACTTGGGGTTCAGCTCGATCCCGAGGTAGCTTCGACCCAGCTCCACAGCCACCGCCAGCGTCGTCCCAGAGCCCGAGAACGGGTCCAAAACAACACAGGGGACAATGCCTGCGTCACACGTACATGTCGGCTGCCAACCCGTGGTGACCGGCGGATTCTCATCGCGAATCCGCTGTTGCTCCCAGCCGAATCGCTGATGAGGCGTGTTGTCGGGCACCACGTTGGACTCGAACCGAGGGGCGTCAGGGATGACCCGTTCGAGGATGCGAACCCAGGGAGCACCACAGGATGAACACGCTCCATGCTCGCTCGTCCCGAGCTTGATGCAGCGCTCCGGCAGCTTTGGGGGGAAGACCGCGAAGTGTGCACCCTTGTACGGCTGGGGGTTGATCTTCCACACGGTACGCAGGTTCCGTCCCGCGGGATTACCCACAGGGACCCCGTCATAGCGAAGGATCATGTTGGGGTCACGATCGGATCGGTATGTCTTGCTCTCCCCCGAAACGAAAGTATGGCGTCGTTGCACATACTCCAATTTGTGGGGCTCTCGCTCCGCATCCTGGTCGTAGAAGTAGTGCGGGCTCTTCGAGAAGAGAAAGACCTGCTCGTGAGAACGCGTCGGACGATCACGGACGCTCTCAGGCATGACGACGGCCTTCTCCCAAATCTGCTCTCCCCGCAGATACCAGCCCTCAGCTCGAAGGGCAAAAGCCAGCGCCCAAGGGATGCCGATGAGGTCTTTCTCCTTGATCCCTCCGACGGTCCCACGCGAGTAACTGTCCCCGATGTTGAGCCAGAGGACGCCGTCCTCCCGTAGAACCCGGCGAGCTTCAGAGAAGACTTTCGTCAGGCGCTCGATGTACAACTCGTGGGTCGCTTCCAACCCGAGCTGGCCCTCAACACCATAATCACGAAGCGCGTAATAGGGCGGCGACGTGACGATGCAGTGGGCGAAGTTGTCGGGGAGTTTTTTGAGGAGATCGAGAGCATCACCAATGACGACTTGATTTGCGATGAGGGAAATCAAGTCCCTGTAGAGCGCCATGCCGGCGATTCTACACCGCGTCGAGCTGACGCTTGAAGAAGTCGAGGATCTTCGGCTTGACCTTCTGGTTCCAGTTCTGGGGCGAGCTGCTGTAGTTCGGGAGCTTGCCCTGGAGACCATGCGCAGGGTCACCCACGATCTCCTTCTCGTTGTACCCCTCGGTCAGGTACTTCACGTAGAGACCCGCATCCGGGTGAACCTTCTGGGACAGCTCCCTGAGAAGGGACTTGAGCTGATGCTCAGGAATCAGCTCAGCGATATCCTCGAAGGCGTGGGGGTCCGAGATATCGAGGTTCGTCTCTTCGCCATCCGCGTCCTCTTGGGTGATCGACTTCTCCCGGTGACGCTGCTTCGTCTTGTCGTTGACGACGTTGATCCCCTGGCGAACGACGCCGGTCATCACGTAGCCCTGCGCTTCCTTGAGCGGGCACTTGTCACGCAGACCCTTCGATCCCCCCTGAAGGGTGAACCGGATCATGAACTCGACCATGGCGTTCTCCGCCAGCTCGGGATCTCGGAACTTGCCAATCAGCGTCTTGTAGACGCGGCTGGCGAAGTCCTGACCGTAGCCGCGGGGCAACGTGTCGGCCGGTTTTGAACTCTTGGGGTTCCAGCGTGGTCCCGGGTCGGGCATCTCCGTCACCCCGCGGAGTAGGAACTCCGCGAAGATCATCCGGCCGAAGGCTTCGGTCGAATCCGCGGCGAGCCGCAGAAAGAGATCCGCAACTCGAAGACCCCACGGAAGGGAGGCGTAGAGCCTTCGAGCGAGATTTTGGCTGGCGAGGATGAGGGTGGCAATACGATCCATCAATCCCGTGAAGGGATAGAAGGATCCTCTACCCCAGGGTTCGAAGGGCTCGCTGAACACTCCGCCGTGTCTCGGCGGACAGGTCGAGCTTCTTGACCGCTTCGATGAGCGTGTAGCCGTCTCCGAGGAGATCCGTCAGCTCTTCCTTGTGGGCAAGCAGCTCGTCGGCGTTGATCGAACCCATCACAGAGCTGATATCCGCCGAAGCTTCCATCTGCCCGTGCGCGTTCGGATCTGCAACCAGCTCTTCCCACGCGAAGGGAACGACACCCTCCGGACCCGCGAAGGTCGCTCCGAACGCATCCGCCGGGCGTTCCTTCTCACGCCGCTTCCGGGTCCGAACCCAGTTCGCGAAGTGATTCTTCACCGCTTGCCTCAAGTAGTTCTTGAAGTGAGTGGGCGAGGCGACCGGCGTCGGAAGGCTCACGAACACATTCGAGAACACACCCATCTCAGCGAGCTTCAGGACTTCCTTGGTCTTGAACTTCGCCTTGGTCGACGCGGGGCCTCCCTCTTCAGGGTTGATGGGCGAGGGCATCCATGCAACCCAGCGCTCCCCCTTGGGAGAACGAAGCCGAGTGACTCCCCGCTGCTTCCCTTCAGGAGCATGGCCGCCCATGACGTCCAGGAAAATCTTGGAGTAGGACCAGTGGGCCGACCGCCACACCTGGTACGTCACCCCCAAGAGGGCGCACGCCTCCAGCATGGTGACATGGTCCGGAACCGTGTGATTGCTCTGGAGCGAAGCAACGTACTTCTCCAGCACCTCGGAGCTGATGATCTTCAGCCAGATGTGCTGAAGAAGGTCCTGTGGTGTTTGATCCACACGGCCGAAACGCTGGACGGCGTAGGCGATGAACGTCCCGTACTCCTTCTGGAGTGCGGTGTAATCGCGCGGGATTTCCGCGGGCCATGTCGAAATCGAAGTCCGTTCCATATTCCACCTACAATCGCGCGCGCCTCGCGATCAACTACTTCATACACCAACCCCAAAATCTGTCCCGCACACGTCCCGAAGGCTTTCGCCCTTCAGGGGTGAGGGTTCTCCCGGCAGCCCATCGTGGGGCCCGCCACGGAATTCGCGTGTATTCTCGCATTGATCCGAACGAATCCGCGGTGTACTACCTGAAGATGCACGCGAATCCTGTTGCCGGAGCTTGTGTCCTTCAGATGGTGCGCCGCGGGTACGGCCCGCGGTTCTCCGAGGGAACCCCCATCGTGCGAGAGCTGCACGCCCTTCAGGACGCCCTTCGTGTGGTCGACGGCGGAGAGGACCCGGGGAAAGCCAGGGCAGCGGCGAAGAGGGCTCTGGCTTCCCGGCCTCGCCACAGCCCGCCCCTCATCGACCAGGTCATCCGCTGCTCGATCGCCAAGATCGCAGGGGAGCCCATCCCCGCCCGCCCGCTCGGCAAGCCCACCCAGTCCTCCTCCGAAAACCACCTCGTCGAAACCGCCTCGCTCGCATGGACCGCATGGGTCACGGCGAGCGAGCCCGGACGTGCGGCGAGCGAGTGCCTCCGGATCCAATCCGAGAGCCCGACATGGCTCGGACAACCTGGAGCACTGCATCGCACCACCACCACCTTCTGGCTCTCCGCCATCGAACGTCTGGAAGCTCAGGATGTCCCCGAAGCCCGTCGCTTGTGGCAACGAGCCATCGAGATCGGAGCGAGCCTCGGAATCGAGAGCCACCCCGCCATCCTCTGGAGCTACGCAGCTAGCTTCTTCCCTATCTGAAACTGACGCGAGGCGTCGAGGGGATCTCTTCCACGAGGTTCCCAATGAGCGTCCGCTCTGAAGCCGAGAGCCCAGAGAGCTTCTCAGCGAAGTCCGGAGCGAAGCCGACGACGATCTTCTCCGTGAAGAGGGACGTCCAGACAGCGGGAGGAATCGCTTGCTTGAAAGCCAAGAGATTCACACCCTTACGCTCTTTCACCGAGGACTTCGGGAAGCTCACCTGAGCTGATCCGTGAAGCCCTTCTAGATCCACATTCGAGGAGCCCGTCCCTCCAGCAAAGAGGATGAGCTGCTCCTTCGCAGCCTGACGGAGGAACGGCTTGACCGCCTCCAACTGGCGCGAAGCGCCTTCCATCTCGCGGTGAGCCTCGATCGCATAGTCCACGACTTGCTGAACCGAGCCCGAGGCGAGAACCTCAGAAGCTTCCTTCTTCACTCAGAACTCCGACCTTGAGATGACCTTCTCGAACTTCGAGGTGAGGCGATCCACAGGCGAACAACCCACTTTTACCTGAAGCGAACCAGCGGGTTCAACTGAAATCGTACCGGACGAACTACCTGGAGCTGTTGCTCTACTACCTGCTGAAGCTGCACTCGTACTTGCTGCTCTACCTGAACCTGAACTCGAAGAAGCTGAAGCGAGAGAAGAGATTGACGAAGCTGAAAGACCAGAACGAGAAGAATCTGAAAAGAGAGCTTTTTGTTGGTTGATGATCTACTCAGGCTTCCGCCGGACGGAGGATCTAGGATCCTCTGTGAAGGTCTTGATTCGTCGGGAGGACGACCTTCTCTTGGCGTACTTCAGGGTAGCCTCGGAGATCCCGCTCTCTTGGCTACCTCTTCGGTGAAGCTCCGACAGGAACGGCTCCTGGAGGACTTCTACCTACCCTCGGAACCCAGAAGGCTCCGACCTGAGAATCGAACGAGCTTCCTCTCGTCGCTGATCGTTCCGGACGACCTCGAAGAGAAAGCGGGTCGAGCATATACCAGGCGCAGATCACGAAGCAAGCACGAATTTCGACCTCGACGTTTCTTCGTGATTACCCGTAGAAACCCGTGTTTTGAGAAAGATTCGATGGAAATGCAGACAGGGATGCTCCCTGCTTCCATCCTCGAACTCGCGGACGTCTCTGGGCAGCCGAAGGTCAAGCTGGTCCTTCCAGCTCCTCTTCGACTTGGAGACGTGCTCAACCTCAACTTCCGCCTTCGTCGTCAGACTGGAGGGCGCACGGAGGCCCTCGAAGTCAACGGGAGGTTCAAGGTCACCTCTGTTGGCTTCGATGCTACTCAAGGGCTACCCAGGCAGCTCCTCGTGGTTGAAGCCACAGGGGTGACGCCGATCTGGCGAGCCATCAAGAACACCCCGCCCTTCGTGCGGCAGCTTTCCCCCACGCATTACCCGAGAACCACCGTGGCATGAGCATGACCCCCATCACCTTCTCCGCCGAAGCGTTGGAAGACCTTCCCGATGCCATCTGGATCCCCTCGCCGGTTCCAGTGTTCTACCGCGGCGCTCCACCGGAGATGATCCAGGCGATGGTCTCGGGCAAAAGACGCCGGAAGCCTCTCCGCCAGAACGTGAAGTTCCTGCTCGAAGAAGCGGGAGATCCTTCTGGGCCTACCGGGCAACGTCGATGATGACGCCCTCGCGGCCATGTTCATCTTCGCCCTCCTCGATGTCGGCGTCGCCAAGGTCGTCCCCATGGCCTAGAACGACGAGAGGCGGGTCGGACGGCTCATCGCCTGTCCCCCGCCTCTTCGCCTCGCCTTGAGGCCTTCTAGCCCCTCAGCATCCCTGCCTGATCCGACCGGAGCTTCCTCGCTCCGAAGCCGATAGCCAGCGTTCCGACGATGTAGCCGTGGCTCTCATCGGTGCAACAGCGGCCGTCATGGATCTCGACGACGCCTCCCGCCGATTCCACCAGCTCGCGGACCTGCGAGATTTCTCCCACCAGGCTGAGAAGGTGAACGGGAGCCGGACCAGCTTCCGGCTTGCCTGACTTCTCGACGATCATTCGAGCCGTTTTCTTGCGAAGCTTCTTGCGGGTCATGCCCCGTCTACATTTTGACGGGGCTCAGGATCAACTATTTTCCGATAAGCGGGCGAAAGGTATGGACCTTCGGCACATCGTCGCACGCTTCAACCAACGTCGAGTCGCCCAGCGCATCCTGAATGCGTTCGGCGTGAACGACATGAAGAAGCTCTTCCGGCTTGGTAATCAGTTCGGCGTGCTCTCGGGGTATCGCGCGGAGCTGCACAAGCACGAGAACCAGGACCGCCACGGGGACATCATGGGGGACCTCCAGAGCATGGGGTACAGCCGGCTGATCCCGCTGAAGTCTGCCTGGGAAGACATGGCCACGAACGTGGTCCACCGCGAGAAGTCGATCCTCGTTCCCGGGATGCACTTCGCGGATTGCGTCAGCCTCATGGCCCGCTACAAGCAGGACGCCATCATCTACAAGGACCCCACGGGGACCATCGGGATCTACTTCGGCAATGGCGAGGCGATCATGGCCTACGACGCCACCGAGAAGGACTTGGCGGTCCTCACGCACCACGGGTACAACGAGTACTCGAAGGGGCGGAACTTCTCGTTTGGGCTCCAGCTTGTCGACGACAAGAAGTTCCACTGGTCGGGGAAGCCTCTCGACAAGGCCAGCTTGCTCGCGCAGCTCGTCGCCTAGTTCCGGGGCTTGTCCTTCGCGTCTTTCGCGAGAGCTTCCGCCGTCGCTTGTTCCAGCTCTTCAGGTGAAGAGGCTTCTACTTTGGGGCCGATCGCGGCCACCTTCAGCAGGTCTTGTCCTCGGTGGACGAAGAAGGCTCCGTACCGTCCAAGCGGACTGCGTACGGGCACGCACTTGTTGGGTTTTCCGCCTGAGCCCATGGGTAGTTCCTCATGTGTGTTCTACAGGGGAACCATGTGGGTGATCAACCCTTTTTCTTGAGACCTTCGAGGAAGGCCATCTCGTAGATCATCGCCGAGAACGTATCCGTGTTCCCCTCCCATGTGCCTTCTCCCCGATGCCGGCCCTGGGTGTACGTGTGGTACTCGTCGCCCACGACGCGGACGATTCGGACCTCGCAGTCTTCGAGGATCCCCGTGAAGAGGACCTCGCCGAGCGGAGGCTGAGCGCCGGGTCCGATGAACGTGCAGCAGGGACAGTACTTGCAACCGGGGGCGTTGTTTTCGCTCCAGTCGAAGTGCCGCTCATACGTGTGCCCGCACCCCTCTTGGATGCACTTGGCGTTCTGATCATGCTTGGGGTCGAACTCGTGCGGATTCTTCATACTACTTCTTCTTGGGGGTGACGGAGATGCGGGACATGGAAACCGCCATGTTCTTGTCCCCGTCGATCACGTCCACCTTGTAGTGGGGGAACAGGTACGACGAGGATCCCTCGGGGAAGCATTGCTTCACGGTTGCGAGGACCTCGCCGTCAATCAAGACCTTGGCACCGTGAGGGAAGTACATACGAGGTCTACAGGGTCAAGGAGCGCAGGATCAACCCCAACCCGTGGGACGCGCCAACAGCCCGCTCGAACGTGGACTTGATCACGCGGTAGAGATCGGCCGGGGCCCACCCCTTCCGGGCCGTACCCGTCGCGTGGAACTCCTCCGCCTTCATGTGGCAGGACGCACAGAGCGCGATGCCGTTTTCCTTCACGTAGCCCCCATGCGGCATGAGGGTCCTATCCGTGATGTGGTGCGCGTCCCGCTCGTGTTCCGCGTCCTTCTCGGTCGACACGAAGAGGCACCCGGGCCCATGGCAGCGGTACTTCGCCCGCTTGAACACAGCCTTGCGGAAATCAGCCCGCATCGTCTTCTTCGTTGTACTCATCGTTGTCTTCCCCCGATCGTCGTAAGCCCCATACCTCGTTTCTTGGAATCGAGTCAGGGCCTCCCGATATAGCTTCATGCGCCACAACGACAGAGGGATCTTCCCTTGCCGAAGGAGCGCACCTTTTTCTTTTTGAAGGACAGCCAGGTCTTTGGACGTCGATTTGAAGAGCACCAGACGTGCCTTCAAGGACATCCATTCACCCGCGCTCAAGTCATCGACACGTTGGAGGAAGTACCTCGTCTCCTGTCGCATGAACTCCGAGATATTTCCCGCTTCACGGAACCCGTGCCTTCCGCGTCCCCGCAGAGGCGAGAGGGTAGCCCACATCGAGGGCAAAATCCAAGGGCCGACAGCTCAACCCGCGCAGGTTCCGGGAGGTATCCCCACTCTTTGGGAGTCTCTCGTACCGCCCGTAGCCGGGGTCGGAGAACCTCCCAGTAGGATTCCAGCTCGTCCGAGTCGTTCATCCCTCCGTAGTACACCGACTTGGGGGACGACTGAATCCCTGGAGCCTCTACAGTCAGAGGGCTCCAGGGATCAACCAGCGGGAATCATTTCCAGGTGAAAGGGACCTCGCCTTCTTTGGGGAGGGGGGACGGCTCCAGTCGGCGATGAGCTTCGTGAGGGTCTCGATGTCCTTCTTGAGGCTCCGGAGCGTGCTCTTCGTCTGGGAAATCTCGCTGTCCAGGCGCATCTTCCAGCCCGCCGAAGCAGACGTCATGGGTTCACGGTTCGTCATGCGAGAAGAGAGCGTCGTGATTTCGCCCGCTTCGAGCTTGCGCAGGTACTCCGTCTCGGACACAACGCGCTCTTCCAGGAAGACTTTGAGGGCCTTCGTGCCCTCGCAGCTCAGCTCGAAGGGCGGGTACTTCAGGCCGAAGCACTGGCCGACCACGTAGCCCCAACCGGGGCGCTGGTAGCCGTGAAGCATCATCTGGGGCACCGTCTTGCCCGCGAGAAGCCGAAGCTTGTGGTTCGCGAAGCAGCACGAGCATGTGCCCGTGTTATCGCGCGTTCGGGGCTTCTTGTCCGCCTTCTCTTCGTCCGGGGTCTTCGTCCGGGGTCTTCATCCCGAGGGCGTCACTGACCTGCTTGATGAGGTCCGTGTTGGCGACGAGCCAGGGCATGACCTCGTAGATCCGGAGGTACTTGAGGGCGAAGACACCGTTGTTGCCGTAGCGGCTCTGCAACAGCTCGAACACTTTGCCGTTGGGCGCCGTGAAGCGGTAGGCTTCCGCCGCCTGCCACACTTTGTATTCCGTCCCGAAGAGCGGGGTCGTCGAGAAACCCGGCGTCCACGAGCGGAAGTCCTCGACTTCCATGAAGTACTTGGTGCCAGCCACCGGCTCCGCGGGAAGCTCCGAGAGTTCTTCCCTCTTGAGGGTCTCGTACATCGAGCGAGCGACGCTCTCATCGCGTTCGCCGAGGATTTCCTTGGCCTCGGGCGAGCTGAGGTGGCCGTACATCTTGATCAGGCCGACGAACTTCTCGGCCTTCCAGCCACCCAGGAACTCCAGGGCGCTGATGAGCTGCTTGATCGAGACCGAAGCAGTCGCACCCTTGCGGATTTTCTCCAGGAGGGCGGTCATCTTGGGGGTTAGCGTTTTCATGAGGGTCCTACAGATGTCGCCCGGTCCCGATCAACCTGATTCTCAGATGTTGACCTTGTAGATGGCCAGAGCTTCAGCCAGCGGGAGAAGATTGAGGATCTTCAGCGCCTTGAGGGTCTGCGCGAGGGTGGGGTAGGCGAGCATATCTTTCAGCTCCTCGGCCTTGTAGGTCTTGGTCTGGAAGATGCCCGCCTTGCCTTCCTTGGTGAAGAGGATGCGCTTGCTCGGGGCCTTCTTGAAGTCCCGCTCCACGATGCTCTCCGTCACGAGGGAGCCCACGAAAGTCTCACCCGTCGGCTGGAAGGTGAAGAAGCCCCCGGGTTCTGACCCGTCCTTGATGTTGGAGACGAGCTTGGGGAGGGTCGCCGCGTGGGCATTGAGCTGCTCACGGCACTCCCGGGGCTCGATGTGCGTGGCCCCGCCGTGCCCGTCGTTGTGGGCCGTGCCGAGCTTCTTGCCGTCGAGGTAGATGGCCCCCTCGAAGCAAGTGGTCTCTTTCGAGGCGAACGCGGAAACCTTCAGATTGCGGATCTCGAACTTCATGGGGGGTCCTTGGTTTTCGTGATTTCCAGATCAACCGAGAACGTCGTCAGACTTCTCGGACGTCGGAATCGCCTTGAGAGCAATGTCCGCCCCAAAGAGGGCCGACACCAAAAGGACGGTCAGAACAATGGGAAGGGTGAACATGGCGGTCCTACAAATTGGAGACCCGAGCGATCAACCGAACACAACCAACAAAATCTGGTTGATCCAGGGGACCCCCAAAATGTAGATGACCCCCATGATGAAGACCAGCACGATTGACCCCCGCGTCGAAGAGGCTCAGAAGGTTCTCCAGGACGGAATCGCCGCGCTAGTCGCTGGTGCCGACTGGAAGAAGTACCTGGAATTTCAAGCGAAATTCCACAACTACTCGCTCTGCAACACCTTCTGGCTGATGGCTCAGGCCATGCGCCGAGGGATCGAGATCAGCCAGTTCGCCGGGTTCAACACTTGGCGTGACGCGAAGCGCCAGGTCCGCAAGGGCGAGAAGGCGTTCCAGGTGCTCGCCCCCCTTCGCTACAAGCGCGAGGTCGTGAAGGACGGCACCAAGGAAAACGTATTCGGAATCCGTGGGTTCCGCGTCGCATCAACCTTCGACATCTCGCAGACGGACGGCCCGGCCCTCCCCGAGATCGTGTCGCAGCTCCAGGGAACGAGCGAGGAGATCGAGGCGGTCTACGCCTCTCTCGTCAAGTTCTCCACGGAGATCAACAAGGTGCCCGTCCGTCGGGAAGTGCTCCCGGCCGGCACCAACGGGTACTACAGCCGCGAGGGCTTCATCGTGGTGTCGAGCACCATCAGTGGGCTCCAGGCGCTCAAGACGCTGGCTCACGAGATCGCCCACTCGATCCTGCACGAGAAGCTGGCCGACTGCCATGACCAGGTGTACCGCGAAGTCGAGGCCGAATCCACGGCCTTCGTGGTGCTCCACTCCCTCGGGTTCAGCGCGGAGTCCTACTCCTTCGGGTACGTGGCCGGCTGGTCCAAGGGTGACGCCAAGATCGTCAAGGAGGTCGCCGAGCGTGTCCAGCGGGCTGCGAAGACCATCCTCGGCTCCCTCGTGAAGCCGAAGACCTGGCAAGAGCACCTCGACGACGACATCCTCGAAGACAAGGCGGCGTGAAAGAAGGGAGTCTGAGAAATCAGGCTCCCTTCTTCATTTCCGGTTGATCGACAGCTACCCCAGTCTGTAGTCTCCTTGCTGAGACGGCGGAGGTAGCTGGAACGCCCTGGAGCCTGCGACTTTCCTCGGAAGACTTTGGAGTTGCCCGCGTCGGTGACGAGATTGTCTGACCTCGGAGGGGGACAGAGGACAGGCCAGCTACGAGGGTTCGATTCCCTCTCTCAGTGCCTTTTTCGGGATGCCTCGATCACCAACCCCTCGGTGAAGCCATCCTTCTGATTCTGATTCCCACCCATGCCACTCGGAGATCGATATGGACCAGCCTTGTACGATTATCATCCCCTGGGAGCCCGACGTCTGCATCCGCACCGTCTGGCATCCCAAGGCACCCACGGGCACCTTCAGCACCCTCAGCCGAGGGCACTTCGACACCAAGGCGGAAGCCCAGACTTGGGCGGATAGGCACCTCGGCCCCAAGGCGACCTACACGATCGTGAACATCGCCGACCTGCCCGGAACTCGCTGAGGATGCCGTGAGCAAAGCGAACGGCGGTACGAAGAAGAGACGGTGGGCGAACATGAAGCACGCCCACGAGATGCGTTGGGCATGTCCAGGGTGTGGGGGGAGCGTACACACTCCCCGCCAGCCCGTGTATGGCCCCTACTCCAGGAAGCTTGTGGAAGCTGAAATCCCATACCTTCCCTGGGGAAGCCCCTGCGCTGCTTGTATTCGAGCGTGGGGTGGACGACACCGCCGCCGCCGCCGCCCCACGCGCTGATCACTTCTCGAACTGACGCCAAGCCTGGCTGGCAACAGCCCCCTTGGCGTTTTCGTTCGTGTAGTGTCCGACCTTGTCGTAGGTCTTCCCGACGTGCCCCGAGATCGTGTGGAACCGGATCTGACAGATCCTCATGCCCGGGTAGACCTGGACCGGATGCACGCAGGTGACCTCCAGGGTGTATTGGCCGTTGAAGCCAGGATCCCCGTAGCCCGCCGTCTCGTGGACCTTGATGAAGAGGCGTCCAATCGAGGACTTCCCGTCGAGGACCGGAACGAAGTTGTTGGTATGCACCCGCTCCCGGGTGTGCATCAGATAGCCGATACCCGGCTTGAGGACCCAGCCCGCGATAGGGTCCATCTTGTACTTCGCGACCTCTTGAGGTGTCTTCGCGTCGAGAATCCCGGTTCTCCCTCCGTAGATGAAGCATCGCCCATCCTCAGTGGAATACGGCGACACTTCATTGTGGTAGACCACCGACGTGTAGACGGCGACTTCGTCCCCCAGGGTGAGGTCATAGCTCGCCGGGTTGAGCTGGTCCTTGTTGTAGGGGTCGATCTGAATACCCCCCTCCTCGACTTCCCCGCTGATTGCGTCCCCGGATAGAATCCCTGAGTTCATCATCCGGGGCCACTACACCAGAAACTACCAGGTGAGCACGATGCTGTAGTCTCTGCCCTGGTAGTCTTGGGCGTTCCTGGCGATCTTCACAGAGAGCCCGGACTCCTTGAGTTTGTCGAAGACCGCCCGGCCGATACCCGTGAGAGTGGTGGGATCCAGCATGGTCCAAGGGGAACCCGAGACCTTGGTTGGCCACGCCTTGAAGTCGTCCCCGTAGACGAGGTGCATGACCAGGGATTGCTTCTCTCCCTTCGCAGCCTTCTTCCGTGCGGTCTCGGCGGACTTGGCGATGATCGTGTCGACACGCTTGAGTGCCGCAGCCCGCTTCTTGTCAGCCTGTGCCTGCTCTTTGAGCTTCTGCGCCACGGCCGCCGCTTGGGTCAGGGCTTGAAGCTCCTGAGTCGTGAGGGGGACTCTACCCGTTTGCTGGGGCGTAGTCGTGGCTTTGGGGGCCGGCTTCTGAGGCTTGTCCCAAAATTCCTCCAGGGGGTCATCGTCCAGATTGGGCATGACCCCCTAATACACCGGAATCAGCCTCGTTGCCCCGCGAATCCGCTGATCTGCTCGTGTCCCGAGCCGCCGTGGCACTTGCTCGAACCCGGGCCGAAGTAGCGGTCGTTCGAGCTGGTCCGGACACCGCGAACCTTCCGCGGGGGCAAGCGCTCGATCATGTTGAGCCCGAGCTTCTTGAGGCCCTGGATCACAGGGGTCGCGATCGAGTAACCCAGCTCGAAGGCCAAAGCCTCCGCCTCCGCGAAGCGGAAACTGGTACGGTCGTCTTCGAGCAGCTCATCGCAGAACGTGCCAAGCGCAGCGGAAACAACCTCGGCTTTGGGGGCAACGTCATTCATGCCCGAGGTACAAGACCCCAAGGGTCAGGATCAACCTGATTTTTCTTGTTGATCCTGACCCTTCATTCTCTGTAGGACCCCCATGGACAGCATCGACCACAGCGAAGAAGGTTTCAACGTCGGCACCACGTTCGCGAACGATACGTACCGGATTCACCGTTTCTACGGGTCCATCAAGATCACGCACCTCGTCAACGCCGGGAAGCGTGGCAAGAAGTGCCTCGAAATCTCGGTCTCGGGTCGTCGTGACGAGGTGGGTATGGAGTCGCTCGCGCTGGAGTTCAAGCTCCACGCGCTCCGAAACTGCCCGCTGGAGCGCATGCTCCAGGCTGTCCAGGAGGCCGTGGAAATCGGCTGCCAGACGTACCAAGAGGAGCTGCGCGGCATCGACGTGATCCCCGGCAACCTCAAGAGCTTCGAGATCATCGGCGAGCACGTCTACATGAAAGCCAACGGTCTGGACTTCCTGGTTCGTAACCGGGACGACCAGAACAACGACCCGACCTCGATCCCCACCAACAAGAAGGCGGCCCCGCTTTTCTATGCCTGGGTCGTCAAGAACGAGGCGGCGATCCCCACGATGTCCTACCATGACGTACTGAAGGCGATGGACGCCCTCACTGTCGGATATCGTTCTTACTGCGCCGTGTATTGAGATGTACTCCTACAACCGCACATCCTCCGACACCGGACGCGTCTCGAAGGCTCTCTCAGAAGTCCTTCGAGCGCTTCCGCAATTTCACGACATGGCGACCAAGCTCCGCCAAGACGCCAAGACCTACCTGGACGCGGCGGAAAGCTTCTCCTCGCACGACCAAGAGGCCATGAAAGGCCTCGCTGATGAGGTCGTCATCGGCCGGGTTGGCGAGATGGTGAAGCACCTCGCGGCTCTCGAAAAAGAGCTGGAAGTTCTCCAGCGGATCAATCCGCACGAAGATCGCTGATCTGGTTGATCGGGGGCCGACCCCCCGTGTATTACCCTCACTATGAAGGCTCCCAAGAATCGCACCCAGAAGGGTGCCCGGTCGCTCATCGTCCTCGGCATGATCCTCACCCGCAAGGGCGGCACGATGAAGCACAAGAACGCCCCCCGGGGCGGTGCCAAGAACAAGCAGGCCAAGTACCTGTCGGAGGCGTGAAGAAAATGGCAACGGAACACACGAACATTCTAGGCGGCTCGCGGGTTCTCCCCGTCAAAATCGCGACGGTGCTGAAGGCTCTGCTCCCATCCGAGCTTCAGCAGTTGAAAGACTACGTCGACTTCGTGGCCCAAGAGGCACACGAAGAAGGCTACGAAGAGGGAGTCAAGGCTGCCGAAGATCGGTCTTCGCGACCCTTGGTTGGCGAAGGGGACTGACATGAAACGAACCCTGGTAATCGGAGACGTCCACGGGTGTCTCCACGAGCTGCAAGACCTCCTCCTCAAATTGGGGTACACCCAAGGGGAGGATCGTCTCGTTTTCCTCGGCGACTTGATCGACAAGGGGCCGGATCCCGTTGGCGTGGTCAAGCTCGCTCGCCTGCTCAAGGCGGAGTGTATCCTCGGCAACCACGAGGAGTCAGCACTCCGGTGGCGTCGTCATGAGGCTCGCTGCCTCAAGGACCCGAAGTACAAGAACCCGATGAGAGAAATCTCGGATGAACTGCGAGAGCAGTGGTCCGGCCTCTCAGAGGAAGATGACGCCTGGCTGCGAAGTCTGCCGCTCACCCTGGATCTCGGGAACGATATCGTCGCGGTTCACGCGGGCTTTCTTCCTGGTCTGTCGATCGTCGAGCAGCCGGCAGACAAGATCCTGCGTCTTCGCTGGGTCGATGCCGCCGGGAAGATGGTCCCGCTCCAGGAAGACACCATGGCGGCTCCCGAAGGAGCCCGCGAATGGATGGGCGCCTGGGATGGGAACCACCACGTCATCTATGGGCACGCAGTACACAGCCTGGAGGTGCCGAAGCTCGTCACAACCGCACATGGGTACGAGACGATCGGAATCGATACGGGCTGTGTTTTTGGGGGGCACCTGACCGCTGCGGTTGTCGACAAACCCAAAGGGGAATCGGCGCGAATCACCCTCGTCCAGGTGAAAGCCCGGCGAGCGTACCGTGAAGTCCCCCCCGGGACCTTCAACCCGTAGCAGCCAACTTCCGAGGCTGGAACTGGACTTGAGGCTGAGGCTTGGGTTCCGGAGGTGTTGAAGACCTCCGGATGACCTCCGTGTAGAGGGCCTCCGTCAGCATCTTGGTTGCAGCGGTCGTTGCAGCCAAAGCCTCCATCGAGTCTTGTTCTTCACGGCTAATGCACATGGGTTTACTCACAGTCTCGCCTGTTGTAAGGGTTTACGGACGCGGCGGAAGTCGAGGCTGAGGGATATCCAGGGCAGCCATCACGCCCCGGAGCATTGCGTTGACGGCAATGATCTCCTCTCGGAGCCGGATGATTTCCTTGGCGCGCTCTTTCATGTCCGTATCGTAGTCCGCACGAGACACGTAGTCATCGTCGAGGCCATCCTCAACGCGCTTCGTCCTCTCGGCCACGGTCCGGATCTTGTTCTCCAGCTCCTCGACGACTTCGAGGTTCAAGCCAGATTGCGTACGGCTCCGAGTCAGGAGCTTGGAGACCCACGTCGGAGGGGCATCCTCGAAGGCGTCAAAGTCCTTCCGGAGACGTCGGACCAGCTCTTCCACCGTGTAGAGGGCAAGAGACATCCCCGTCCGAGGGTCGGTTTCAACCCCAAGACGTTTCTCCATGTCCGAGACCCTCTTCTTGAGGTCCGCCTGAGTCCCAAAAAACGTCGTGCCCGCGGCCGTGCCTCCAGCCAACAGGCCGGTCACAATGCTTTTGACGAGTTCTACCGTGTCCGACATAGCCGTTACCCACCCGGTTGGAAGCAGCGGAGACATCGAGGCTCGTACGCCTCAGCACCACCGACGAGGACCGTTGCCTCACTCTGGATGAGGCGATAAGAGCGACATGCGGAATTTCCGCAGACCGCACAGCGGGATCGCAACTTTCGAACCTCATCCGCGTGAGCCATGAATGTAGGGAGATGTCCGAAAGGCACCCCCTTCCAGGTCAGGTCGAGCCCTGCAAGGACTACGGAAACCCCTGATAGGATCACATTCAGGACAGCCGGGACTGCTTCGGCAGAGAGAAACTGGGCTTCGTCGATAGCTATGATGTCGGCACTTGTGGGTAGAGGGAAGGCATCAGGGGAGAGCCAATTCGCGTGGCACCGGATCCCCTCGTGCGAAATCACCTCGGCCTCAGCATGCCGGGTATCTGTGATCGGCTTGTAGACTTCGACGCTCTTGCCCAGTTTTTCCATCTGGTGAACCACAGCAAGAAGCGCCGTGGTCTTCCCAGCGAACATGGGGCCCGCGATTACAGTAAGTCGGCCGATTCTCATCTGCCGAAGACGGGTCACAAAAGGAAACCACGGAAATCTACTCAAGATCGTCGAGGAGATGCTCCCAGCCGGTCGGTCTCTTGTCCGCCAGCTCTTGGAGCATCCCGATCTGGAATTCTTTCGCTTCTTCCTTCGTGATGTTTCCACTGGCGTACTCGTACTCGACGCAGGGACACGAGCGGAACATGATCCGCCCGTTGCAAACGGGGCAGCGGACGGGAGGGCAATTCTTCCGTCCGTCTCGCATCATAGCTGCTCCCACACCGTGAGGGCGGGCCGCGGAGCTGCCGCCCACGAAGGGGCCATGGACTCCTCGATGAGCTGCACACAGACCTCTTCCAGGCCCGCACGGTCCGGTTGCTGCGGGAGGAGGCTGGTCCTCATCAGCTCCGACAGCTCCGCATCCTGAGCCACAGCCCACGACACGAGTTCGTCGTAGGTCCACATCCCAGCTCGGATCTCCAGAAGCTCAGCAGCATCCGGCTTACGAACGAGTACGCCTTTTCCTGACAGGATTTCACGGCACATCCGGAGAAGCCTGACCAAGTGCATGGCGTGTTTGGTGTCGTACCCAAACTTCTCTTCCAGAGCGGCCCTTGCCGGGTTCCGGTTCTTCTTCCACTCCTGGTACTGAGACCAGGTCCGATGGGCCGCCGTGTACCTCCGCTCCTTGTCGAGCAGCTCGATGAAGTTCGTGTCGTACCCGACACTTCGAGCAGCCGCTTGCCAGGTGTTCACTTCGACGTCATCCCAGGACCACTTGGTGACCTCCAAGAGACGCTCGGTGAACAGCTCCCGCATGCGGATCCGGGCCGGCTCGTCGAACTCCTCCATGTCCCGCCACCGCCAAGAATCGAGGACCTTGGTGATGGCAGAGGTTGCCGCTGCGAGCTGGTCGGCGGGGATGACCGTTCGCTCGGGAAGCCCGAACTCGGATCGCAAGGGCTGAGCCTTCGGGGGATCCTTGAGCCACTTGTAGTGTATGTTGATCCTCTTGAGCTGAGCGGTCGCGTACCCTGAGAACGTGTGTTTGGCCTTCCGCGAGAGGAAGCTGTCACGCTTCTCCCGGATGCGCTCCCACTCGGGGCTCAGGACCAGGTGATCGCTCGGGTCCGTGTAGAGCAGCTCCAAAACGTTGGGGTTGCAGTCGCACGCGAGGAGGAAGAACTTCCGGATGTCGAAGATCGTGAAATCCGGCTCGTGTTGCTCCGCTTGCTCGAAACGGTTGTGGGGCTGGAAGCCGAGGTAGTTCACCTTCGGGGCAATGCAGACCCCACGCAAGTCCAGGTCACTCGTCGGCAAGTTGGTGCCGTAGGCCTGGCTCCCGTGCCGAGTGATGAACAGGGTCCGCTGAGGAAGCCAGCCGAGGTTGCCCTTGTAGATGTTCCAGTCGAAGCTCATCCCCCATTTACACCAAGAGCTAGAAGCTCTCGTCGAGGTATTCCCACCACGACTTACGAGGAAGCTGGGGGCCCGAACAAGGGATCCACTTCTCATGGAGATCGCGGCCTTGAATGGTGATCCCTCGTCTGCTCGTGACCCACATGTTCCAATGTCGAACGATGGCCCGAGTCCCCTCCCAAACGGAAGCTACTTGAGCGTAGATCCGCTCCCTGTTCTTGTCCCGGCGGAAAGCCCACACCCCAGGCTTGCACCACTCGGGGATAGGGAGAGGCGGCTTCGGGACATGAATGAGAGGATGCCCACCCTCACGAACGAAGGAGATGTCGCGGAAGTTGATCTCGTCGTCGTAGTAGACCGCGTGCTCGGTTCGGCCTCGAATACGCAGTTCGGATCCCACACTTGTAGCAAGCTCACGGGAAAAGATCGGGAGCGCCCCATTGGGCAACTGCTCAACCTGGAAGATGCGTCGAGCAATCCCCTGATAGTCACGCGCTCGGAAGATGGGCGCGGCCATCGATCTGGCTAGGCTACTTCGCCCCTCTGCCGAGTTCATGAAGTTGGAGATGATGCTCTCTCGAAGGGACTGATGTAGTTGGGTTCCCACCGCAACAGCGCTGTCCGAGAGCATCCGGAATGGGACTGTGCATCCCATCGAGAGACTTCGAGCCGCTGTCTCGAAGTCCATAGCTATCAGCGACACAATTCCCGGAGGCATATCGGGAACACGGATCGGAGCTGGGGGATTCCCTCGGCGGTAGGCCCCGTTGTTCGTTCCGGGCCCGAATTCTTCGAGGGTGCTGAGAAGGTTCCGGTCTTTGGGCCCCGCTTCACTCCAGAAGTAGACCTTGGCACGGAAGAGGTTCGCCGAAGGCTTCAGGTTGTCGACTCGCCGGGTGTTTGGATCCAGGCGGAGAGAAGCGACCCCGTCTTGAAATGGAACGCGACTTCCGGGGGCAGCTCAGATCCCACACCAAAGGCATGGGCGGAGCTACACCAGAAATCTAGCCGAGGGCCTCTTCGCTCTGTTGCCCGCGCTGCTTCTTGGCCACGACGTGGAACCCGAGCTTGACCTTCCCGCTCGTGAGGAGCGCGGTCATTCTCTCTTGCTTCCCCTCGCGGGAGATGTAGGGGGAGAGCCGGACAGCCTCGAACATCGTCGCTGCTTGCAGCTCGGTGAGCTTCGCGATGTTGGCGGTGAACTCGGCGGTCATGTAGTCGCCTGCCACCTCGACGGGGGCATAGAGCCCAGCCCCATCGACCACGTAGGCCTTCCCATCGCGGCGCTCGACCCGATCGATCCCAAAACGGAAATCGAGGATCCCCTGGGGAGTAAGGTGTTTCTTTCCGGTAGTTTGGCGTTGTTTCGTCACGGAGCATTCTACACCGGGACGCCTTCCACGATCAACCAGTTGATCCCCTGCTCGATCTATTTGTAGTGAGGGGATGACCTTTCAACAGATCACCGCCCGGGCAAAAACCCAGAATTTCAAGGTAGAGAAGACATCTGGGGGACACTGGAAATTCACACCCCCAACGAAGGGGGCCGAGATCGTGATCACGTCGGGAACCCCGAGCGATCATCGATCCATAGACAATTTCCTGGCACGCATGCGTCGGAGCGGGTTCAACGACGGCCGACGTCGTCAGCATCACGGCTGAGTCTTGGGGGATCGGTGTAAGATCCCCAAGATGGACAAGATGCGCGTCGTGCCATGGCAATCCGTCCGAGACGGATCGGTGTCCTGGAAGGCGGTCAAGTGTAGAAGGTGTCACGTCTGGGACGGAACCTCCTACGCGGGCCAGCCCGAAGGGCCTGAGCTAGCCATCATCAAGCTCGAAGATCACTTCCTGGAGATGCAGTGCCGGGCCACGCTCTTCGATGGCAAGTGGGAGTTCCTGTGGAACTTGCATCTGTTCCTGTGGGCCCCGAAGACGGCTTGGGAACAGCTCTAAGGAGTATGTGTGTTTGGTACCCTCGTAGCGAAGTCTGGGAGTTTCAAGATCGGTTCAGGTGAATTCGAGTTCACTCGTGTGGAGACCCCCACCCGCAAGGGAGTAATACACTGGGATCGTGTTTCGTGCGAAGTGCTTACTTTTACTGCGGCGGGGGAATACTTCTTCCTTGGGGGAAAGGAGGTTTCAGCTTCTCTCGACGAGTTCTCCGCCGTCGCGAATGAAGAAGACGAGTTTTACGAGGGCCCGTTTCTGCTTCTTCGAGGAGAACAACCTGAAGTCAGGGAGGGGGCAACACAGATTCTTCATCTGGTGCTTGCGCGTGTTCTTACGTACCCGTCGGAAATGTCCCAGACGGAGTTGTTTGACGCTGTACGATCGGTTGATCGGAATCCCTCTCGATCTGTAGGAGACTGACCATGTACGACATTGTCAAAGGCACCCGCATTCGGGCCGAAGTCTTCAGAGCAAAGGAGCTGGGCACGTACTCCATCGCTGGAGCCCAACCCAAGGTGATTGGCGACTTCATCACCGTCGTGGGCAAGGTGACGCACATCTACGGCGACCACCCCACGGCTCCGACCAAGTACGAGATCCACGTCCAGCCGGATGACGGTGGGCCTGAAGTCGTCATCGGCGAGAGCTGCATCCGCGCGATTCAGCCCGCGCGCGATTCAGCCCGCGGTCGGTTGATCCGAAACCTCCTACTCCTGTAGAGACGAACATGCGATTCCCCCTCTCCCTCGACTGTACCAACCTTCCCAACTGGGGTGCCCGTGAGGGTATCCGCAAGCTTCTCCAGAACGGGGTCGACGCCGAAACGGAGTTCTCCGCTCCCCTCAACGTGAGCTACCGCAAGGAAACGGCCAAGCTCGTCATCAAGAACGACGGGACCGTGATCCCGCTCAAGGCTCTTCTCACGGGCTTCACCACGAAGCGTGGCAAGAAGGGTCTTCGCGGCCAGTACGGCGAGGGTCTCCCCCAAGGCGTGCTCTCGCTCCTCCGAGCGGGGCATTCGGTGAAGATCCGCTCGGGGTCCGAAGTCTGGGTCCCCAGCATCGAAGCTCACGAGCAAGCGGGAGCGGACGTTCTGGTCTTCAACATCTCGAAGGGGCACAAGGACGAGAACCGGGTTGCCATCGAGATCGGCAACATCTCGGAAGAGACCTACAAGGCCCTTCCGGAGCACTTCCTGTTCTTGTCGAAGGAGACGACCAGCGACCGCGTGAAGACGTCCATGGGTACGCTCCTGCTCGACAAGCGCTATGCTGGCAACATCTACGCGCAGGGCATCTGGGTCTGCAACGACCCCAAGCTCACCATGGGCTACGACTTCTCGGACATCGAGACGGATCGTGATCGGAAGATGGTCGCCAGCTACGACCTCCAGCTCCACTGCCGTCGCGTCTGGCAAGAGGCTCTGGCCACGCGGCCGGACCTCGTGAAGAAGTTCATCGTGCTCCTCAACGAGCAAGCTCCGGACGTCGAGGGTATCGACGCCTACAGCACCTACGCCTTCTCGGATGAAGTGAAGACTGCCGTGGCGGCCGACTTCACGGAGAAGCACGGCAAGGACGCCGTCCCGGTTCGGTCGCTTCTGGAGAGCGCCGAAGTCGAGCACCTCGGCCGCACGGGTCGCATCGTCCCCATGCCCCTCAAGGCGATCCTGGAGTCCGTGCTCGGGACGGTCGAGCAAGTCAAAGAGCGGTTCCGCTCGGAGGCGCAGCGGCTCTACGGCTGGTCGGAGCTGGGTGTGGTCGAGAAGACGCACCTGGAGCAGGCCATCGCCCTCGTGACCAAGGAAGAGGAGGTCACTCTCGGGGACATCGACATCACGGACTTCCGCGATCCGGGTCTCCGCGGCCTCTACCGCGACGGGAAGATCCTGCTCTCGAAGAGCATCCTGGCGGATCGGGATCTGACGCTTCGGGTTCTCGTTCACGAAGTCGCGCACCGTTCGGGAGGCGACGGCGAGAAGGGTCACGTCTCCGAGATCGAGCGCATCTGGGCCGGGATCACTGGCCAGCTCCGCAACCTGGTGGGTAACGTCTGATGCTGATGTACGTTCTTTCGGGTGTGATCGGAGGGGTCATCGGATCCCTCCTCACGGGGGCGGTTGCCTACTACCTCATCAACAAAGTCCTCGCAGGGGTCTTGAAGGCCTTCGGGGACATCAAGACGAGCGCGAAATGAAACCCGATAAAACGTGCAACGACCCTCCCGAGGTACCGACGGAGCCCGTGTTTCAGACGGTGCTCTACCAGAGCTGGGAGGAGAGCGAGCGTGGCTGGGGGAGGCGGCCTGATGGGTTCTCCCTGCATCTCCCTGCATCTCCCTGCATCTCACCGCAGCCCATCGGAAAGAGTATCTCGCGGCACTCAACAAGAACAAGCTGTCCTACGTGCCGGATGAGTACGAAACTCCGGCCGGCGAGCCGATCGAAGTCGAGGTCCCTGTCGAGGTCGTGCGCTACCTCCGCGAAAAAGGCGGGAATATCCGCAGCTACGAGAAGGTGGCGATCGTCACCCGCCGGATGTTGACGGGCTTCAAGATCGGCTGACGAAATTCTCAGAGCGAGGTTGATCGGTGGCAGCCTCGCTCTGTAGAGAACCCATGAGCCGCAACCTACATGTCGAGACCACCATCCTCGTTGACCGTGATGGTGAAGAAGTGGAAGTCACGCTGAAGGGCGAGGTTTCCCCCGGGGTTGCAGGCCGTTACACGGGCGCCCCCGAGAACTGCTACCCCTCCGAGGACCCGGAAGTCCAGGACTACTCGGCGACCGTTGATGGCCAGCCCTTCGAGCTGGACGCGGACGAGAAGAAGGACGCCGAAGAGGCCCTGATCGATAGGGCCAGCGAAGACGACCTCTGCGGTCCGGACGGCGATTCGGACGACGCCGACTACTGAAAGAAAGAGGACGCGAATGCTCGCTCTACTACAGTTTGCCCCGCGCTGAAAACGGGGCTGAAAGGGCTGACAACCCCGGAACCTACGTGCGGCGCACATGTAGGCCCGACGATGAAGAAAGCCGGGAGATCGTGGGATCTCCCGGCTTTCTTCATTTCCAAGGGTCCGCCGCAGACTTTCGAAAAGTATCGCGAGTGAGTTGATCGGGACGACCCACAAAGTGTACAGGAGACAAGAAAGACGAGGATACGAAAATGACGAAGCCGACCACGAAGAAGACCAAGACCTCCGGCCGCTCCGCGACGCAGCGGATGACCGACAGCAAGATCGACGCGACGGCGGGTTCGATCGTGAACGTCCCGGTGAACGACATAACGTTCGCCCCCAAGGGTTCGGCTCTGGCCCACCCCCGCGAGCACTACCCGATCAACGAGGCCCTTCGCGACGACATCGTCAAGAACGGCGTGCAGAAGCCGATCAAGGTTCGCGACGACGGGAACGACTCGAACGGCAAGCGGATCCTGACCTTGGTTGACGGCGCTCAGCGGACCATCAACGGCAAGGCGGCTCAGGCCATCCTTGTGGAGCGCGGGCTCCTCGCGAAGGCTGGCAACGTCCTCCGCGTCAAGGTGGTGTTCGTCACGGGGAGCGATGCGGAGTGCCTCCTGGAGCGTCTCCGGAGCAACACCGACCCGCTGAAGGTGGCCGACAGCCTCAGCGTGCTCTCCGCCACCTTCATTCAGCTCGACCTGCTGGGTGTGTCCGTTTCGGAGATGGTCGCGGTCGCCCCCAAGGGCATCGGGCCCCGGGAGATCGACGCTCTCCTCCGCTTCGGCAACCTCCTCCCGGAGGTTCAGATCCGGTTCGACAACGGCTCGGCTCCGGTCGGGCTCCTCTCCGCGGTGCTCGATGCCTCGCGGAACGAGCAGGGGAAGAAGCTCGACGAGCTGCTCTCCGCTGGGGTGAAGACCGGGAAGGGCGCCACGCGGGCCCAGAACAAGGCGGATGGCAAGACGGAGCGCCCGCATCCCGCCAAGGTCCGGAAGCTCATCGCGGCTCTGGAGGCTCTCCCGGGTAGCACGCAAGTCGAGGGGATCATCCTCGGCCTCAAGCTCTCGCTCGGAGAGAACTTCCCCCTTCACCTCCCCAAGGACGTGAAGGACGCTCTCTCGGGAGTTCTGAGCAAGTGAACGGAAGAGGGGTGCGGAGGTTGATCCTCCCACCCCTCTTGGTGTACGTAGAAGTAACGCTCCCGTAGCTCAATTGGCTGAGCAGCGGATTTCAAATCTGTTGTATAGGGGTTCGAGTCCCCTCGGGAGCATTCGGAGAAGACAATGAGCGCAACGACGGACGACGAAGATCGAAAAAAGGCACCTCTCCGAAAGGTCTTCTCGATCTACTGGTACGTGAAGGCCGAGGGGGTGGTGTTCGGCCCTAACTGGGGGGACTACACGGATATCAATCCTGCGGTACACGACCATGGCTCTGATCCCATCGTTGAGAACAGACTCGGGATGTACCAACCCTCAGATATCCTCGAAGCCAAGGAGATCCTGCGATCCAAAGGCTTCAAGAACGTTCGCGCCGTGAAGGTCACGGTCTATCGGAAGCAGCGGGGCTAGACCAGCGCGAGAGGAAGTCTCTGAAGGAGCTTCCTGCCATTCGGCTCGATGGCAATGGCCGTCATCTCATTCTGCCGATCGGGTTCATGGAAGACCGAGCACTTGATGTCTCGGTCTTCTGCCTTTTGTACCAGCTTCCTGAGCGCCATCTCATCCGGCACGGCCTTGAGGATGAGGTAGTTCGAGGTCTTGTACCACTCCCGATCGATCTCGGGATGTTGGTCGACGAACTCCCGGAAAGCGTGAGCCGCTTGAATGGCCTGTTGCCCGGCGGGAAGGTCGCTGCGTGTGACGAGGAAGAGCTTCTGATTCACCTGAACACCTGTAGGGAGGAAGAAGGCTTCCTCTTGGCGGCCCGCTGGAGAGCGCTATCCTCTGGACATGCCCTCAACGTGGACCGAATACGAAGTCGAAAACGAGACACCCAACCGCCGTGTTCGGCGAGCTATGCGCAAGCACAAGGCTCGCCCCGGAGTGACCGTGATCGTGTGCTCGCGACCCTCAGCTCCCCACGCACAACCTGACCACCCACCCTCAAGGCGGTTCGGCGATGAATGCTGCCGCTGGGAAGAAGCCATAGCTACGCAGCCGCCTCAGCAACCGAGTCCTCGGCACGGAGGAAGGCCTCTGCTTCCGTGATCAGCGCCTTGAGCTTGCAGTCTTCGGCGTGGCCGAACGTGAGCTTGCTGCGACGGCTCTCGTTCGTGGAACCAGGCTGAAGGCCGTCGCACGAGGAACACTGCACGATCGAATCGGAGCAGCACCCACGCCCACAAGGAACCCGCACGTCGACCCACTCGTGCTCGACGGCGATTTCGAGGAGGTCCCGGATGATGTCCGCGGTCGTCCGGACTTCTTCCATCAGACCCGAGCCTCCTCGATAGCCTGCGTCTCCGCCGCCTTCATCACGAGCCGGGCCAGATGCCAGGTCATGGGGGCGGGGCCGCCAGCAAGCCACGCGGTGACCGCTGCCCGCGTCCAGGAGCCAGCCGCGAGGCTGGCATACTCCTCGATGGCCTGGAGGATGTTCGTGACCGAGGGGCCGTTCTCGGGGCCACACAGAGCGCCTCCATGCTCTGGTACGTCCGACCCCGAAGAGCCACGTACGCCAGCATGAGGTAACGAGCCGTGTCGCCTTCGAGCCGCTTGTTGTCCCAGAGCGCGTACCGCGCCGGGCCCGTTTCCGGCCGGTGGAAGGGCTTCAGGTCCTTCTTACCGGGAGAAGGGTAGTTCGTCCCGCGGGTCAATTCCCGACCCTGACGGACCTTCGCCAGCTCCTCGATCCCGCCAGCCTTCCACTTGAGGCTGTTGATGTCGTTCCGGATGCCCCGGATGACTTCGTTCTGGTTCTTGATGTCCTGCTTCAACGCCGCCGCATTCATGTTCTTCATGATCTCTCTCCTGTAATTTGTTCGGAAGTGACCGGACACGAACCAGGAAAGGGCGGGGCGCGAGCGACTTGGTGTATTCAGGCTTCGTAGAACTTCATGGTGGACCTACCTTACGGAGTTTTTGGGGGCTGTCAAGAAAAGATATCGTCTTCGAGTAGGACTGTCCAAGCGGTCGGCCTGTGGGTTCTGTCCCACTCCCACAAAAGCTTGAGGTCGAGGTGAATGGGCTGGAAGCCCTGCTTGTCCCGCTGCTTGCTGACGAAGAAGCTCATCGTGCTGGAGGACGGCATGGGGGTGTCTCGATGTAGACGGACCACCATTGAGGTGTCGTACAAGATCGAGGCACCGCCCGGAATGCGGTCATTCTGGTTAGGCACCGATCTCATCCTCTTTCAAGATTACAGCCCAAGCCGTCGTAGACTTCTTGAGTGGCTTCTTGGGCTTACCTCTTCTCGGGAGGAGGTAAACGAAACCCCCTCGGGGTCCACCTCCAGGAAGCCGTTGAAGCTCCTTGCTTTGGCAAAGGAGCCTGAGACATGAAGACACGGACGCGACGTTCCCGCCGATGTGCCTTGCGATCTCTGTGGCGGTCCAACCTTCATGGACTGCCACAGAAGCCAGGATGTCGGTCCGGATGCTCACGCAGAACCGACGGTCTGGGACCCGCCGAAGATCCTGTCGTAGTTCTGCCGGTATGCCGGGGTGGCGACCTGCGCCGGGCCGTGACGGTACTCATCGACGACCTTGAAGCCGGGGCCGTTCTCGCGGGCCTCCAGGGTCATCATGGTGGCGCCTTCCGGGATGGGCTGTCCATCTTTGACGTCGACCACCGTCCCGAAGGACACCTCGCAGCCGGAGGTGTGCCGAATCGCAGGACGCATGCCGTTCCCGAGATCCGGGCCGAGCATGACCACATCTTCCATCGGGCACTTTTTCTCGTCGTTGCTCATGCTAGTAGAGTACACCAAAGCCCTTGGTGTAGAGGCGGTTGAACCACAAAACGACCACCCGAAAGATCACGATGCCCGAAGGTAACCCCCAACTCTGTGAGATTTGGGAGACATCCGATGCCCTGCGAGGATCGACAATCCGTTGTGTTGTCGGTGATGTAGCTCCGAACGCCATCACGTTCGTGAGCCTGGCAGGGAACCGTACGCGCATCCCGGCGATCCGCATGGCCGGCTGGCATTTCGTGCAGAGCCCTCCCCCCAATCTGATGTCCTGCTCGCGTCGTGGGTGCCGCCTCCCGGGGCTTCTACGTTTCGAGCGAGGGATAACCCCCGAATGGGTCTGCGCTCGGCACATGCCCGTTGGAACCCGAGCCACGCTCGACCTCGTGCCGCGTCCCAACCAAGACCCTCCCACTCTCGAAACCCCGATCATCATCTGCGCCGCCTGTGAGGGTGACAACCCCGTCCAGGATGCGAACGTTCTCATTGGTCGGGACGACATCGAGATGTGGTTCTGCCAGCGGTGCAACAACGTCTGGGGGATCGTTCTCGAAGAGAACACGCGCGACAGGGCTGTACCGCTTACATCGCGTGAACTCGCCACATGGTACAGCTCCCGAGTGCGGCTCCTCGTGGAAGCCATGGAACGGGGCGGCCGACACCCGACCCATGTCGAGGTGTCGGCGACTGTGTGGACTTTGCTGTATGATGCACACAACGAAGCCACTTTCATGTTGTACGGGATTCCTGCCCGGCGAGTCCTGGACTTTCTATCTCCAGACACTCGGCGCGCAATGGTGACGTTGCAGACTCGGGACGCGATTCGCTCGGCGGCTCTTCCTGTGTCGCGGCTCGGCAGCGTCCCGAACCGCTCTCCAGAGATCACGGGCAATAACCCGCTCCTGACCTGGGTTCAGGAGCAACGCACCATTCGAGCCCTCCCTCAGCCGACCCCTATGCCCCCTCCCGAGAAGACAGTCAGGTTGGAAGAACAGATGGGGATCCCTACGATGGGGTCCACATGGGTCAACCGTGGGACTGGGGTGCTCATCGAGGTGACGGGCCTATCGTTTGCCGAAGGCACACAACAGATCATTCAGTTCAGAGCCGTTCTGGTGGCTGAATCGAATATCCGAGAACCTCACTCGCGTCTTGGCTATGATGACTTCGTCACGCTGCATCGCGTCTGGCACAACGACGGAAAGACCGAGATGCCCTACTTGGACCTCGGTCTACAGCTCGGCGACGAATGGATTCAGAACCATAATCGGGTCGTGGTCGAGATCCTGCACATCGACCACAAGAAGGAGACCGTCTCGGTCTACGAGAAAGACACGAAACGTCGCTCCGCCCTGAAGATGCGAGAGTTCGCACCTGGCGGTAACTGGCGGAAGATCGTCCGTCGCACGGCCTTTGAAGCCCTGGAGGATGACGACTTCGGCTGAGCTACTCGAAGTCCACGTCGAGCTGGTCGAGCAGGGTCTTCCTCGGCGGCTTAGCAGTGGATCGCCAAGTGTCGGTTTGGGGGAGATCCGCTTCGAATACCGTACCCGCACCGAAGACTCGTTTGACCTTGCCTCCTTTGATCGTGCATTCCACGACCTGTGCCGAGGAGCCATTGACCGTCAGCACGTAATACAACTTGCCGTCGGGGCTCTTGTAGACAGTCTTGGGCTTGATCTCGTCTTTGGGCATGGCAACCTCAAATCGGAATTGACTTCCTACGTTCCTGTTCAGCAATGATGGCCTTCTTGGCTCGCTCCCAGTTGGTGACGTTCATCATCTTCATCGAGGTGAACATGGGGTAGCCGTTGACGCCCCGAGGGAGCGCCTGATCGTAGTTCTCGTAGAAGACACCGATGGTCTTGAGGCTCTCGATGTTGTACGAGTTCAGCGCACCGAAGACCAAGGGCAGGAAGATATGCCCGATCATGTTCGGATCCTGTACCTGAGCCGACGTGAAGGTCCGACCGTCGACCACTCCGTTGATGAAGCTCCGGAGGTCGTCGTCGCTCATCGGGGCCCACTGTATGGCCGGCTTGTGATCGTCCCAGAACTCCGAGAGCTGCGCCGGATCTTCAGGGTCCTTCGGGTCGAGAAGAATGTCGTCTTCGTCCATCATTTCGGGCACTCGGCTGCGGGGTAGGAGTTGTGGTGGGTGACCGCGGTATTCAAGACGACGCGAGACTTCCCCGTGTAGCGCTCCTTGCCGTGCTCGTTCACCTCGACCTCATACTCGGCGTAGGAGTTGCTCGACACATGAGAGCGCTGGACGAACCAGTAGGTCTCTTTCACAGATCCTCCACAAGAAGGGCTTCCCAGGCTGTGGGTTGGATCTTCGTCCAAAGGCCCCTCTCGACCGAGCCTCGCCGCAGCCCAAACGTCTGCCCGGTTTTGAGATTGACCCCTTGGGCCAAGCCTCCGAAGGTCCCACCCTGGTATTCCTGCGTGATCCGGATCGGTCCCTTCACCCTCTCCTGCCACAGCTCCCCGATCTTCGGCTCATCGATGCCAGGGATGCCGGCGGAATTCCCCGCACACTTCGCACACCAGATGTTCTCGAAGTCTCGGATCCTGGGGTTCAAGCTGAAGGTGATCTCCTTCGGTGCCCCGCACGCATTGCAGTTGGGGGAGTGTCGAGGCAGCTCCGGGATCGAGTCGTGCTTCGGGGGGTATTCCCGGAAGGACTTTTTCACGTCGTTGACCATGCCCTCTCCTCGAACAGCTTCCGGTTGTAGGTGCGGAACGTGCAGCACTTCTTCAGGAAGTTGCGACGGCTCTGCCAGGTGACCTTCCCGGCCTCCCGCTGCTCCGGAACGCCTTCGTACCTGTACACGAGGTACGAGATGACGTGGCAGCCCTTGACGTCGATACGGCGGAAGACCTCTTTGGCCTCCAGCACCTTGAGCCCAGTCTCTTCCTCGACTTCCCGGACCATGGCGTCGTAGGGGCTCAGGTCTGTGGGCTCGACCGCGCCCCCCAGGCAAGCCGAGGTCCGTGGGGTCGGTCTTGCGGGATACGCTCAGGACGCGGTCTTGCGCGTCCAGGATCAGAGCGGTGACGGCGGATACAGGTCTCACGGGATACTCCTGAAGTTGCGGGATCGGACCCAGAGAGAGCGGCCCTCGAAGCGGACGACCATGTTGCAGTCGAAGAGCATCTGGACTTTCTCCACACACCCTTCCCGGCCCGCCAAGATCGGAACCCCGATGATCACGAGGGGATTTGGGGTTCCAAGACAATCTTGGTGCGCGACGACACGATCGCCTACTTGAAACGGGCTGGCTTCTCTCATCCCAGGCTATACAGGCCGACCCCGAAGGCGATCAACCTTCTGCGGGCTTCTTGGGCTTCTTGGGCTTCTTCTTCCCCAGCTTCTTGGCTTCCTTCTCTTTTTCCTTCCGATCCCATTCGCGGGACTCCGCCCGGTCCACCTTGTCCCGCTCCCGACGCTCCTTGACGGGCCCCATCGTCAGCTTGTAGAGCTTCCCCAAGAACTTCCGGTGCGCCTCCCACTCCCCACACTGAGGCCCCTTGTAGGAGCTGGGATGCCAGATGTACCGCACCTCGGACAGGACACTCTGGATGAGTGCCAGCTCACCCATGGAGTTGAGGTAGTCGGTCACCTCTTCCTCCGTGAGCGTCTGCTTGAGCATGAGCTGCCAGTGCGTGTTCAGCCCCGCGCAGGAAATCGAGGGGTTCTTGCTGATCATGTAGGAGATCGGGTTGAACTTGCACTCCAGAGCATCCTCCATGAAGATGCGGCTCGTCAGCCAGTACGCCGCACTCTCGCGCATGCCCTCCAGCTTCGACTTGTCGGCTTCATCGCCCTTGGCCTCCAGCTCAGCGATCTCCGCCTGACGCCGGGCATTCGATTCGTCCGCTTCCGCTTGAGCCTTCTTGCAGAAGTCCCACGCCTCCCGAGCGGCATTGTGGTAGGCCTCGACGTCGGACATGACCCTCTTGTACCCCGGCCCGTAGGTCTCGACCTTCGTGCCGGTGAGAGCTTGCCAGACATCCTCCCGGATCATGGCCTGGAGGATCGGAAACGTCTTGGGGCGCTTGGACTCCGACATCAGGGAGAAGTCGTGCCCCTGTTGCGTCTTCGTTCCCATCTTCGGACGGATGTTGAGTTCCCCGTCCACCATGGCACGATCCGTCCCACACGCGAGCATCACCGCGTATCGACGACGGAGCTTCTTCGCGAGGACCTGGAGCATCTTCTTCGTCTCCTCGCCTCGCATGTACCCGCCGCAGCGGACCCGGATCTCACCGTGGCGGATCTGGTCGACGATGAAGCCGTACTGCACGTTGCCGAGCTTCAGCGGGACAACTCCCGTGTCGCTCTCCATGGCAGCATCCGCAGCTTCATCTTCAGCGAAGTCCGCAGCTTCTTCCTCTTCGGTCCGATCCTTGGTATGCAGACCGTTGCCCTGACGCTTCCGATTCCGAGCCTCGCGAAGATCCTCGTGTTTTTTCAGGAGGGTCGCATCGGCCATCGTGATCGTCAGCCCCGCCGTACGGATGATGTTCTCCACACGTCGCAGCGTCGGGATGCCCTTGGGAATCACGCTCTTGGGCATGAAGCTGAACTTGGGGCGCTTCCGTTCGAGGTCTCGGACCTCGATGTGGCACTCTTGCGTTGCATCGAGCAGCTCGTCGAAGGCCATTCCCTTCCTGGCGGGGACATCGTGAACGGTGTTGTCCCCGAGGCCCTTCTCGACCAGGTCAAGCTTGAACGCATCGAGCCACAGCCGTTGGATCGAGGGGTCTTTACAGTCCTCGATCGAGCCGTAGTCGTTGTACTCCGCACGGATAGGCGGAGTACGGATGTACCACTCCTCCGCCCCATTGGCGTAGTCCCCTCTCTCGCTGAAGGGGCTCGCTTGGAGCAGGATATAGCGGACGGGGTCTCCGGCACCGATCGGCAACCCCGAGACGCAGCATGTGTAGTCGAATGATCCCATGACCATCTAGTACACCAGTGACCCCCAAATTGGGGGTCACTGGTGGATCTTATCGGTCGGGATGGCCCACACCGAAACACCGCGAAAACGAGCAATGAGACGCTCGTTCAACGTCGCCACTCCAAGAGACCCCAGGAACGAACTCTCATCCGTCGGGGTCTGGCCTAGAAAGACCAGGAAGCCGTTGGACGTGTCATCCGTGAATGCCGTGACGTCACCCTGCGTACGGAAGGTATTCAGCGTCAGGGTGATGGCTCGGAAGGACTCCCACTCGACGCGGCAATCATCGAGCATTTAGATATGGTCCTGGGAGAGGGTCGGGGTATCCATGCCCCTCCTACAACTCCAAGTATATCAGGACCAACCGTTCTCGGGAGGCAACCTCGCTTTTCTCCGAGCTTCCGCGCGTTCGTGTATGCGGGCTTCTCGTTCGTCGTTGATCTCGTTCAAGCACTTCCAGAGGAAGTGCTTGAACGAGATCCCGGCGAGCCACTCCAGGCCCGCGTAGCCGTAGTGATAGACGGCTACGACCAAGCCCACGGTGAAAACGAACAGGAGAATCAGGGGACGGTTCATCCCGCCAGTTTACACCGGGAGGTTCTCTTCCGTGTAGCGGAATTCCTCGCGCACCCTCATGGAAGAGGTGAACGCCGGCAAGACGGCCATCACCCACATCATCTGGTGCATCCCGGCTTTCCCTTTGGCGCAGGACTTCTTGAAGATACAGGCAGACGCGCCCTTGCCGCGTTGCTCGATGATACAGCCACAGGGGAACGTGTACTTTTTCATGGGGATTACCTGAACAAAATAGCGAAAGGACGATCCGTTGGGCGCTCAGATGGGGGGACATCGAGCTGCCGGGGGTCGTCCCTTCATCTATCTAGTACACCACGGACATCTGAACTTGAACAGAAATCGTCCGAGGCGATTCGAATCACAGCTCGTCGTCGAGGCGGTCCCAGGCAGCTCGCGGGCCGTTGAGTTCCGCTTTGATCTTGTCCGTCCGCACCGCAATCTCATCGAGTCGGGCCTGAAGGTTCTCCGCTCTACGGTCAAAGTCCTCCAACCTCTCATCGAGAGGTTCTGTGGGAGTCTCCAGAACCGGCGGGGCAGGGATGGCGCAGTAGTGGGGCTGGACACGGGGCCACCACTTCACATTCTCGTGTTTGGCGGCCAACCCGACAGTACATTCGTGGCACTGCCACCCATCTCTTCGAGTGTGCTTGTAGTATTCAGCACGCTGTTTCACCCGGGCGATATCCTCGTAGCGCCCGTATGCCCAGGTGCCAAACCATCCCAGAAGGAACACCCCCAACACAATGACGAGATACATTCAAAGTCTCCTTGCCAGCTAGGCTCGCCAAGTGTAGAGCTTCCTCACTGTCCCCGGGCCACTCCTCTCCCAGGCACGCGCTGCTCTTTACAACGCGCTGCTTGGTGATGAACCCGGGGTTTTTTGCGTTCAGGTGACCCTGGAGAGGTCCTCGATCGAGATCGCCACGGTGGTTGCGTGCTTGGTCGCCGCCAGGAGTCTTTGGCAGAGAAGCTCCTGACCCACGTAGTCCCGAATACACTCGGGTTCGAGACAGAAGACTTCGAGCGACGCCACGTACTCGATCTCCTTGTCTGACGGGAGAGTTGCCCCGAAGTACCGCCGCTTGAGCCGGAAGATGTAGTCCTCTTCGATCTTCTTCCTCTCGGCTGCGATGATGTCCTTCTTGGACTTGATGCGGGCTTCCTTGATGACCTCGATCATCTTCTCGCAGAGCTGAGCCAGCTCCGGAGAACCCATCGTGATATGTGAGCAACCTTGCGACATGATTACCTTTTCCGCGGCGGGGGCATGACGTAGACTTCGACACCCTGCTTCTTCGCGAGCTTGATCGCCCGGCTCAAGGCCGCGCAAAAACGGAGCCTCCCTCGCGGTTCCCGCAGACGAAGGAAGTAGGCGAACGCGATGTCGTTCGTGTAGGAGATCGACTCGAATCGCTTGGCGTACCCAGCGACAGCATGAAGCGCGTCGAGCCAGGGCAAGCCCGTATCGAGCCAGGGCAAGCCCGTATCGGGCACGGGGCCTTCGTTCCACGACCGATTCAGGTATTGGCTGTGCCAGGTCCGAAAAGCGACGTAGTCCTGAACCACGTCGTCAGGGATGTTCTCGAAGACCCGAGTCCCATCCGGGCTCGTCGTCACCTTGAGTCCCTCCCACCACGTCCATCTCTCGTCGATGCTCCCGTCTTCAAACGGCTCACGAACGTCGCACTTGGGGAAGTGTATGGTCGGCACCAAGCCATGCCGAAGCTTCGAGGGCTTTCGCTTGCGATGGGGTGATTTGCTGGAGTGCAGAAGGCTGATGTTGTACAGGACCTTCGAGTCCCCTTCCTCGCTCTCCCAATACCCCTCCATCCCTGTGGACTTCCCCGGGGGCGTGAACGCCGGACGAGCCACAGGCAGAACGCTCTTGGGGAAGCGAACGGTGAGGAGCGCCCTCCGTCCGAAGAACGTCCCTGTGCGCACCCTCATCAGGAGCTTGCGGATCGTTCGGGCGTTCATCGCTTCTCAGGGCACTTGCAGAGAACGATCAAGCCATCTTCGACCTTCTGCGAACCTTGCCGCCCGCCAGCTCGCTCTGTCGGAATGTAGAACTTGATCTCGATCTTCGTGCCCGGAGCACAGTCGATCGGGAACGAATCGTCCTCGAAGTAGCGAAGCATGCTCTCCTGGCAGGCCGGCGGGTCTTTGGGTATTGCCCCGATTTGCTCTTTCAGCTTCTCGTTGTCCGAGCTGGCGCTGAAGTACGCCAGAAAAGAGATGAGCATCAAGCTGATGCTCAGCCCGAAAGCCACACCACCAATCCGCCGGGTCGTGGTTGATTCGTTCATTTGGGGGGGAAGTCCTGTAGGGGTCCATGTTACACCAATCGCCTAGACCCCCATAGGGATTCGGCGATCGATCTCCTGAGCTACGGCGTTGCGCCGGGCTTTGAAAGCCGCACTGCGATCCACACCCTTCCACCCATCGAGCAGGGCGGTCCGCTCCTTGGAGTCCGGTCCAAGGTAGGATACGAACTCCGCCATGAGCGCCGTGGTGGCCATGCTCTCGACGGGGGTTTCAGGGAGAGACTTCGCCGCGTCCTCGGCAACGAAGTGGGATTTCTCTGCGTTGTCGTACGACATGCCCCATTTACAGATTGGGGCATGTCGCGATCAACTAGAAACGAACCTGCGCGAGGGCCGCAGCGACCCCATCGACGAGCGTCTGATTGCGCGTGAGCTTCCCCTGGGTGAGGGTGCTGTGGGGGTCCGCGCCATCACCACCGAGGTTCTTCGCGATGATCGAGCCGACCGTGGTCGTCTTGAATCCGAGCCCGAAGGCATCCGAGAACGCGTCCCCGGGGAAGGTGATCCCGGTCGACGTCGCGAAGCAGGTCTTGTTGCCGTGGTAGACGATCGCGATCACCGCGAGATCCAGGATGACGTCCCCACCGTAGGGCCCGACGACGCCGGACTCGATGCCGATGTAGAGGTCCCCATCCTCGGGCCCGTCGAGCTGCGCCTGGGTGGCACGGTGCAAGGCACCCTTCATGGTCTCCTCGAACCCGTAGGGCTGCTCGTTGACCGCCGAAGCGACCTTCACCCCGACGACCTCGACACCCTTGAAGCCGACCCGCCCGCAGGCCTCCTGAACAGCTTGAATCTTGATCTTGCTCGTCGTACCCAAAACGATCTTCATGCTCATCTCCATCAGGTGTGAAAGGCTGCCTTCAGACGGGAAAGCAGGGTGTAGTCTTCGACCCCCGCATCCTTCATCAGCTCAAGGAAGCCAGGGAGTTCCTTGAGGTACATCTTGAACTTGGACTGATCCGCAGACTGCCGGCTGTGCTCGCCGTTCGCGATCCGGTCCGCCAGCTTGAGGATCGCTGCCTTCTGGATCAGCCGGATCTTCGCGTAGGCCGAAGCGTTGCGCTCCTTGCGGTTCTTGCCGACACCCGAGACAGCGAAGACCAGGAGAGCTACATCAGCTCCGAACTCCTGTTCGAGAACTCGGAGGTCCGCACCCTCGACATCCTCGTACCAGTCGTGCAGCCAGGCCGCGGTGAGGAAGATATCCCCATAGCCGGCATCCCAGAGGATCTGACGAACCGCAGCGAGGTGGTGGCTGTAGGGGAGGTCCCCATACAACTGCTTCGCATGGGCCTCGCAGGCGAAGTCTCGGGCTTTCCGTTCCTGGTCGCTAATCATGGGGGTTCTACAGGATCGCGGGGTTCGCGATCAACTGAAGAGCTTCACGAGCTTCCGGAAGACGTTGAGGGTCACCTCTTCCGGCTCGCCACCCGAGAACTCCACGGCGAGATCGAACGCATCGTTCGCCTTGGGGTGCTCCGAGACGCCGAACTCCGCGAAGAGGTCGCGCTTGAACTCCGCGTTGAGCTGTTCCTCGCGAGCTTTCCAGGCCGTCTGCTTCCTGGCGTTGTTCACGACCTCGCCCCTGATGTAGGTCGGCTCCGGGTTCTTGTAGTACCCAGCTTCGAGCTTGTCGTAGATCGTCATCGGACTCACCCCGTCCCAAAGTTGGATCGTCATTCTTCGTTGTCCCATCCCACGACGCGGATTGCGCCCTGGTCCTTCTGGGTCTTGCCCTTGAGAACACTCGTTCGCTTCGCCCCGATGCGCTGTGCCAACAGCTTGCTATCCGCCAGGACCCGGACGATCCCGAGGTTGAGCTTCGCCTGATGGGCCACGCGCTCCAGGGGGACATCCTTGACCTCCCCATTCTTGGGGCCGCCCGGGATGTACACCAAGATCGCGACGGCGATCCGCGTGATGGCTTCGGACTTCGGGATGATCAGGAGGATGGTGTTCATGGCGATTCTCCTACAAGACGAGGTCCTTCTGGATCAATCTCGTAGGAGAATTTGTAGTTCACCCCACGGAGTAAGCCGCCCCCATTTCTGGTAAGGCACCCCCGGAGATCACTTCCTACGGAGACGGATGGCACCCTTGTCCGAGCGCTTCACGCCCTTGATGAAGGAGACGCGGTCGGCACCAACCAGGCGAGCGAGCACCGTGGACTTCACGAGGAGCTTCACTTCCTTGGGGGTCAACTCGGACCGCCTCACGATCGAGGGGAAGTCGATGTTGCACACATCGTCCTCCGTTCGAGCTTCTTGGGGTCCATGGGGGTCCTACAGTCTGAGCCACTTGGAAATCAACCCCAACCTCCTGGTTGATCCCCAAGGCCTCGCTCCTGTAGGTACACCATGCCGAAGAACCCATTCGATACGCTGAATCCCGAGGAGAAATCCGCCCTCGTCGCCTACGCCAAGGAGCACGGACGCACCTGGAAATCCAGCCTCCGGGACGACTGGTACAACGCCTCGGCAGAGTCCATCCTTCACCGGCTCCGGAACAAGGAAGACTTCGGTCCGACGGGGCTCATCAACGTCCGGCTCCCCAAGGAGAAGTGATCATGGAACGCTGCATCTGGTCTCCAGGCAACGCGAAGTCACAGCCGAAGTTATTCCGGCATGACCTGTGGTATGCCAAGACCTCGTTCTTCTCGACGATGGGTCCGTACACGCTGGCCGTGTATGTCTACAGGGACATGGTCGGGGGCCACATCTTCAAGGACGACCCCGTGAGCATTTACGACATTCCCCACAACATCGCGCTCAAGGCTTCCGTCGAGGAAGCCCAAGCTCTCCTCGAAGCCCAAGCTCTCAAGTACCTCAGCAACGATCGGTGACCCCGGTGTAACCTTGTCCCCATGGGTTACAGCATCTCGGTTCCGACGCGATCCCCCAAGCTCCAAGCGAAGATGCTGAGCTTCCTGGAGACGAACTACAGGAGGTGGCCCGACGTCAACAACGACGGGAAAAGCCACGCCTACGCCAGGGGTCCCACGGACGACCTGTCCTACGGCGCTGCCAAGAACCGGATCGGGTTCGACTACGGGCCCCTCAGCGGCGGGGAACGTGAGTACATCTACGCCGTCCTCCGATGGATGGCGATCCAGGTCGGGGTGCGCAAGGCGAAGTTCACCAAGAACGAGATCACCCCGAACATCCTCCCCCGCCACATGCCGTACACCCTCTACGACGGGTACGACGCCATGCCCATCATCCTCGTCCCCAACGTGACGGCCGCCAACAAGCTGCCCAAGAGACAGCGCTGGGCAGCCACCGATTGCTGGGGGATCCGGATCAGCAAGGAAGCCGATCAATCCTCGCTCCTCTTCGACATGCCGTCGGAGATCCTCCAGGCCGTCAATGATGACGTGAGGAACACGATGGGCATCTGAGAGAATCTCACCCACCAAGAGCGCAAGGCCTGGCACGACAAGTACAAGGCCATCTGTCTCAAGCACATGAAGCCCGAGCTGGACAAGATCATGGGGACGATCCGCGATGAGACGAAGCGCCTCCAGCTCCTCTGGGACCAGCTCTAGATCATCTCCCCCAACAGCAGGGCGCCGTTGAAGCTGTCCCGAGCCTGAAGCTCCTGGAGCTTCAGCTCGCAGAGACGCTTGGCCTCTTCCGCCGAAGTCTTCTTGCGAAGCTCGCGAGGGAGATACCATTCGGTCCGAGACCCGACGAAGACCTCGGTCTGCACGTAATCGCCCGTCTGCCAGGCGTCGACCGTGACGGACATCGTGTACTGCCCATCGAAAGCCAGGTACACGGCGACGGTGTTGAAACCGAAGAACTCGGCGTGGGTGTCTTTGGTAACTTCGATCCAGGTAGCCATGGGGATCAACCTCTTGCCGTGAGGGCTACGATGGCCTTGGTGTGGAGCGTCTGAAACTTCTCCTGCGCTTTCAGCTCGGCCGCCTTCGCTTCGCTTCGCAGAGAGCCTTCGCATCTTCCAGCTTGAGGCTCTTCTCGACAACCCAGACCCACTGCCGGTATATCTTCTCCGTGCGGACGCTCAGGGTCATCAACCCGTCAGTCGCCTCGTGAATGACCAGCGTGTATTCGCCCTTGGTCGACACGAAGACTTCCTTCGTCATCTTCCCGGTGAAGTCCGGGTCCTCCGAAGATACCCACATCAAGTCTTTGCTCATGGTCCCTCTCCTACAGTCCAAGCCACACCAAGATCAACCGGGAAGGTTGATCCCAAAGCCTCCCCTTCTGTAGGAGAGGGACCATGAGCGAATTTCCCTTCAAGTCCGAAGCACACCGAGCGGACCACCTCAAGCACTGCGCTGAAGTGGAAGCCCGCTTCGCGGCTCGCCTGGTCGCCCTCAAGAAGGCCGAAGTCGAATCGGCGAAGTGGGCGGCCAAGTTCGCCGTCCGTCCCGTCCCCATGTCCAAGGAAGTCCTCGAAGCCTTCCTCGCGGGCCTCAAGGCTCGCAGTGCTGAGCTGACCCCCGAGAAGGTTCGTCACCTCCTCGGCTGTTGAGAGGCCCCGGGAAATATCACTCCCGGGCCAAAATCACCGCCCCCAAAAAAATCCCCCAAACGAAAAATGACCCGGGGCAAAAAGATGCCACCGGGTCATGATTTACCGCGTCAGCGGAACTTGACGATCACTGAGATCGTGCGGACTGGATACGTCCATTAACTCCCCTGGGGTGTGCCAGGGGAGTTAATGGAGCGGTTCTACTTGGAGCGGATCTGGACTGCCTGGATCGCGATGGCCGTCGGGAGCGGGATCCAGTTGGGTGCGCTCTTCAGTGCGTGCTCCGAAAGCTCGACAGTGTTCGTGCTGAGCCGTGCGAAGACGATGCCTCCGGGCGTGCGGCCCACCACGAGGAGCACCTCTCCTTCGGGCGTCTGGAGGGCTTCGAGCTTGTCGAGTTCTTCTTGGTTCATGGGCTCGGGCTACACCGGCTAGAGGTCGTCTTCCTTGAGGAGGCGCTTCCAGGCGGAGGCTGGGACAGCTCGTTGTTTCTGGAAGCCCCCGGGCATGACGACGTAGATGAGGGCCTGATCACTGTCGTAGAGCCGGGCCATGGAGCTGTTGTAGGCGCAGAGGTTGGCGACGTAGCCGAGGGCCACACGGTTGAGGTCTTCAACTTCGGCTTCGAGCTGGGCCTGTGTGAGGGGCGACTCGGGCTGCGTCTCGAACTCCACACGGAAGACTCGGGCCGGGACATCGAGGGTACAGCAGACGTTGGCCATTATCCTCGAAGGGCCTCACGGATGAGCCTCTTCCCTGCCTGCCTCACAGTGCGCTCGATGGCTCGCTCTTCCTGATCGGGCCGCCCGTGGTGGTAGCAGCGGGCGATGTTTCGCTTCGCTCCCCGCCTCCCCTTGAGGGCCTTGTGGCTGGGGGCTCGGAACGACCAGTTTTGGGGTGCGCCTGCTTGGGCCATGGGAAGAGCTTACACCAAGATGAGGTCGGCGTAGTGCTCCTCGGCTGCATCGGTCGCCAGCTCGGGCGTCGCGTACGAGCCGACATGGTGGCGTTGCCCCGGCGGCCGGTAGGAGACCGTGTGCCACTCGAAGCGGTGCGAGATCACGTAGTGCCCGCTGCACGAGAGCGGGGCGCAGTCCTTCGAGCCTTCGATCTCTTCCCAGACGAGCTTGCTCACGGCTTCTCCTTGTCGAGGAACCGGATGCCGCTCATCTCGTTGAACTCCAGCGGGAGCCCCAAGGCGCTCAGGGCCTTCTTCGGGTCGCCTGTGCCTCCCTGCTGAATGTCGAGCAGGATGAGCAGGGTCCGCCCGCGGTCGCCTGTGAGCGTCAGCCCTCTCAGGATCGAGAGCTGAAAGAGGCGCAGAAGGTCGAAGTGATTCTGGGGCGTCGAGGCCGCTTCGATGTGGGCAGCGGCCTCTTCGATGGTCATGGGGGGGGCTTGGGCATGGGGTTCTCTTGGTGGGGATCAGAACAGCAGACCGTCGTCCACAGGGGCGGGAAGTAGAGTCCGGCGAGCGTTCTCAGCCGCCTCGTAGGCCGCATCCTTGCGAGCCAGGTCGGCGAGGAACTCCGCCTTGGTGCCCTGCCAGCCGGCATCGGCCATGGCTTCGAGCGTGCCGTCGATGATCTCTCCAGCGTATCGCTCCGAGACAGCGTCGGAGAAGTGGTCGTCCCAGCGGGCGTCATGTTCAGCGTAAGGGTTGCACATGGTCCTTCTCCTACAGAGCCGAAGCCCCTGCGATCAACCGCGTTCGATGAAGTTCTCGCGGCGGATACGACGGGGCACAGCCACCGCGTTCCGACCACGTAGAGACACCCGTCGGTAGACCCGGCGTCGGATCTTCTCCTGGTTCTTGCTGTGCTTGAATCCTCGCAGAATCATGGGTCGTCCTCAGCTCTCGAAGTTCGTCTTCTGATCGAGCCGGCTCAGGCGGACCCGAGCCAGGCGACGCGAGACCTTCTTGAAGACCCCGAGCGTGGCGATGTCACGGCAACAGGCGCAGCCGTAACGACCCCGCTTGTTCTTGGAGCCGTCCCCGCACTGCGCTTTCTGCGCCTTCCGAAAGATGTCCATCATGCCTCTCCTACAGCTCGACCCCTCTTGGGATCAACCCATAATTCCGTGCCAAGCTGTCCGGAGTTTTCAGACATGTTGGCAAGAATCCGATCCATATACGTGCGCGGCCGGTTTCGAACGCCGTGCCAGCCAGGGCTTGGGATCCCGGGGTGAGCCCATCCCTTGCTGGTCTCTGAGCTGCCTCTCGGTGTACTCTCTCCCCATGTCCATCATCGACGATCTCTTGGAGCGTGGCGTGGGGTTCATCCCTGGGGAGGGGCTCATCGAGGAGGCAGCTCGGGTGCTTGCTCTTGCTCAGGGCGTGCTCTCGGGCTTGTCTGCGTGTCCACCTCTGGAGAAGCGGACGATGTTCCCCGAGGCGCTCTCCAGCGTGCCGGGAGCTTCTCGGAAGGTGATCCAGTGCTTCCTCACTCGGGAGCCGGACATCTCTTCACCCGAGCCTGCTGAGGTCACGGCTGTCCGCAAGGAGATGAAGTCTCTCCGTGTGCGCGTGGCGGATGTGGCTGAGGAGATTCTGTTCCATCTCGGCCAAGAGTGCGATCTGCTCTTCCCCATGATGGAGGACCTCTTGGCTCCACAGGAGTGGGTCTTGAACGCGGTCCACTATCCGTACTCTGGGGAGGCGGGCCGGCTGCTCTTCCCTGCGCATCGGGATTGGGGGACGCTGGCCATCTACCCGCTGATCGAGGGCTCTGGCTTGGAGATGTCCATCGCTGGGGGCGAGTGGGCTCCGGTCGAGGCGCCTCCGGGGCACATGCTCTGTTACGCGGGGGACATCTTGGGGCGGGTGACGGACGGGCTTGTGAAGCCTCTCTTGCATCGGGTTCGCCAGCCGGTAGCTTGGGCGGGTTCGGATCAACCCCAACTCGCGAAGTGCCGCAGTTGAGCTTCCTCGGTACAGCACCCTTGGCTCTCGTAGGCGTCGGTGAACCATTGCACAATGGCCGCCAGGTCGGGCAGGTTGGGGTCTTCGAGCTTCACCGTGTAGTCCGGGCTGTAGAGCTTGTGGAACTTGGCCTCGTAGGTCGTGTAGTTCTTCTTGACGATGCCGTGCAGACCGAACTTGGTCTCGTCATTCGCCAGGAAGTACTTCACGTAGTGCCCGAGGATGTTGGCTCCCGGGATGGGACTCAGGGTGACGAAGCCCGCGGCTTCGAACTCTTCTTGGGTCGGGGTGTTCATACGAGCTGATCCAGGTCTTCGACGGCGCAGGAAAGCAGCAAGGTAGCCTCATCCGCCTTGCCCGAGTGCAGAAGCGCCAGCACCTCTTTCAGGCAAGTCGCAACGATCCGGCGATCGGTGCCGAGGATGCGCTCCAGCTTGGCCCTCCGGTCGGAGTCGATGCGTTCGTACATCTCCGAGACATGCTTGACGGGGATGATGTGGGAGACCATGGATCAGCCCTCGATGAGGTTCTTGGGGTTGCGGGCCGCCTTCTGGGTGGTGTCACCCTGGCGACGAGCGAGCCGGTTTCCGCCATGCTTGCCGAACTTTTTGAAGAAGGGCGAGGAAAGGGTCGAGCGACGGTCTTCGAGGTCGGAACACCTCCCGTAGCCCTTGCTGTTGTGTCGAGCCTGGATCTTCTGGAGGGTCTCCTCCGGGGCCGTCGCCAGGTCCGAGCGGTTGGCCGCGTAGTGCTCCCCATCGGCCGAGCGGACGGCCTTCTGGTAGCAGCCCGTGACTTCCGCTCGTTTGAACGGGTCGGGGTACTTCTTGTAGCCGGATTCGAGTAGATTTTTGGGGGTGATGGTCATGTTTCCCTTCCTACAGCTCGCTCCCGTCTCGGATCAACCCTGGGAAGCGCAGATCGTCGATTCGCTCGTGTCTTCCACATCGGCGATCGACGCGATGTATGTGTCGAGGTCCGCCTGGCTGAGGTCGTTTGGGAGGGCCTTGCAGGGCTTGGCGCAAGCCTCGCCCATCTGGCGGGCGACCGCATTCGCCTCGTTCAGGGCGGTCAGGAACTCCGCGCGAAGCTCGTGGTGGTCGCCGAGTCCGAAGGCCAGCTTGTGGGACGCGCCGGAGAGCTTCATGAGAGTGATGGCCTGGTCACGATGAAGCGGGCTGTGAGCGAAGTTGGGGGTCGGCATGGGGGATCCTTACACCAACCACGTCGGCCGTGGAATGTTTTTGGGGTCGGGAGGGGGGCTTCCCGGGTCTTTGGGGGTAGCCACTTCCTTCACGGAAAGCAGCCGCATCCGGTTCACGCTTTCGAGGACGCGGGCCGGCTGGATGTGACGGAGCCGTCTCACGATGTAGGCGAGGTAGGTATGGGTCAGTTGGTCCGTTGCCTCGACCAAACGATCCAAGACATCGTTCTCGATCTTCATATCGTACCAGGCGAGCAGACCGAGGAAGATTTCCCGACGTTCTTCCGCATCCGGAGGCGGGAAGAAGACGGGCTCATCAAGCCTGTCCGGCTTCAGCATCGCAGAGTCGATCTTGCTCGCGTCGTTGGCTGTCACGATGAGCGTCGTCTTCGGGTGAGCCCGCTTGACGTACTCCGCCATGAACAGAATTCGAGCGTTGGTGTCTTCGACCGGAGCGCGATCGAAGTCATCGATGATGAGGAAGTTGGGGCGCAGTGTGTCGAGGAGGAAGCCCAGCTCATCGATCGCCAGTCTCGGCAGAACGGCAGCATCGATGTTGAGGCATTTCCCGCCGAACTCAGCCGCCAGTCGCGACGTGGCGAGCGTTTTCCCCGTGCCCTTCGGCCCCAAGAATAGGTACGAGATGCTCTCTCCGGCTTCCACCAAAGGGCGGTGTCCGTCAATCAGCTCCTTGAGCATCACGACAGACTTCGGCGAAACGTATCCGGGGATCCTTGCCGGGATGGGGGTGAAGGTCATCTCTTCGCGCCACCCCTGCTTCACCATCGAGAGGTAGATACCCTCTGTGTATTCGCCCCACAGCGAGTCGACGGCCTTTGCGAAGTCGAACCCTTGGGAGTGATACAGATCGCCTGTCACCCGAGGGCCATCCCCCCAGTTCTCTTCCTGGAACAGGACGACTTCCCCATCCGAGCTGGCGATCTCCATGAGGTCCAAGTGCTCATCGATGTGGGTACGCTCCAAGGGGTACGCGCGTCCGAGACTCGTCCCGAAGAAGAGCTTGACGAAGACTTGGCCTTGTCGTCGCTGGAGCTGCCTCTCCGTGGTGATCTCCCGTAGGCGGTTTGAGCGAGCGTTCCCGGTCCCGTAGTGCTTGTGGACCGAGTCGAAGATCGCGAGCGCCTTGACGAGGATCTCGAAGACTGAGTCCTCTTTCCGAGGGACCTTCGTCAGAATCTCCGACGCGAATCGAAACGTGGAGAGCGCTTTTTGCCAGGAAGGGAGGAGAGTCTTGATCCGCATGCGCCCAACCTACACCAGATCGGTGTAGGCTCTGGGGGTGGACATTCAGGTACTTGTTTCAATGCGGGCGTGGTTCGACACCGTGTACGATGTCGTTCAGAAACATCCCGGCGAATGGGTCCGTTGGAAAGACCCCAAACTGAGGCTGAACGGGATCTGCCGAGGTAATGTCGCTCTGGCCTTCACGGTCGGCTGGGCCTTCAAGCGGCCCCATCGTTCTCACGGCTTCGGTGACTTCGGTGACTTCGGCCATCCTCATTCCTGGAGGTGCTCAGCTCATCGACCCGACCGGGCTCACCTACGAAGTTGGAGTTGGGGGTAGCTACACCCCTGGAGACAACATCCCCATCCTGTCGACGGATACAGGAGCGAGCACCAACCTCGCAGAAGGCACGGTCCTTCGTTGGGTGAGCCCGCCCCCCTATGTCACGCCCACGGCGCTGGTTGGGGACGGTGGCCTCACGGGTGGTGTTGACGCAGAAGACTACGAAGGTCTGAGGACTCGGGTTCTCGGTCGCAATCAGAACCCGCCCAACGGAGTCAACTGGCCCAGCATCGTGGAAGCGGCTGAGAAGTCCTCGACGGCTGTACAGAAGGCGTTCGCCTTCCCGGCGGCCAACGGACCTTCAACGGTTCACGTTGCGGTGGTTCGGTCCCCCACGTCCACGAACAAGAACCGTGACGTCGATACCCTCGTTCTGAACTCGGACATCATCCCGAGCATCCTCGCGGCTTTCCCCGAATTCGTGGAGGTCGTGACCACGACGGTAAGGAACACCCCCGTGAGCGTCAGCTTTGGGGTGGCTCTCCCGCTGTCCAAGAAGGCATCTCCCGCTGGTCCTGGCGGGGGGTAGAAATGGACTGTGAGGTCGCTTGTTGTGCAATCTGTTTCAGTTGCATTGCGACCTCTTTGGGGTTTGCGGTCTATGTCTGTGCGGGCCTTTGGAGGATCAGCAAGCGTCTCAAGCGCTTCGAGGCGAAGCTGATCCTTGCCGAGGGCCAAATAGACAGAAGCCGATCGAGGCTGCTAGAGCAGCTCCATTTGGTATCCGAACGGATATCCAGTTTTGGGGACCGAACCTAACCACCAAGAGGACGCCCGCGCACCCCAGCAAGGCGTAAAGCAAGAGCAGCCCTTCCTCAAGAGCCAGCTTCCTACCTATCGAGCGGGCAACTATCAAGCCCGCTCCCACCAAATACCACGACAGATAGACAGCCTCGTAGAAGACGATGAGGTTGTCTCCCCTCAAGCTCGGGTAGCTCCACGCCACGAAGGCGAACGAGACGACCCAAAGAGCCAGCCCTGTTGACCACTTCGAGACGGCCCCGAGAAGGACCGCTGGGAGAAGCAACATGAGTGCAGGCTCGGGGAGCCAGAGCAGGAACCCGTGCCCCACGTAGGGCTTCGGGTAGAGGCTTCTCCACGCCTGGAAGGGCATCCTCCCGAGTTCATAGAGGACTCCGGCGACCAGAAACGCCGCAGCCCTCTTGAACCCTCTACGAAGGCACAAGAGGGCTGCCACGGCCCTGATGATGATCAGAGCGATCACGAGTCAGCCCGGGTCGGGAGGACCGTCAGGGAAGGTGACGAGCACCTTGGACCCGAAGTCCAACCACTTGCGCTGGTCCGTGGCCGAGAGACGGTCGAAGCTCGGCGTGTTGGCATCCCCAAAGACTTCGGTCCAAATCCCGTACACCCTCTTTGCAAAATCCACTTGTTTCTGTGTCATATTGATATCTGAAACCTCCGACGAACAGGTTATCATGTCTCCCTCGAAAAGTGCCCCAGTTGAAATCGACCCGAAGATCGCTGCCCTCATTCTTGCGGGTGTAGTCTCCGAGATTCGAGACGGGAAAGTCCACGTTATCTGCGCCGAGAAGATCGATTTCCGGGGGATACGACACTGATTGTCAAGTTCCGCCCGATTAAGGAGACATCCAAGTGAAGATTCTTCAGTTCTTTGTCGAGAAGTACAAGCAACTACAGGCATGGGACGAGAGCTGTAGGCGGCTTCACCTGAAGCATGTGGAAGAGACCCAAAGACTTTTTGAGGCGTTGCACGAGCTTGTGCAAAAGTCGCGTGATGCTGAGCAGGGTGGCTCCTCTTATCGGAAGCCCCCTGCTCCGGAGAACCCCCAGTGAACAACGACTTCGAGACGAACATCTCCAGGGAAGAGGCGAGGGGCATCGGCCTCGCGGTTCTCAGTGCTGCTCTGATTGCAGTGGCTCAGGGGATCGCCCAGCTCGGGGTTGGGGAGATCCAGAGGTGGCGCGAAGAGCGTCGTACCAAGAAGAACGAAGAGGACTCCAAGTGAGCCTCTCCGATGTGATGACGCTCTTGAAGTTCTTGGACGGGCTCTTCTCTCTCGGGGGAAAGCTCGTTGAAGCTGCTCAAGGGAGGCATCCCGAGCTGGTCATCACCCCTCTGCCGGACCTCGCCGCTCTCGACAAGGCTCGGCAGGACGCCATCAGGCGCGTCAGTTGAAGCAGCACCAGTGGGTCGTGTGCTTGATCACAACAGCGTCCCCCTGACCCATATTCTGACAGTCCGGCTCGGACGAGGGCTTGTGGGGGCCTTCCAGCCCATCAAGACACACCCACTCCACTCCACTCCTTTCATGTCGTCACAGAAGGTGCCACCAGATGGAGCAGGCACCACGATCCAACTGGCGAGGAAGCAGGTAGGGTCACTCGCACCAGAGGGCCCACCACTGGAAGTCGAGCTGGACGAAGAGCTTGAAGTCGAGCTGCTCCCCACCGAAGCGCTCGACTGTGCTTCTTCGGCACACCCCCCGCCCACACCTTCGATCTTCAAACCAGCCCCCTCGGACTGGTAGTAGTTGTACTCACAACCAACCCCCAAGAGACTGAGGAGGCCGGCAACCGAGAGGATGACGTTCTTCATAGTTTCCATAGTACACCAACAACCCCCAAGACGGAAATACATTTAGGGGTCCTGAGATTCTTTTTTGGGGTGTGGGGTCGGGTAGGAGTTGGTCCGCGTGAACGTCTGGGCGTAGATGGCCATGGCTCTCCTACAAGAGCCGACCCTCTCGGATCAACCTTCGGACAACCCGTGGATCTCTTGCCCCATCCGACAGCCTTCGGGGTTGAGGCAGCTGGGGCAGTTCCCGTACTTGGGAAGGTCGACGTACCCGCATCCGATGCAGACATGGTCGAGCAGCTCTTCGATGAAGAGCGCGACATGCTCGGGGGGCCACCCTCGCAGCTTGGACATGAGCAGAAGAACTTCGTCCTTCACTTCCCCTTCGGTCGGGATGAGCTTGTCTTCAGGCATTTTTCAGGTTTCCGATCGTGGTGTGGAAGCACTCCGCCCCATCCGGAGGCTTCGTGTACCAGTCCGAAGGGCTGAGTCCCAGCCATACTCGGATCCCTTGGAGCTGAGGGGAGTAGACGTTGAGCCAGTAGTAGACCTCTCCGACTTGCACCTCGGGGTCGTACTCGAATGGGATGGTCTTCCCTGCCAGGGACATGGAGCGAAACGAGAACGCCCCTTCGGCCCGCACGACCGTGATATGGGGCGCGAACCTCTGCTTGTTGAGCCTGATACTTTTGGGCGTCAGAGCCCTTGCCAGGGCGGTGATCTCGGGGTCTACAAGCAACACCAAGCGAGACGTCCCGTCGAGCGAGATGCTGATTTCGATGGTGCCTTCGCTCTGGATCAGCACTTGGGGTCCTCAGACTTGGCGTGCTTCTCTTCCCAGTGCTTCGCGTACTCCACACCCGACATGCTCTCTGCATCCTTGGGAGTGTGAAGCACGATGCGCTTCTTGCACACGGGGCAGGTAGCGACCACTTGCTTCTTCTTGTTGATGGAGCGCATCGCGTAGGGGATTCCGATACTCATGTCTCTCCTACAGGCTGAAGGCCTCGCCGATCAACAGTCGCAGGGGTTCGATTGGATCAGAGGTGCGGGGACGTAGACCGGGAGCAGCTCGCCTTGGGTAGCCGCGAGGATGAAGCATTCGACTCGGCGCCAGGTGGCATCGGACTGGACATCCTTGACGGGCGTCTGGAGCTTGATCGCCGAGAAGTAGGCCACGGTGTACGTGTCACCTCCTCCAGGTCCCGTGCTGAGGCAGACGTCGATCGTGGGGTCTACTCCGACGAGCAGAGCGAGAAGGTCTTGGACTTTCATACCCAAGACCTCTCACAGAAAGTCTAGGGCTCGACGCTCATGGGGTGGTAGCTCCGCCAGAGCTTCCTCCAGGCGATGTAACCCAGCGCGATCCCCACTCCAGCAATAGCGCTCCAGGCTCCCTTCAGAGCGAAGTACGTGAGCCAGCACAGCTCCTTCACCACGAAGAAGTACCAGTAGTGCCGAGCGCAGGGGACCGAGGGCTTCTCCCGAGCGGCGTCTTTCTCGGTCATCCGGTCGCCCATCGACGTGCAGACGTGACCACAGAAGACGGCCACAGAACCGAACAGCTCGATGGGCTTCATGCCCGTCACGACCCACACGAGGAGCAGGACGGCCACGACGACGGCGTTCTCGAAGTGCCAGGTGCGGAGCTTCACGGTCCCTCGAAGCGGGCGAGGAGGATCTTCCGGGCTTCCACGATCACGTCCTCGATGTCCTCGCGGGTGATCTCACCCTTCGCGTAGGCGTTGGCGATCAGGCTCGTGCCGGGGACGTTGAGGAGGGCCCCACAGGGGCCCTCCTCGGCCAAGATGTACTCACAGAGTTGGCGCTTCATCGGGTTCGAGAGAGGCATGATGCAGTCCTTTCAGCTCTTGGGAGTCCAGGGCTTGTTGCTCAGGGCTCGTTCGCGAAGATCGAAGCCAGAAGCCACGAGTTCTTTGCCGAGCGTGTTCGCGATGACGTCACGGTCCTCTTGACTCAGGCCGACACCCCAGGAGGTGACGGCTCCGCGTATACCCGAGAAGGAGATGTGCCCACCGCCTGCGTTGAACTCGGCGATGTGCTTGCGGGCCCCTTCGAGGCATTCCGCGATGAGAGTGTTTCGGTAGTTGGCATCCATGATGGGACTACAGCGCGAGGGGCGTACCGATCAACCTTGATATTTCTCGATGCTCTCGCGAGCTTTGACCTCCAGGGCATTCAGGTCGTTCTTGATGCCCTGGTAGAGTTCCCGCACATCAGGGTCGAGAAGGTCAACATCGGACTCATCGACGGGGTCGACCAAGGCTTCCAGAGCGAGATGCGCCACTTCGAGGACGGAACGGTGAGCGTTCCTACGTTGTCTGTCGGACATCTTCAACCTCCGCAGACCCGGCCGCGAGCCGTGATATAGGTGGTCCATCGGTACTGCTCCGAGCCATCCGGCATCATGACGATGCAGATCGAGCCCTCGTGCAGGACCTTCTTGATCTTGAACCCGTCGATGACGCGATCGGTCCCGTCCAGGTCCCCAACCAGGATGATCTGGCCCGCCTTGGGCTTGTCGCTTCGGCGGGCGATCGTCAGGTGCTCGTTGAGCGTCCACAGCGGGGCGATGTTGAGGGGGTGCATGTCAGCCCTCGATGAGGACCATGGCCCGCGCGATCACGCGATCCATGTGGGGCTCGAACTTCCAGCCCTTGGGGGCTCCGAACAGCTCGGGAGCGTCGCACGACGAAGAGTAGGTTGCTCCCCCGTCGTCGCGATTCTTGAGCGCAGCCAGGAACGTTGCCGCTCCCTCCACGTCGTCGAGAGCGAACGTCCCCATCGAATCCTCTCCGAACTCGATGACCAGCCGACCAGCTTCGATTGCGATATACATGGTCCCCTCCCTACAGATCGAGCGCTTCTCGGATCAACCGATTAGGCCGTCTCCAGGAGCTTCTTGACGCGAGCGATCTCTTCCGCCGAATGAACCACCCCACCCGCGTTGATGAGGAGGTACAGCTTGAGGACTTCGGCACGCGTCGCAAGGTTCATCACGCGCCAGTTGAACGACGGCCCTGAAGTGTAGTTGAGCTTGCCCTCGAACTCCGAGTAGAGCTTCCCGAACGCCGGGACCTCGTTCCGCATGAAGCCGAGGGCCGCAGACACGCGCTGGAGGCCGTCCACAAGCTCGTAGGGGCCTCTGTAGTCGCCCATCCATCCGGGACAGTTGGTCGTGATGTTCATCGAGGATTCGCCACCCATGAGGGCGTATTCGACGAAGGCCGTCTTCTGCTCCGGCGTCCAGACGTGGCCGCGCTGATAGTCCGGCTCCAGGTTGAGCGGTAGCTCCTTGTCCTTGTTGATCTGGTCTTCCAGATAGCGCCAAGAGACGTGGACCTGGTAGTGTGCTTTGGGGAACTGGGGGATCTCGGAGAACTTCATGCCTCTCCTACAGAGGTCGGTCGGATGGGATCAACCGAATAAATTCGGGAGTAGGTCGGGTCTTCCTCCCGACCACCTTTCACGGCAAAGCCGCGCTCTACCGCCTGTTCCAGAGCATACTCCGTCTCGTTCTCGTACATTTTCTCCCAGTCCTCCGTACTCTCGTCGAGAGCCTTTTGGATATCGTATGTGAGCATGGGCTCGACAGTGAGAACGTCGAGAATGAGACGGAGATTTCGCTCTGATTTCATGATCCTCCTACAAACGTAGGGTCATACCGATCAACCGACGCTTGGGTGATGGCTCGCGCCAGTTCAATTACTCTAGCCTGATCGAATGTGCCCTTGAGCCTGTTGACATCTTTGTGTAGCCACTGAACGTTGCCTACCTCGTATCCCTTGGCATTGTCCACACGATCCAGGGACGCAGTAGATTCTCCGTGCTTCTCACCGTGAACGCTTGCGGCGAAGCCGATATCAAGCCCAGACATCGCACAGCGCTTGTTCTGCGCTGACAGCAGTCCCAGGAGGTACTCTTTGGTGACCCCCAGATCGAAGTAGATTCCGCGCTTGCTAGCGGATATTTGCAAGCGCCTCAGATAGTGGTGGGAGAGCTGGCCGTTGAGTTGCTTCGCCCGATTGGCGCACTCACGACACGACATCAGCGCCTTCTTGCCTTTCAGCCGAAATCCGATGACGTTGTACACTTTACCGCAGGCGCAAAGCACGTCCCATGTGGGGTGCTTTTGAACGTACCCAGCGTGTGTGTAGAGCTTGTCAGGACCTCTCGTCAAAACGAGAAGTTGGCCTGAAATGTAGCCTTCCTGTACTTCCACTGATTCACCTTGCTCCGAGCGTACCAGGGACTACAACTTCACGCAAGCAAAAGTTTCTCGACGCGGTTGTTACTTCTCGGCGCCCTCATCCCAAGAGATGCCGCAAGGGCAAGAGAAGTGGCCGCATCCGGGGTGACACTCCTTCATCTTCCGATGGTCGCAGAACGCCCCCCGAGGTGGGATGGCGAGCGTTCTGCGGGGCGGGTCGTCCTGGACGACCTCGATGATCGAAGGCTTCACGCTTGCACAAATCCCTGAGCGATCAGCGTTTTCCGTTCGACGCCATCAAAGACGGCGTCGAAGACGGTCAGGCTTTCGTCGAGCGTACCCGCTCGTTCCATGCCCGCATCGTCGTTGCCCCACACGGTGACGCGCCAGAGGTTCTTCGCATCCTTCACGACCGACACGGTCAGAGTGCCGTTCTCGTCCGTTTGGAAGTGGTGCATGTCGAAGTAGACCTGGACCTGGACTTTCTTCTCCTTGCGTTTCTTCTGGGCTCGAATCGGTTTCATGCAGCTACTACAGCCGAGCGGAGCTTGTGATCAACACACGAATGCGTGTTCTTTGTCCCCGGATTCCCCGGCACACGGAACGAGGTGGTCACGGGCTTCATCTCGGGGCCCATCAGGATTTGGTGCCGAAGGCAGCCGCACTGATTGCACCACTCGTGGACATGAGCGCCTATGAATCGACTGCGCCCCCCTTGGGGATCGTGCGGGCGTTTGTGACCAGGGTGTAGGCCTGCTTCTCCCAGATTTCTCGGTAGTCGACCTGCTCCCATTGATGCTCAGTCATAGACTTCCTCGATCTGCGCGACCGTGATCCCCTTGACGATCGACCCGTCCTTCAGGCCGCCGTGGTCGTAGATGGGGTCGTTGTTGAGCGTGCCCGTCAAGAGGCCGCCTTCCAGGCACAGGACGAGCACCCACATGTGCTCGTTCCTGGAGACGCCGCCGTCGGTCTTGCCGACGAAGTTCATCTTGACGTACTTGCCGACGAAGCTCGTCGGGTCCTGTCCGACGAATCCGCCACCTCTGGGGGCGTGGGCTTCGCAGACGTTGCCGATGTTGCTGGCAGGTTCTTGGGCGGTGGTCGTGTAGGTGAGGGACTTCATCCTTGACATACAAGCCGAGGACCAGCCGGATCAACTCGGATCTCGCCAGCGGTTGGACTCGGGGACGAAGGACTCGACGACCTCTTCAGGGTTGACCCTTTTCTTGGCGGGCCGTCGAGTCTCCGGGAGGTCGTACCAGGCGTGGACGGGGTTGGGCGAAGCGTAGAGCTGAATCATCCCTGTCTTGCCCACAGTCCACATCCGATACCCCCAGCGCTGGCATGTCGCACAGAGGTATCGGGTCACCTTGCGGTTGGAGGCGTCCGGCTGGATCTTCCAGTCGTGTGTGCAGGTTGTGGGGGTCGTTTCAGGCGTGACCCCCAACCTTACACCAGCAACCCCCAAAAGCTCAGACGAAGGAAAGCGCCGTCAGGGCCCGGCTAGAGAACTCGGGGGGCGTGGATGCGAGCATGGGGATCTCGACGAGCCGCGTGAACTTCAGGCTCTTGACGAGGGTGAGAATCTCGTATGGGCTGGAGTAGTGGAGAAGCGCGAAGACAGGGAAGGGCTCGACGAGCTTCCGGATCAGGATGGCACCCTGATCGTAGTAGTTGACGGCATTCCGGGCGCTCATGTCGCCGCCCGTCCACATGGTCCAAATCGCCTCTTTGCCATGGTACGCCGTCAGCAGGTCATCGAGAGCCAGCGCAATCCCATCCTTGGTCGGACAGGGATTCCAGTTCTCTTGCCAGCCCGTCTCATCTGCGCAGGACGCGGGCCCAGAGAACGCCCGCGGGTGGGTCTCATGAAGACCCACAGTTCGCCCGCAATGCGTACATGTGTGTACGACGAGATTGACCGCCTTGAGGGACCCGTCGTCTTGTTCGACGTAGTTCTTCCCTCCCATGCGAGGTGTAGGCCCGGGGTCCTCGTGCATTCCCCCCGTCAGATGAGGGCTGAGAACATCCCAGTTGATGCTCTCAGGGATCTTCAGCGGATTATCGAGGCTCGCGATGTCCTCGTAATACAGGCTACCCATTTTATTCCACCACTTGTTGTGGAATAGCACGGTTCCGGCGGGTTCTCCGCCATAGCCACCCACGCTGGGCAGACCATCGGAGCGGGCTCCCCGGTAGCATCGGGTCCCCCAACGGAGGCCAAAGATGGGGAGAAGGCTGTCGATCTGCTTCTGGCGGTCATCTTCGTGGGTTGAGCCACACAGGAACGGTCCGCCAGGAAGCCGTGGATCGAGAGGGTCAATCCACCAGTAGGTGTTGCAGCCGGGGTGCGAGCACTTGACCTCGACAGTTCCCTTCGGGCGTAGATCATCCATAACCAAGGTTGCACCCGAGAGGTTTATCGCTTGATGTCTTCGGAGATGGGAGCGTTCGTGTGCGCCTTGCCGTCGAACTGCCGCAGCTTCTCGGGGTGCGGGGGGGCGTTCTCACCGTTGATACGCGAAACATCTGCGTACCTAAGCCCGGAGAACGAGAACTCCACACCATCCGTGGCGAGGGGAGAGGGCTTCACCATTCGAGCGAGGATCCGCTGGAGAGCGCCGATGGTCCATTCGACGACGGGGCCCCCGAGCGGGAAGCTTGCCCGCACAGAGTGGCCGAAGCTGGACAGGACAGCCTCGAACTCCCATTTCTTGGAAATGTGGGAGGTAGTTGACCCGTCCTTCTTCGCCAGGACGGGCGACTCCCAAGTATGGGTTTGCTCGACGATGTTGAGGGTCAAACCTCCATTGTGAATGTGGAAGTACGAGGATTCGATGATGTTGGAGCTTTTCATCCCCCGCTCTACACCGATGTCAGCCCGCGTCGACCGAGCGGAACTCCGGTTCGTCGATCTCCCTGCGAAGCTCGGCCATCTGCTCCGGAGTCACTGCTTTCGCTACCAGCTTGCAGAACCCCCAAATGGCGAGGTCCCCCGTGTCGTCGGGAGCTTCGGCCACGGAAGGTTCCATGAGGTCCACCACAAGCCCCAGGGTGTGCTTGTAGATGTCACGCTCGCTGCTCTGCCCGGAGATGCTGCCCGAGGGCATGTCGGGGTCAGATGCCACGCTCGCGTCAGGAATGAAGCTCGTGAACTCGATGTAGGGGGCGTCGTCGCTTGTGGTGCATGATCGTTCTCCTTCTGCGGGGCTGGCGTCACCAGCGCGGTCAGGAAGAACGTTTTCGTGGACATGGGGAGCCTCTATACCAAGGAGGCCCCTCTGTCCAGAATCACCCTTGGAACTTGAAGCCCCGAACCCTGAGATCGTCCTTCGAGATGATGCTTGGGAGACCCTTGACGACAGCGACGGCCTCCTCGTAGCACGAGGCCCAGTAGACGTAGAAGTCGTCATCCCCTCCCGACACCGAAACCACACAGGAACCCACCTGGTACTTGTCCGAGTGTTTCGCCATGGCTTCGGCCATCTTCTTGGAGACGGGCTCCGTGATGTGGATCCCGACGAGCCCACGATCGAAGCAGGGGTACCAGTAGTCGGTGGTCGGCCGGAAGCTGTAGCCAGCCAGGGCGAGCCGTTTCCTGTAGTCATCGTTGCCCGCGAGACGAGCTTCGTAGGCATCCTCGAAGCAGATGCCGCAGCGATCCCCCGTGTAGTAGCCGTGCATCTCGTGGCAGCCCGCCGCATTCGGGTGAGGGTCGCGAACGGCGCACCATTTCTTGGTTTCGGGGGGAGTCATGGGGGTCCTACAGGAAATCCGAGTTCGGGATCAACCGAAAGAAACGTCTACCCCAAGAGCCGCATGGTGTAAATTGGACCCATGGCCAGAGATGAAGACGGGCTCTGCGGGAAGTGTTTCTTTCGCGCGGACAGCAAGAGGCGGGTGACCGAGTTCGTGCGCCTCAAGCTCGAACGAGGGCAGGATGCCACGAAGGGTCTGCTTTGCGACCCTCAGCCCAAGCACGAGTGCAAGCAGCACGAGGGCTACGGGGTCGACCCGGCGGAGACCCGCATCGAGTGCCGGGACTTCTCCGCGACCGTGACGGTGTAGAAGGCCGCATGGCCATCAAACCGCACGATTACGGTGCCGATGGGGGTTGCAATCGCTGCTCCCACGACTCGTTCTCCTCGTATTCCTATGGGTGCGAGGAGAACCCCAAGAAGATTCTCGACCGGCGTCTAGGGATGGTCGAGAATCCCAAATATCAAGCTCCTACTGTCTGGGAGCGCCTCGACAAGGACCTCTCCGACACGAAGGAATGATATGGCAACCCCCGGCATCCGCAACGTCTGGAAACGCATCGTCGACCTCTGGTATGAGGGGAACACACAGATCATGGGACACAACGGCATCACCATGGCCGTGGGCCGCATGTTCGATGAGTGGTCTTCCGCGCACGATGAAAGTCGTGCATACCCCGCGGAGGGCAGCACTTTCGCTGGTTGGCTGAACCCCAACTGGGAAACGTACGTGCCTCCCCCGCCCGTCAAGAACGAAGAGGAGATTCGCCGGCTTCTCATCTGCTGTGCTGAGGGGTGGGCTGTGGACCGCCGAACCCAGCAAGTGGTCTCGGGGATCTACGACCACTTCAAGGGAGGCGTCTACATCGTGCTGCTCCCTCTGCACAAGTGGACGGGAGACGAAGGGGGTCAGGTGGTCCTCTACACGAACCTGACGAGCGAGGTGTTCGCCAGGCATGTCGACGTCTGGACCGAGATCGTGAAGTGGCCCGACGGGAAGTACCGGCCCCGTTTCGTTCTTCGGGGGGACCCGAGCAAGGAGCCCTCCTTCAAGGTCCTCGCATCGAGCGGCTTGCCCCGTACGGCTTGAGATGGGCTCGTTCAGCAAGAAGTGCCCTGTCTGCAAGAAGAAGCGTCGCTTTGCCCCCACAGGGGCTCGTACGACTCCGGGACATCAACCGAAAGAGGGTTGGGTCAAGAGTGGCACTCTCTGGGTCTGCAAGTGGTGTGTGCAGTTCAAACGATTCATCTACGTGCCAACCCCATGACTGACGATCTGGACGAAGACCGACTGCCTGAGCACAAGCCCGAGGAGCTGATCGGAGACCCCCACAAGTGGCAACTCTTGCGAGAGAAGCCCTACCGGGGGACGACCAAGCATCTCTTCGTCTGCCTCAACTGTCGTCGGCATATCGTGTGGGTCGCCGGGATGCTGACTTGGGGGGCTCCGAATCCCATCGACTGTCTGCCCCCTTGGGGTGTGCAGGAACTCCCGCGAAGTGGAAGTCGATGTCCCACGAAGCTCAAGATCGTCTTCGCAAGTGTATGCTCTGGATCCCCGAAGAGGGGGTCGACGAAGAGGTCTTTCGAGAGGCAATGAGGCGATGGGAGCTGGGCCATGAAGCCCCCCAGCATCCCTATGACAGCGAGTGGCCCACTTGGGACCCTCGTCCGGAGAAGTTCTGATGACTGTCTGGGAGGATATCAGCCGGCTCGACCCCGACGGCTCAAGCGAGCCGTCGGGGTCGAGCCCGACTACGCGCCATCTTCAAGGAGATCCTCGCGGACCCGAGCACGAGCGAGATCGTCAAGCGGACAGCTCGCTCGGCTGTGGAGCGTCTCGACCACATGGACGCTCTTGGGATTCAGGGGATGGCCTAGCGTCGCTTGGGGCGACGGCCAGGGACGGGAGCCGTGATGGCTTGGGGCGGGTTCGCCGCGACCTCTGCCTTGTATTCGGGCAGCTTGGCCCTGAAGGCATGCTCAAACGCCGCAGCCCCATACTTCTGACTCAGTTCGCTTGAACTGTAGGCCCATTTGAGCTTGATGGGGAAGGTCACCACATCTGCCGAGTAACCTTGAGGGTCTTTCTCCCACTTCCAGTCCACATCAACGACGGCTCCGGTCTTTTTGAAGGTCGCCTCCAGCTCATCCTCATGGAGGTCGTGCGTGGCGGGCACCTCTGTTCGCCCGTTATCGTTGTTGTCGTCGTAGGTGTACATCGCTCCCCAAGCGGTGGTCTTCACTTCGATAGAGGTATTCTCAATATCGAAGTCGAAGAAAGTCTCATCTTCGGGTGAGAGATCAAAGATGGACAGTGAGGTGATCACATGATTGACCCATTTTGCGAATCGGGGTCGTTCGTGTTCGATGACGTCGGTCCATCGGAAGTCCAGCTCCGCCAGCGCATGCTTCACCAACTCGTCGTCGGAGGCGTTGGGGTACTTCTTGAGGGTGTCCTCTCCTATCGAGGTCTCCAACGCCACATCCTTCGCCCGTTCGTCGATCTTCGACTTGTTGACTTGGGCGATCTTGTCGAAGAGCTTCCAGATCCAGGGAGACATCTTCACGTTGGCCCGTCGGTCGTAGGAGTACATCACTCAGAGAGATCCATAAGAGCCCTACTGGGGGCCGCAGTTCTTTTTATCCCGAGCTTGGGGTATGAACAAGCTCATTTTCATCTCAGTTCTCGTTGGGATCCTCGCCTCTTGCAGCTCGATCGAACCTGTGGGGGTCCGCTCTCAGGCTCTCGGGTCGGGAGGTACAGGCGGCACGGGAGGGGCAGGGGGAGCCCCTGTCGAGTGCGACTTCTGCGCGAACGTGCTCGGGAACATCGGGTACGACGACATGCCGCCGCGGGTTCTCTGTGAGGCCTCGCAGGGGGTCTACGATGCCGCTGTGAGCTGCTTCTGTGCCCAGCCGGAGTGCGGCTCGACCTTCTGCCAGAGCCCCCAGCAAGTCCCCGACACGGACTGCAAGGTGGCGATGATCCTCGCCTGCTACGACGAGTTCTACGCCTGCGTGGACGATGGCCAGCTCCCCCCCCGGTCTGCTCGGACTACTACAGCACGACGTGCCAGGGTGGGGCTTTCTGCGCGGACGACGATCAGATCTTCTGCCCTGAAGGCATGACCTGTACGTCGTGCTGCAACTCGGACGGGTCGTTCGGCTCCCCCGAGTGTCGCTGATCAGTCCTCTTTCGCCCGCTGCGTACTCACGTAGATGTCTACATGCTCGTCCAGCGGGCACGAGTCCTTGACGATCACACCCTCCTTCTTGAGGATATCGAAGAACACCGGAGACATGCGGTGCGACGAGACGCCTGTCATGACGAGGATCCTCTCCCCGTCGTGGTGCGCCCAAACCTCTCCCCGTCGTGGTGCGCCCAAACCGCTCCGCGTTTGATGCTCTCCCAGAAGGACGCGACGTCCTTCCAGGTGAAGTACTCGGACTCATTGAACGTTCTAGCGAAGAAATCCATGTTCATCCTCCAGGTGAGCCCCTTCTACAGAGGGGAGGGGTGCGGATCAACCCGGCAACGATCAGTCTGCGTACTCCCGCTTGAACTCCTCGCGCAGCTCGATGATTCGCGACTCGGGGAACTGCTTGGGGGTCATCGAGAACGTATCCCAAGGACGAATGACCGGGGCCAGATAGGTGGTCCTGTTCCGGGCGCTCATCCCACAGAGTGCCCGCTCATCTGCCGTCATCTCTCGGTACTGACGAGCCCAGCCCGGCCGTGATGTCAGGAAGAGCGCGAGGCACTCGTCTTCGACGTCCAGCAAGATGGCCATGTGGATCGACTGCCCATCCGAGTGCGCAGCAACGCGGCCGATCTCCAGCTTCCGAGCTTCTCTGAGCTGGATCTGTCGTTCGGCTTGCTGCTTCTGCCAGCGCTCTTCTTCCAGACGCCGGGCCTCCTCAGACCTCTGTTGCTCCAGAGCCAGGCTTGCCCGGGACTTGTGCTTGTCAGCTTGGTCTTGTCGGACTTCAGAGAGTGCCCCGCGGTACTTCTTGAGGAGCACGTTCCTTTTGGCGGCAGCTTCCGATGCCTTCCCAATCGACTCGTGCTGTTCGAGGACCTCGACCACGTCGATAGGGGTCGGATTCCCCGTGCGAACCAAGAAGGGGATGAGCTGGTTTTCTTCCCCGAGCCCAACTCCATACGTGTACGTGATCACAGGAGGCACTTCGGGGACCGTTCCGGGTGGTGGTACGCCTCGCATCCAATCTTCACGGCTGTACTCTTCATCGGAAGGCATGGCTTTTCTACAAGGTTGGAGGGCCGCGGATCAACTGGTGTATGGGCAAGAGGATGACAGGACGTGCGGGACAGGTCATGGGCGAGACGGCAGAGCTTCTCGCGTCGCTCTGCTTCGAGGTGTGTCCCAACAGGATGCCATCCTGTGTGACTTCAGTACGGCGTGCAACACAAGAAGAGGACCACCAAGGGATTGACCTCGTGGTCGTCATCGACGCCGGCATCTTGAATGTTCAGGTGAAGTCGAGCTGGAAGCGAGCCCAAGAGTTCAAGAAGAAGCACCCCGACATCCCCGTGCTTGTGGTTCACCCCGAGGACTCCGAGGAGCACGTTCGCAGGAACCTCTTGAGCATTCTGGGGCAAGAGCGTGCGAAGCTCGTTCCGGGGTACACAGCGAAGCCGCCGCGTGGGGACAGAGGCAAAACGACGAAGGCGATCCCCCTGATGTTCTCTTTGGGGGATCGCCTTCGTCGTTAGAAGTCGTCGTCTTCGTCGAGCACTTCCCACGCTGTGGGAGGCTTCACTTCTCCGAAGGGGCGCCAGAGGATGCGTCCCTTGCGGAAGACCGCAACGTCAACAAGCCCGAGATCCCATCTCTGATACCACAGGGTATTGCCGAGAGTCTGAGCCTCCAGGAGGAGGCTGAAGCGGCCCATCATCTGGGGCACCACCAGATCCCCATAGTCGAGGCCCACAGACCTCCAAGGAAGACGCCCGACAAGCAGTGCCCTCCCTTTCCCTTGGAGGCGGACTTTGACCGAGTAGCTTCGGATGGGCATGGCCTCCCCAGCTACACCTCGATGCGGGGGAGGATCTCGATCTTCATGCCCTTCCACCCCTCGAAGCGAGACTTCTCCGACATCAGGTCTTTGAGCACCTCGATGGGGAGACCTTCGAGTTCGAGGCGCGAGAAGTACTTCTGCCCTTGGAGGGAGGGCTCGACTCCTTTCATCATGAGCCGGTAGGTCACGAAGGCCTTCCCATCCCACGCCTCTTGGATCCGGGTCGTGACTCCCTCGGTTCCCAGGTCCTTCGCCGAATCCCCCAGCGGGAAGCTGTAGTGTCCGCTTTCGTCGGGCACCATGAGGAAGCTGTTGAAGTCGTTCGACGGGACGATGACCCGGGTCTCACGGACGAAGAAGAGCGAGGCACCCTTTGAGAGCAGCTCGAAAGGGAGGGAGAGAGGGAAGGTGATGGGGAACAGGAAGATGTTCATCATCGCGTTGGCCAAGCCAGGGCCAGCCCCAGAGCCTCCCGAGCAGGGGTTCAGAATCTTCTCGGCTCGGGTACGAGCCCAGTGCCAGACTTTGTATGCGATTTCTTTCATGATTTCCTCAGAACTGGTTCAAGGTTTGAACCAGAGGTACACGGCGACAATCAAGCAAGGAGGCCCAGTCAGGATCATCACCATGCATTGGGTGGGAGACCATCCCGCGGCCTTTCCGATGAGCCATCCGAACAGAAGCTCGACGCCCACGATGGTGAGGAGAGCGAAGACCCAGCCACGCAAGACCGTCCAGGTGAGGGCATTGGGCCAGCGGAGCTTCCACGACTCCAGCTTGGGGTCATGGGTCAGACGGGTTCTGTACATGATCCCTCAGAGCGTGATGAGTTCGTCGGCGAGGAGCATGAGAGCACGGGCTGCCTGGTAGGTTTGCCCGTCGATGCGATCCTCGAAGCGGCTGGCGAAGAGGTCGAACTCTTCTTGGGGAGATGGATCATGTCTTCCGTGATGGACAAGCTGCCCATCAGATCGATCCCTCGATCGACGATCGGGGGCAGCTCATGGGGGTGAGGGAAGTCTCCCGCACGATCCAGGTCGGTCACGAGGAGCCCGATCCGTCGAGCGAAGAGGGGGCGGGCGCTTTTCTTCGCTTCGACGAAGAGTTTGCCCAGCTCTGTACGCGCAACGGCAAGAGCCTTTTCGGTGTGCAGTTGAAGCATGGAGGTCTCCGATTCAATCGATCTGGGTGAGGGTGTCTGCGAGGCGGAGGAGCGCGGTGACGGCTCGACAAGCGGTGTTGGACAGCTCGGTCGGGCGCTCCAGCTTGACCCCGTCCTTGTCCTCTTCGAGGAACTTCTCGAACGGCGCCAGGGTGTCCAGCCCGGAGTGAATGGCAGCGGCCATGCTGAACGGGTAGTCGGCTGCCTTCAGCATGTAGGAGATCAACCCTGCCTGACGGGCGAGGATGGGCCGGGTCTCCTTCGCGTCTCGGCCGAGATTCCGCAGGGAAGCGATGGCGTCGTTCATACAGTTTTCGAGGTGGTTGGGCATGGTTCCTAGTACACCCCCAACAGCTCCACGATCAACCGCAGCGTGAGTTCCGTCCCCACGGTATGAGTGATTCCCCGTAGAGTTCCTCTTATTATTCCGTCCAGTCGTCTTCTTAGGAGGAGACACCACATGGGTTTCACATCACCGCCGCCCCCGCCCGATCGTATTGCCGCAGAACTCTGGAAGGTGTCCATCACGTTCGAGTCCCGCGACATTTCTCCTGACCTCGTGTGGGAGAAGCTCGACTACAACGAACAGGTCAAGTGGATCTCGATTGCAAAGAAGGCAATCGAGATGATGTACAACCCCAAGTCCTGATCTCCTTGCCTCTTTCGTGGCTTGCTTGGGTGGGGTATGCCATGCAAGGGGGCGTCGCCTTCTTGGCGTACAGTCACGCCAAGAAGGCGACGTTTCATAGACCCTTCGCGTATTATGCGCTCTGGGTAGCCCTTGTTGACTTCGGTCGGGTCTTTCTCGAAATGACGAGACCTCATCGAGGTCTGATGTTCGTCCTCGATGAGGTCTCGTTCCTCTCACTCCCAGCCGGCCTCTGCGTGGCGGTCATACGCACAATCCGAAAGCAGTGGAGTTGGGTTCCCATCGGAGCTTGTCTGGGGGTTACCGCGGCGATTGCCTTTGGGTATCCCTACTCAGCGAGCTCCTGGGTTTACGCCGTGGTTCAGGCTGTCAGCGTGGGTGTGGGCTGGTTCTATATCGGGCGGGCACTCTGGAGAGGGAAGTGCTGGTTGGGTCTCACCGAACAGGCCTTCATGGCATATCTGTCGGCGGAGACTGCGGTGCTTGGGGGGTACTGCTTTGCGAATTGGCCGGCGGCCTTGGGCTTGATGTTCGCGTTGAACATTGGCCTCTTGGCGCTTCATCTGGCCTGGGAAGCCAGCATGCGGGTCAAGTCTAGACAGTCGTACGACTAAACATTTTCAAAGATGTAGTTGAGGTGATCGCGGGGAGCTTCTGCCTTATCTACTTTCGGGGCGCCTTCAAGCTCATCGACGATCTCTCGGGCACGGGTTCGTGCCCATTCCAGAAAGAGCGCTGCTCTTTTCTGCTCGACCTCGACTGTCTTGATCTCTTCTTTGATCCGATTCAGATGCCCGATCCGGCTCCGTCGGATCATGGTGTGCGCTTCGGTCAGAGAGAACGTGGTTGTGGACTTGGCACAACATTTAGCAATACTGTAGTCCCGAATGTACTCGGCGTTCTTGGGGGTATTCAAGACAACGCTGGACTCAACCCATACCAGCTTGGGGTTCTTGATGTTCCAAGACTCCCGGTTGCTGCCTGTACACTCGACGAGCCAAATCGCACTGGGCTTGTCCCAATCGCCAGTAGCCACGAGGTAGAGTCGATCCGGCTCTCCCTTCAAGATGGCCCAGTCGGAGTCCAGGTCGACGTCGTCTTCCATGGCTCAGTCCTTGGACGAGGCGAAGATCCGCAGCAAGTTCAGGAAGAGGTTGAGGACGTCCAGGTAGAGGTTCAGCGCGTCCCCGATCGGATCGCTGTAGTCGGACTTCAGCAGGATCTTCGACGTGTCGTAGAGGATGAACCCGAGGAAGACGAGGACACCCGCGCTCGCAACTGCCAGGTGGAAGACCTCAGCCTGGACGAAGAACCCGAGAACGCCGGCTGCGATGAGGACGAAGAGCCCCGACATCAGGAAGCCGCCCCAGGCGGAGAAGTCCTTCCGCGTCGTCAAGACGTAGGCGGTGAGCCCGACGAAGGCACTCACCGTGAGCACCCCAGCGTGGAGGATGGGGTTCGGGGAGAGCGTGTGCCCGTGGCTCGCGGAGAGCTGGGCAATGAAGAGCGACGGCCCGATGAAGGCCCCCGAGAACGCCGAGAAGCTGAAGAAGAGCACCGCGTTCAGTCCCTTCACACGGCTGAAGAACATCGCTCCGAGGCCGAGGGCAAAGAACATCCCGATGGCCATGAAGGGATGCGCCTCCATGTCGGCGACGAGGTTCGGGACCATCGCCTGCTTGTCTCCCTGAACCAGGAGCCTCTCTCCGAAGCCCGTCAAGGAGTACCAGGCCATGCCGGCTGTGAGCATCAGGCCTACAGTCAACCAGGCGTACACCTTGCGGAGGTAGACGGTTTCGTCGACTTGGGGTCGGTCTTTGAGGTGGTAGTACGCCCGAAATCGATCTCGGTAGCCATCGTTGCTTTGCATGCGTCTCTTGTACACCATGCCCATGGTTTTGGCTGTGTCTGAAAATCGACGTCCTGAATTTCCTTCTTCGGGTGTAGGGAGGAAGGGTAATTTTATGCTCGATGAAGCCAGCGCAGACCGAAACACAGAGGTTATGCCCCCCATGACCATCCTGCCCCCGCCGCAGCCAACCCGCATCATCGACGCCTTCGAGGTGCGTGGATGCAAAACCCCTGAAACCCAGGGGACCTACCACATCTGCGTCACCGAAGACGAGGTCACCGCTCGCGAGTTTGCTCGCGGGAAGGGTGTGGGTGGGGGTGAAGGATTTGTTCGCCCGGTTCGCGTTTTGGTGGATGACGGGATGGTCGGGCACATCATCAAGATCGGCGAGCCGGTCGTTGTGCTGCCTCGCATCATGTCCGTGGACCAGGTGCGTCAGAGAGCGCTCTCCAAGCTCGATTCGGCAGAGCGTGCCGCTTTGGGGATCAACGATCCGGTGTAAGCTATTCCTCGTGTAAATCAGCTCCCGACAACTGCACGCGAACCTTCATGACCTCGATCGTCCCTGGCAGAGAGCCGCAGAGACAGACTTCGTGGATCTGAGGGGGCGGGGTCAACCGCTCATCCTGACCCTCCGCGAGGGCTGTGACATCGGCGCTCTTTTGAGCGAGCGGCCGTACGAGAACATCATCCCCGTGCGGGTCTGGGATAATTTCGAGATGGGGGAGGTTGCTCGGAACACTCCTTCCCTGCCCTTCTACTTGATGACGGCGTTGAATGCTGTCGTTGAGAGTCGGACTCGGAATCGCCGTTTCAATGACGATTCCGAGTCCGTGCGAGACGCCTGGCGGCAGTACGTGAACGTCATGTCGCATACGACCCGTGGCGTCCGTAGAGACCTCGACCCCGAGTCTTATGCCGTCGAACTCGAACAGTCGATGCGGGCTGCGACAGACAGCCACACGGTCTGGTACGAATACGTGAACACAGCCCCGGAATTTCTCGCGTCGGGGATGCGCGTCCGGGATCAAAATCCCCTGTTTGTCTTCGCGTTCGAGGACATGCACCTTGCGCCTCAATCAGAACATGAACTGCGGCGGGCGCTTCGACAACTCAGCCACCCTCGGCTTTGCTACGTCTTTTCGAGGACTGGGGAATACAGGGTCGATCATGGGTGCTGTCCGATCGAAGCTCCTGTGCAGGTTGCGACCCCGGCGAAGCCCGTCGTTCCCCATCTCTCGACGTTCGGCCGCGCGCTCTTGGGGGAGGATGAATTTTGAACATCTTCGCGATCTTCCACACGAAGGACCGGATGATCGTTCTCATCAAGGGCTTGCCGGAGACGCCCATCAATGTGGGGGACTTCCTGCATCAAGGGGATCGATCCTGGCAGCTCGTGGGGATCGACTTTCCTCGACACCCGAGACCGAAGGATGAGGTGGGGCTCATCCTTCGCGGGGAAGGCATCCCCAAGCTGGACGCGATCGAGTATCGTGGCTGAGTGGTGTAAAGGTATCCCATGCCCACACCCCCCAAGAGTCTCGAAGAACGTTGCATGAATCAGGTTCAAGAGGCGCGGAGCAGCTTCCTCAAGCTGCTCCAGGACCTCGACGTGAACCTTGCCCTCAGCGTCAAGCAAGAGGCGGACGATAGGTACGCCGAGCTGGTCGCCTCACAGTCCGCCGCCAAGAAGCAGGACAAGGCCGCGCGAGACGCAGAGGAAGCCAAGCTTCTGGCGTTGGTCCCGCCGGAGCTGAAGGACCGCGAGGCCTTCCAACAGTTCTGCTACGAGATGGAGACGGACTGCGGAGTCAAAGCGACCGCGTCGATGATGATGTACGATGACCAGCTCACGAAACACGAGTCGGAGAAGCAGACTCGCATGTGGGGCTTCTACGGGCTGCTCGTGAGCTTCGTTCCCGTCATCGGCATCCTCGCCCATCACGGATGGGGCCCCGAGAACTACCGCCTCTGGATCGTGATCGTCAGCATGATCGTGGCGTTCATCGCGACGGCCGTCAGCAACGACTTCTACTTCAAGGCGATTCGGCGAGACCTTGGGGAGTATCGCGCGATCTCTGCCAGCTTCAGGCTCCTCGCTCAAGAAGCGCAGAAGGGGTACAAGGTCGACGCGGTGACCATCGCGACCCAGAACGACCTTCTGTCCAAGATCACCTCTCTGAACAACAATCGTCGGGATCTGGAGAAGGTTTTCACTCCCACGTTGAACTTCCTCAAGAAGGCTCAAGAAGAGAACATCGTCTCTCAGGACGAGCGCACGATTCCGTCTCTTCGGCTCATCTGAACCCCAGAAAGCATCGAATCTCATGTGCATGACCCTCGCTCCCGCCACCCTCTCCAAGACCATCCTCTACGCTGCCGAGCTGCCTGACCCCAAGGGCGGTGTGCTGCACACGCTCGGCTACGGCAACACGGCCGTGAGCGTCGGTCCGAATGCGATGCTCTTGCCGATCCCCTCGAAGACCCCGATGGGCCCCGAGAACATCATCGACACGCGTTCGGCCAAGAACTTCCTCAAGGACATGGTGGAAGCCATCACACCCAAGACGCGAGGCTTCGCGCGTTCGTTGGGAGTCGACGGCCTCACCAAGGGGATCCAGGTCTTCGACAGCGGGTCCTACACGGTCGTGCTCGCGGAGGATGCGAGCGCCATCCCGTCCGCGCTCGGGTTCGTGCCCATGGCCAAGCGTCCGAAGATCAACCGGGACATCTTCGACGCCTACGCCCGGCTCTACCCCAACTCGCAGTTCGCTCTGTGTTGCTGGAGCGGGCTTGTGGACGCGGAGCCCCTGCTCTGGTGGTACAAGCCGACGGACACCGAGAACCTCTTCCTCCCGGGCCTGGATGGGCACGATGGCCGTGCGCCGAACCTCAATGCCGACGTGACCACGGACCACGCTCTCATCGTCGGAACGGAGCTTCGAGCGATGTCTCAAGCGAGCCCCGTCCACTACACGGACTGGCGTATGGGCTCGAACGTCACACCCTATCTCGCGACCCGCGTGGCAGGGATGAAGACCCAGCGCTCCATGCGCAATGGGGACTGGTACTTCCCCATCCGGAACTTCTCTCGTCTCGGCTACGAGGGGCAGAACACCAACCTGTTCGAGCGCGTCGTCCCCGGTACGAGCTGGGCCATCGAAGCGCAGTAGCAGTGCCTAAATCCCCCTACCGTGAAGCCCCAAAAGTCCCTCGGACTCCAATCCGATGCTGTTGGGGGTATCACAGATGGTACATCGATTCGCGTCGGATCGAGTCGAGGCAACCCTTGGGGGCTAAGGTGCAAGTGACCCTTAGATTGTGCATGTTCTGCACGCGAGAATGGAAAGAAGAAGTAGAACTGTGACGGCCCCTTTGACCCCCGAAGAAGAAGCGTCCTGTCACATTCACATCTGGCGGTGCAAGGGGCGAACAGCCTCGGGGAACGACTACGAGGGACACCTCCATGCCGAACCCGGAGGCTATGACGTCGGGTTCGGCATGATCCCGCTCAATACCCAGCTCCCCTTCGCAACCTTCGAGGAGGCAAAGGAGTATTGCCTGGCGTTCCAATTCATGCTGGGGGTGGTGATCAAGGCTCTCCGAAAAGGGCCTTGCGACAACGGCCTCCCTACGAACCTCAAGGACTTGAATGAGGTCGATATCTTCGGGGGACGTGACGCCCACATCGCAGCCGAGGAGTGGCTCAAGAACGTCGAGGGCTTCGACGCCAAATACCAGGTGATCGGCGACCTCCGGAAGTGTCGCTATGGGTGGATCGCTCGATGGGGCACCCAGGAAGCTTGGCACGAGTGGGGCGGCAAATCGGACTGGTATCGCTGGGAGGGGGAATGCCCTCCCTACAACAGGGAGCACAACTTCCTGTTGGTGGTGCCTCCCACGGGGAAGGTGTACCAGCTCACCTGGGGATTGACCTTGGAGAGCATGTACACGGAACTGCTGAAAGAGTTCCCCGAGATCACGCAAGTCTACGGGGTCAGTCCCGACTACGACCTCCTCATGACGGCTGGGATCGCGGATTTCCAGGCTTCCAATGCGGTGGCGGGGAGCCCGGTCTACCTTCGGCAAGTCCACGCGGATGCCATGCGGAAGAGCTTCAACCCGAAGTACCGTGTGGAAGTTCTGACTACTCTCCGCCGGCTCGCATTGGCCGCGGGGGTGGATCTGAGCATTCCCTGAAGAATTTGTGGTAGACCTCTTGACATGACTACCAAGATCAAGACCGACGTGTGCCTCAACTGCGGAGCCCCCGCATACACCACCAAAGGGGGCACCACGGTTCCCTTGTGCTCCTCGTGTGCCGGGAAGACGAGCCCGGCGAGAGGCGTCAAGATGGTGGGCACCCCCAAGACGAAGCTGCCCCCGAATCCGGTGTAGAGGGGAGGGATGCCTCGCTTCTACTGCGTCCAGTATCGTGCGTCCCGAGCTGGGTGGGTCGATCTCCCGTCCCTCGCTTCTGTGCATGAGCATGAGGCGATTCAAAGCAGCCACACCTTCTCAGAGATGAATGGTGTGTGTACGCGAGTGATTCGCAAGCCCCACGGTTGGGTGCCTGTCGTGACGACCCCTGCGATTGAAAGCCCCGTTCGAACGGGGCTTTCAATCGCAGGGGCTCTACGTCATCTGCGGCAAGAAGGCCTCACCTGTCAGTCGAGAGATCCTAACTTGACGGGTGTCTCTCTCCACATCATGGGAGGGCCACGTACCTCTATCGCAGGAGGCATCTTGTTGTACCATGATGCCTTCAGCATTTTCCAGTCCGAGGAGGGAGAGGACTTTGAGGTGGGCTTCGTTGGGGCGCAGGGACGACCTGACCGCGATGTCCACGTTGCTACTTTGGTTCAAGCGGTCGGCACCGTTCTCGAAGAATACGCTAACCGCCGTCCTCCTTGGGTTGACGGTGTCGAGCTTCAAGCTGCGAATACCCCGTCTCTCACAGACGCTCAGCTCCGGCGACGTGACGAAAAACTGCGTCGTCGAGCTGAAGCGGAGTACAATCGACGTCCCACATTTTGGGATCAGCTCGATTCCCCCGAGTTCGGTGTAAACCCAAAAGGTGACTGAACTGAACGTTCTCTATGTTCCGCCTCGGAAGCCGGCCCTCCAGATCATCGGGGAGTCGTGCGACAAGGCCGAAGCTCAAGGGATCCAGCTCGACCGCGGAGCGATGTTCGATTGGACGGGTCCGGACAAGAATGTCCCCGTTCGATGTACCGCTCTGGGCGCTGTCCTGTGGGCTTTCGATCTGGCCACGAGCGCACAGGCCTGGACGCATCTGAAGACCATCCTCAAGGTCGATGACGCCTGGCTCTACCGTTTTTCTATCGGCTGGGACAACCGGGTGGGGTTGCTCATCGTGGATCACGAGTTCAAGGTCTTGGGCAAGGATACCGTGAGTCACGCTGCGCTCAGCATGACCAAGGCCCGCGTGCGCAAGACCCCCCAGGAGATCGGATTGTAATGACTCTTTCGAAAGAAGCATTGGCGGACATCATGCAGCACTACCCCGCCCCGCTCGTCGGGCTCGCCATTGGGGATGCTCTCGGAGCGCCGTTCGAGAAGCCCTCCAGCAAGTCCCACATCGTCGACCAGGACCTTCTCACCTGGAAGGGGAGTACCGCGACTCTCGTGGGGGCTACCACGACCAGGAAGCCGGGGAGTGGACGGACGACACTCAGATGTCGCTCGCGCTCGCAGGGGCTTTGGTGAAGCGACGGGGGTTCGACCCTCGCACGGTGGCCCATTCCTACCTCGATTGGTTCCAATACACGAACTGTCGGGGCATTGGCGGGACGACGAAGAAGGCATTGGAGACCTTCGCCCGGGATTTTGACCCTGAGACGTGTGGGGTCATCGGCTCCGAGGGAAATGGGACGGCAATGCGTGCCACCCCGATCGGGATGTACTACTGCCATCGGCCCCTCGACGAGGGAATGGCTGTGGCTCGTAGGGATGCGGTGCTCACCCATCGCTCCCTGGAGGCCGAGGAAGGCTCGGCGGCGTCGCGCAGAACGAGACGAGCCTCATCGTGCGTCCGGCCATCGGCTGGGCTGTTCGCGACGAAGAAGCCGCGAAGTAGCTCATGGGCTACATCCTCCGTCGTGACGTGGCACCGGGATCCGACATCAGTTGGATCCGGAAATATTGGTGGGCGGGGGATACCGAAGGCTGGGTTGACGTGCGCTATCGGGCCTTCTCCTACAGCACTCGGGAGAAGGTCCGAACCGCTCAAGAAGCCCTGAAAATGCTGGCGAAGGTCGAAGAGACCGAGGGGAGATCAAGGTCTTCCGTCGCAAATGAGGGCTAGTACTCCGATGGGAGAGGTCGTGACCGAACGGTCCGCCTCCGTGATGATCCAGAGGGATCGCTCCTCTCCGAGCTTGTAGACGCTCAGGAGGCGGGAACCCTCTTTGAGGGCCCGATCGTTCTCGCGACGGTCATGGGCATACACGTCGCCCCAGTCCCCGGTCTCGTGGCGCTTGAGGCACGCGAGCATCTCTTCCTTGGTGAACTTCTCCTGGCACCCAGGGGTGCAAAGCAGACGGCCGAGTTCGAACTTGGACTTCATGCTCTGACTACAAAAAGGTGGAGAGCCGGATCAACCTGTCATGTCTCGCCGCTTGTGGCTGGGGGGTTGATCCGGCTCTCCCTCGGCATGTAGAACCCGCGGACAGATCCGCAAGAGGCGACGCATGGCTAAAGGAATTCTGGATCAGAACTACATCGTGGAAATCCGCGGTGGGCGGCCGACCCTCATGGGACCCTACCGTGACTGGGCGGATCGTCGTCGAGCTTACCTGGAGATGCTGGAAGATGGCCGCCAGGTCATCTACATCGACGCCACGGGTCCGCTTTCTGTGGGAACCCACAACCCTGAAGAGGAACACGGTTGATCCGTGGCTTCCTCACCCTGTAGAGCCGGCAACATGAGCACCAACACCACACGCAACATCGAAATCATCCGAGACCTCGGTGCTGACGCCCCGCGGGTCTTCGTCCTTGCCACGGGTGCCGGAGCGGGGATCCAGTCCCGCCTCTGGGCTCTCCCGGGCTGTTCCAACTTCCTCATCGGCGCGGGCTTCCCGTACGAACCCGAGGACACCGCCCGCCATCTGGGATTCACCCCCGAGAAGTACTGCGACGAGAACATCGCGCTCGACCTCGCCATGACCGCGTACCTCCGGGCCGTGAAGTCTGGATCGAAGGCCATCGGGATCGGGCTCGCGGCTTCGGTCGCTTCGACCCGCGAGCACCGGGGAGACCACCGGATCTTCGTCGCGGCCTTCGGTGATGGGGGCTGCTACGTCGCTTCCGCCGTCATCCCCAAGGGTGTGGGCTGGGAGCAGCGTGGGGTGGACGGGCTGATCGCCGACTCGATGGGGCTCAACATCCTCTCGCGAGCGATGGGCCTCCAGGTCGATCCCTACATCCTCGGCGTGAAGTTCGAGCCCATCGAGGCCATGGACAAGGCGAGGGCCCGTCTCTTCGCTCACCCCTACTTCAAGGCGAACGGCAAGCGTGGGACGGCTGCTGACATTGACCCTCTGAAGACTCTCATCTACCCGGGAAGCTTCAACCCCTTCCATGACGGGCACGACAAGGGTGGTCAGGAGGCGCTGTTCATGGCCTACAAGTACCACCAGACGTTGGTCCACATGACCACCATCAACCCGGTCCACAAGGCAACTCTCTCGGTCCCGGAGCTGATGCAGCGGGTGGCTGGGATGCAGGGGCGGAACTACCTCCTCTCGGAGAACGATCCGCTCTTCCTCGACAAGGCGCGGGCCTTTCCGGGAGCCGCATTCGTGCTCGGGGCTGACACCCTGGCGACGATGCTCGATCCCAAGTGGGGCATCGAGATCGCGCCCTTGCTGGAGGAGTTCTCGGCCCTGAGCACGCGCTTCTACGTCCTCGGTCGGCTCGTCAAGGGCGAGTACAAGACGTCGGGCGACATCATCTACGGCAACAAGGATGTCGATGACAGCCTCGACTTCCTGTTCAAGGATGTCCCGGGCCGGTGGGATATCAGCTCGACCGAGCTGCGCAACAAGGAAAAGAAATGACATGCCGACACAGCGCCAACGACCCGAGCTGTAGCAGCCACAGGGACTACGTCTCGCCCTACGAAAGCCCTTCCTCCGTGCCCAAGACACCCGACGCCAAGAACTACACGATCGTGGACGCTGTTGCGGTTGGTCGACACCTTTATTACAAGGTGTCGTCCCACCCCAACTGGAAGTCAT